TTATTTGTTATAATATGAACGAGCATCCGTCCAACCGATACTACTGTTGCATTTTTGTTTGGGTTTAGGTTTGAGTGTTTCAGCATAAAGCTCAATAAGTTCTTCAAACCATTCTGGATTTTGAGTAAGGGTTTCATCAGTTGCTGTAGAAATTTCAGTTGCGATTTCTTTGAGTCTTTTAATCTTATGTTCTTTTTGGGTGAGCATAGTATTTGGGTGAACTTTTCTTATTATAGTGAAAAATCTTCAACATTAGACCAGTTATGGACAGTTAGTAAACCGTCTAGTCATGATCATATTGTTCAGAATAAAACCCTTCGCGGGTTGCAAAAACGATGCAATGATCACCAAAAAGACTATTAAGAATTTCTTCCATTGCGGAAGAGTGAATAAAGTTATCAAGCTGATTTGCCATTGCAGCATCAAAATAACTGCTTTTCTCGCCCCAGCTATCTGTCACCCAAACAGATTCATCATCACCATCATATTCACCCCAATTTAAAAGATTAAATTGAGATTTATCGTTTAAATTAGAAATCATAATATCATTAATTCTAAACACACATTTTTCACCATCCATATAATATGGTGTATATTGGGACCAACATACAACATTAACATTTGGGTTAGCTTCCCAAAAAATCTTAAAAACTTCTTTAAGATTTTCTTGACCTTTTTGTTTTAGCTCCTCATAAATTTTATTATATGAATCAATAAACTCTTCACTAATTTGCGTAATTGACATAATTAATCTCCAATAGGAATAAAAGTTGTAGTTTTTGTTTGTTGTTTTTGAGTACCACTCATCCAAGGTTGAAGTGTCATATTTTTTAAATATGCTTCAGTTGTTGGAATGAACCCCAAATCTTGAATGATGTGGTCTTCAGCAACATCTCTAGGGGAATATGTAATTCCATCTGAATTCACTCTAGTAATTCCAAATACTTGTTCAACAATAAAGCAGCCAAAAGCTGAATGTAAAATTGCTCTTTGTCTCATATCTGGACACGTCATTTTACTACTGTCAATGAAAGTATCAATATCATCGTAATCAGATGGAATTCCTCCATACTTTTTGGCGTGAATTCTACTATGCAGAAATGGTTTCATTGTTTAAGAATCTGTCTAGCGTATGTTAAAAATGCCTCAGCTTGAAATGCTCTCCCTAAATGAATTTCAACCCATTCGGGTCTAGTCTGTTTTCTAATACCTGGAGAAATAGTTTCTAATGTGTAATCAATCGCATTAAGTAAAACTTCTACTTCTGTTTCTGTAAGCTCTTTTGATCTGCCCATTCTAAAAATTTATCTAGGTTTTTTGGATACGGATAGATGTTTTGTTCAAAGTCTTCTTGCATCATATTATGAAAAATGGAATTGTAGTCTTCTTCATCTTCAAGATCATCAACACTGATTGTAAAACTTTGTGGTCTTGAACTTCCAACATAGCCATCATCAATTTCATAAATGCATTTAAAGGAATCTGTCATTAAAGGATCTCTAATTCTTCGGTTGTTGCTAGTCTTACCCGAGGATAACTGCATGTTTCAAATTTAACTTTACTTCCTAGATTAAAATCCTTTATTATTGAAAAAACTATATTTTCATAAATGTATTCCCTGAAAATTTCTATATCTAAATCTCCATCACATGTTAATGCATCATCCACATGAGCCTTAGGATCAAATCTAACGATAAATGAAACATGATAGCCTTTCAGATTATTTTTTCTTTCATGTTCTTCTAGCTGTTGTTTAAGATTTGAAATTTCCTCAGGAGTTAGTTTGCTGACATCAATCATTTTCAATTCCCAATAGTTTAATCTCTTCTTTTGTGAGTTTTGCAAGCGCTGCTTTACGCAATTGTTTTTCTTTCAGTTTTTTATTAAAAAGAACCTCAACTTCACTCAATACCCAAAAATCAAAGTTATAGGATTTATAATTACGGTATTCGTGATCAATCACCATAATAATTTTTTTGTTCCTGAAGGCATCTTCATCCTCATCTGGGATATGAAAAACTATCGTTAAAACCTGCTCAGCACGAGTAGAGTATGTATTATACTCATACCCCAAATCGTCGGCTAATTTTAGAACTTTTGCAAGGTCCAATGCAGAAATCATAATTTTTTTAAACTACTGTAAGTGTAGCATGAAAATTGGTCTGTGGAGCTGATGCGTGCCAGTTTTTCAAGTGTCATATTTAAAGTATTCAACATGTTTCTTAATCCTTCCACATTTTTTACATTTTAAGATGTAACAATAACCTATAGGGCTTCTATATTTTTCTGGTAAAAATTTATTTTTACATTCATCATTAGGATCAAATGCTCCAATTATTGGATGAACCCTATAAATATCCAGTTTGTCTTCAGTCTCCCACTCGTGCAAACAAATGGGCAATAAGAATTCAATTAGCTTTTTCATTTAAGTTTTAGATAAATAAATTTTATTTACCAAGTAAAACCTCAAAAATATTTCTTCTTTTTCTTGGTTTATATTTACTATTATTTGGAAATTTAATTGTAATTGTATTTCCACTTTCGTCGGTTATAGTAAAATTTTTTCTTGGCACTGTATCAAAACCACCTATAAATTGTTTATAAAGATGCCTATTATTTAATATTGCTCTCAATTCTGGAGAAATTGTGCCTTTCACACTGCTTCATTGAGAATTTTAATAAGATCATTAATTGTATCCATATCCCCATATTTTCTATGCCACAATTTACCATCATATCTTACACATTCATAATAAGTTTTCTTAATCCATTCACCCACTTCTTTAAACTGTAAACTGGATTCTTCTGGATTATTTCTCACATGTTCTTTAAACAAATTTGGTAGTTCATCTTCAGTTTTTGTATAATAACCTAGATAAACAGGTTCCCAAGATTCTCCAATGAGATTTTCCCATTCTGAACCATCTTCATTTGTTCTATAGAATGGAAAGAACAAATTATCAGTCTCTACAATGTATTCAACAGTTTTATTTACTTTAAGAATTTTCATAACACTTCAATGTATTTGGAATAAAGATTTGAGTTCTCCAATGTTTATCAGTTTTAACATGATTTGATCTTACATATTTGGCCACAGATTTTCCAAAATCTTCATACGAAAAAGAATCGGCTAAGCGTATGACATAACCTTCAGTTTTTTCTTCATCTAATTGGTTCGCAATTTCTTTGAATAATTTGCCATCAAACACTCCAGAATATAACACATGTACTGGCGTTATGTTAAGAATTGAAAATAATTCAAGAGTAGATTTCCAATCCAAACAAATATTGTTCTCATTCCAAATACTAAAGCCATAGAAATAAGAACTCAAGTTTTCGTAGCGAATTGAATGTTGTGCCAATAAATTCTCTCCACAGATTCTCCATCCATCTGGGATTTCAAGTTGGATCTGTGACCAAAATTGTTTAACCCATGCTCTATCTTCTCCACCCCTTGAATCTAAGCTTCTTGCATGAATATGATCCCGATAAAGAGAAGTATTTTCTCCATCCATCTTTTCAGTAAGAACTACATCAAGACCTTCAAAATGTGAAATATTTTTACAGACTTTATCGTCAGAAGTAATTCCTTTGGACCATGGAACATGTAAGGTTCTCGGGTATTTATAATGATTCATGTTCATTTCACAAAAAACAAAACCGTGTTATTATAAATGTTCATCAAATCTAATAGCTTCATTTTGGCAAAATGAAAAACAAAAAGTGTGATCAAACATGCTTAATTGTAGAGTCAATAAAATATGTGAATTCATTGCAAACAATGTTAATTGAAATCCTTGTGTGGGATCATCATCCCAATAAAATGAAAATAAAGAGAAATTTTTATAATTGAATAATTGCAAAGAATATCTAATAGAATGAAAAGAATTTCCGTTAATTCCATCAAATATTTGATTTTGAAAATTTAATAAATCAAAATTTCCAAAATCAAATAATTTAATATCTAAAACACTCTCTTTGACATCTGAACGAATTGATGTTTTTTGTCTTTTGTTGTAAAGTTTCATTCTACTTTAGATCGCCCAGAAGAATCATACGGATTTGATATATCAGATCTTATTTTTGGTAATGGTTTGTATAGTTGTTGCCTTAAATCATCCTTTTTACTTTCAATATGTTCTCTCCTTTCAGGTGAGAAGTCTTTGGTGAGTTCTGAGAAGGACTTCATTTTATGATTGAAAAGTATGTATTCATGAATCAAACTCCATTTTAAGTCTCTCATATTGTTTACGCCGGTATTCCTCAGATTCTGCTTTTTGTTGTTCTTCTTTCTCAATGCGAGCATGATATTCTTTGTCAGTTTCTTTGCGGGATTTTCTTGCTCTTACAATAAAAGTTTTTTCACTATCCCACGTATCCAAATACCTATAATCAGTTTCAACTCTAGAATACCCTTGGGATCTAAGATGCTTAAGTTTATGGATTAGTTCACTGATGTCAACATCTTCATATGAGCCGGTAAGAATCCTCTCATATTCAAAAACTAATTTTCTATTTTCGGTCATTTTAGGCTCTCAATACATTTTTGGATAAGGTGATACCAACGCTCTGGTGTAATTAGTTCACTAGAATATGAATTTCTAAATGGATATTTGTACCAAGAAATATTAAAATTTTCTGATGGAATTTCAAAATTTGCTCTATTAATTTCGTCTTCTTCATCTCCCCAATAATATGGGCGAATAGTGAAAACATCATTAGAAAATTCATGATCAGTAGAATAATTCTCACCAATTAATTTTAGAAGAAGGTGGAATGTGCCAGAAATCCAAGTCTCATCGCGGGGTATTGGAAAGGGTTTCATTTTGTTGTTTTTCTTATCATACATGAAATAAAATGCTTTTTAAGACTCTTGTTCCACTTTGCATTGTGTCCCGGCTTCATAAGCAGCTTGAAGCCATTTGAACATCATGCGTTTTAAGATTTTTACATCTTTTATTTCACAGTCAGCAAAAAATGCTTCAGAGCGAAAAGAAAAATTTCCATATTCACTAGAGAACCACTCTAAGAAACTAGAATTAGTAGTTTGTATTGGAGATTTAACTTGTTCTATCTCTATAATATCAAGACTAGATTTCCAAATGCTCTGACAACCATGGCTCATAAACCAAAATCTTTTCGTTGAGTCTTGGGACTGAAAAAGATATGAATAATCAGCAGGTTGATAAGCATTAAGCTCAATTACTCCATAATAAATGCTGCCATTTCTCAGTTTAATTTTAACAAATTGATTCACAAAGTCATTAAGATTAATTGTCATTGCTGCTCCCCTTTAAAATAGTAATCATGGAGATTTGTATCATTGTTGATAACTTGACCATCTTCTACCCAATTCTCACCTTCGGTTATCCAATAATCTTTATCTTCTGGATGAGGGCGAAGAACCAAATCAATAGCACATGGAAATCCACCAGAACCCCCATCAATAACATTTAAAATTGAAAATACAACACCATCACACAGTTCTTCTTTAGTTTGATCTTTAACTCTAGACCAATATTTGGCTAAATTTCTACATTGTTGTAAAAACCTTTCCCGCATCTCTTCTTTTGTATAAGGTTTCAGTTGGTTTGATTCTGTTAAATTGTTCATTATTTTTGGATGAAAGAAAATCTAATGTGATGCTTTTCTACCCTTTCTTTTACAAACTCATTTAAAGATGGATCAAAATAATCCAATGGTTTAAATTCATTGACTTTATAAGAATAAAACGTCATTATATTTGAAAGTTTTCTTTTCTCTTTTAAAAAATTAAGTAATTCTTCTTTACTATCAAAGTTATAAACTCGGGCTTCAAGTAAAAAATCATTAAAAATATCTCTTGGGCTAAACATCATATAATCAAAATATTCCTTAAATTCTTCAGGGATTCCTTTAATCAGTCTAATTTGGTTTTTTATTTCATGTTTTTGTCTGCGAAAAAATCTGTTTTTAGCTTGATATTCTAATCCAGCTTTTTCAATTTCACTTTGAAGTTCATTTAACTCATTTTCAAGAGTTTCAATTGTATTGGAATTGGTCATTGTTTTTAGGAAAGTTCAATTTCACAAATTCTAGAACAAAATTTTCTTGAATCTATTTTAGTTGTGACAGTTCTTAAATTGTCTTGTGTTTTCTAGGGCATTACAGAGTCTGTAGATTTCTTTCTGCCCCTTTTGACTCATTAAAATATCTTTAGCTTTTACATAAGCTATGCCAGATTCTGAAACGTATATTGGAGGTTTTTCAAATTTTGGTTCAGGCATTTCTAGTCATTTAATTAATTCTGTTGCAATTTTACTTAGACAATGATTCCATCCATTAGTCTAATTCTTCATCAAAAATACTAGAATCAATTTTAACTTCTTCTAATTCTTGATAATTGATCTCAAAAGAATTAGGATGTTTTATAATAGTAAAATTTCCAGGTTCGGATTGCCTTACTTCTTTGTATAGTTCAACATCAAATTTTTGACTAGCATAATCCTCAAATTCTTTTTGAGTTGGCACTTCATCCCAATCACTGAACATTTGTTCAGTTGGAATGAATGTAAGAGACTTAGTGTAAGTAATAGTAACTGCATTAAGTTTAAGTTTCATATTTTAAATCCTCATATATTTAATACCATTCATAACGAACCCATTGATTTTTCTTATCTGCAAGATAGTACCATTTATGTCGTGGAGTATGTCTAAGTCTACACCAAATTTTTTCGATTTCAATATAAGGCCCTTCCCAATCAAAATTATCTATCGGACAGTAGGTATTCACAGTTTCAATTAAATAATTAACGAAATTTCTCGCTCTCTTTGCAGAACAAAAATAACGAACAAACCGCTTCTTTTCACTATACCAAATTACATGATAGTAAATGCGCCTAGTGTTTCTTTTATAATTGTGTGGGTTTCTTTTCTTTTTGTATGAGTAAGTCATGTAAGAATTGTTTAGAATTTATTAGGTTCATACAGATAAAATTTTCCAGTATTCATTAAACGCTCAAAAGTATATCTATAGTAGCAAGTTGGCATATTAATTTTAGTATCATCATGACTATATGTATCATCTTCATTTTTGGTAAATCTTGAACCATCTTCTCTCCACAAATATGGAGGATATTTTTTAATGCTGGTCATTTCAAGTTCTCTAACAGATTTGCAGTATCTAATAAATCTTTTGAGGTTACCAACCAAACTTTATCTCCCCATTTCCCTTCACAATAATCAGTTAGAGCACGAAGAAAAGATGCAAGTGCCTGGCGAACATCTTCAGAATTCTTGTCTCCATTATCAATCAACTCATCACAATAAACTTTCCATAATTTTTGTACTATTTCTTCATTCATTTTAAATTTCCTCTTTTACTTTAGTTACTGCTCCGGCTCCAGCCCATCCAGTACCAGCATCACATACAATAAGAAGATTTATACATTCTAGTTTACCAACACTCATACAACCTTCAAACCCATTAATTATGTCTTGCTCGTCCCATTCGTCATAGTCAATTATAACTTTATCCAATCTTAATACTTTCCCTTTGTCTTTGAATACGCAAATCCTATTTCTTTTTTGATAGTAATTCCCATCTACCGGAGCATCTGCCAGCCAAAGACCGCAACTAATGGGAGATACAATATCTCCAACTTTAATTTCTTCAATCATTTTTTGACTTATTGCTGCTTTAGATTTGGAAAGTTCAGGTGTAGTATAAACACATTCAACACTATCAATCACAAACATTGTTTTTAGAATAACTTTTTCGATAACATATGACGGTGAGGAACAAGTAATTAAAGTTGTACCCCATTCTACTGTTTCAGCTCTTTTTTTTGCACTCTTTAGTGACTTGTATTTTTTCGCCAATGTGGGGTTGTCAGTAAAACTCCACTTAAAATATGATTGGGTTTCAGCATAATAGCCACAGTCAAACTTTACAATATAAAAAGTTTGAGTATCTTCGGTGGGTTTAATCATTTTTGAATTTCTTATGGCTTTAGTAGTCTATGATATATTTGTGGGTTTAATATAGTATGTGTGCCAGTTAAGAAATCGTCTAATTCAAATTTCATTATTTATTTTTGCTTTAATCTATTCTAATATAATGATGTAAGCGAATTATCGGATTTGAACCGATGTCATCAACTTTGGAAAAGTTGCGTTCTGCCGCTGAACTAAATTCGCATTGAGAGAATCTATCTTAGGTTATGTTGTTTTGCAAACTCAGCCATATCTTTTAGTTCTTTCTTTCCTTGTGCGCTAAGAATTGTTTCAAGAATGCTGACGGTAGAAGCTCCAGAAGAGTCTATGGTGACTTCTGCATTTTTATTTTTATTTTTGAGGAATTTGAGAAACTTCATGTTAATCACTTTTCGGTATTTATTTGCGCCTCAAGTTTGGCTATTTTATCATAAAGGTCAACAATCGTATCAATTAGTTGGTCATAATCTAATATGGGAGAATCTCCATCTTCTGAATGTTCGGTATAATATTTTCTATACTCATCAGATTTAGCATAGAAATAGTAAGGTTTGATTGTCATTTTAGCTCCTTAAATTTAACAATAATCAACAGTAAGTATATCAAGACCTGGATATTGCCTTTTTGCAATGTCCTCTGCTTCTTGATGATTGCACTTTTCATTAACCCCATGTTCAACCTTAACATAAACAAATACACTTTTGCCTGTTACAAAACGGACAAGATATTCTTCCTCAAAGTGAAGTTCTCGGTCTCGCTTTTCCTTTAAGCACCTTTGATGTTTTTTGCTAGACATTAAAGCTTCTTTAGGTTTCTCTACTAACATACACGAAAAGCTCATGCAACATGGAAAGAGTGTGCCAGTTTAGAAGGCGTTTGGGTTAAATTACACCAAACCATAATAGCAATCAATATTTATTGTATATTCTCCAGGTTCCAACAAACTCCTTAAATATAAATCATGAGCAATCATGTCTATGTGAGGATAAAAATTTCTTTGCCAAAACAATTCATTTTGTGATTGAAATTCAAAATATTTGGATGTTTCCTCAGGTGTAGTATTCATCCAAGTTTTAAAACTTACACCCATTTCTTCACCATTAACTTCAAATGGAATCTCAGTTGCTTTATATTCTGTTTCTTCCATACCCCATTGAAGAAATTCTTCTGTTGTAGTACAAACAAATGTTTCTAGACCCTTTTCTTTGCAACCATCTTGCTGTTGAAAATTATAGGGTTTACCATAAACATCTTGGACAAATTTATCCCATTCATTCACATCTATCATTTTTACAGTTTCAATAACCAATGATGGCTTAGTCATGCTTTTAAATTTCTTGTGGTTTTAGTAATCTATGGGAAATTCTATGTGGTGTGAGAGTATGTGTGACAGTTTGGGGAGTGTCTTAAATGTAGCCTTGAGGTTTTTGAAACTAGATTACTAAGAGATTGTGTCAAGTGTATTAAATGGCTCAGAGAGTAACATAGAAGATTTAAGTCTAAGTAACGAATCCTTCTGGACTTGAACCAGAAACGTGGAGTTAGAAGCTCCATATGATGTCCAATTTCACCAAGGATCCAATAAAACCTAAAACAATTCAGATTCTCGGTTATTTATGCTAAATCTCTTGAGCAAATTTTACTTAGTTTTAAGTACCAAGTAAATCGCACTATGCCAAAGTAAAATAGCTATAAAAGGTAAAAAAGTTGTAAGAGTAGTAGAACCTCCATCATCAAGTCCATAGACAATAATAGGACAAAAAGATCCTACAGTTACAAGCAAAGCCAATGGAAACATGAGCAAACTAGCAAGTAGCCAAGTAAAAAATCGTTGAATGAAGATCATCTTTAAAATTCAAAAACAGCTTGTAGTCGGTTTGCCAACCACCTATTAAGAATAACACAAACCAAGCAGAACAGGAAAGTCATATGCCAGTTTAAAGACCGTCTAAAAGAAAGAGCCCCGAAGGGCTCAGTCCACCTTATGCAAAAGTCGGGAAGGTGGCGCCACCTACCGACAAATTAAGAATAACACAAACCAAGCAGAACAGGAAAGTCATATGCCAGTTTAAAGACCGTCACTGAAAAATTCTCCCCCAACCGTCTTTAGGATGTTTTACAGTCCACCTATTCTCAAGAATTTTTCTAGAATATACAACTTGTCTACCATTTGATACAGGACCACTATAACCATCATAAAAACTACCATAAGGATCTCTAACCCAATAATCCCCTGAAGCATTTTTACCAATTACACAAATCATGTGGCCACCTGTAGGACTACTAGCAGAACCTCTATGTAGAAATCCAATAACAATTGGTCTTCCTGCAGCAAGTTCTCTATCTAAATCATCAAAGCCTAGATTATAATAAAAGTTGGATTTAACTCCATAAGACTCTAAAACTATCGTCTGAATGGTATGATCTGTGGAAGCACCTAAAGCTAGAACTTTTCTCAAATAAGCATCATCACCTTTTGGTCCTGCAGGTAATGAACCAGGCTTAAGATATTCAAGGCACATTGCACAAGCTGAAGAATTGCAAGTGCTATCAGGAAGTCTATAATTATCAGTTTGAGGATACCAAGGAATATTAATAATATCAGAAGCTTCTGATGTTCTATAAATTTTAATCCAGTTTGCATAGTCTTCCAATAATTCTGGACACTTTTCAATTAACAATCTTTCAAAATCATCAACTGCGGCGCGATGCTTTGGGTTTTTGTCATCATAATACTTGAAAAAATTATTTAAATCTACTCTCATTGATTAAATGGCATTGATGTTTTATTTAGAGATTGAGATGTGTCAATAGAAATGATAATGGTTTATTTTGTTCTAGAATTTTATGGGAGCCAATGAGTTCAAGGGTTGCACAAGCTCCTAATAATGTAGGATGGGCATACCAAGCTGCAGTCTTATATTCACCACCTATAGTATCTACAGCAGCGGCCGAACGAGCAGAGTATTCATCAAAAACTCTAGCCCCTACATCTAAATCTAAGGCCCGACAACGCTCTACAATTAACCTAAAATCTCCATCACTTAAAGTGTCCAAATAAATCCAGAAATTCAATACATCTTTCCAATTAGGTCCAAGAAAACGTTCAGGATATTCTAGAGCAGTTTGATCATCTAAATGATCTGCAAAACATTGATGGGATTCAGAAATTTTCATGGATTTAGAAACAATGGAAGAAATACAAAAGACTTTTCTCCGCCTAAATGATAGGAATAGAAAAGCTCGCGGGTTGCGGATAACACGGAATCAGCAGCATAACCACCTGCTCTATCAGAAATATTACATCCAGCAATAAATGAAGCCAATGATACTTTATCGCCTTCTATAGAAAGTGTATCAGCCCAATAATATTTTTCAATTGAACTAAGTGTGGGATAAGATTTTATATACCTACACCCAACAGTCTTCAATTGGTCAGAATTTAAAGTATCCAAATAAATCCAAAAGTTCAGTACATTCTTCCAATTGGGTCCAAGAAATCCTTCTGGACACTCTAATATTGTAGAGGATGTAGATGTAGCCAGATCCTGATGAATTTTAGAAATAATCATTATGAAAATAAAATGAATAATTAAAAATGGGGCACCTAATTGCCCCAACATTACTAAATCACTTCTTTCAATCAAGAACCTCAAGTCTAACATGAGCAAGACCACTTGAAATTACTCCAAGATCTCTTGCAATGCCATGACCCAAATCAACAATTCTTCCGCCAACATATGGACCACGATCGTTCACTCTAGCTATGGCACTTCGGCCATTGTTTAAATTAGTGACACGAACTCTTGTCCCAAATCGTAAATACCTATGGGCAATTGTATATGTTCCTGGGCGATAAACTTCACCATTCGCGGTTCTATTACCATAAAAACCAGGACCATACCAACTTGCAGTTCCAGTATAAACATTGGCAACTTTTCGTTGATTGTGATAGTTCTCTAGTCCCCATTTTTCAGTATTCATTTGAGAATTTGTGGTCTCAAAGATTTCATAATTTGGGGAAGAAACTGCAGTTGCTTCAACTGGTGTAAACAGAAGAGCACTAGCAAAAAGAAGTGAAAAAGTTTTGTTAAATTGCATTAAATTAAATTGAACTCTACATCCGGGTTTGAGTACCATCGCAACGCCCCTGTCTAAAAGGCAGCACTCCCCGGCTCTAAAAACACTGAATTCATAATGAATCAGTATTTAGACTGGATTTCAGTCTTGCGGTAAGTTTAGCAGCTTTTTCAAGATTAATTTAAAGAAGTGGACAGTTTAAAAATTGAACGGCCAAAAATTCCAAAACTTTCTCGGTTTAGCATCAAATATGATCTCTTGAACTCTATTATGTTCATCTACTCTAAATAAAGCTCTTGTTCCAATTTTAATCCCTAGATCTTTAGCCGATTTACCGTTATATCCAGGGACCATAGCATTATTAGCGACATACTTTCTATAGGCACAGGGATATATTTCATCCAAATAAACATACCCGTCACTAAAAATTCTTGAGACTTTACCTATGCGAATGTTTTCTGGTAGTAGCATGAGAGTTTAGTCAAGAAGGGTGAATTCGTAGTTTTTCATTAGATTAACAAAAGATTACATGATTTATTCAATAGTTTGAAGAACAACCAAAACTGTTAATAATAATACAATAATTGCCAAAATAATTTTTCCAGATGCAATAAGAGCTACTGCAACCAATACACCACAAGATGCGAAAAGGATTAACATTATAGCTAAAATAATTTTTAATAAAAATTTCATGATCTTTTATTGAACTGTCAAAAGGATACACGATTTATTGGGCAAATTGTGATTATGGTGGACACTCAGTAAACTGTCTATAAATAAACATAAAAATGTGGTACTACAACGATAAAATTTTAGAGGCTGTCCCAGAAGATATGGAGGGATTTGTATATCTTATTGAAAATTTAACCAACAATAAAAAATACATCGGCAAAAAAACTTTCTGGCAAAGGCGAAAAGACCCAAAAACTGGACGAAGAAAAAAGACAGAAAGCAATTGGAGAACTTATTGCGGAAGTTGTGATGAATTAAAGGATGATATTAAAGAACTTGGAATATCAAACTTCAAAAAAACAATACTATATCTTTGTCCACACAAAAAATCAATGTCTTATTTTGAAACATCTGAACAGTTTAGGCGAGATGTAATTATGAGAGAAGACTATTATAATACTAACGTTGAAGGTAAATTTTTCTCATCCGAACGTGAGAATATCTACAATAAAGTCATGATTTCAGAGTCTGTTCAACCGCATCTATTACCTGAGTGAGATAAAAAATTGCAACATCTTTTTGCTCTTTGGGTAAATCTTTTTCATAAAGACTATTCATTATTTTATCTAATTTTGATCTAAAGGCAAAAACATCGGTTGAGGTAACCATAGAAATAATTATTTTTTCTATTTATCTCCAATCTTCAAAAAGAAAGCCATCCGGGGTTGAATAGTGTATTTTATTAATTCCATGATGCTTAAGAAATAAAGAGCAAATAGGACATGGGCGTGAATTTCTTAATTTATTGCCACCATGTCCCCCAACCCTAGCAGTAATAATAGTATCTCCCTCACCTTTAGATCGGATTAAACATAGAATCTCAGCATGGAGAAAAATTTTCCGAGAAAGAGAATCATTCTCATATAATTGACTCGCAAGTCTTGCATACTTCTCTTGAATGGTATGAGTCTTTTTATCACAGTTGCAGGCGGCTGCAATAATTTTCTTTTTATTAAGAATTACACAGCCTAAACGCTCTTTAGATGCTGAAGCCATTGCAACCGCTGTAGCTTGATTGAGTATTTCAGGTTTAAGTGGCGAAGCGATTGCAATAATGTTACTCAAGACAAGTAATCAATAAAAAATCACTCTAGTTCATCTAAGTCCTAGAGTGATTTTAGGATGTGACAGTTTTTTAAGTGTCAGTCTTCTAGATAGGTTTCCATCAGATCATTTAATACTTCTGGCTCCATATTTTCTAAAATAAAGAGTGCATCATCTTCAGTAGTTGCATACCCTCCATTGATAATGTCTTCAATCATATAATGAGCTAAAAGATCATAATCAAGGTCAGAGTTTAGACGACGATAAAGAGCAGCATTTTTCATTTTACGTTGCGAGCCAGTTAATACTCTTCCACCTTTTGTACTACCGCTAGTTTTACCAGAAGGGGGTAAAGCTGGAGTTTGTTTTTTATTGGCTCTTTTCATCGGCGGGGGTGGAGCTGGCCAAGAACCTCCATGAATTGCTCTACCTTCTTGTGGTTTTGGGGCTGTTTGTTCTTTTTTGGGGTTAGATGCTTTAGCAGCAGCTCTCAAACGTTCAATTTTAGAAGGTGTTTGTGCCGAAGAACTAGGTTGCTTTTCTGCAAATACATCACCAAGCTCCTTTCTAGCTGCAAGCCTCATTTGTTGAGTCTTTTCTTTACCTGAAATACGAGAACTTGGAGGTTTTGAAGGTGTTTGTCATTCTTGTTTAGCCCCTCGCACGGCTCCACGAGCAGTTCTAGCGACCTTAGAAAGCGCAGCTTGCCCTCTGAGGGCCATGCTAGCACCTTTAGCTGCTAAATTTGTTTTGCTATCCCTAACCTGTTTGCGAAACCCTTTAAGAGCGCCTTTAACGCTCTCGGCAGCCCCTCTAAGTGCTCCCCTAACGGCGGAAGCCCGTTCAGCTCGTCTAGCTCTAGCAGAAGAATCTGAACCGCCTTTAACAGATTTTCCATCTTTTTGATAGCCATAAGTTGGCTTAAATTCAGTCGTAGCCTTGAATGGACGAGCAGTAACTTCACAAATCGCCTCAAGTGATTCACATAAAACAATATCATCTGAAAAAGCAGTTTCAAGAATTTTTGTTGCCTCTTCAAAACTATCTCCATAATCCATGAACTCCCAAATGAGAGATTCCATTACCTCTTGCATTTGATTTTGATTTAGATCATCAACAAAACGAAGATTTTGAAAATAGTTAGAATCTGTTACGCGAGGGTTATGAAGGTCTCCATATGCTTCAGTGAGATGATAAGTGGACATATTGCGAATATAAAGTTCTTCTATTATTTATAGAATAGGCACCATTTACTTTTTATGATACGTTTATTGTTCTCTACTATCCCAAATAACCGTAGAGTCTTTCCAATAATCTTCTAATTCAACTTCATAGTTGAATGAAAAAAGTGCAACTAGGTAGTCCTTATTATGTTTACGAAATTGAACGAAGCTTTCATTTGAATTAGGAAAACAATATGCAATTGCTCTGACACCCATCTGTTCGTGGTTTCCAAGTTTTTCTATATCAAGACAGCCTGGAAAATGGGAGCCTGCACGGAAATTATCAAAGTTAATGATATCCATAAGGTTTTAATTGTAAATAAGGTTTTCAATTAGATCAACTTGACCTGAACATGTAGCAAGAATAGTTAAATCACCTCTAAAAATTGCAGCAGCAAATCTATGATTGCCATCTACAATAAACCACTCAGAACAATAACCTAAACTTGGAACTCCAACATCTATTTCAATAGGAGTATAATCTGGATTTATAACAAGATGTGCAATTCTCTCAATGTGTTTCTTTTTTGACCATTTTGGTGGTTCAACTGATGAAGAATATTGAGATAATAATGTGCAATTGCTAGTAACTGCTCGTTTTACCTCATTGTATAAAACTGGAGTTTTTGTCTCCCAGCAGGGTGTTTCAAATGGATTGCAAAATTGCTTAAGCTTTTCTACTGATATAATAGAATAATTTTCAGAAGCCATAATTGAAATATTAGATTTAAAACCACTATAGAGCACTTGAGCCTTTCTAAGTGCTCTACGGGTCAGTTAAAAAACTGGCTATCTAATCAACTTATCTTTAAGTTCTTCCCAATATTCGGTAGTTGAATCCAAATTTTCTTGTGGACTGCCTAGATACTCAAACCAAATTTCACCGCTTTCATGAAAACTGTCAAAGAAAGCTTTTTTAATCTCAGCTAATGTAAAGGTTTCTTCCATGGTCTTATAGTTTAAAGTTTGCAAAAGAATCTGGGTTTATGTCTTGTTTGATTACTCCAACTAGATAACTAGATTTTTCAGTTTCCATGGGAGCTTCTTGAAGGGCATTTGAATTTAACCATCCTTCCATCCAAGTTAAAGGATTTGTTTTTGGTGCATTCGGGTATTGTGGTTTTAACCCAATGGCTCTCTGTCTTGTATTCGCATTCCATTCAGTATATTCATCCATAATTTTATCATTGAGACCAATCATAGATCCCTCTTTAAAAAGATACCGACCCCAAGATTTTTCTTCATTAACAGCTCTATCAAATAGATAATAAGAATATTGCTCTTCTTCTGCTGCAATTTTAGCCATATCGGGATCATCACCCTGCTTCCACTTTTTAAGAATTTTTTGTGTTAAGGCTAAATGTAAACCTTCATCTCTAGCAATTAACTCAATAATTTTAGCAGAACCTTCCATTAATTTTAGTTCACCAAAAGCAAAGCTACAAGCAAATGAAACATAAAAACGAATACCCTCTAAGATATTGACATTCATTACAGCGCGATAAAGTTTTCTTTTAAGTTCATAGAGTTCCGTGTGGGCAGATTCAACACCCTCTAAATTAAACTTCCATAAATTTGATGAACTATATTGTTGAGCTGATTGAATAAAATCATCATAAGCTGCAGTAACACTTTGAGATCTTTGTCTAATATTTTCATCAAGAATGATAGTATCAAAAATCTCTGAAGGATTTGGATAAACATTCTTAATAATATGTGTGTAGGAGCGAGAGTGAATATTCTCAAATGCTTCCCACCATAACATACAAGACTCTAATTCTGGGAGAGAGCAATATGGCCTAAATGCTAGGCCTGGTGCTCTACCTTGAACACTATCAAGCATCGTTTGATACTTTAGGTTTGAAGTGAAGATGTGTTTCTGTTCTGGACTCAATTTTTGATAATCTAATCTATCTTTTTGAAGATCTTTTGTTTCTGGAATCCAGAAAAAGCTAATTTGCTTTTTCGTCAATGCCTCAAAATCTGGATATTTAAATTTATCATATCTCTGAATTCCTTGAGGAGCACCAAAGAACATTGGTTGATTTAAAAAATCAACATCATTCAAATTTAAAACTGTCATCCCTTTAATTTCAGATTGAGCAACTTTCACAGACTTCTTCTCCTTCTAGTAGTTTAATTAGTTCATCTAAATTTTCTTTTTGTTCATCACCTTCAACTCTACCATCATTGGTATTGCAATAGTAAGCAGTTTTATGACCATACATATAACAATATAATAAATCACCTGAAATTTCACTCATGGGAACTTCCCCACCGGGATAATTTGCTGGATTATAATTCCAGTTTGAACTAACAGCATGATCAATAAATTTAGTAAAGACTGCAACAACATTGAAATATCCCTTATTGTTTTTCATATTCCAAAGTAAAGTATAATTGTTCTTCAATGTTGAATATTGAGGAACAATTTGCTTGACTGGACCTTTTTTAGATTTCTTGTATGATAGTAAGCCCCTTGGCGGTTCAATACCATTTGTTGCATTAGTGATAACTGACGATGATTCAGATGGTAAAATTGTGCTGCATGTTGAATTTCTTAAACCATACTTAACAATATCATTTCTTAAAGATTCCCAATCATGCTGTAAAGGTTCATTGCAAATATTATCAACTTCTTTCTTGTAAGTATCAATTGGAAGAATACCATCTGAATATTTTGTTTTATTAAAATAATCGCAAGGCCCTTTTTCCTTGGCAAGATTGTTTGAGGCTTTCAACAAATAATATTGAAGACTCTCAGCTAAACGATGAGTTGCATTCCAGGCTTCTTGATCCTCATAAGTTACATTTAACTTAGCAAAATAATGAGCAAGACCAATAACTCCAACACCTAGCATTCTTCTTGAACGAGTTGAAATTTCTGCAGCTTTTACTGGATAATATTGAGTATCAATAAGTTCATCAAGAAATCTAATAGTTAAATCTGCTAGGGATTCTAACTCTTTATCAATTTTAATAATTCCAACATTGAAAGAACTTAAAGTACATAAAGCTATTTCTCCTTCCTCATCATCTATATGTTTGATAGGTTTTGTCGTCTCTAAAATTTCTGTGCAAAGATTACTCATATAAATGCTATCCTTAAATGGACTATGAGTATTGCAATGATCAACAAACATTAAGTAAATTCTTCCAGTTTCAAACCTTTCAGTCAAAAGATCAAAAATTAGTTTACGAGCATCAATAGTTTTACTTTGAATTGTTTTATCTTGCTCATATTTGACATAAAGCTTGTCAAATTCATCAGTCCCATTTGAACTAAAGAAAGCTTCATAAAGACCAGGAACATCATTAGGGGAAAATAAAGTAATCTGTTCACCTTTAATAAAACGCTCAAGAAATAACTTAGAAATCTGAATATTATAATCTAGTTTTCTTACTCTATTCTCTTCAGTACCTTTATTATTTTTAAGTACAATAACACTTTCAATTTCTTGATGCCAGATTGGAAAATAAACCGTAGCCATTGCAGCTCGGATTCCACCTTGATGACAAGATTTCAATGCACTCTCAAAAAGTTTAAGAAAAGGAATTACACCAGTTGAAACTGCTTCCCCTCCACGAATTTTACTACCAAGACCTCGCCATCTTCCAGCATTAAGCCCAATACCAGCTTTTTTTGCAATATATCTAATCATTGCGTGAACTGATGAAGAAATACTATCTAAATCATCATCAGGATCAATTAGAACACATGATGCTGAGTTTGATTCATTAGATCTAGTTCCAGCAATAATAGGCGTTGGTAAATTAATTTTATGTTTGCTAATTGCATCATAAAACTTTTTAACATAATATAAGCGAGTTTCTTTAGGATATTTAAAGAATCCGGTCATAGAAATCAACATATAGGTAAATTGCGGAGTTTCATACAATTTGCCAGAAGATCTATCTTGAAGAAGATATTTATCAACAACTTGACGAAGCCCTGCATATGTGAAAATGAAATCCCTTTCATGATCAATATATTCATTAAGATCTTCAAGTTCTTCATCGCTATATGTACCAATAGCTTTTAAATCATAAATGCTATGATTATTATTGATATTAGAACAGCGAGCAATATGATCCTTCAAATGAGGAAGATCAATTCGTCCACCATAAAGACGCTTACGAATAGCAAAAAGTAGCAATCTCGCTGCAACATATTGATAATTAGGATGTTCAAGACTAATCAAATCAGATGCAGATTTAACAAGAATCTGCTGAATCTCGTCAGTTGTAATACCCGGATAAAATTGAAGTCCAGAATTCATCTCAATTTGAGATGCAGAAACATTCGTAAGACCCTCACATGCACAATTCACCATATCATGAATTTTCTCTAGCATTAATGGTTCAATATTTCCACTACGCTTGACTACAGTAATGTTGTTGCTCATTTTTTCTTCCATTCGTTAAAATTTAAAGTTGCTAAAAGACCAGTATAAATGTTTTGAGTGATAATTTGATTAATATCAAGACCAGAAAGAATCATAAGATTTATATCCTTTTCTTTAATTGCATTTGGCCATATGACTATTGGAAGCCCATTATTAATTGTTCGTTGCATTCTATCAATAATTTCTTTATTTCTCGGTTCATTATCATAAATGTAAATTGGATTGTTTATGTTTAATTTTTCAAGTGAAACATCAGCTCCACACATTGCAATTGAGTTCTCAATAAAATAAGAATCAAAAGGCCCTTCAAGAATATATACAGGTTTAGTATTATCTATTGTATCAAAATTGTAAACTTTAGGGGATTCTTCATTGAGCATGATTGTGATATACTTGATCTGAGAATCACCAAATGTTCTTCCTTGAAATCCTATGAGTTCTCTTTTGAAGTAAAATGGAATTACAATTCTTTCCTCCTCATAATATAGAGCTTTTTCATTAAATGTTGGTTTTATTGAATTAACCCATTTCTTAAACTCTTTGGCATAATAAAACTTTCTTGGATCTATTTTTCTTGATTCTAAATATTCTCTTGAAATCTGCTCTTCACTTGCTCTTGGTAAATTTAATTGTTGCCTAAGTATAAGCTTTTTTCTTGGGAATTTTGGTGCTTCTACAACAAAGTTTTTACCAGTGTATCCTTTTTTGAATTTATCAAGAATATAGTCTTGATAAAGTATTGGATCTACCTGTTTTAGAAAGTTATTAAGTGATATATTTATGCCACAGTTATGGCATTTGTAATTGGTGTTGTTCCCCTTTTCATAAAAGTATCCTCTTGCCTTTGTCTTGTTTTTCTGGGAATCACCACATAAAATACATCTGCAGTTATATAGACCAGCTTTGACTTTTTTAAACTTTTCTAGACGTGAAGAAAGTAAATTAATGTATTGATTGTCTATTGCATCCATTCAAACCGTTCAAGGTGTCTGAACTCTAGCAGAAGGTTGCGGATTTGTCAAGACCACCTTTGTTGTCATGTTTGAGATCAGTGAAGGCCCAAAAACAGTCAAAATTAATTGAAAAGTGAGAGCTACCCCAACACCAATAAAAACTTTACCCTTTATATTATCAAATTTTGTTTCTAAGGTTGCAACAGCAGTGAGCAGGTCAGTCTTATTAGTCTCCATTTTCTTATATATTTCATCTCTATCTACATCCATTTTTAAAGTCAGTTTAGAGATTCCAGTTTCAACTTTTCGGTTAAGATCTTCTTCCTTTTGTTGTTGTTGGTCTAATTTTACTTGATGTACAGCTAATAATTCGCTAATTCTTATATTAACCTTACTTATCTCAGAAATAGCTTCCCGTAAAGCTGACATTTCTTTTTCTGAAGTTTCTTGACTTTTTTCTAAAATCGCTAACCGAACTGAATCTTCTGCCATTAATTACTCCAAATGTGCTCACTTTGGAAAACGATAATACTTAAATATTTATAATTTACAAAAGTCCCAATGATTTCAGCCAAGAGTTATATTTTTTCTTATAACTTTTTGTATTTCTTTTATCTATTTTTCCGCGTCTTGTTAAATTCATCCCCATTATTGTATCATATCCTGCTCTTGGTTCCGGTGAGGAACCTCCAAATCCCCCACCCTCGCCAGGCGCATTTGCAGTCATTACATCTTCTCTTATAATTGTAATAATTCTATCTAGTGGCGTCATGTAATAATCGTTTGCAGTTTTGATCTTCTTCTATAAGATGTATATAACTAATTGGAAACTCTGGAAGACGATTGAGAAAAACAATAAATGATTTAATTGTACTCCACAGTTCGCAATCAAGCTTATAGAAAAGCATAGGAGTTGTGGCTTCTCCAAAAATATTATAAAGTATCACAAAATGATTAAGAATTAAATGAACCTTTAAATCGCCAGTTTTTTTATATTTTTTAAGTAATCGTTTAATATACCTAAACTGATTAAGATCCTTTTCAAAATCTTCTCTAGTTAGAGCTTGAGGATTTTCATAATTTTTTATCGCAAATAGAAGAAAATTATCTTCATTCAATTCATTAAACTGCATCTATAATCATGCGAAAATTGTAAGAGTAGTGGTTCCGATTCCAGCATTTGAGCCAAAAGTACCTGCACCACCAACATTACGAATCATATCAGCAGTAAAAGTTGAAGTAACTCCAGCAGCATTGAAAAGATCTGTAATAACTCCAACAAAACCTCTACTTGTGTCAATTCTTAATACACTCCCAATACCAGTTGAAGGAGCAGTAAAAGCAAAAGCAACACGATTGGTAATTTGGCCATTATAGCCAGTAAAGGTTTTAAAGGATTGATCATTAATAAAATTAGTAACAGTCGCTCCGCTTGCATATGAACGTGCAGTGGCAACAATTGGAGTTCCAGTTGCAACTCCAGCAGCAGTAAATTGTCTAATCATACAAGTTGCACCAGCAGAAGCGAAAACAAGTTCATTAAAAACTAGATGAACATGACCATTTCGTCCAGTTCCAATACCTGAAGTCCCCCCGGCACCAATAGAAATTGGTGAAGAACGATTTAGGTCTTCAAAAAACACTGCAACAGGAGTTGCAAGACCTAGACCAGTTGAATTAGAACCAATCCCAGTGGTATTAAGACCAGAAACAGGAACAATGACTTCATCATAATATGAAGTGGAAAGACCAGAATTTTCAGTGCTACCATAAAAACGATAGACCCAACCCCTTTGATCTGCAAAGCAATTATGTGGAGTTCTATTCCGGTCTACATCATGAAGATGTTTGGGAATACCATACTTATTTGCTTCAGTTTCGGTTGTAGTTGAGATTCCCCAAAGAGCCATTATTATTTCCTGGATAGTATTTGCTAAGAATTATTTATGTTTATTATTAGTACAATAATTATGAAAGTTCTTCATCTTTTGGTTTTCTAAGATTTGGATTATAAGTTTCATAGCCAACTTTAAATCCGCCAGCAGCTCCTGCTCCACCAGCTAAACCAATACCCATATATGGAAGACCAGTCATCCAACAATCTTTAAGATCACCACCATTATTTACCCGGCAGTCAATAATAAAAACTCCACCTGCAATAGCAGAAAGAACTGTTGCACTAAAGATAGATGATAATACTATATTTTTATTCATACTTTCTTAGGTATTCCTTTATGTTTAGTCGTTGCAAATTTACGAATTTCTGCCTCAGACATTCCATCAGCAATCTCTAAAACCTTATCGCTAACTTTATCTCTTGAAACCATTCCACGTTTTACTGAAAGGGCTAGCCCAAATATTTTTTGTTGTTGCTCACTTACTGCTTTTTCTAGAATATACTGGACATTTTCATTGGTTTGTGCTCTTGCACGTCTATACCCAACTTCCTTAGCATAAGCATCTCTTGCTGCTCTTGTAACCTTTCTAGCACCTTTATAAGTAGCAGCAGCTACATTGCGTCCAAGTTTAGTTTCTTTTCCAGATGGAGTCTCAAGGCCTGTTGCAACTCGTACACCACTGGTTATTCCACCCCCAACAGCTTTAGCACCCTTTGAAACTGCCTTAGCAACATTGGAGCCAACTTCTGCCGTCTGTGATGCCATTTTCATTGCAGCCTTGTGTCTTTCCATACCTTTGGCATATTGTTTTTGAGCACCTGAAATGAAACCTAAAATACCTCTTGCGATTTTATCTTTAGTTTCATTTGATTTTTGTTTAGTTTTAGGTTGAGCCTCAACTGCAGCTTTCACAGCACTATTGCCCCGATCCATAGTCACTTTCTTAGCAACCTCCGCTTGCCGTTTAAGGGCAGCAGTCATACCAGATGGCCTAGTATCTTCAACATCTCTAGATGCTTTTTCTTTTTTTCTAGATCTGATTGCAGATGCTTTAGCTCCACCACGTAAAGTTGCAATTGGTTTACCAGTCTTGGTAACTGGTTCAATTCTTCCACTTCTACGAGCTTCTGTGAGCATATAATCATCAGAAATATAGAAGATATACTCAAGGAATGTATCTTCATCTAAAGTTTCTAAAACTAAATCAAGGCCGTGCTCATTAAGACCCATTTCATATAGGTAGTTGGCAGTGATATTTACACTCTCAGTGATAAATTCTTCATTTAATTCTTCACCATTAATAAAGGCGATATTTTCACTCACCGAAGGATTGACAATAATTTTATTTTTAACTGGCTTCTCTTTGATTTCATCATTATTAACATCTTTCATTTTTGGTTCAAGTTTTGAAACAATTTCAAAAAGATCGCTCCGCCAATCTGAATAAGATTCTGTCTTCATTTTATAATCTTCGTCCTCATCTTTATCTTTTTTATGAGTCTTGGATTTTTTAATGGCTTTATCTTTTACTCCAGCATATTCATCAGCTTCATCTTCTACTTCGCCATCTTCGTCATAATCCTTACTCTTCTTACCACTCTTTTTATACTTGTCTTCATGGTCTTCACCATATTCTTTTTCTTCTTTAACAATTTGAGTCAGATAGATATTTTTCAATTCTGAAAAACTTTGAATAATGCGATCAGACATATTTTTGTTTAATAACTTATGAACTATTTAGATTTTTCTTTACTCTTTCGGTAAGAATTTAGAAAATTCTTAATTGCTTTAGAGCCTGTTAATTTCATTACATATTCACTAAGTTGATCAGATTCAACAATTCTTTGATCAGAAGAAAAACCTATCCATTCAGTTATATCTTTGATCCAAGACTTAAACATAATATTATCTTCTGTTACGCATATTAAATAATTTGGGCCGCGTCTTGTTATTTTACCAATAAGACCAGTAATAAGATTTTCAACTACATCTCCAACCTTAAAAATATTTCCTTGATAATAATTTTCTCTTAAATTTTCATAATCTAGACTAGGTGCAATTCTCCACATTTCTGTCATTTTATTCTTGCCTTCAAGAGCATTCTGCACAGCATGAAAGAGATTTTCTACTTCTTGTGGAGGAAGAGTCCTAGGAACTCCAGATCTAAATGTTGGAAAGTCATCTTCAACTGATGCTTTTCTTAGTTTAGCTGAAGACATACTTGTTAAATCATCTGCAGAATCTGGATCTCTTGGGCCAGCAGAAACAATTTTAATATCCTCAAATGAATATAAATCTGAATTATTATATTGATTTGCAAGTCTTTCAAATTCAGAAACTCTATCAGCACCTACAACTATATTAACATTCTTAAAACCATCTTCAAAAATATTTTTTAAAACCTCAAAAATAGTTTTTAATGCACGATCATTAACAATTTTCTTTTTAAGATCAGGAAACATTTTCCTCATATATTTAATTTTTTGAGGAGGATTAAGAGGATCTGTGGTTCTATTTTGTGCTCTTGATGGGTAAATTCTCAGTTCTCCGCCAGATGCTACTTGTATAGCTTTGTCAAATATTAGGCGATGAGCATTAGTGGGTGGATTAAATCTACCTAAAACAATAGTAATTGTATCTTCACCTTTAACTTTGGGTGTAGAATCTTCTTCTTTTGCTGATTTTATTTTAGTTTGATTTCCACCAGAAACTTTCTTTATTTGTGGAGCTTCCTGCTCCTGAGATGGTGTTAAATTTCCTTCAGCTTTTTCTGGAGAGGGTGATTTTTTCTGGACGAATTGTAAATCCCCATTAACGGTTTGTGCAATTAGTTTCCCAGAGCGATCAACCCATCCCCCGTGTTTATTAGAAACTAAACCAAGACGATAAGCTTTTTCGCTGGCTTTACTGCCTCGGTATTCTAACAAGAACTGAGAGAATGTTTTCATTATCTTAAAATTATGTGACTTATTTAGTCTATTAGATGATACTCTAATTATTTATAGTTAAGTTAAGATACGTTGACAAAGCCTATCTGCAAATTCAAAAAATTGGTTTTCCGTCCAGTTTCTATCTTTTGCTAAATCTGAGGCTAAAGCGAAAATATCAAATTTTAGTCTAGCTCTATCTACATCATTCATGTCATAATTTGGTTTTAGTTGATTATTTGTTTCCATTTGTTCATTAGACAATTTATCCGCATCAAGGAACACTGCTCTTTGAACTTTTGTTGTTTCAATCCACCTTTCAATATTGGATTCGTCATAATTATCATAGGCATACATAATTGCACCACCTAGATTATAATAACTACTCCGAAGAGGTTCTGCAGGAATATTAAATTTTACAGTTACTTCTGTTGTGGGTTCAAATGTCTGTCCATTTGGGTAAATTTCTGACACATTTAAAATTTTAGCATTAAATAGACTCATTTTAGTTTAATTACTTGTTAGTTTTTCAATCACACCACGAATCCTAATAATTCGCTCAGGTGTATGGTCTGTTCCATAATTCTTTTGGTGCTCAATAAGAATTTCAAGAACATCTTGGGATTCTTTAGTTGTTAGAGTTAGTTTTTGCTTCATCTTCTTTTATAATTTCAATTTTCCCATTAGTTTTTTTAACAGCTAATGAACCATCCCTCTCAGTCCACATTTCTATGGTTCCAGAAAGAAAGTTATGATCAAATAAGTCTGATGAATTTTCTTTTTTGGGGAAAAGTGTGGTTAAACGTGCCATCCCAGAATCAACATAAAAATATTCATCACAAGTCATGATAAAATGTGCCCTCTGTAGATGAGCTAAGAGATAAACTTCAAATGGAATATACCAGAAATTTGGGATTTTTACTGGAATGTTAGTATTAGATGGAAGTTTAATTTTCCCAAAATAGTCAGAGTTACGATATTCTGGAATATTAAAGAGTGTTTTAAGTCTTACTTTAAAACGCCTCAAACGCTCTTTTAATGGAACGTTGTATGCAGATTTTGTGTTTTTCAATATAGGTGCCTTAGTCGTCATAGACCAGGCTTTAATTGCCTGTTTTCTAACAATTAAAGCCCCTATTCCGAGGATAATAGTGAAACTGATAGACAAGATTGTGAAGATATTATCTGGGGTTAGCATTGTGGTTCAAGTTTTGTTTGTGTTGTTGGTTCTACTTCAATATACCTCATTTTTAATGAAATTTCTTTTTCTCCAGATGGCAACATTGTAGAAAATTCATCTAAACTATAAAGAAAACAAGATTTATCTTTTAAAAAATTTAAAACTTCATGTTTAGAGTTAAATACTGCGGATCGGGCCGTGCCAACTTTTCCATCATATATGATAAGTGGGGTTTTACAAAATCCAATAAAACTTTCTTTAATAGATGAGATAAATTCTACCAAGTCCGGTTGAAATTCTGCGCCAATATTTGACATGAATTTAAGCCACTCGTCATAGCTAAAAACTGTTTGTGGTTCCTGGATGTTTTTCATTGATTTACTTTTTTGTTGGCTCTACTTCAGTATAACGTATTATGTATTCATTTGTTTTTTGAGAATATGTGACACCGTAAAATACACAATTACTCAATTGAGAACAATGTTTAATAAGGGCTTCTTTTGTATCAAAAGATAAACCATTATTTGTAGGATAGGATTTAAATTTATAGATAAAAAATGGAGATGTAGCAAACCCCGTAAAATATCCCTTTACAGATCTAGCGAGTTCAGCAAGTTCTTTTATCGGTTGAGCAACATAGTCACTATAAAATTTTACGTTTACTATATCATAATCTGAAAGAAAATCTAAGTAGCTTTTAAGAAACTCTTCAAAATTTTCAGTGTATTTGTAAAACTCCATATCATTTGGTACATCTTTCCATTTTTCGTCAAAATTATCACCGTTATCAAAAACTGGTTCAACCGTCCACTCAGAATTGTGATCTGAGCAGATATTTATAGATTTGATAGTTTTCATAAATCTCCCTCTTTACGGTTTTCTGAGCGGTTTACATTAAATGTACCTTCAGGATAACGAGCAGAAAGTTTTTCAAAATTCATTTGAAGAACTTCATCAATTGTTACACCCAATGCAGTACAAGCCATTTGAACGTAAAATAATACATCTCCCAATTCTTTCTTCAATTTAAGGATGTTTTCTTCGTTGTATGGTTTAGATTGCCATAAAATTTTCTTTACGATGTCAGTAAACTCACCAGCTTCAGCACTAATACCATGAGATGCCGTAATGAGTTGAGGAACATTTGCCCCAAGGTCTTGTAGTTCTTGCAAACGGGCAATAAGAACATTCAAATCTGTGGAGGGTTTTGAAGTCACTTTGGCGACAAATTCTGCGTATTCAGTTGTTGTAATTTGTTGTGTCATTTTTATTAGTTTAGCTGTTTGTTATTAGACTTTGGTTATTAGGAATTTTTCTATACTAAACCTTAAAGTGCCATTATTGTCTTTTGGCTGTTGCCGTAAATAAAACCCATGAAATCTATCAACATTATCCTTATCAGGATTCACATTACAAGATTCAATTTGATTTTCAATTCCAGTAATGGTTGTAAATTTTAATGCAGATGGCAATTCAAGATCTGGATTAGTTTTCTTTGCTTCAAGATATTCTTTTTCTGATTCTCTTGAAGATTTACCGAGATCGTAATATGATACGATCTCTTCATTTTTATCAAAAACTTCAAGAATTTGTTGCCGGATTTGGTCTGAAATAGTAAACATTTTATTCTACTTGTTGAACTTTTTTATTAAAAACATTTCACTTTCTGGATAAAATTTTATCTGCTTTATTTGTGTATGAGGAATTAATCTGAGGCATGAGTATTTAAGAGTCGGATATTCTTCAACACTATTCTCAAGCTGAATATTCATTCCAGTCATTGTAGTGTATAACAATTCTTCTGGTATTTCTAAATCTGGATTTAATTTTAGTTTCTCAAGATATTCTTGTTCTTTTTGCTTTGTAGTTTTTTCGTCAGGAAAACGAGGTATCCGTTTTTGTCGTTCGGTTTCAATTTTATCATTATGCTCTAATTGTCTTCTAGCATGATTTAATAATTCTTCTAATCTATCTTTTTGGCTAGTATCTGTAATTGTGGTCATTTTATTCAAAATTAAAAGTTTGAAATTTGGACTTAAGGTCTTTTGGTTTTTGCTGTAGATCACTCTCTTGAATGATTGATTCTTGTGCTTCTTGCTCTACGTCATAAAGTCTCATCTTCGCTCTATCTATGCCAACTGTAAACCTCCTATAAGGATCTAAAGCGCCATATCGGTTCTTTAGTTGTTTAACCATAATTTGATTAATGCTTTCTAATTCTTCAGTTGAAATAAGACCGAACATATAATCAACAGTATGAGTAATCCCAATGCTTTCAGATGTATCTGCAAGATTTAAATCTGAACTAGAAATTGAAGATCTAACCGTTTGAGTTGCACTAATTATAGGAACATTATACTCAACAGCTATTGAACGAATCTCTTCTGCAATGGACTTTACAGTGGTATAGCTATTGTGTTGTCCATTATTTTTGAGTCTACTAGAGGCACATATATTTAAATAGTCAACAAAAATCAAATCAGGAGTAAAAGATTTTTTTAGTTTGAGTTCATTTATAAAAGCCTTAAAATGTCCAGAATGTGCAGATACTGGTGGATATTCTTTAATGATTAATTTTCCATGAGTTTTAGATGATAATCGTTTAATTTTTGTTTCAAAATCAGATTTTGAAATTTTTGAAAAATCTTGAATTTTTATATCTAAAAGATTTGCATCAATTCTTTGAGCAATTTTCTCTTCAGACATCTCAAGTGTAATGTAAAGTACATTTTTTCCTTGAGACAAATATGAACTTGCAAAATGGCACATCGCAAGACTTTTACCAGCACCAGTAGATGCAAGAAGAACTGTAAGAGTCTTAGGAGACAATCCACCATCTGTAATCTTATTAAAATAATTCAAATCAAATGGAAGCTTTTCTTCTTTAAGAGTATAAGACTCATAGCGGCTTTCAGCATCTTCAATATAATCATGACCAACATGACTATCAAAACTTACAGCAAGAGCATCACTAAGGATTGAAGGTATTGATTCCTTTGAAAGTTTTGTATCATTCCCATCCGCAATAAGAATACATTGTCTAATTGCAAGATAAACTGCTCTATCTTTACACCATTGTTCAGTGGTATTTAAAAGCCATTCATTGTCTGCTGGTTCTTCTGAAAGATCAGAAAGAAATGACATGACCTTTGGGAAGGATTGCTCATTTAGATCTGTTCTTTTTTCTAGTTCAATATGGAGAGCTTCTTTTGTTGGAAGGGAATTATATTCAGTGATAAAAGATGAAATCTCATCATATAAAATTCCTTGAAGGCTATCAATGAAATATTCAGTTCTTATGAATGGTAAAGATTTTCTTGCAAAGTCTTCATTGTATATTAAATTTCTTAAAATCAGTGCTTCAGTTGTTTCCATTATCACTCGTCGTTTTCTTCCTCTTCAATTACTCCAATAGCTGAACCATAATTGAATTTGGTTTTAGCATAGGCATCAATTTTCTCTAGAACATCTTGTGTAAAGAATCTTTCTGGGTCTTTCATAATTTCTTTTTCAAAGAATTTGTTTTCTCCAAAGACATAACGATTTCCAGTTCTTTCAATGACTCCACCTTCTACAGCAAGAGGTAAAAGTCCATAATGGCGATCAAGACCTCTTTCATCATAGAATAATCTTACTTCAACTTCACGATTTTCTCTTGATATTCGGGATTTGATAGTCTTAAATTTTAGAATAACACCAACAACTTCAGTTCCTTCTTTTTCTTTAGATTTAGAAATGTAAAGAATTGTAGAGGCAGCGAACTTGAGACCTGAACCCGAAGACATATCTTTAGGTGAATACATTGACATAGAACTATAAAGGTGATTATTCACAATCATAGGAATCTTAGCTTCTCCAAGTTTTAAAGTAAGCATTCTGAAAGCACCCTTTGCCAATTGTGCTTTGGTCATATCCCTAGTATCTTTACTTTCTAAGGCATCAGAAATTTCTTTATTGGTTGAAAGCATTCCAAGAGAATCTAGTACAATAAAAAGAGGTCTTCGTTCAGATTCTGGCTTTTTTAAATAAGAATCAACAGCCTTAAGAGCCCTAGAGCGAAATTCCTCAATAGTTACAACATTACTAATAATAATTCTATTTGGATCAATATTTTTTTGAGCTAAAAGTAAAGGATCAATTGCTTTTTCAGTATCAAAATATAGACATACTCCATTCTCATTTACATCAAGAAAATTTTTCACAACAGTAAGAGCTATGAATGTTTTTCCGCAAGATTCATCTGCAGCCAATCCAGTAATTCTTTGCTGTGAAATTCCACCAAAAATACTACCAGAAACTAGAGCATTTAAGACATAAGAACCTGTATCAACATATGTCTCAGTCTGTTCAATTTTAGAAGCAAGCTTTGTGTATTCTCCTCCAACTTCTTTAATTAAGTCCTTTAAAAAATCGTCCATATTATCCAAATAAAGAGTCTAGTGTGTTTGTTTTTTTTGTTGTCCAACCAATAACATCTAAAATAGCTTTCAAAGGTGAGATGAAAGTCTTTTCAAATTGCAAATTATAATCAACAAAGCTTTCAAGTCCAAATTCGGTTGGAAATCTTTGAATGAATGCAATGACATTTTCATTGATTGGATTAGGCATTTTGAGATAACAGAACTTTATCTTTTCTCCATCTTTGATGATTGGATATTTCATTTCAAGGTTCTGTTCTCTTATATAGCGATTGTAAATCAGTGAAGCTCTTGATTGTATTGGTGTTCCTGATTTATATGATGACTTACCTTCAGCATACTTATTAACATTACTGACACTTTTAGGAGATGATACCTCTTCTGGCGTAAGTTTGAAGAACTCTTTCTTGCAGTTTCCTATAAAGTTAATAATGTCTTTATTTGTGCCATTAAGAATGATATTGATTGCTTCTCTGATTTTTGTTCTACAATATGCTGGAGTTGAAGATTTAATTGCTGAAATACCCGAAATTATGACTTCTGGTTCAGAGTATCTTATACCTTCATTATCCCACACATTCATAATGTAGTTTTTCTTGGCAACCCAGAGACCAGATGAACAAAGCTTCTCTCTCTTCATACTTAGTTGAAGTTCATAAGCCCCTAAAGTGTCACAAATTTCTCTGAATGATTGATCAATACACTCTTGAACCTTTGTTGCACATACTTTATCCATAAAATCAATGACTTTGGACATCTCAACATTCTTATTACTAAAAATACGTTCAATTATTGGTTCAAAGTTAATCATAATTGAATCTGTGTCCATTGCAATTGCAAAGTCAAAAGTTTCAGTTCCCGCAATCTTATTGAGAAAAGCATTCATCTTTTTCTCTAACAATTTAATGACGGCTTGTCCAGTATATGTAATTGCTTCTGCGTTTCTTAAATCATAATAACGAAAATATTCACACCCAAGGGTACCAAAAGCTGAATTTAGAACAGTCTTTTTAACATTCTGATAGTTATTATAAACAGTAATCTTTTTCTTTATTTCTGGATTTGGATTTTTTTCATATTCCGCTTTCGCCGCAAGCATCATTTTTTTATAAACTGTTCTATCTTTATAGAGCTTCTCCATCAATGTTGGCAAAAATCCCTGAAAAGATTTTGAATACATTGAGCCGTTAGCACATACACTAAATTCTGTAGTATTACTAAAAGTCTCATTAAGAATTGTATCAACCGAAACTTCTGAATTTCTTTTTGGAACTAGAGTTTCTGGACTAATATTAAATGTACGAATAATAGATGGATATAGGGAGTGAACGTCGTATGTTACAACATAATTAAACTTTCCAACTTGTGTTTCTTTTACATATGCTCCTTTAAATTTTTCAGTTTTTAAAGTGACTTCTTTTCTTTGTGGGATGCAGATATTTTCTCTCTTAAGGAAATTATAAATGATTGAATCCCACATTCGGCTTTGAAAGAATACATCGTCAAAATTAACTCTTGTATCAAATGCCATTGCAATAGCAAGTCCAATAAGACCTAGGCTATCTTCCAGCTTACTGATTAACTCACAGTCTATAATGTTATAGCGAGTAAAGGTATTAAAATCTTGAGTATAAAAATCGGAAAAGGTTTCATATTGAGAGTGATCTAGTTTAGTTTCTCCTAAAATTTCTTGAGCTACGGTTTCTAGTCTATTGTTTTCTAGTTTTTTACCACTGAACTTCTTAAAAAGAGCAAGAAAGTCAAGACATGCGATCCCTGCAAGATCATAAACATATTCTTCTCTATTAGTTTTTTCTACCTTTACTTTTCTCTCTCTGATAGATTTCCAAATTGAAAGTCTTTTAGCATCAGCTTCAGATAAAACCCGAGATATTCTACGAACAAGATAAGGAATGTCAAAAAACTCACAGTTAAAACCAGAAACAATTTCAGGATAATCAGATTCCCAGAACTCAATAAATTTCTGAAAAAGCTCATATTCATCTTTACATTCACAATAAACATTGCCTTCTACTTTCTCAGAAAAAGGTCGGGTTCCCCAAGTATATGTTTTCTTTGATTCAAAATCTTGAATAGTAATCAGAAGCACTTCTTCTCTTACTTCTTCAACATTTGGGAATCCATAGGTTGAGGTAGTCTCAATGTCAATGATATAGATTTTGATTTTATTGATGTCAAACTCAATGTTTTCTTCTGGATAATTGTCAGAGATATATTGATTGACTGGTGAAATGTCACCAAAAATTTCAAAATTATCTACGCCTTTGTAGCGTTCAATGAATTGTCTAGTTTCCCAGATAGTTCCAGGATTGATTGGTTTAAGACATTCACCTTGTAGAGTCTTGTATTTTGTCTTTTCTTTAGTTCTTAGAAAGAGTGTTGGTTGATAATCAATTCGGTCAACAAATGATTTATTGTCTTCATATCCTCTGACATATATGTTATTTCCAATCTGTTTGACATTCGTATAAAATCTCATTCGCTCACTAGCTTAATGTAATTATCTAAAATTTCTTGTTTTGGTGTAGCTAAAGTTATAATTTTTGTTGGTGAAACATAAAACATTTTTTGATTTGTATATGCATAAAGATATGGCATTAAACTAGATCCTTCAAGCACAAATGGTTTATTTAGAATAACCTCGTCTTTACCAATTTCGTTTTTTGTAAACTCAATTCCTGAAATAAGTTTTACATTATCCACAAGAACTACTAAAAAAACTGAACTATCTTCTTTCATTTTTATATATTTTACAATGGATTATTAAGAGCAGGAAATTTAAGAAGTTTTAAAATTCCTGCTCTACTTAGACACTTACTAGAATGAATATTCCTTTCGCAGTTCGTGTTCTGGGGTGTGACGGTTTAGTGTGATTTTCAAGATTCCATTAACAAAGGAAACTGAATCAACCTGCAACTGTTCTTGAAGAACTCTACCCCAACGAAAATTTCTTTGGGCGATGTTTCTCACAAGATATTTTTCATCTGGTTTTGATTGTAGTGTTCCTTCAACATAAAGTTTACCATTTTCTGTATAAACTTTAATCTCTGAACGGTCAAAACCTGCAAGGGCAAGTTCAACTCTGAGCCTAGAATCAGTTTCTTGAATGACATCCTCTGTCGGATATGAATTGTAAGTTTCAGAGATCGGATAAACTCGGTCAAAGAAACCATCAAGAGCGATTGAACCCTTGTATAGATCATCAAAAAAACTATGTGCTAATTGCATTTTAATTCTCCTTTAAAAGCGAGTGTTTTTAGTGTAGGACCCATTTGGCATCCCACAAACCATATTTAGCGGATTTTGAGAAAATGTTCAAGTGTGGAAAGCCGTACTTTGAATTTAATCGTTTTCATCTCCAATGAAATTTACTAATTCTTGAACAGTCATTTTGCGTAATTCTTCTAGAGTAATGGTTGATTCTTCTGCTCGTTTTATTCCCCATTGATAACCTTGCTCATATCCAGCTTTTCTAGCATCTTTGAGGATTTTGTGTTCTGCGCCCTTTTCTTTTCTATAATTGCGAGAATGTTCAATAAGGTTTTTTATTGTTACTTTAAATGTTGAACCTACACCAAATACTTCTTTAGAATACTCTTCAATTAGTTTTTCATCTTCTGTCATTTTACTTTACCAAGGGGCTAAGATAGAAATACTATAGCATTATAAAGTTCTATTAGCAATACTTTTTGTGACAGTTCATGTATTGGTCTGTGGGTCAAAATCAAATAGTGGTAAGAATGTTGAAGGTTCTGTTTCTAGAGATGAATCATTTAGTTTATTCTTAACTAACAATTCACACAAAGCTAAAGATATAACAGTATTTACATGATGACTTAATTTTATATAACATGGTATAGAGCAAAGTTTAATTAACATTAAAGTTTCACAACAAAGACCTGTAAGAGCTTCTAAAAGATTATCATCAAAGCACAATTTAAAGGAGAAAGTTTTAGAAAATTTAGGTAAATTTAAAAATCTTTCTGCAATATTTTCCAAATCATTATCACTTAAACTATCCAAATAGTTCCAAAATTGTAAAATACTTTTCCAATTATCACCTAAAAACTCTTCTGGAGCTTCTAAAACTCTTGGGTTATTCAATGCTTTTGAAAATTCAGTAAAACATTTTGATTGTGTAAGTTGGTTTTCCATGGTTTAATTGTTAAAGAGATGGTTGATAATTAAAAAGTGGGAGAAAGGTTAGGGGTTTTCCTTGTTCTTTAAGTTTATGAGAACCGATAAGTTCATAAGTTGCATCAGAAGCAGCCGTCCAATGATAATCACCAGATGCTGCAAGAGCAGCATAGCCTGCATATTCTCTAATTGTTTTGTAAGCACTATTTGCAACTACATGCCAATATTCTTGTCTTCCATTTAAATTACCTTCATTCCATTTAGGGTAACCAAGTTCTACGTGGAGAGATTCAATAATACTCCACTGATCATCACTTAAAGTATCCAAATAAATCCAGAAGTTCAAGACATCCTTCCAATTAGGGCCTAAAAAATCCTCAGGATATTCTAAGGCTCTTGGGTTATTCAAGAGGTCAGCAAATTCTTTGTGTGTATTAGAGATTTTCATACATTTAAAAACAGTGGAAGAGAGACTAAAGATTTACCTTGAGATTTAAGTATGTGTGAACCCATTAGTTCATAAGTTGCATAACCAGCAACATAAAAACCAGCATCACCAGCAGCATAAAAACCAGCATCACCAGCAGCATAAAAACCAGCATCACCAGCAGCATAAAAACCAGCATCACCAGCAGCATAACTAGCAGCAACAGCTCGGGCAGCAACACAGGAAGCCCGACGAGCAAGCTGGCGTTCATTGTGACTTAAAGAACAATAAGCATCAATAATACTCTTCCACTGATCATAACTTAAAGTATCCAAATAAAGCCAAAAGTTCAAGACATCCTTCCAATTAGGTCCTAGAAACTCTTCTAGATGTTCTAAGGCTCTTTGGTTTCTTAAACGGTCTGCAAATCGTTGATGGGTTTTAGAGATTTTCATGGATTTATAAACAAAGGAAGAAATGCCAAGGTCTCAAGATTATGTGAGCCAATGAGTTCGTAAATTGCCAAAACCCCAATAGAATTAGTAGTGGCACACCAGGCTGCAGTTTTATATTCACCACCTATAGTATCTACAGCAGCTTTCACTGCAAGACTCCTTAATGTATGCACGTCTCTCAAATCATGATAATGTGCATAAATTATAGAAAGTTTATCAACACTTAAATCATCCAAATAAATCCAGAAGTTCAGTACATTCTTCCAATTAGGTCCTAGAAAACGTTCAGGGTATTCTAGAGCAGTTTGATCCTCTAAAGAAAGTGCAAAGCGTCTATGTGCCCTCGAGATTTTCACAAATTTAAAAACAATGGAAAAAAGGTTAATGGTTTGTTGTTATCTAGGAGAAAGTGTGAACCGATTAGTTCATAGGTTGCACGACCTGCAGCCCAGTTGCCAGATTTTATATAGTCTATAGAGCTTATGTAAAGGTTATTAGTATCTGTAGCAACAGCTATAGAAGAGCTACAAACTGCTGATGCAGAAGCTTCAATAAAAAAATTAGATGTTTTTTGAGCAGCATTCATAGCATCACCTTGAAAACCATTATAGTCAGAATGCACAAGGAAACCATAATAAGCAGTATATTCAACTGGACATACTACATTAAAACTCTCTATAACAATTTTTATCTGTTCCTCACTTAAAGTATCCAAATAAATCCAGAAGTTCAGTACATCCTTCCAATTAGGTCCTAAAAAATCCTCAGGATATTCTAGAGCAGTTTGATCTTCTAAACAAAGTGCAAAGCGTCTATGTGACCTCGAGATTTTCACTTACGTTTTCCACCAATTGTGTACTTAGTAATAAGTTCATAATCTTGGCGATCTTTATATGCAAGAACTTTAATAAGACTCAAAGGAGCCATATCTGTAATTTGTTCAGGATTAACAATTGTAATAAGGCCCCAATCACTTAAAAGCTTTGCAATTCTATTACGTCTCTGTAAATCAGATTGAGTTAAAGTACAATACTTTCCATCAAGGGCAAATAACTCTTTATAAGAAACGATATAATATTTTCCAGATTTGTGGAGAATATGTGCACTCTGAAAGAGTTTCTTTTCATGCTTACTACAAATTCCAACACGCTGAAGTGTTTCTTTAACAACCAAAAATGTATCTGGTTGATCAAGTGTCACTTCAATCATCATGGATGAATCCCAATTAATGTATCCATCTTTGTTCAATTCACTCATTTTTTAAATCCACCTTTATTCAGTCGTTGTTTAATGAAAATAATTTCGTCTCTATTTAGAACCTTTAAAGCATCTAAAGCTTTCTTGTCACTAAATCCATAATATTCTTTAACCGCAGAAAGATTATCTGCGGTTTCCCTTTTTAACCAAGGGGCATATCTTTTTCTTGGTCTTAGAGCATAGAGATAATAAGCGTATTGCATTCGCTTATCAATATATGGAAGTTGGTTTAGCTCATTTACAAACAGTATAGCATCTAAATGACTAGCCATACATTTATTGATGATGTATGGCTGATAAGATGAAACTGATTCTGGAGTTTCATCTAAGAGATTTTCCTTAGAGAAATTGATTGAATTTAACCAATCTTTAAGTTCTGGGTTATTCACATTTTTTACATATATTCATATTGATTATATTCACGAGAAGCGATTTTTGCTATTTTATAAAGTGCTTCACAGTTTTCTTTATAAACATCTGAATAGGTTTCAACTTCAACAGGTCCAACAACCATTAAAGTTTTTACCACAAGCTCAGAATAAATTTTAGCTAATAATTCCTGTCTACTCATAAATTTATATTTACATATACGACATCTTGGTATATCTCATTATATATAACTCCTCTAGGGCTATTAGGGTCAAAATGAATATGAATTGAATCATTTTCATATGGGTTTGTGACCCGAAAATGATTATCCCAGTCACACATAGTTGCATTTGCAAACCAAGTTCTCATTAATTCTTCATCACCACCATGAATGGAATGAAATTCCATTGCCCATCTTGAGGCATTCATGTCTTGATTAAGCGGGTTTTCACTCATGACTGCTACTAATAAAGTTAGGGAGATTCTTATAGAGCATATAAGCGTATTGACGTTGTTCATCAGTTAGAGAATCTTGATGAAGTTCGCTAAATTGTCCTTCAGGTTCCTCACCTAAAATTGTCATAATTGTATCAGGCTTCCATTTGTGATAGCCAAAAGGATTATCCCAAGTTGAATCTTCATTCAAATTAGCATAAAAGACTTCTGCGAGTGATGCAAGATCTTCAGATTGATTTCGGTTCATGATTAATTCCATTCAAGTTCGTACATTAATTCAGTAATACATGCCATTAAATTGATTTCTTGATCTGCAACACGAGTTGCAAGATCTTGATATTTCCCCAGATGTATAACACATGGAGGGATTGTTGTCTTAACGATTTTTTCATTTTTCCATAACTCATCAAAGATTCTTCTGATTGTTATGGATGGGTCATTATCAATATTGTCAATCACCCATTTTCTGACGTTTGAATAATTTTTGTTTCGGATATGTTCAAAGAGTTCAGTAACTGAGACATCTGAAGAAACTGCAAGAATACCAACGTCAATTGAACCTTTTCTTGCATAACCCTGAAGTTCTAGAAGTGTTCTCCTAAAATCTGGATAGTATTTGCCAACAAATGATGCAACAATTTTTTGGTCATACTCAAGATTTTCATTCTCTAGAATTGAACAAACTACCTTAAAGAATCTAGAAAGAATCTTTGGTTTTTCTTCAACTGGGAAAATAAATTCTTTATTGATACATCTAGAACAGAGAGCTTTGTCAATACGATTTTTATAATTGCATGTAAAAATAAAAACACAATTGGATTGAAAATCTTCAATGAAAGCCCTTAAGGCAAGTTGAGCATCATGAGTAAGATTGTCAGCTTCATCAATAAGTAGAAATTTTTTCCCAGTTGAAGAAAGGGAAATAGTTGAAGCATATGACTTAACCTTATTTCGGATAACATCAATACTTCGCTCTTCACTTCCATTGATCTTCATGAAATCTCGGTTAAGTTCATTAGCTAGAGCTAAGATAACAGAGGTTTTTCCGGTTCCTGAAGGTCCAGATAAAAGAAGATTTGGGACATTTCCAGAATCTTTTATTTCAGTGAAATATTCTTTGAGTTGTTCAGGTAAAATGCACTCTTCAATAGATTTTGGCCTGTGTCGTTCAGTAAATAAAAATTCGTCGTTCATAATAAGTTAAAAAATTGTTCGTCCAGTTCGTATTTGTTCTAAAATTGGCATCTCGTTTCTAGAGATGTCCAGGTATTCACTAGACATTTGACTAGAAATTGGTTCAACGCCGGGAAGATCACCAAAAAGATTGGGATAAAATTTATTAACTATACTTTTCATATAGTCCATAGTCATCTCACCCTTTGGTGTTGACACTAAAACAATTTTTGGCTTTGGTGGAATAAAAAGTGGTAGAAATTTCAATTCTAAATTGTTCTTTAAAATTTTATCATGACATAAAATTTCTAGAGTTGCCCAGGCATAATACCAATTTAAAGAAATTTCTTCACAATTCATATTAACTGCATCCCAAATATAATCCTCTTCTGGTGGAAGAATATGATAAATATAATCTACATATTTTATAATACCTGCATTATGATACTCCTCTTTATCAAATTCTAAGATTTTTTGTTTTATATGTTCACTTAGGTTTTCCAAATAAAACCAAAAATTTAATATAGATTTCCAATTATTTCCCAAATATAATGAGGGATCAGTAAGAACTTCTTCATTTTCTAGTATAAAACTAAGATTATTATGAAAGGTGGAAATTTTCATATATTTAAAAATAATGGAAAATAGACTAAAGATTTTCCTTGTTTTTTACGCTTATGAGAATTAATAAGTTCATATGTTGCAAAACCAGAAGCCCCGCGACAACTAGAAGCAGCAAGATAATATCTAGAAGCAGCAAGCCATGCAGAACGCACACCACGAAGATCTCTAGCAAGATTAAGAATTTCTAGAAATGAAGCATCTCGTTCATCCCAACTTAAAGAAGAATAAGCAACATTAATACTATTCCACTGCTCTTCATTCATAGTATCTAGAAAGATCCAGAAATTTAAGACTTCTTTCCAGTTAGTTCCTAGATAGTTTTCAGGTTCAGTAAGAACTCTTATATCATCCATTACTTCTGAAAGAGTTTGATGAGTCTTAGAGATTTTCATAAATTCAAAAACAAGGGAAGAAAATTCAAAGACTTAAGATTGTGTGAGCCAATGAGTTCACAAGTCGCGCAACGTGTAGCAATACCAGCAGTAGCACACCAAGCTTCATTTGCATTATAATATTCTATAGTATCTTTAACAGCTTTCCAAGCAAGATTCTTTATGGCACTCAGATCATCCAAATCCCAATAACGATCATAAACTATCTCAAAATCTTCAACACTCAAAGTATCCAAATAAAACCAAAAGTTCAATACATTCTTCCAATTGGGTCCTAGAAAACGTTCAGGGTATTCTAGAGCAGTTTGGTCTTTTAAGCGATATGCAAATTTTTGATGTGTCTTGGAAATCTTAATCGTCATAAGAACTATCGGGCTCTGTAGCGATAAAATATTCAAGCTCTTGATTTTGATTGATGAATCTAGCTGCAAAATTACTATCATTAACTCTAGCAATTTCAAGCATATAAGATCCCGAAAGAATCTTAATGTTTTTTTCAATAAGATTGAAACAAAACTGATTTTCAGTTTCACCAATCTCAACATTATAAGACTTTGAGGTTGAATCTTCTTTATTATGAACTAGCAACTCAATTCTTCCTTCAGCCCCAGTCAAAGATAGATCATTAAGACTGTAATAATTTGCAGCTTTTCTTACTCTTTCAATTTGTTCAGATTCTAGATTAATACTCAGAACGACATCATCAAGTACATAATCTCTGTCAGGAAGATTTAAATTTTTAGAGAGAGAATATAAATCTGCATAATAAAACTTCATGCGAGTGCGATTATGTTGAACTAGAATATATTGTTCATCTGAAAAATCAACATCAGCATCTTTATGAATTTTAAAGATATTGAGAAACTCTCTTAATTCATAGATTGGAATATCACGAGGAAATGTTTCTTGAACTGTTGCTTTTGCAAAAACATTTCGTTCAGAATTAATTGTTTTAATTACGCTTCCTGGAGAAATGATAATTGAGTTATTAATAGAAGAGAAATTACTAAGAATTTCAATTGTTTCAGGAGAGAGTTTCATATTTTTCAGTTGTTTGTTTATCGTGATTTGAAAAGTGATATAGAAAGATGCAGAAGTGTATGATTTTTAGACAATCTGATTTTGAGAACCCATTTTTCTTACCATATCGGCTTGCATATTTAATGATACTTGAGCGTGAAAATGGAACTCCATCACCGATTGCTGAGATAAGATCCATTGCCTGTATTCCATTATCCCCAACATAATGAGCATTATAGGTTCCGATCAGATATTCTTCAATCTCTCTAAGAATCTCACCTTCATTATATTTCCAAAAGTGGTCTTTGTTTTCTGTCATATTGTTTTGCCAGTGATATTAATGTAACATGATTTTTGGATAAGTGTTGCTTATGTGTGCCAGTTCTTTAAGTGGCTCATGCGTGTTTTTAATTTAACTACACATTCAAACTCTTTTTTGAGGTTTTCGTCTACGTTGTTCTTTTATAACACGTTGTAAAAATTTTGTGTGATAACTATGGGAAGTTTTAAGTGAAATAATTTTACATTCTTCTTTATTTTCTGAGCTAGGGGAAATTGAATTATCATAATGTTCTATAATGACATTTTCTCTTCGTAAAATTTGTTTTAATTCGGCAGAAATAATTTGCAATTCTTCATTAGACATATATGAAATCATAAATTCGTCATACTCTTTATCAAGCTCATTACTATAAAAATGTAAAACAAATTTACTTGCTAAGACTGGATTTATACCCCTTACCCTTCTAACCCTGTCTAGAAATTTTTTCTTTATTTTTTGTGCAGTTCTAACTTTAATTGATCTTAAGTGAATCTCGTCATTAATTGCCACCTCTTTAGTTTCAATAACTTTATCTAAATGTTCAATTTGTGATTCAATGTTTATTAGACTAAATTCAAGTTCTTTTGTAAGAATGCGTAATTCCTCTCGTGTTAAATTTCCAATGCAATCTATGGGTATATTTTCTCCAATTGATTCACTATAATGAGTAAGTGTGTTATCGCTAAAATTAACAGTTCTAGTAACCATAATAAATTGAACCCTCAAATTAATTTGATTAATTGCAATCTATCATAAATTCTACAAAAGTGTTGCTTATGTGTGCCAGTTTTTTAAGCGGTCCCTTCTTGCATAGTCGTCAATTAATTCCCAAATGGCATGAACATAATAATAAAACTCTGCATCGCTTTTATCTTCTCGTGGATAAATTTCATTAATGATTGCTGCTGCAATGTCCCAGTAGTCAGACAAATCTTTATATTTTACGATCAGTTGATCTATCAAATCTTGGGTAATAGAAATTTTTTGTTCCATTTTGTTTAATTTAAGTTATATTTGAAATTCGGCTAAAGTTACCCTGCTTCTCAAATTCAAGAATGTGTTCAAACTTTTCAGTCACACCTTCTCTATGAGAAATGATGAACGTATTAGTATCAGTAAAGACATACTTAACAATTCTAATAAACTCTTCAATTCCTGCATCATCTAGCGAACTATCTAAAATCTCATCAAACAGAAGAAGATTTACATTTGTTGAGTTCTTAATTTTTACAAGCTCTCTAAACGTCCAAAGAATACTCAGATTGATTCTTTGTTTTTGTCCTTCAGAGAATGAGCTGTAAGAGAAGTTATCGTGTAAAGGTGAATTGATTGTTTCATTAAACTCTTCATCAAATGTAAAGTTAATAAACATATCCATCGTATTCAGATACTTATTGATCAACTGATTAATGATCGGTAAGTATTTACGGATGATCTTTGTCTTAACTCCACCATCTTTAAGAAGACTAGCCATATATTCATAATACTGTAAAGAGTCCTTTTTATTCAAGAAATCTGTCTGAACTTGTAGTAACTCTTCCTCAATTTGAGAGAGTTTTTCATTTTCTGTACTTCTATTTTGAACATTTTCTTGAATTGATTCAATCTCTTCGTTCAATTCAGAAATCTGTTTTTGGGCAGTTGAAATCTGAATATTGTGTGAACTGATTTTTTGATTCAACTTAACAATTTGTTGTGATAATGCTGAAAACTGTCTTTGTTTTTCTTCTTGAGAAGTAATAGCATCATTAATTTCAGAGAGAGCACCAGAAAACTCTTCTGATGATTTTTGGTATTCTGTAATCTTATTAGTCTTAAATTCTTCATCAATATTTTGAGTACATGTTGGACAAATTGAATTTTCTTGAAAGAACCTTAAGTCTTTATTAATTGTTCCAACTCTTTGTGAGATTTTACCTTTTAAAGTTCCAAGTTGATTAAGTTTATTTGAAGATGCTGAAACCTCGGAGATTTGTTGATTAAGTTCTTGAATTTGACTCTCAATAGTTTTATTGTCATTGATCATCTTATCAATGACTTTTGAGAGACCTTCAATTCTCTGTTGTTTCTCATTGATTCTTGTATTGCTCTCCTTTTCAATTTCATCAATGAAACGTCTTTGCATGACTGCTTTATCGTGTAGATGCTTTTCAGAAACATTGAGCTGTTTTAAATCATCTTTGATTGTCTTGAGTTTTTCTTTAAGAACAACATTCATTGAAGAGAAAATGCGAATATCTAAAAGATCTTCAATGATTTCTCTTCTTTGCGCAAGTGGTAATTGCATGAATGGTATATAATTACCACTTCCAAGAATAACAATTTGAATGAACGTTTTATAGTTCATCTTAAGAACATTTTGCTCAAACCATCTTTGTTGATCAATGGCTGAAGCATCTTGTTCTAATAATTGTCCATCTCTATAAAGCTCAAATATATTTGGCTTAAGTCCACGTCTCACCATCCATTTGGTTGAGTTGATTGAAAATTCAAGTTCAACTAGACAATCTTTTTCATTGATTGAATTAATGAGCTGAGGTAAATTGATTGGTCTATAGGCTTTCTTGAATAATGCAAAAGTGATGGATTCAATTACTGTTGACTTTGAACTTCCATTCTTACCTACAATCAATGTTGTTGGGTTTTTATTGAGTTCAATTTCAGTAAAAGTGTTTCCAATAGAAAGAAGATTTTTATAGCGTACTTTCTCTAAGATTATCATTTCTCAAAAACAGGTGGAACAACAAGATCTTCAGGTTTAATTATAGCATATTTTGTATTTGTTAGCTCACATGTATAAATTATTTTTCTATCTTCACATTCAACAATTTCGGTTTTGGGATAACCATTTTCTTCAAGCTGCATTGAAAATCTTAGAGCATCATCAGATTGTTGAAAAAGATAAAGAATCTTATTGCCCTTCTCATTAGTAACAGAAAATGCACCTCTTTCAGGTGTTTCTTTTAAAGTTATCAAAAACATCAGATTAATTCACAGGCTTCTTTGTGTAACTCAGACAAAACTAACTTCAACTTATCTTTGTTTAGATTAACATCACTTTCTTCTACAAATCTTTGAATGAGACTAAATGTGTCTTCACTTTCTAAATCGGCATCAAATTCTTCAGAATCTTCAGAAACAGAATAGTTTTCAATAATCTTAAGATCTGAAACACCAACCCGATAAAAATTACTAATAAATTCATCAAATAAATTAATATCAGATTTTTTTCTGATGATTACTTTAATAACTTTACCAGAATAAGACTCAAAATCAAATGAATCAATATCTGTATCCTCATAATAAACATAATCAAATAAATGATTTGGATTGTTTACATAGGAGTGTTTTAATGTATCGGTATCAAAAATAATAAATCCTCTAGGATCTCCAACATCACTGAAGAACATTTCATAAGGATTGCCAATGTAGTAAATTGTTCCATTATCTGAACGAGTATGAAAATGTCCGGTAAATACTTTTTTGAACTTAGAAAAAACGTCAGGATCCTTACCTCCTTCCATTTGTGTGCCACGATTGACATAGAAACCATTCAATTCTAAATGTCCCATTGCAACAGTTGCCTTAGTATTTTCAATGAGTTTCAAAGTATCTTTTTCATTCTCTTGATTGATCCAGGGAATCAGCAGCACTGAAAGATCATTCAGTTGAATTTCAGTTGCCCCAGAATAGGTTTGAATGTTTGGATATTGATTCAGAAGTAGTTCAGGTGTATTAATTCTATTGGTATTGCGATAATAAGTCGTATGATTTCCAACAATCGTATGAACCTGACAGTTAAGAGCTTCTAATCTATCATAGTAGTTTCTCTTAGCCCAATCAATTGTTGTTAGATCAAGAGTTTTACGACTATCAAAAGTATCACCTAAATCAATGACAGTTGAGATATTATTTTCCTCAAGAAAGGGAAAGAAGACATCATTATAGAACTTCAAGAAATAATCATGAAAGATTGTTGACTGTCTTTTGAATCCGAAGTGCTGATCGGTCAAAATTGCTACTTTACTCATTTCAATATCTCATTCTTGAATGCACAGAATCTTTGATGCTATTAAAATCGGAATAGTTTGAATAATCTCCATCTGCTGAATCATCATGAAAGACTTCATCAAATCCATTCTTTTCTAGAAGCATATCATAAAGCTCTAGAGTTTTTTTCTCTTGTTTAATTCTACGAACAAATGCCCAATAACAAATTGTTGTAAAGTAAGAGAAAGGATTCTTAACCGTTTTTCCACCCTTAAAATATGGATCAAAATTTAAAACATATTTCACACAATCAGTATAACCATCAGAGATCATTAAATCTTTATATGAGTAGTTTATAAATTTTGGAGTAAATGCTAAATGATTTGCAATTTCCAAAAAACACTTACCAATATATTCAGGGATTCTTGGTTTTGGTTGTTCTTTTTCTTCTGCTTGTTTTACACGATCTTTGTATTTAATTAGAGCATCATAAAAGTCAGCATTAATTACATAATGTGTTCTTCTTTTCTTTTTTTCCATTACTGATGTTGTTATCATCTTTCTCTCATTTACGCTATATAGATTTTAACTTGTATTGTTATTTTTTAATTAAATTTAGAACTCAATATCATTTTATGTGTTTTGCTTTCCCATATTAATTCTTGTTTTAATTCTTCGGCTCATTCCAAAGGCAAGACCAGCACCCGCCAAAGGAAGAGGTGCTGGAGTTTTGTGGATGGTATGGGTCAGTGACCTCAGCGTTTGAAGAGGTGGAGCCATGCTCGTATCAGATTCAAACACGGTTTCCACAGTGAGCGCGACTACTGGAGATGGTGGCTTAGGCAACGTTGGAGCGGTGATCAATATTTCCATAATCGGGTCGGGCAACGGCGGATCCTGTGAATAGGACAGTTGAATATCAGTGATTGTTTCGAAAGGAGAAATAATCTTATAGAAGAAGCCAACCACGCCCTCAGTGGTTAGGTTGGCAAAGGTAATCACCTGAAACTGTCGCGAAGTCTGGAAATTTACGATGGCACCTGGGTTATCGAGTTCAGCAAGATTGTCAAAAAACGTGTAGTTTAACCCTCCAAGTTCGCAGCTATACCCAGATGGACCTGAGCTGACGATGGTGCTGACCGGCAAGCCACTCATGCATGGTGTCTGCGCTTTCGCAGGGGGTGCGACCAGGGCTGCGGCGATCATCAAGCTGCTAGTGGCAATCAAGGATTTCATGTGTTTTGAGTGTAGTTGTTTATTTAGCATAGCATGTTAATGAGAGTTTGTCAAGTGCCCTTCAGGTATTATTCGTAGAGAGAATAATTTAACAGATTAATTGTCAGGTTTACTTACAATAGCAAATTCTTTTCCTTCCTTATCAGCTTGCACAAGACGATCTAAAAGTTCTATTCCGGCTACAATTGCTTCAGGCTTGCTTAGTCCTGATTCTCGTGATACCCTATTGAGTTTTTCTGTAAATTCGCAGCTTGTTTTGAATTGATAGCGTTTTGGCATATTAATTAAAAACCAATAACCTCTCTAAGTGTTCCGTCTGAATTTCTGAGAATTACATTCCCTTTGTCTTTCTCTGTTTGCTTAGCTCGCTTATAGAGAGCAATCGCTCTGCGAAAAATTTCAGCACGAGACATCCCGGTGTTGTCTTCTAGGTATGTTAAATCATGATCTATTTCTGTGGGAATCATATATGAAAATAATTTCATTTTCAAAGATTGATCCATGATGGTATGCGAATTGATAGAAATCCAATAATAAGAAAAAGACCCCAATCTGGAATTCCACGAATAGCTGCAATAATTCCACCAATCATGGCAGCAGTAACAGGAAGATTTATGAATAGCTGCGGAAAAACTTGTTTCATTGATCTAATTCAAGTTTGTTAATAGTTTTATTTAAGTTTTTTACAGTAAAACATAGACATTTCATAAATCTCTTGTTCATCAAGACTATGAAAAGATTCCGTGCAACTTTGGCGACCACAAATACGACAACTCATAATGATTATTTTTAGATCTCTCAAACAATAGCACCTCATTCAAAATATGTCAAGTACCCTTAAACATTGTCAAGAAACCCTGACTTAGTATAAGTACCTATTGACAGACCTTTAAGAACCTGCTACGCTCAGCTTTGTCAAAGATGATGCACGATAACTTAAGTGTCTTAAAGAACTTAAATACTCTTAAGAATTCTCAAATATTCTTTCAAGTTTATTCTTAGCTTCTGAAACTGTTCCAATATGACCTAAAGATGGGCTTAGATTTTCTTGATGAAAATTAGTCTGTTCTTTAGAAGTAACATATTTAGTGTGCATTTGTATAAGATCAATATCCTCAAGTTCAGACATAGTAAGAATATCTTCTTTATTAAGAACATATAAACTTTCATTACCAATTTTAATCCAAGGCTGAACAAGATAATCAAACCCCTTTTTAGTTCTTACTAGAGTAAGAGTAATAGGATGATATAAAAGTAGAACTTCCTTATCATCTTCTTCAGTTAAACACACTTGAGAAAAGAACTCTTCACCATTCTTAAGTTTTACTACTGCATAAAATTCTTCATCCATCTTTATCTAATGACATAATTTCAATTGAGTTATCATGCCTTTTATTGAGAATATTGACTGTTATAGAACATCCTAGTATAGGATATAATAAGAGGACAAATGTAGGAATACCAGGAACAGCTCCTAGTAAAACAGCCCCAATAAGAGTTGTCCATATAGTAAAATTTCCAGTTTTAGTTAAAGCTTTATTCTCAGCATTTATTCTGTCAATAGTTTTTTCCAATTTCATTCTCCTAGTTTAATTGTTTTAATGTCATAATCAAATCCTTCTTCATTGTAATTTTTAACTCTTTCCATAAAATGCTTCAATGTATAATTTGGTCTATCATTAAATGAAATATCATCAGAAAGATCATAAACCTTTGCAACCTTTTTATTGTGATTAAGTCTTAATAATCTACCAATACTCTGCATATTTCTAATACGAGACTTAAAGGGTGAAGCAAAGATAAGATTGTGTAGATTCTTGATTGAGATACCTGTACTGAATACTCCGTAAGATGCAACAATGATTGCATTATTTTCTCTCTCTACAATGTTTCTTATCTCTTCCCGTTCATCTGTATCAACTCCACCATGAACGAAATATATCTTATGATTGTCTGCATCATTATTTATTAAGTCAAAAAGAATCTGTCCATGTGTTTCAACTCTTTCAAAAAGAATTAGAGTATTTCCTTTAATGTCAAGAGAAAGATTTTTAATGAATCTATTTCTCTTTTCGTTCTCAATGAGATACTTAATTTCATCTTGATAAGATTCAAAAGATCTTGAAGTATGTTTAAGAACAATACATTGAATATCTAATTGCGAGGCTCTTCCTTTTTCAATGAGTTCTTTAGTTCCTATTGCTTTATAAGATGGGCCAAATAAACCTGAAATAACCCATTCATGAGTCTTTGAATCTTCACCACCATTAGTAAGAGTTCCAGTAAAGCCATAACGATACTTTGCTTGATGACAGTTCTTCATGATGTTTGTAAGACTTTTTGCCTTACATCCATGACACTCATCTACAATAATGCAATCAAACTCTTCAAAAAAAGATTTAGGACAATTATCTAAAGATTGCCAAGTTGAAAGAGTTACTTCAAAATCATTTCTTTTCTCAGAACCGTCATAGATTAAATGACAATGGTTCTCGGGATTCCATCCATAAGATTTCCAGTCTGAAAACATCTGCTTAACTAGACCAGTTGTTGGAAATACAACTAGACATTTTCTTTGTTTAAGAATATGATATCTTATCAAACCATAAATGATATAGCTTTTTCCAGAAGAAGTTGCTGAAATAATTGTCTTTCTATTATATCTTAAACACTCATATACTGCATTGATTTGATAGTCATAAGGATCTAATGTCTTACATACAGCCTTTAAAAACCCCTGACAGCCTTCTTTTGTTATCTCTTCATTAACTTCAAATGGGCTGCCATAATACTTACTATGCTCAAACTCATAAGAATAACCAAGAGCCTTTAATTTTGCAATAACCCTATCAATAAGCCCTGCATACACTTCTCCAGTTGTAACACTCAGTAAAGTTACAAGACCATTCCAACCTTTGCGATATTTTTTCATATACTTTGCACTATTTACTTCAAATGTAAAGTAAGGATGCAATTCATATAAAATATGAGGTTCACATTTTAATTTGATGTGAACCTCATTCTTTTTAACAATCACAACATCAGCCATGATAAGAAATGCTTAGTTGTGTCTATTTAGTGAGAATCTCCTAGTAATCTTATTGCTTCAATACTATTTTTAATTTGAAATGAGCGATTATGAATCATCTTAATGATGTCTTGAATATAATCAAGTGACACATCGTAAATTTCAATCTTGATGTTAATTCTTGAAATTTCTTCATCAGAATTAAGACAACTTTGTAAATGCTCTTTATCTCTTACTTTCTTATCTAATGGATCTTTAATGTATGCTTCTGGTTCAGCTTTACCTGTAAAATATTCATATTTTTTATGTCTGATTTGTTTCTTATCTTCTTCGGTCTTTTTCTTTAAAAGTAAAAGATTTGAATAAATTTCATAGTATTTTGCATGGAGTTCTGGTATTTTTACTGATTCGTTGTGTAAATCGTCAATATCAATTTTAGCATCTTCCTTCCACATTTGTTGAATGGAGGGAAGATCAAGAATTTTCATAAAAGTTCACCACTTGAATTTCTTATGTCATAGTATGTATATTTCATTTTTACCTCTGCTGTAAAATATTGAGAATCTGTGCTCGTTGAATCAAATAGAAGTGAAGAAAGATCATATGGCCATAAATCATAAAATCTTACTTGAAAATTTGATTTATTATTGCTTGAAAGAATTGAAAGAGTTCCATCTGAGAATAAATTCAATTGATTCGTAATATTTGTCTTAAGATCTGGTCTTTCTTTTTGCAAATCGTAAATTTGTTGAAGACTGAATGGATATCCAAGACCTCTAATCCAATTTTGTATTTCAAGATAATTTGTTAAATCTTCATCTACAAGAAACTTGAAAATAAAGTCTTGAAAATCTATCATATCTCCAGGTTGACTGATAGTCTTTAGGTAGTTTGATTGTTTTGCAATTCCTAGAGTTAAAGAAGGAATATTTCCAGAATTTGAAAAAAACGATGCCTTTGGGCATCGTTTGATTGTTAATTTAAATTGGTTTGGAGATAAAAAATTTCTATTTTCAATAGGAGAACAAGAATCAGTCATTATATTAGAGTTGAGTTACTCTATTTATTTTTAATAAACTTCATATACTCTTCTAGAATTTCTTGATCTACTTTAGTTAAATCATTTAAAGATGGAGCCCATCCAGTTTTAATTTTATAATCTGCAAATTCATAGATACTTGTTGAAATAGACATTTTTAATCTTGTAAATGCACTTAGAATGAATGATCTTTGTTTAAGTGCTTCAGGAGAAAGTTTATTCATTTTATTTAAGTTTGTTTTTAATTAGTTATTAAAGTTCTTTAACTTACTTAAGTATCTTTAAGAGTATTTAAGTTCTTTAAGTTACTTAAGAGTATTTAAGTTATATAAAAAACTTAAGTATCTTTAAGAGTATTTAAGTTCTTTAAGACACTTAAGTTATCGTGCATCATCTTTGACAAAGCTGAGCGTACATGATTATTGAAGGTCTGTCAATAGGTACTTATACTAAGTCAGGAAATGCTAATAAGCGCCTTAGGTACTTGACAAATTTTGAAACTCATGTATAGTGGTTCCATGTTCCCCAAAAACTCCCCTTATTATGCTCATTCTGTTTAAATAAAATGAAATACATAATCAAAGAACTTAAATTAACTCTAATTTCAATTTTGATTCTTGTTGTATTTTATGGGACAAGTGCTTTATTGTTTATTAATCCTTGGCTTTGGCTAGTAGTTTCTGTAGTTATTATTCTGTTCCTTTTTAATAGAATAGTTGAGTATGTTATTATTCCATCATTGAAAGAAAATTCTACAAAGTTTAATAGAAAGGATACATCATCAAAAAGGCCTAGACTTTGGAAAGATGTAAATAGGAATGATAAAGATTCCCGAACATCTTTTAACCATGAAAACTTTAACAAACCCACCGGAAAACCTCCATTAAAACTTAAAAGATCTGATTAACCAAACAAATGACAATTACTGATAGATTACGTTTTGATGTTCAAATGCCAGAAGAGTTAGCTGATCAGCTTGATAGCATCAGTGATTCAACTGGCCTCACTCATGCAGAGATTTTTCGCCGCGCAGTTGCCTTATACAAGGAGGCAAAAAATATAGAGAAAAACAATGGAAAAGTTTTGTTTAAGAATGCTCAAGGCGAGATGTATCATGTTGTGGGATTGTAAATAATATAAAAATATAACAAATAAACCTTTAACCCATCAAACAAATGAGCACCTCAATCATCATTTATTCTGTTCACTATGAGTGTATAGGAAATTATATTTTTGACGATTTAGAATCTGCAGAAAAATGGAGAGATTTTCTTTCATTTGAAGATATTAAATATGTAATTGATGAATCTAAAATAGAAATAGATAATAAACAAGTCCCTGAGTGGTATGATAAAAATGATTTTTACTATACTGCATATCTTTTTTTAAAAGATAATAATGTTAATGTAAAAAATCCAAGAGAATTTATTCAAGATTCCATTTCATGGAATCAGATTAGCGGTATAAGGGTTTCAAGAATATTTGAAAGTGGAGAACAACTAGATAAAGTCTATACATGGGGAAGAAAATTGTACTTATACACAAAAACAAATTCAATAGAAAAAGCTAAAGAAAAAGCAATAACTATGTTTGAAGACTGGTTCAATAAAAATAACTAAAAATGAACACACAAAACTACATTTATATTGTTCATAGTGAAGGACTGCTTAACAGCACGATGGCTGAAGGTTGGGTTGAAATAAGTGATTTTGATTTCTTCTTTGATTTAGAATCTGCAGAAAAATGGAGAGATTTTGTTTCATGTCCAATTCATAAATTTGAAATTACTAAAGCGCCAATAAACGATACAACTATACCAGAAACCTTTAATAAAGATGATCTGCATTTTAGAGCATTCATTAGAGAAAAAGATCTACAAAAACTTAATGAATTTTTATGTGCACGACAAATAAGCGGATTAACAGTTTGGAATTATCTTAATAGTGGTCAAAAATTAAATGAAATTTATAAAGATTCAGAAGATTGGTTTAGTGTATGTTTAAAGGCAAATTCAATAGATGAAGCCAGAGAAAAAGCAACATCTCTTTTTGAAGACTGGTTTAATAAAAATTACCCATCATACCATAAAAATTCATCAAAAACTTAACTCTAATGCCAAAAATTCAAAAGCCATTACTTGCAGGAAAGTTTAACCCAGAGAAAGCTAAATTTCCATATATTGCAACACCAAAGATTGATGGCATTCGTTTTCTCATGATTGATGGAATTGCCCTTTCTAGAACATTTAAACCCTTAAGAAATCTATACATTCAAAAAGTTCTTTCAGAAACATTGCCAGATGGAATTGATGGCGAAATAACTTCAGGCAATAACTTTCAAGATTCTCAATCTGCCGTTATGTCTATTGATGGTGAGCCAGATTTTAAAGTTTGGTTATTTGATTATGTGAATCCATTAGAACCAGAAATTCTTCCATATTACTTAAGAATTCTAAACTTTCCTTTAATTCCTAAGAGTCTTAATCATGAAATTCTTTATGGAACTACAATTTATAATCAAGAGCAATTAAATGAACTAGAAGAAATCTATTTGAACAATGGCTATGAAGGAATGATGCTAAGAGATCCTTATGGGACTTACAAGTTTGGCAGATCAAGTGTTAATGAAAATATTCTTCTGAAAGTTAAAAGATTTGAAGATGCAGAATCAATTCTTATTGACATTGAGGAAAAAATGCACAATGAGAATGAAGCTCAATTGGATGCTTTTGGTAGAATTAAGCGATCTACTTCTATTGAGGGTCTTATAGGTGCTAAAACAACTGGCAAACTTATTACAAAAAATAAGGATGGTCAAATAATTAAAATAGGCTCTGGATTAAATGACGAACTGAGAGATGAAATTTGGAACAATAAAGAAGAATATATTGGTAAATATGTAAAATATAAATTTTTTCAACATGGTGTCAAGGATCTCCCAAGACATGCAGTGTTTTTGGGTTTCAGACATGAGGATGATTTATGAAAATCTCTACAACACATCAAAGATTTGTAGATCTCTTAAATGACCAAACTGCTCTAGAGTACCCTGAACGTTTTCTAGGACCCAATTGGAAAGATGTATTGAACTTCTGGATTTACTTGGATACTTTATCCATTAAACGTCTAAAATCTATTAATGAAGAAAAGAATTATATGATTGGGCCTAGGTGCAGTTATTTAACTAAAATTAGAACAATTATTCCTTCTGTTATAATGATTAACGGGGAAATGAAAGATAGTTTTGCTTATATCGCTTCAGAGGCAGTATATAATACAATATATCATAAAAATAATGCATTAAATGATGCTGCATTTAAGGCATTCTTGGCGACTAAGGAGCTTATTGGGGGTTCTCTATTACTGGTGGAGCTAAATTATACATTACCGGTTTTACAGCTCTTTATTGGATGCGACAACTAAAAGCTATGATATGTAATTATTGGGATTGCGGATGGTGTTATGCACCTGATGATATAGAAACAAATAAGAACTCAGATTCATCATGTATAGATCCAAAGAATTGTCCACATTTAAAGAAAATTAAAACTGATATAGAAATCGTAAAGAAAAAGTTTAGACCAAACCGTGAATTTGCTTTGAAGGTGGGAAATATATTAGAAATACCTAGATTAAATGAACAGATTAAATTTATACTTGATCATATTGGTTTTATTGAACCTGAAGAGGGTGCAACTGAATTAACTGTTGTTGATAGAATTGAAATTTTAGAACAACAAGTTATTGAATTGCAAACAAAATTAGAAAAATTGTCCACATTTAAAGAAAATTAAAATTAATATGGAACAAAAACGTTATATGGTCTTTATAGACACTTTAGGTGAAGGTCTAGAATCTATTGATGATTTAGATATATATGATGGAGAGAGACAGCTAAAAGATGCAGTTTTAAATGCTGCTAGTCATATCTTAGGTGGGGAATTAAATGATTATAAAGATTATGAAAGAAGTGGCCTAAAATTATCTGAACAAATTGTTATAGTTGAACTTATAGAATCAGAAAAAATGAATAACTTTATCTATGATAGTATTGATAAAGAAATTAAAACTGAAAATAATAAAGAGTATAAATTATTTTTAAATCTTAAAGAAAAATACGAAAATGAAAAGTCTATTTAAAAACGTCAAATTATTCATCAAAGCCTTAACGGGAACTAGCATTAAACATAATCCTGGTGCAACAAAGAACTATTTTATATTTAAAGATCATCCAGATATTTTTGCAATTAATTGTCTTAAATTTTTAAACTATGATGCAATTAAACGTAAAAAGATTGAATTAGATCCTTATCAAAAATATGTGTTAAATACAATTAACAGCAATAGGCAAACAATTTTTAAAATGCCTAGACAATCCACAAAATCAACCCTGTCATTAATATCTGCTATTCATTATGCAATTTTTAATGATAAATCTAAAGTTGGAATTGTTTGTTTTAATTACAGTGAATCTAAAAGACTATTAGATATTACTAAGCAATTTTGTGATGATTTAAACACTAACAAATATTTTGAAGATTGGGTTACTGAAATTAATTCAAATTCAATAACATTTGAAAATGGATCAAAAATTAAATTTTGCTCATCTCGGAGAGATTCTGAAGATTATAGATCTTTTGACTTTTTAATTTTAGACGAATTTGCTTTCTTTAGTTCTACCGTTGTTGAAGATCTATCTGTAGCACTATCAATGTTCCCAAATAAGAAATTAGCAATATTTTCAACGCAGAAAAAAGACTCTAAGTTTAATGAATTGTTTTGGAATGCTATGAATGATATTGATGGTTCTGAAATGATTCCAATTAACATTCATTATCGCGAAATTCCAGAAAGAAATAGAAAGTGGCGAGAGGAAACTATTAGGTTATCTGGATATGAATGTTTTAAAGAAGAGTATATGTAAAATTAGGACACCTTAAGAACTGGCACATCACTTTACTTTTGTTTGAGTGATATGTTAGACTATTGAAAATTCAGAAAACAATTATTAGTTCAATGACAACCACTGAGATTAACAAACAAACTCTAGAAATTACAGATTCTTGCACTCTTAGTGCATCAAAATATACTAAAAATGGCAAAGAATATGTAGAACTATATTATTATAATGAAACAGGCCTTCCCTGGATCGTAGACAATCACACTTTAGACTCTGCTAAAATTAGAGAAATTATTGATTTTCTAGAACCATTTGCTGAACCTTCTATAGCCATCTCAACACCTTCTGATAGCTTCAGCATAAGAATGAGCGAAGAACTAGCGCGAGAGTTTGATGAGATACAGAAAGACACCGGAATGAACGGTGCTGAAGTGTTCCGTCGTGCCATAGCTCTTTACAAAATTGCAAAGAAAGCAAGCACTGATGGAGAACAAGTCATTCTTAGAGCTAAGGATAATGAGAGAATAATAACACATATTTAATCATAAAAAATATGAAAGAAATTACTATCTACGGAATAACTGAAAGAAAATCTCAAATAATTTATCCATATCAAAAGACCTTTTCATTCTTCAAATGTGATGACATTCAGTTTATGACAATTAAAGGTGAAGAACCTATCTTTATTGAGAGAATTGATTTACCAATTCATCATGTTTGTCAGAGAAAGCTAGAAAATAAAGATGTCTTTTTCTGTGTGGAACCAGAACTTCTTGAGATTTTGGAAGCTCCATTCAAGATACAACTCAATGAATCTATAAAAGAATGTGAAAGCTTAAAATTAGCTTTAAACCAAAAAAGAAATGATTTAACAGAGCTTACAAAGGAAATAACTGAGCTTCTTGATAGAATTGATCGTTTTGCCAAACTCCCTGTCTGGAAGCGCATTTGGTTTGTTATAAGAAATTCTCAGTCTCTGTTGGTGAATAAATGAAGACTCCTAAATACAAAAGAAGTTTTGCTCTTTTAATTCACCTCAAAGCTGAATTTGGCATCAATATGACTGAAAGTATCAGAAATGGAGTTGCTCTTTTCTTTATTGCCAAGCAAGAAGAAAAGAAAGGAAGGAGGCTTGTTTTTATTGATGTTAATAAGAATATTATTACAGAAATTGATCTACAAGACAACAATGAGTAAAAACTATTAAAATTTATGAAAACCAAAACATACAACAACTTTGAATTGAGATTTGGCAACACTTATATGATTGATAGTGATTATGACTATGAGTATGATTGTTCATTATATGGATGCGATTCAATATGCCGGTGTGGAAAAATTACTAATTTAAAAATAAAGAAAGTAAATAAATCACTAAATTATCTAGTTATTGAGCAATTATATAAAGATAAATCCAATAAAATTAGAAAAAAATCTTATAACTTAACAAAAATAGAAAAATATTGTGCAGATCGCTTAATGAGAATTTATAAAGCATATGATAAAAATTTATATTCCTTAGAAGTATCAAATGGATATTATGGTGAAGAAATCAGTGGATTTGAATTTGAAAACTATGATGAGATGCTAGATTCTATTAACACCATGCTAGAAAAAGAAACAGACATTCAAAAGATTAAATTTGCCCTATCAGAAGAATATTCTTATTTGTTGGATAACTTAATTCAAACAAATACCATAACTATTGAACAAATTCCATTAGATAAAATTGGCTTAAATGGAGAATATGTTTCAAGACTTAAAAAAGATAGTTCTTATGCCTCATATGATTTTGAATTAAATTTACCAGTTGGGGTTGTTAAGAGGATTAATAATCAATATTTCTTAATTGATGGTTATCATAGATTTTTGGATTTAAAGGATAATGAAAAGGAAGCTCCTTACATTATTATGAGGCAATGTGATGATAATGTGGATGGAGAAACACCAGTTGAGTATCCTGACCCATGCCCCAGTTGTGGAACACAATTGGAAGCTGAAACTATTGTTAATGGCGGTGGCGTATATTGCCCTAATAATTCTTGTAGTTATAGGTTTTGTTATTGAAATAATATGATTAATGAAAAATTTACAGTACATTAGATTAAGTATGTCACTTTAAAAACTGGCACATCACTTTTAAGTTTGTTTGAGTGGTGTGCTACTCTAATAAGAGTTTAGAGATAAAATATGATGAAACCTAATCGCCGGCCAACCTTTGCTGAGATTTCTGACTGGGTTGATAAATGCTGCAAAAATACTGAGGATAATAGGTGGTGCGAGCGAGTTAGTCATCATGACGCTATTGCTATTGCCGGAGCAGCTTTGTATGACTTAAATTCCGACGCCCGGTTGATGCACCATGCGGATGGGGTAGTAACAGATGAAGATCTTGAAACGAGTTTCCGAGTTTGGTGGAAAGAACGCTATGGAACACCTTATTTTGGTTCAGTTCCTCTAGTTTCTGTAATAGAATGGACGCGATATTTTAATAATCAATTGGATTGCCAGCCTTCAGTTCATCTGGATAAGGATCAAGTGATAGGAATCCTACATGTATCAAACTTTCGTGGTTATGAAAATGCTCAGTTTGATTACATTGCAGAGCTACCAGATGGCCGCTATGAGCTTTTTATCAGGCCTACCCACCCGGATGAGGATCCAACAGATGAGGATATTGATAATCTTGAACGTAAACATTGGATAGAAACTGGAGTACAAGAACAAGGTCAACGGGAGTATCTGTTCAACCATCGTTCATTTGCCAGAGCTATCTTGTCACTTTGGAGCCATAGGCCAGATTCTCAGGCTAAGGAGCAAGTTGAAGAAAATAAGCTAGTGCGTTATAGTTTTACATGGAATGGTTCACCAAATCAACCTCTATTTACCCCAAAAAAAGATGGATATTGGACACCCTGGCATATTGCTGATGCTTTAATGGAGCAGTTGTCAGCTCCTCCTTCTAAAGACGAGATAAAAGAGGCCGTTGAATTACTCAGTAGAGAGGTAGAGAGGCTTGAATCTTTCGGTATGAGCTGTATGGAACCTATGGATTTAGCTCATGTTATTGAATTACTTAAGAAATATTCAAAGGAGAGTAGGAGAGCCCTTGATTCTATTGCCACACTCAATCAAGAATGTGATGATTATGGAGATGATTATGGGCCAACAACACGAGATGATGGCGAGGTCGTAAAGTTGGTTGAGTGGATGGAGGATCATGCTAGGCATCTTCAACGTATGGAAGAAATTGGAGCAATGCCATGCTGCTCTGAACTTCCAGATATACTAATTCAGGCTGCTGAACTAATTAAGAATTGCCACTCTGCTCCTGTTGTAGTGGACGATAATCCTTGGGAGCGTGAGGGGTGGTGTGACAAGGATGGGAGGTGTTGGTGTTTCATTGACATCTATAAAGAATGGAAATTCCGCAAACCTGAGCCTGGCAATTATGATACACACTACCTCCCATTCAACGCCACATCATTACCTACTGAAATTAAATGAAATGACTGAAAAAGAAATCCTAAAACTTGTAGAAGAATACTTTAAGGTTGGTGGTATTTGGGATGATGGTAGTTGTTCAGAATATTATGGGAAACCTGATACTTTTGTGAAGTTTGCCCGAACAATCTCCAGTACGACTTGGAAGCAATGTATTAAGCAAATAGAAGCTTATAATGCAGCAAATGACTAAAAAACTTATAACAAAAGAAAGAATTATCTCAGTTGAAGATAATTATATTAATAATTTAAAGTCTTATGGTATAGTAACTGATTTTTTAGATGTGAATCAAAACAAAATTTGTTCTTATTATGTGACATTAGTTTGTGAAAAATATGAACCTTATAATGAAGGATTATCTTATCCTTGTGGTTCTATACTAAATGAAGATTCTAGGTTTTATATGTCTTTGTTAATATTACCTTCTGGTAAATTTAATACTTATCGGTATATTTACGACATTACCATTCATAAGGCATCTAGAATTGCAAACAGACAAATGACAATGTTTGGACGATTTATTAATAGAATTATTTACCATGGCAAGAATTATGATTACCAAGAATTATGATTACATTTAAAGAACAAAATTATCTTGAGATATTTAACAACTATCATTTCTTTTATTATGGCTATCTTTCTAATTGGGCATTCACGCCATTCATTGACACTAGAACTTGCATTCCTTACAATTGCTCAGAGCAATATATGATGCAACAAAAAGCTCTTCTATTTAATGATTTTGAAAGTGCTCAAACTATTATGAGACAGAAACATCCAAGACAACAAAAAGAACTAGGGAGAACATTGAAAAATTTTGATTTGCAAGTTTGGCGAACACATGCTCGTCAAATTGTCTATGAAGGTTGTTTTTATAAGTTCACTCAAGATAAAAATGCCTTTGAATATCTTATGAACACTGTAGATCATTATTTGGTTGAGGCATCTCCAACCGATACTGTTTGGGGAATTGGAATGGCTGAAGGTGCAGTAGGCATTCAAGACCCTAAAAACTGGAGAGGAACCAATTGGCTTGGTCAAGTTCTTACATGTCTCAGAGAAGATCTTATTAAAATCCCTAATTGATCAATGTTATACAGCACCTTTAAACTTGATAAAGATCAAGAAGAAACACTCAAGCAGAATGGAGTTACTATTCCAACATATAATATGTTTGAGGATGAAAAGTCCATAGTATTTCAACAATCTGAAAGAATTTCGGTTGATCTCATTCCTATCATAGAATTTAAAATTATTGTCAACAAAGAGTGTCTACATAGACATCAGATGGAATGGAAGCCAGTTTTTAAATCACATTATGATGAACTTTCAACTTTGGAAAATTATGGAGAAAGGCTTCTACAATTCTATATTGGAAGTGCATTAAACAACGAATTTGGAAAATTCTTAAACACACTAATTAAAAAAGCATGAACTTTATTTTATATAATCTTGGCCAATATTTAACAGAGAAGAATAAAAATGATGAATGAATTAAAATTATTTTCAATATATGTAGAACAATCTTGGCATACTGATGCAGATATTCTAGTTTTAGCCGATTCGGTAGAAGATGCTAAAAAAGCTACAGAACGAATTGTGAATTTAGAATCATATGACGATTTATATAGTAGAATGGAAATAACAGCAAAGGAAATTTCTATTTTAAATCTAAATGAAATTAAACAAAAACCTGATATGCAGTTTATTGCTCAAGATAAACATGGTTGCTTTGATTATTATGAGTTTGACGAATTTAAAACTTTTATTTCTGATGAGAAACTTGAAGAGTTGAGAATTAAAAAAATTGAAGAAAATAACGGACAACTTTCTTTATCAGAGATAGAATGAATAAATTAACCCGAACTGACATTGATGAGTTTTTAAAAATACATAACACTCCAGAAAAATGTAGAAAATTTCTACAAGACGCCGGAATCATTGGAGAAGATTTAAAGCTTACTCAACATTATCGTCCTGATCCATGGGAAGATAAAGAGAAAGAACAAAATGATGCTCTAAAAGCTTAGAATTATCCATGAAATCATTTAATGACATTCAGCCAAGTAAAGATTTTATTGATATTTATTATGATTATTATCTTGAAATTGCATCTCAAGAAGAGTTAAAAACTGACATAATAACTCAACAAACCTACTATAATATATGCAGAAAATTTGATATTCCTATTCCAAAACCAAACTTTCCAAAAAGCAAACTATTAAAATTATTATGACAAATCAATTTAAATTAACTGAGCAGCATATTACTCTTCTGAGGAATATGTATGTTAGATGGAATAACTGTGAAACTGGTGCTCCAGAAATTGATCCAAAAAGACCTTATGGTAACTCATATGTTCCTGGAGATATTCATGAACTTTTAACTGGTGAAGATTCAGAATTGACTGAAGAAGAGGAAAAAAACTATTTAAAGTTACATAGGGAAACAGAAGAAGCTCTAAGAATTTTTCTTGCTAATGCTAAAATACATCCAGAAAATTATAGTATGGAATGGACAGGATGGTGGGAAAAATCCGAAGAAGCTGATGTTGTTAATGAAAGTGATGATTATCTTATTCATGAATGGTATAATACTCAAGACCTACAAGTTTATTTTTCAATAGTCAACGCTATGACAAAGGGATTGGTGGCTGGAATTACACCAAGAATTAAAACATTTGAAGAGGCTAAAGGTGTTGTTATGAATTTAAGAAAATATAAGCAGCAAATCTATCACACTGTTTGATTCTATATACCATAACCCACCCAACAAAAAATCTTCATGAGAAAAACATTTTATTCTAATAACTACAGAAACTCAATTAATTTTGAAGTTTATAGAGCAAAGGATGAGTTTGCACTTAACCTTATTCTAGAAAATGACAATGAAAAAACTATAACATTCAACATTTGTTTACCGTTTTTATTTAAGTTTTATGTTTCTTTAGATCTACTATTTTTATTTAAGACTAAGTGGTGGGGAAAACTTCTATTACTAGATGATGAACACAAATATGATGGGAGACGATTTAGTATTAGTATTTATCCCGATAATGATCACATTTTAGGTAAAGATTATATTTTTTCTTTTGATTTAGGAACATATCTCCATGAATCTGGATGGTTTCATTTATATAAATCTCTTGCTGAGACGATTTATGGGAAAAGTAAATATAAAAACGAAACACTAGAAGTAGTAAATGAGAGAGTTTTTATTCCCGGCGTTTATGGATACGAAGATAACTATTATGATTTAAAGGTTACCAAAAGTCTTTCAACCTGGACTTATGAGAGATTTAATAAAATGGTAGAATCAATAAGATTTGAAGTTGAGTGTGAAGATGGTGTTCCACATAGAGTAAAATGGGGTGAGCAGGATAGGTGCTATAGTATAACATATCATGAGGATAATAATTCTATTATTGGAATGATAAGAACATGTGCAGAAAATTGGGCTGAGTTAGCTATTAACAAATTTATCAATGAAATTCAAAGTTGTAGAAAAAATGGATAAAAACTTATTAGTTGATATTAATATTCAACCACTTCTACCAGTAGAAAAAATTTCATTTAAATATACTTTAGTGGAATTAACAAACAAAAATCAAATGAGAAGTCATCATTGCGGTCAATTATGTTCTGAAGAAATTAACCAAAAGGTTAAACTTTGTGGGTGGGTTCATAGCCGAAGAGATCATGGTGGTTTTATATTCATTGATCTTAGGGATCGTTCTGGAATTGTTCAACTAACAGTTAGCCCTGAAATTGGAGAAAACTTATTTTCAATTGCTGAACAACTAAAAGAAGAAACGGTCATTCAAGTTTGTGGGGTCGTAAAAGAAAGACCCCAAGAATCAGTTAATGAGAAGATATATACCGGAAAAATTGAAATAGATATTCAAGATATTGTTGTTCTAAATTCTATAAAATCAATTCTTCCTTTTTCAGTTTCTGGTCAAGAAATTGTAAGAGATGAGATAAGATTGAAACATCGGTATCTTGACTTAAGGCGAGAGAACATGACCCGAAATCTTCTTATTCGCCATGAAACTGCAAAGACTATTCGCAATTTTCTTGAAAATGTAGGTTTTATTGAGATTGAAACTCCAATTCTTATTCGCTCTACAAAAGGAGGTGCTAGAGACTATTTGGTTCCTAGTAGAATGCATGAAGGAGAGTGGTTTGGGTTACCACAATCACCTCAAATCTTTAAACAATTACTGATGACTGGTGGATTTGAGAAATATTATCAGATCGCTAAATGTTTCAGAGATGAAGATCCTCGTTCTGATAGGCAGCCAGAATTTACTCAATTAGATATGGAAATGAGCTTCATGACTCAAGATGAAATTCTTGAATTAAATGAAAGGCTTATTCAACAAATTTGGCTTTCTATTAAAGGAATTAAATTAGACTTACCATTTCAGAGAATGACTTGGAATGAAGCTATGGATCAGTATGGTTCGGATAAGCCTGATCTTAGATATGATTTAAAACTAATCAACATGAGCGATTTATTTGTTGATTTTGGATTTAAAATTTTCTCTAGTGCAATTCAAAATGGTGGAGTTGTAAAATGTATATCCATTCCCAATGGTAATAATTTAATCAGCAATGTAAGAATTAAACCTGGAGGTGATATTTTTAGTGAAGTTCAATCCTCTGGTGGTTCTGGTCTTGCCTTTATTAGAGTAAGAGACAATGGAGAGGTTGACACAATTGGGGCAATTAAAGATAACTTATCTGATGAGATTAAACTTGAGTTGTTAAAAAGAACTGAAGCAGCACCAGGAACATTAATTCTATTTGCAGCAGGAACTTTAAATGTTGTAAATAAATCTTTAGGACAGCTTCGTCAATATTTGGCAAGAGAACTTAATCTCATAAGTCCTGAAAACGAACCAAGATTTTTATGGGTTATAGATTTTCCAATGTTTGAACAAGATGAAACTAATGGTCATTTAAAAGCTTTACATCATCCTTTCTGTGGCATTTCGGATGAAAGTTCTATTAATTCTGAGTCTATTGCAAAAGCATATGATTTAGTATTGAATGGTATTGAGCTTGGTGGAGGTTCTTTAAGAATACATGATTCAAATTTACAAAGAAGAGTTTTTGAATTTATTGGTCTTACTGAGGAAGAAATTGAACAACAATTCGGATTTCTTTTAGATGCTTTGGATATGGGGACTCCACCACATGGAGGAATAGCATTTGGGCTTGATAGAATGGTGATGCTTTTAGCTGAAGAAGAATCTATAAGAGATGTCATTGCATTTCCAAAAACTCAGCAATCTAGATGTTTACTTATAAATGCTCCATCAACAGTAGATGAATCCCAACTTAAAGAACTGAAAGTTAAAAATACTTAAGACACTTAAAAGACTGGCACACTTCAACTTACTTTGAGTGTGCTTTTGCTTTATGCTGTTGAAAACAAGGAGAATTTTGGTATGAATGATAAAAAATGGCAGGGTTGGGGGACAAGTCCAGAACCAGGCTCGCCAGAAGAGAGATACGAGATGTCTCAATGGTTGAAACAATTGTCAGATGGCTTATGTGCCAACGATAGAATTATTGATGGCTGGAAGGCTGCTAGATGTGCAGTTTTATTGATAGAGCCAATTCCTAATATGGACACCAGCCGCTTAGATTACCTTTTACAGTTTTTAAAAGTTGAAAATGTTGGAGATACAGATTTCTGCCCTGGAGTCGTTATTCAAACTGATGATATGATTTATTCTCTTAATACTGGTGTGATCAAAGAAATACATAGCATAATGAAAGAAGGAATTAAATCTGTAAATATGAGGAGAATCATTGACCAATCAAATATGGGATGTAAATGGCTATATAACAACAAATTATGATTGCTCTATCATAAAACATCATACAATAATATAAAATCATGACGCAACCACAACTTGCAACAGATCTTCAAATTTTACTAGAAAATGTACCAAAAGAGCAAAAGCCTTGGATAATAATTTCTGAACTTTATTCTAGAGCCGGAGAAAATTTCAAAAATGCATATGAAACTACTGATGTAAATACTCGTAAATGCTTTAAAGCCTCAGCACAAATCTATCAGTCTATTGCACAGACTTTAGAGGGGAATAATGCTTAATCAATTACATGACTGGTCCTTAGAATATTTGGATTATGATTTCGTTTATTACTTTGAAACTACAATTGATAATCTATGCCTTATGCCATGGTATTTTAAGCGATTTGTCTTTGCTATTAGATGCTGGTGGTTTTGGGTTTACGAAGCAGAAAAACGTGAAAATGGACGAAAAAACTTTATTGAATGTCCTTATCATTGGACCTTCAACGGTCAAGGAAAACCAAGGGCCGAAAGAATTTGGTCCATCATTAACGAAGGATCAATAGATATGCTATGTGATTACTTGGAATTCAAACATTAATTAAAAATGAAAAAACTGTTTAAAAACTTAGAAGAATACAGAAAATGGGCATGGAAAATGTCTTGTGAGAGTTTAGATGACGACATTAATAAATGTTTGGGTCTTATCCCATTTGATGAGTTTTATGACTGTTATGAGACTGTCATAAAAGAAAATGGTGCAATAGTGTTCTTAGATGAATATGAAAATGAAATTCCAGATGATAGTGCAGAAAATATAGCTCTAGATAATTCAATACTCAAATTATCATTTCCAATTGTTGTTGTATATAAATTTGATAATGGGAAAATAAATTTTTGTGAGTTTGTTTCTTTAAATGACTTTTCTCTAGCTAAATTTAGTGAAAAGTTATGGTTAATGTTGTAGAAACTATTGGTGGAGATGGAGCATCATTAACACAATGGAAAGATGAAATTCCTAAAGCCATTGAAACTGCCATATCAATTTTAGGTATGGTAGAATATCTTGATCCAGACTATAAGCCTGGCACTTTAACTGAAAATTTTTTAAACCGCTTCACAAACAAATGAAAGACTTTAACTATTACGAAACTACGACCAACACTTATCCTCGTTCAACCGACTATACAACTTACTATGTCTATGATAAAGGTAAAACAATATGGCATGGTTCCTACAACGAGTATAAAGACAATAAAGATGTTCCATTCCCTAAAGGTTTTACTTTTCAAAAGATTGTGGATTCAGATGCACTTAAAGAACATGCCGCAAAATACCGTGAAGAATATAATCGGCTATTAGGAGAGTTTAAAGAAGACCTTTTTGAAGAATTTGGAGTCAGTCAAAATCCAAAACGAGAACAGTGTTATTCACTTGCTTATGAAGATGCACATTCATATGGCTTAGAATCAGTCTATGATAAATTTAGTGAACTTGTGGAATTAATCAAGTAAATTATGTATAAAAAATTTAAAAGAAAAATGAACTTCTTTGAAAAAATTCAATGCGGTTGGAGACAATGTTTAGATAATCGTTGGGAATGGTGGTATCATCTCACGGAAGGACCAGATGAAATGAATTGGGAATTTTGGCATATTTTAAATTATGATCTAGTTAAATATGAAGAGGAGATGTATTACAAATGACCACAGAGCAGAAACTTGAATTTTTGATTGACCTAATCAAAAAATATGCAGAAAGTGAACATGGATATGATATTCATGGAGATTATTTTGATTATTCAGATGGTGGAAATTATGATGATACTTTTGAAAGTGGTGCAGTTTATGGTGAAATAAGTTTTGCTCGCGCACTTCTAGAAAAAATTGGAGAGCCCTTTATCTATCCAAATAAGAAAAATTAGTAATTTTAAACTCTTTATCATTTAAAACAATGAACACAAATTTAACTTATGATGTCTACGATAAACCAGACAATGTAAGCCGCATTAAAAGAGATGCTGAAAACTTAAATTCTGAATGACGCAGAATTTATATTGAAGATTATATGATTAACAATGGTGTAAGTAGACAAACCGCAATAAAAGAACTTTCAAGTAATTATTATGATGAATTTGCTGTTAAGGAAATTGATGTAATTGATTGATTTTGTGAAGCTTTGCAAACTGGCACATTGAACTCACATCATACTTTTCAATATACTATAATTGTAAAATACACCAAAACCTCATGAAAATTTTTGACATTGTTAATCATTCATTTGATGATGAAAAGGCATATTATCTAGAATTTTTCCATCTTCAAGAATCTAAAGGCTATCTCCATGAAAAATGCCTCTTTAAATTTCATTACATTAACTGTCTTGACGAATTTGAATATCGTGGAAGTCCTTGGTTCAGTGTTTATTTTTCTTTTGTGTCTTGGAATGACCTCTTTTTTATTCAATTCAAAATTAAAGGCATTAGCATAGGTTTTCACTTTTTTGCGGATTGTAATGGTAGTCATCTTAATTATGAAACTTAAAGATCTTAAAGAAAAAATTGATAAACTGTATAACCAGTCAGATAATGCCGGTGATACTGAAGTCTTATTGCTTGAAACTTGTGATGACGGATCTAGGAGTTATCTTTCAGATAGTATTGATATTGAACCAGGAAAAGTATTTAAAACAACTCATAAAAATGGTAGTGTGTTTGAGTATAGTCTTGAAAAATATTTGGTATATGTGTGTAATAAACCTAAAACTGCAGAAGATGCTGGACTCACTGAGACTAAGGTTGATGTAATAATTATAGGATAATAGACATTATTAATTTGCATTACTAAAATGACCAAAAAACTCATTAAAGAATATAAATTTTTGGAAATATGTCTTTTTGAGGGAAAACTTCAAAATATACAGAATAAAATTCAAGACCTTATTAATGAAGGTTGGGTGAATATCAATGTTGATGGATTTTCAGATTATAATGCGTTTGAAATATCTAAATTACGCTTAGAAACCGACGAAGAATATGATACCCGCATTAAATTTGAGAATGAACAAAGCGAAAGACTAGCTAAAAACAATAAAATGATTGAAAAGAGAGAAAGAGAAACATTTCTTAGGCTAAAGAAAAAATTTGAACCGTCTTAAATTATGAAAATCTCTAAAACACATCAACGATTTGCAGATCGCTTAAATGACCAAACCGCTCTAGAATACCCTGAACATTTTCTAGGACCCAATTGGAAGAATGTATTGAACTTTTGGTTTTATTTGGATACTTTGAGTGAAGAAGATTTTAGATTAAATTATGTTCGTTATTGGGCTTTAGACGCAGATTCTAGAGTTTCTGCTATAAACAATGCTTGGGAAGCTGCTGAAGCTACTATATGTAAGTATTATGCATATGAAGCTTGGCGTGCTGACTCTACATATCAATTAGGAACTGTATATGCATCTGGTCATGCAACCAGTGAACTCATTGGTTCTCATAATCTAGAGGCCTTTACATTTCTTCCTTTGTTTCTAAATCCATGAAAATCTCTAAAGCACATCAAATATTTGCCGATCATTTAGATAACCAAAATGCTCTAGAATACCCCGAACCTTTCTTAGGACCTAATTGGAAGGATGTTTTGAACTTCTGGCTCTATTTGGATACTTTGAGTCGCGAAGATTTTGATATAGTTGGTAAGCGTTATTGTGCTTTAGGAAGGGTGGATACCTTAAAGAGTCTTACCCGGAAAGCTGCTAGAGATAATATATGTTATTATTATGTATATGCAACTGCAGCTTGGGTTGTAACTCCTACACTTACATGCATTCCTGCAAGTGTAGGAGTTACATGTGTATATGCAACCCTTGAACTCATTGGTTCTCATAATCTAGAGACCTTTACGTTTCTTCCTTTGTTTTTAAATCCATGAAAATCTCTAAAGCACATCAAAATTTTGCAGATCATTTAGATGACCAAACTGCTCTAGAATACCCTGAATATTTTCTAGGTCCCAATTGGAAAGATGTTCTGAACTTCTGGATTTATTTGGACACTTTGAGCGTTGAAGAGTGTAAAACAATTTTTATGAGCTATCATGCATCCCACGACGGTTCACAAAAAGCTCTTTCTTGGAAAGCTGCTAGAGATACTATAAGCCATCTATATGTAGATAAATCTGTTACAGCTACTTGTACTTTTGCTGAAGCTTATGCAACCTTTGATCTCATCGGCTCACATAAACTTGAGACATTGAACTTTCTTCCTTTATTTTTAAAACTATGAATAAAATTAATTTAACTAAAATGATTTTTGATTATTGGAAAAATCATATGGAATGTCCAGTTGAAACTATAAAATGGGGTCTTGAGAGTGATCCAGAAGGTTTAGTATATTATGATGGATATAATGCAACATTTTGGTATATCCTAAATTTGGGCTGGTATAAAATGAACAATATGTTATATGCTTCCACTAAATGTAAGGAGCCTTTTGATAATTATTTAAACGATTTAGAAGAAGATTACTTAAAAGAGAATGGATATGTTTAAGTTTTTAAGAACTATAGTTATCTTAATTTGTTTGATTGTTTTAAGTTTATGTTCAGAACAATTTGAAAAACTTTATTTTACTTGAAGATTAAATTAATGAAAAATTACTACTGTCCAGAATGTGCTGGAGATATTGACCTTGGAAACGCAATTGATCCCATTGAAGAATATTTATCTCGTTATATCTCTCCAGTTAATTATAAAAATATAGAGGTTATTAATGTTTATAAATGTAAGAATTGTGGTTACTCCTGTGATGATTTAAGAGACATTTTAAAAACTGGCACAAGTCCTTTCCCTAGGCTGAACCAGTGACCTATAATCGTATTGAACCACATAAATCCACTATGGCTAATGATCAAGGAAAAAATGAATATTCTTATTGTGGACTTACATTAGAAAGAAATTCTTATGCATGTCCTGAACAATATAGTGTTTATGATGGGGTTAATCTTTGTGGTTGGATGCGACTTGGGCATGGCATCTTTATAGTTGATTGTTATTATGATCCTAACGGGTGGTCTAGTGAAAGAGTTTATGAAAGTGAAACTGAAGGAGATGGCATATTCTATGATGAAGAAGAAAGAGAATATAACTTGAAAAATGGAGCAGAGAAAATCTATGAATGCCAAGGAAGGAGAAAGGTGATGTGTAGCAATTCTCAAGGTTATTATGGTTCCAATAACAATACTCCAGAAGATGTTATTGATGATAGCAAAACCATCTTAGAACGTATTGCAATGATTTCTCATGGTGGTGGTTTGATTGGATTTGCGGATGAATCGTCAGCACTTAATGAGATCCGTCGCTTATCTCAGCCTTATGTTGGCAATCAAGTAAACCGGGCTCAGTTTTTATCTGCACCAATTGATAACCGAGGATATGTTGATCTACGTCAAGTGCGTGATAGGCTCCCGAAGCCTAATAATCAAGGAAAAATTAAATGAACATTCAAGATGCCATTGATGTAATTGAATCGGTTTCTGGCTTTACCGATGAAAGTACACCCGTAGGTGAGGCTTGGAAAGAGGTTCTTTCTTACATATACCACCATCCTGCCCAGCCAGTGATGAAAGACGCCAATTCTAACAAATGTACCACTGAACAACAATCATGGGAATGCCCGAACATGTTTGAAACTGGTTCGGATTTTTATTGCGTGTATTATTCTTGCAATATATGCAATCGCACAAAGACTCTCTATTACGATGACATGAAATGAAACCATCCGATGCTGAACTTTCTGCCTTTATTTCTGAGAGGCTAGAAAGAGTGAATGAAGATTTCACAAAAACCGATGCACTTATTGACATCCTTAGAGATGCCATAGATTTTTTTAGTGGTTCTCCAAAAGAAACTATAGCCTGGTTAGAGCTTCATGCTGATGCTGCGACCCCATATCCTTATCCTGATGGTAAACATAAAACTATTATTCCATGTCCAGAAAGAGAAGTATTTGATAATCTTAAAAAGTCTGCTCAATTAATAAAAAGACTTTCTGAAAATTCTGCAAGTAATATTCATCCAGTTCATGTAAATGAAAATCCCTGGAAACGACCTGGATGGTGTGATAACGATGGAAAATGTTGGCTGATCACCTCAAGCCGCAATGCGACAGATTATAGCTTAATATATTCAAATTATGAAAGGGTTGAAAAATATCCAGACATTTATAAATACATGTTACCACATTACGCCATTAACTTACCAAAACTATGACAAACCTTTCAATTTGTGATCTTGAGGTTTTATTTCATTGTCACTGCTCACCTGAAGTTCATCCAAGAGTAGATTCATCTGCAGTACAAAAATCATATAAACTTTTAGAAGAATGTAATCTTATTGAAAATCTTTATAGTGAAGAAACTGAAAGTGAATACACGACAACTGAAAGAGGACGAGTTCACATTAAACAATTATGTGAACTTCCTTTACCAAATTCTGCCTGGATTGATGGTAATGGGAAACTTATTGATTTAAGTTAATCAACATTATTAAAACAAGGAGATTAAAATGAATCTTAGAAAATTAACCAAAAAAGAATATGGTCTTGAACTTGATGACCTTGAAGGAACATTTGATGAATTGATTGAAAGACTTCAAAAACTTAAGGAGTGGTCTCAAACCTTGAGAAATCCTGATACTGATGAACCAGACCCAAATGGAATTAAGTATGTTGGTGTAGGGTTTGGTGGCCCATCTGGACATGGAACTGCATTATATTACGAACAGGAAGAATCTGATGCAGAATATAGAGTTCGTATGGAGAAAATGCAAAAGACTATAGCTAGGACTGAAGCAAAACTTAAGCGGTTGAAAGGATTGTAATGAGCAAGCAATTAACCCCGAACATTAAAAATTATTACAACTAATCATCAAATGAATAAAGAAATTAATTTTGGAACTCATCCCCTACGTTATGGTAACAACAACGTAACTGTGGCATTTACTAACAAAGAAATGGGATTTGAATTAGAGATTAAAAATGAAATTTATGTTCATAGAGAAATTCTAGATTTAGAAATGGCTAAAAATTTAAAGAAAAAGATTGAAGATGCTATTAAAGCTTATGAGGAGTTTATGAGTTCATGAGCAAAGAACGTAACTATGAATTTCATATCACTGCACATGAACAATCTATTAAAGCTTTAAGTGAGTTTGGTATCCCTATCCTTGGAATTGCCATGCTTGATAAAGAAGGTTTTGAAATTCAGCGAGATTGGATGACAACTATTACTAAATCCTTTCATAGTCAAGAGAATGCAATTTCATACTTAGGATCTATTTTACAAAAAATTCAAGGTACTCCAATTTTTAGAGTAAAAATTGAAACTCCTTATGATGATGGATTAGATCTGAACGACTTTAAATATATTGAGACACATAATAAAATTGTCCAAAGACCAATTTATTATATGCCTACAAGTAAAAACATTATATCTGGCAAATTTAATACTTACAGAAGAACTTATTGAAACACACAGATGTTATAATGTTGAAAAATTTGAACGCTTTGCTCAAAGTTATGGGGGAAAGGTTGAATTATGTGTTATGGATACTAATATTCAACATGATTTTGAATGGTTTAGATTGTATAATTAAGAACTCCCTAGCCACCCTAAAGAACAAACAATTATGAAAAAGCTTGAACAATATCCGATTATTCCATCGTCTGAGTTGCGAGAACAATGGCAATCTGAGTCGCCAGTCAAAGTCATAAGTGTTGAGCGTGAGGATTATATGATTGACCGAGCATCTAAATGGGCAGCAAACCAAGAATTGAATGCGTGTTGTGATTGGATGGATACGCAAAGCCTTCACCTTGATGGTAGTTATCTCCATGCATATCGTCGCCCCAAACCTCCAACTCTAAAAGAGAAGGCACTTGAGTCACTTGAAAAAATTGAGAATAATGTGGCAACATACCTAGATGCTGCAATTATTAAAGACGCATTGCAGAAACTTCCAAATGATTGATGAAGAAATGGCTATTGGGTAAAGGGTAATGTGTTTCACATTTAAAACTAAATGGAAGAACTTAAAGCTTTTATAGTTCAAACATTATTGATTAATATTCTTAAAAATATGAGCAATGACATCAACAGTCCAACCATTTCCTATTAGTTCATATCTCTTACTATTTGTGGCATTATCAACAAGAGTATAATTATCAGAAAGAGTTTGTAGTCTCTCAGCTTCTATTGGAGTAAAGTAGCGAATATTAAAATTTTCATCTAATATTCCATTTGGGTTTACTTTTCTTAAAGTAAATGACTTTCCATCATTTCTTAAGTGATTTGTGAATTTTCTGCTGCTTCCAATATGAATACCAGTATTTTTATGTACCGTTTTATTTACTTTAGACTTGTTGTAGTTACTATAATCAAGTCTAGTTTTTGGTAAATATTTGTGAACAGTGTCATTTTGTAGAATTGATTCCAGATAAATCTCAGAATCTTCTGGTTGTGTTATATCTGGAATATTTGTCCAATACAATCTTTCTCTTGATTGAGCTGAAACTAATTTGCTGTTTATTAATATTGGTTTCACTCCTAATGAATTTGTTATAATAACCTTCCACTTATTTTGCATCTTTACGTTTTCAAGTAAAAAATAAGTGGGCTTAAGTTCTTTAATCAATCTTACATATTCCTAAAAAAGATAAGACTGACCATTGAACTGAAAATTGTTTTCTTTGAGACTAAGATATTGTTCTAAATTTGTGATCTCAATTTTCTCTTCTGTAATCATTCCTGTTTTAGTGCCACCAAATGAAAAAGACTGACAAGGTGAACCACCAATAATTAAATCAATCTTATCAGTTACATTTAAGTTTCTTATGTCACCTAACTGAATTGTATTTGGAAAATTATGTTGAGTGACTTTAATTGCCATTGGTTCAATTTCACTTGCATAGTATTTGTCAACCTTTATTTTTGCTCTTTCTAAAGCAACTTGACCACAACTAATACTATCAAAAAGAGATAAAACATTCATAAGTAAACACTATTAAAGACGATATATTTATTATGCAAGACTTAAAAGAATTTATTAAACAAAACTGGAAGGGAAGAGACTTTCTAAAAATTGGCTGTAATAAGCATTTAACGAACCAAATTAAAGAAAGAACTCAATTTCATTTAGAATAAAGTAATTATGTTTAAAAAAGAAAAAGAAAATAATTACGATGAATGCCCAGTTTATTATGTCTATCATATTATTAATCCTATAAAAGGAACACCTTTTTATGTAGGTAAAGGTAAAGGACCAAGATGTTTTCAACATTTAACTCCTGCTGCTGGCTATACCAAAAATAAAAGATTAACAGGACATATTAAAAATCTTAGAGCATCTGGTATTGAACCCATGGTTATTAAAATAAGTGTAGATTTAAGGGAAGAGGATGCCTATAATCTTGAAGAACAAGAAATTATTAAATATGGTAGAATTGGATTTGATGAAGGTGGAACTCTTCTTAATATTTTTATTGCTAATAGACCTGAAAGGATGCTTGGGGAACGAAATGGGTTTTATGGTAAAAAACATAGTGAAGAAACTAAACGTAAACTTTCAAAATTAAATACTGGTAAAAAGCATTCAGAAAAATCAAAAAGATTAATAAGTGAAGCTAATAGAGGTAAACCAAAAACTGAAGAGCATAGACAAAAAATTAGAGAAAAAGCTAGGGGTAGATATGTTAAAGAAGAAACAAAACAAAAACTTAGAGAATATAATTTGCAAGAGGATATATTAAGAAAAAATATTGAGTCCAAACAAAAAGAATGGATAGTTATAACGCCAGAAGGTACTGAAGAATTTGTGATAAATTTATCAGAATACTGTATTACTAAAAATATTAGTAGATCTAAAATGTATTCTGTAGCTGCTGGGAGAAGGAATCACCATAAAGGATACAAATGTAGAAAAGTTGAAAGCCAATAAAAAAGAGGGCTTTTGATGCCCTCTATTGATTTGTTGTTCTTAATGGATCAGGAAAGATTACGAATTGCTACGCGACGGTAGTAGCGGTTGGAATTAATACGCAATCTACCAAGACCTTGTTCTAGACCTTCAGCAAAAGGGTTCGCCACGATACCGTATCTAGACTTAAAGGCTAGACGCGGCTGGAATGAGTCCTGATGAACCGCCCTAAACATCTGCAGAGGTAAGTATGGCGCATAGAAAATTCCAGCATCATAGGGACTTGTACCCTTAAACCCAACCACATAATATTGAGTTTCGCTAACGTTGGCAGAATATGGATCAATAAAAACACGGAATTTGCCCATAAGAGTCCCAGCAAATAGATTGCCAGTATCATCCACAGTCAAATTAGCATTAAGAGCAGGAGTATAATCAAGTACACCAGCCATAGTAAGAGCTGAAGCCACGTCAGCAGAACAAACAATAATGTTGCCCTTCCCACGACGAGTGCGCTGTGCAATAGCATTAGCATCGCGCTCAATCTGGAACAGAAGACCTTTGAATTTCTCCACAGACCAACGGCCATTAGAGTCAACGTCAAGGTCAAATACACCAGGAGTCGCAACGTTTACTGCAGCACCTTGCTCAGCCACTTTATAAACTGTGCGAATAACTTCGCGGTTAATTTCAGCTAAAATTTCACTAGACAGAATATTAGCCAACTCGGCTTCAGCACCAAGACCATGGATAGCCTTAAGATCCTGAGCAAGTTCCATAGAATATTCGGCCCTCAGAGCACGAGATTTAGCCTCTACGGGAACCCGTTCAATGGAGAAACTCATCTCATTGAATTGATCACCCGTGGCATAGCCAAGCTGCTCGGCATCACCAGTCTTCATTGCCTGGCCAACTTGATAGCCAAGAGAAGATGCAGTACCAACAGGATTAAGCAGCCCAGGATTAGACCCAAGATTTGCAAAGTTAGTAGTACCCATACCAACATTGGCATCAGTAAATCCACCAGTCAGATTGAAACCACTATCTTGACCAGAGAAGGAGCTATCCACTTCATCAAAGAAGGTCTCCCTACCAGTTTGATTGTTATAGCGAGAGCGCATCGCAAAGATAAGACCAGTAGGGCCATTCATTGCTTGCACACCACACACATCATATGCAATAAGATTAGGCATTGACCTACGAATCATTGAAATCATGATCGGGTCAAAACCAGCAACAGGGCCAGCCCCAGAGGCAGAACCACTGAAGCCACCACCAGCACCAGGAGCATTAGCGAAAGTAGTAGGAGATTCAAAGAGCATCCCCCGAGCAAAAGCACTTTGCTCACGAAGATCCTTTTCAGTGTTTTCTAGCAGGGTTGCAGTGACTTGTCTCCGATGAGAATCCTTGATAGGCTCAACGCCATCAAAATTGAGAATCGGTGCCCACTTTTCCTGCAAATTGTGTTGTTCGTTTAGAAACATTTGCGTTTACCTTTAATAGTTTTGAATTTGATTGATGTTATATTCAACTTTGGCCAATCATTTGAAGAGCTGCGAGATATTGAGCCATTGTGCCAGAAACAGGTTCTGAGGAATAGACAAAATCTTCAGACAGATTCTCTAAATTAGCCTGCTTATTAACTCTACGAGCAGGGAAATAAGATTCCTTAAGAGTTAAAAGCTTTTCTCTATAGCTTGATTCACTTTCAAACTCAACACTTTCAGAAAGTGTGGCGAGCTTCTCTTTCTGAGTGACTGCAAGTCCTTCAGATACCTCATCAAGAATCCTATCTGCAACCGACTCAGAGAGTCTTTGGTTTAAGCGGATGTTCTTCTCAATTTGCTCGTTGAGTTTATCTTCCATTTCATCTAGTTTTTCTACCATGCCTTCCAGCACGTCATACTTTTCTTCAGGCATTTGCACATAATGTTGTTCACAAAGTCCCTTAAGACCTACTAAGAAGGATTCAGTGACCTTAACTTTAATTCCAGTCTCAACTTGGAGACGATTTTCTTCTAGCCACTCTTCGGCTACATATTCAAGATAAGAATCAACACGCTCTTCAAGATCCGCTTTAATGGCTTCAACTTCTTCTAAGAGTGCTTCTTCATATTGAGCTTCAAGAGCTTCTTTTAATTGAGTTGCACGAGTTTTTAGAGCAGCCTCAAAGATGGTTCTTGCCTTTTCTTGAAATTCCTCAGAGAGATTTTCACCAGCCATAAGAGCATTAACATCTTCTTCAACGTTAAAATCCTCTTCATAGACTTCATCATCTTCTTCAGTTTCATCAAGATCTTCTTCAGATTCATCTTCTTCTAATTCATCAAGCTCTTCATCCTCTTGATCTTCTAGAAGCTCTTCATCTTCATCTTCAGCAGATTCTTTAACTGCACCTTTTTTCATATGTGGCATAGGGTCTGCAGGCTTTGCATTTTTAGTGACTACATTTTTCACTTGAGATAGGCGACCTGCAGGATCTTTAAACTTTGCAGAGTCATCATCATTACGATAATTTTCTGGAGTAGGTCCACCAAGATCTTCCCAGCCTGCAGTTTGACCAGGGGGCAGATTATCCTTTAAGTGCTGCATTGGTTCTGCAGGTTTTGCATTCTGATTCACTGCAGTTTTAGATTGAGAATTTTTTGCGTCCATTTCTTGTAAATTTGTACCACGAGGCATTTTAATTTCTCCTTTTAACCCTAATTAATTTGTTAATCTATGTTTATTTAGTAAAGTAAAATGTTTGATCAAATATGATTAAGAAAACTTTCAAATAATTGAAGTTTCTTTTCTTCTAGTTGATGCGAATCTACTAACTTATTGATAGTTTTTTTAGTATTTTCAATTAACCATTCTTTTTTAGTTACATCATAATACCAATTTTTACCTTCCATAATACCTTCAACAAATGCTGAAGTACATGAAGGATCATGAACAATATCTGCAACAGTTGAAAACATTAAATCATCACCAACAATATTAACACCTTCATTTGTTGGTCTTAAAGACCCAACAGCTCTAGATGAAACACCAAAACGAATACCCTCTTCATGTAGGTTTGTTACAATTTGACCCATTGGAGTATTTAATACTCTTGCTCTACCATAAAAACAATTTCCCTTAGGAGTAAGAGATTCAATTAAATGTGAAACTCTGTCATAGTTGATTGTCGGAGTAGCCGGATGGTTTAACTCTCCTACAGCTCTATTAAATTTAACGAAATTCTCAACATAATAATTCACAGCATTATTAAGAACTTGAAACGGATAAATTCTACCATTTCTATTCTTTATTTCTGCTTGACAGAATACTCCTTCAATAAAGAGTTTTTTCTTTCCTTTCACACTTTCAGTGAGCATTTTCACTTCTTGTGCTTCTTCTGTAAATAATTTCATTAATTTTAAGATATTATGAACTATTTATTGATGTTTAATTTGTATCTATTATAGCGGAAATACAGTCTATTAAATTATATTGTTGCAATAATTAAACTGAGTGAAGTTCAAGAGCTTCTAGACTTAGTATAAAATGAAATTCTCCATGGAATCGCTAGAAGTTTTCCCGTCACGACTGGCCAGGCATCAGAGCCGCAATAAAATCACCCGGAAGCTTGAATTCATGCGCTTTTTGGAGCAAAGCGCCGCCGATTTCAGGGGAAATGTTTATATGCGGCAAGCTGGGAGGAGTGGGGCCATGAGGGGATTCTACTCGGCGTCGAAGGCCTCCTGCAGCGCCTGCAGGAAGGCGGGGGGCATGTGGTAGTCGTCAATCATGATTGATTGTGCAGTGGCTCAGGAATAACAAAATCAACAAGCTCCGCCGGCCGCCCAGTCTGAAGCAGTCCAGCGGCTGCAAGCGCCAGCAGGCCTTCGACTAACGGCTCCTCGTCTAACGCTATGCGTTCGCGTTCAAGCAAACGGTTTTTCAACTCTTCGACTTGTGCATTAGATTGCGCGACTTCTTTAATCGTCGCATATTCTTGAGGGGTTAGCCTATCTATAAACTGTGCGGTTGTTAGCGATCCTACTAAGTATTGAGGCAGATTTGCGTAGTTTAGGCCAATCTCCTCAAGCAGATCTAGAGCCATTTGCTGAGGCGATTTTCCTGCTTCATTTGCCGCGGCAACCAAGCCTCCATAGGCGCGGCGTGAGATTTGGACTGTGATTTGGTGAGTCATTTGGTTTAATCAGATTGACCTGTGATGTACTGGATACTAATATAAATAACGCCAGTCCCGTCAAAGGTTCCCCCTGTTGCCGTCAACAATATATCTGTTGCAGAGGGAAAATTTTCAGCTAATTGGCCAGGAGGCCAATTCCTGTTGTCTGTTGTCGTTCCCAATGCTGTGCCAACAATAGATCCGAATCTGCCTGGAGCCGCCAATGTACCAATTTGATAACCAGTCGCACCGTTTGAAGTGCCAAACGCCGTTGTTATTTTAGACGTGACGCCCATCACCATGGCGCCGGCAGGAATTAAAGCGGCGGCCGTAACCGATGGCCCGGAGATGTTCGAGAGAGTTGCTCGCGCAGTCTTAATAGCAATGCGATGATAATCGGTAGTGCTAATGGATCTATCGTACACTTCTAGTGTATGGCTAGTTGCGCCCTGTGATAGTGATAATAAACCGCCAGACAACGCTAAATTTGAGCCGCCTTGAAGTGTTATGGATAAAGTTCCTAGCGAAATTATTGAGCTACTGCTCATGTTTCCTATAATTCCATTTAGGTTTAATGTTCCATTGTGAGAAAGAGAAAAAACCCGAGTATTATTAGTTAAAAAATCAATAAATCTACCATTAAAACCAGATGGCATATTGACTCCTAAAACTGTCCCGCTTGTACTCCAAGAGCTAACGACTGGCGCTCCCGGTGGTTGCACTAAAATATTCGGAGTCGTTGTTGCTCCCGTGCCACCAGCAAATAACCCCCCTGTTATTGATAACGCCGGAGCGCTCGCAGCGCCATTGCACGCAGATGTAATCCGGCCGGAGATTGTTATATTTCCGCTTCCGTCAACTACACTTGTTGGCAGGCCCGCAAATGCGCCCCCGGAATTCCACTGGAGCTGACCGTCACTGCCACCGGGCGACCCGCCCACTGCGTTGAGCTGCCCGCTGGCGATGGACAGGGTGTTGCCAAGGCCCAGGAACTCCAGCCGTGATGTGGCTGGATTCCAGTAGTGCAGCCGCGTCAGCCCCGCGCCGGGGGAGACGGCCGCCAGCTCTTGGCCGGACAGGGAGAGGATCCCCTGCAGGTTGGCGGCCAGGGTGGCGGGGTCGTGGTGGCTGGCCGCCAGCAGGTGGGCCGCGATGGCGCTGGAGGCTGTGCCTTGGGGATCGGCGCCAATGTCAGTTGCAGTAAGAGCATCGGAGCCACCAGTTGAGTGAGTAGCTTTGTGGGCGATGGCAGTTGCAATCCCTGCAGATGTTGCATAAGTTGCAATCCCTGCAGATGTTGCATAAGTTGCAATCCCTGCAGATGTTGCATAATCTACAGATGAAGAAATACCAGTGCCAGAACTTTGCTTCCAAGAAGGTATTGTTCCTGGCCCATTTGATGTTAAAACATAATCAAATTGCCCTGCTGGTAAAAATGATGTTATTCCAGAAGAATATTGATAGAGTAAATCTCCAGTAGAACCACCACTAACATTTCCTATTGATACATTAGAAAGATCAAAATTCCCCAAAACTCTAAGATCTTCATTGATTATTACACTATTTGAAAATGTAACATCAGTAGTTCCAAAACTAACAATACTTTGATTAGTTTGCGTATTATTAAAATTTAAAGAAGTATTTGCATATGAAATTGTATTACTAGAAGGATTATATGAAAGTCCTGAACTTGTATAAACTCTATTTTTTGTTAAAGAAGTAGTGTTAGTGCCAACAAAAGTTAAATAGAATGATGTATTAATCCCAGAACTTTGCGTGTAAATATTGTAAGCACTTTCAGCAATTGGATCTTGCACTGTGCTCACTTTAAATTTGCTTTGTTGTCCAAATCTAACTCTAATATCTCCACTCATAATGATGCAGTTTCCTCCACCATAATTGTTCCTTTTATTGGCTTAATTGTTTCAATGCCATTTGTAAGAAGAACATCAAAATAGTTTCTACCTGAAGAGAGAGTGGCAGTCACTAATCTACTCATAATAAGATTAACATATCCAGTAGAACCTAAAACTTCAGTTTCAAATGATTTAAAATTTGGCGAAGAGGGATATTTTCTAATTTTAGATATAGCAGTATAATTAGTCAAATCAAGAAGATTTCCATCAAAAGATTCAATTACAAATGAAGTTGAAAAATCTTCACCCTTTTCAATTGTTAATCCCAATATCTCTTGAGTTGCCATTTTAGTTGGTAAATCCTACTTTATTAGCTTTAATTGCTGAATTTGTAAAAATAACATCAGATGAAGATTTCTGTAAAAACTCCACACTATAGCGAGGTAAAGTGAAACTATTAGAAGTTGCAGCACCAACAGATGTTGAAATACTTACAACAATTTCTCCACCAGTATCATTACAAAGCCTTACACAAGTTGCAGAATTTAAGCTAGTTGCAGTTCCAACAGTTGTTGGAGTTGAAATTTGAGTTTCAATGACTTTAGTAATCTGCATGAATATAGTCTCCTTTACCTATTATTTATATTATCTACTAATTTCTTCCCAATCTAGAGAAGCATGAACAAGAGAATTATCTGAACTAGACGATAAAGCTAAAGATAATTCATGGGGAGTATTAGTAAGTCCATTTCGCTCCAATTGGAACTTAAATAGCGCCTCTCTTAAAATATTTATAGTTGTATTATTTTGATTGGAAGCACTAAAATAACCAAGACCCAATGCTCTTCCTCCACTTATTCCACCTCCATCAATTTTATATTCAACTGCTGAATCTATTCCTGCATCTATCCAAGTTCCCCCAGTTGTGATTCCACTGCTTACAAGTTTCCAATTATAATTGGAATTATTGGTAATACCCATAATTGATAGAGCAGTTAAAATGACAATAGCATCCAAACGATTTGGACTTGTCTTTAATCTTATCGTTACAACTGGATAGAATACTCCAGAACTTGGTAATGATACTGGTGATAATATAGGTGTTCCAATAGGTTGTTGTAGACCTCTTAATTCATATCCACCATCTGAAATAACAGTTGAACAAATTTGCTTCATTGAACTAGAACTTGTCGTAATTCCAGTATTAAAAATTTCATACCGAATCGGAAGACTAGCTGTAGACATGTATGTAGAATCAATTATATTTGCATGTCTAAATGTGTGAGTATGAACTATTTTGCCATCAATAATAAATCCTGCTCTTACATTACCTACACCAAGCCATTCAATATCAGTCCAAAATATTTGTGATTTTGATGGATTTAATTTTATCCCAGATGGATTTGATGCTCCAATTCCTGTTAAATTGTCAATGTTCCATTCAGATTGTAGTATTTTTGTATCAGTTACTATGCCGCTAACACCACTTCGTTTTACTATATAAAAGTTTGAATTTTCTTGCTCAAAAAATATGCCATTTTCATCATTAAAGTAACCAATTCTTTGAGTTAAATTTTCCTTATGATCATTCATAACTCCAGTATTATCAATAGTCAATCCTTTGCCAGGTTGATATGAAAATACTCTTAAAGTTTCTCGTATAATTTTACAAGTTGATCCAGTTCCAATTGTAAGATCTACTAGACCCTGATGTGTAACAAACCCCACTGTACTTCCTGAACCTACTATTTTTGTTGCCCATAGACCATTATCTCTATATCTATGAGAAGAATCAAAAAGTGTAACTGGATTTGAAATTTTTAGTCGCCCGAAAGCATCATATTGATTTTTGCTAGCTTCATATAAATGTGACACTAAACTATCCTCCAGCCATTTCTATAAATTAATGTTAGTGAACCATAATCAATAGCTATAGTAGCTTTATTTTTCTCATCAATTGTATCAGAACCTGATGGGAGAATTTCAATGTAGCGATTAGTTCCTTGCGATGCTTGACCTAGCTCATCTTTAATGACATAACATGTCCCAGATTCTACATTTTCCGGTAAAGTAATGGTCACAGAACCTGCATAATTTACGCCAATGTAATAATCAACATCATTTGGTGTGTAAGATGGGGAGGTAACCAAAACAGTTGCATAGCGCATTCCATTGCTACCACAATCCGCACCCTCCCACTTTTTAATATCTGAATTATAGCGTACAAATTTATTGCGATTCTTTACACTATTTCTTATTATATCATCTAGAAATTCAAACCTAACTTCACCACCTCCTCCAATAGTTGAAAGTTGTTGTTGTACTCTTGCTAAAAATGACCGATAATGCTTTTGGAAAGCATCAACGGTCATGAATTTTTGATCAAGGGGAGTTAAAGGATCTTGATTTTTTGTAGTTGTTGGTTCAGCTAAAAGACCTAGAGATTTTTCAATTAAAGGTTTTTTTAGTTTTTTAGGTGGAGTTATTTCTTCTTTTAATGGTGTAAGAAAAAATTCATCAAAAGAGTTTGAGACAATTTCTTCAACTTGTTCTTGTTGAAATTTTTTCTCTTTACTTACAGCACTAAAAAATTCATTTAACTCTTTCATTCATCTTCTGGGCCATTAAATAAAGATGCAGAAACTTCAGGAACAAGTTCATCAACTTTTTCATGAGCTTTAGACGAGATAATTTGCTTAATTAAATCGCTAACTTTTGCAGGAGATTCATCTGCAGCAATAAGATCAAGTAATTCTTCCATTTGTTGTTAATTAACTAAGTCTATTTAGATTTCACCACCTTTGGGCATTTTAGGCTCTTTAATCTTTATATCTGGAGTTACTGGAACTTTACCAGATTCTCCTTTAATGTTATCAACTGCAGATGTGGCTTGTGTAGCTTCAGGTGGTGGCATTTCTTCTGGAGCAACATCTAAAATTGGTTGTCCAGTTTGTGGATCAATTGGAGTATTTGGATCTGGGATAACTCCATTTTCAATTTCGCTTTCAATTATCTTATCTTGTTCAATAATTTCTTCATCTGTTTGCCGTAAAATTTTTCTACGGAGGTAATCCTGTGAAAAATATTTACCAACATATGGTTGAGCCATTGAGACCATATTTAAGCGGTCTGTAAATAATTCAGATTCTTTAAGTTCAGCAAAATGGTTATCGTATAGAAAATCAAACTGAATATGCTCAGACATTCTTTTCCAGTCTTCTGGAGTTACAATGTTTTTTAAGATTAATTGTGTTCCTAAAAGATCTAAAAATAAGCGAGAAAATCTCTTACGCAGCCGTCCTACAAATTTTGTAAATTTTACTTCATCTCTTAATATTTCGGTAGATCTACCTAAGTTGAACCCACTATCTCCGCCAATACGAGTTTCAGGTACATTTAGTGATTTATAAAGGTTTCTTTTGAAGTAATCTAAATCAGCTAATTCACCGAGATTATTGCCCGCCGGAAGAGTAGTAACTTCAGTTCCTCTTCCACCTTCTCTACGAGGCAACCAATAATCTTCCATAAGACTCATAAAGCGTCTAGAATTATCAACTTCACCTGTAATGCTATTATAGTTTAATTTGGTGCGATACCGCATCATAGTTTCACGAAGAAATTGCTCAGCTTTTGGTTTTGGCATATTGCCAACATCAATATAAAAAATTCTTTTTTCTGAGCTTCTACTGAGACGATAAATGACAATACTATCCTCAATCATTCTAAGTTGATTGAGAGGTTTAATTGCTTTATTCATCCAAGAAAGAACAGTTCCTTTATTTCTATCAACGAGTCCAGAAGTACAATAAGCAATAGAGTCTTTTGTGAATTTTATTCCCTTTTCAGAACCAGCAGACATATCTACTGCTCCTACTGGATAGGTCTGCTTTGGGTTATAGACAAAATATTCTTCCAATTCTGGAAAAATTTGTTCATTTACATTTTCTTCGCCATAAATCTTAGATAACGTGTTATTTTTATTCTGCTTTTTAGTGTGTCTAACAAACCTAATCTTCATTGAATCAATATAGCGAATATCTTGAATACCCGCATGGGGATCTTTAAGATCAATTAGTTTGTGGTAATGTAATCTTCCATCAATATACCAATTCCTGAAGATCTCATGGCATTTACTATCAAAATCTAACATCTCAAGAATCGTTTTAAATTCTTTACGAATTACTTCTTTAATTCCATCACTAGCATTAAGATTTGAAAGTTCAATCTCAATTGGGGAATCATTTGTGTCAGAAACAATTGCTTCATTTACAATATCTTCAATGGCATCATCAACTTCTTGATGAAGTGACATTTCTCTATATCTACGAATCAAATCAAATTCAGTTCTATAGACACCTTCAATGTCTACATAAGAACCAAAAAAACCAGTAGTTAAATAATGATCTGAACCATCATCATTGTTTGGTGGAACTGGTGAAACAATAGATTTAGATAATTTACCATTATCCTCAATAGAAAATCCAAATAATTTGGCCATTAATAAAATATTCTCTTACTTTTGACCTATTTAGATTAATTAATTGGAGCACTCACAATATCAGAAACTCCATTAGCATCTCCAGCAGTCCAGTGAGTCATTTGAAACTCAACGGTAAAGTTTTGAATTTGATCAACAGAATCCCAGTTAAGATCAATAGCACTAACATTACTTGGCCAGATGTTATGAATAACATAGGTTCTAATGGGCCTTATTGAAGTGTTATTAGTTGCATTTGATATTGTAGAAGATTCAATCCCAGTATCAGCTCCGCGTCCATATTGATACACATAACCAACAGCAGCCATATATGCTTCAGGATTTGTAACACCAGTTCCAGTATCTAAACGGTTAATTGCATTTGACCAACGCTCAAAAGCTGTACGAATTTTAAGATTTTCGTCATTGATCACGGTAATAGTCCAAGGATCAAATTGCCTGTCCCCAGGAACTTTTAAGGTTCTACCTCTAAAAGCCACATCAACTGGAGGAGTAATGGCAGCAGGAATTGGAGCACCCTTACACATAAATTCAAAGGTTTCATTATCCCAACCTGTTACAATGCTGGGAAATGCTGGAATACTCACTTCAAATAGGTTTGACCGAGCACCTCCACCAGCCAATTTACTCTTAAACCCTGTGATTGTTTTTAATGATGCCATTTTACTTTAAAACCTCCGTTTTATAATTGAAATAATAATCAAACCCTACCAATCACTTCTTCAAAACTAACACCGTTTCGTGTAGCAACAAACGTAAGTGTAACATAATTAATAGACTTAACTGGCTTAAGGTAAATGTCAGCTCGGAATTCATTATTACTTATAATATCAGAAGTATTATTAGTGGTATCACATATTACTTTAAAATCATATAACCCGCCCTTATTTAAAATGTCTCTGAGATAAGGTTCAACAATATTAATAAAGTTTAAGCGAGTTGCTTCAGTATTATTTTGGAAAATAATTGAATTTGCTGTAGATTCAATAGCTTGTTGAACGGTTAAGAATAAACGTCTAACATTAATTCTATCAAAATCGGAGGATCTACCAAGAGCAGTTTTATCACCCCACATTGTTGGCCCAAAACCGGGGAAATTCACAATTGCATTAATTCTAGCAGGATATAGACGATCTCTTTGTGTTTTATCTGGACTATATGCCAAATTGATAGCCCCATTAAGAACACCACGCTCTTGTCCTGCCGGAGAGTTCCACGGGAAAGAGTTAATGTTCGTTCTGACCATCAATCCAGCAACATCTGCATTGCAAGGAATATATCTATAACGGTTATTGAAACGGTCAAAGACATATTTGTAACCAGAATCAAAAACCGCATAAGAGCTACTAGAAAGGGTTGAAAAGAATTCAATAACTTTAGTTGTTTGAATTTCACTATCAGTAATTCCCACAACATCTGAACGGTGTGGTGAAACCGTTGCAATACAATCTTTGCGTTGTTCAGCGAGGCTAATCAATTGATTAGCTTTTGCTTGAGAATCAATCTTATTAACATAACCAGGACCCATAATAAGATAATCTAATGGATAACGATCCTGGTTTAAGAAAAGTTGATAAGCTGAAACGATATTCGCAAGTGTTGGTAACATACCTCCATCAGCATTATAATCCTTTCCACCTAAAAGTGAAAAAACCGAGCTTCCAATTGCACTGAATGTTTTATTTTGAGCTGGGAGATTCCAAAGACCTGAACTATTAGTAATAGCAGTAAAAGCATTACTGAACCCCGTTGCATAAACTGTTTCATTATTGCTATTATCAGATGGATTGTCACCAACATAGAGATAATTAGAATACTCCGCAATATAATCTTTCCAGAAAATATTTAAAGGTGCATTAACAGTTGAACGAGTATCACTAGCCTTGGATAGATTTAAATGTTTTTCTAAAATATTACCTTGAATTCCAGTAATAGTGCCAGTATCATCAACAACTACAATATGAATTGCATCATTTTTACCATTTCTGTCTAATACATATTCATTGGTAACGGGCTTAGCTGCAATAGATTTCCAATAAATCGTACTATTAGCTAAAGGAATAATCTGTTCATTATACCAATCTTTTGAAGTGGTTAATGTGGTTGTAGCAACACCAACACCACTAGAATTGATAATGGATACTACATTGTTAGTGAGAAAGGAACGAAGTTGAGATCCTTCAGCGTATGTTACTGGAGTTTCAACATTACTAGAACTAACAACAGATGTGATTTTAACATCAATTGTGCTATTACCTACACCAGTAACAATTGCTTTTAAATAGCCATTAAAAACTGAAGTAGTTCCAATCCCCGCAGCAGGCTGATTGACTAGAGGTGTAGTAACACCAAGACCAATAACTCCAGAAGTAGCAGCAACACCAACCGTAAGAATTTGATCTGCCTTATCATCAATTAGAGCCACTTTAAGGCTATTTGCCCATTGTCCTGGAGTTTTTGCTGCAAAGATATAATTCTTAGCATCACTGGTATGATTTAAATTATAATCATTGAAATTTTTGATTTTTAAAGTAGCCTCACCAACACTTGAAACCCCAACTGCATCATGCTTGGAGTTTGCATTGACCAGATTACTTCCATCACACCGAATGACATTTAATGTGCCACCATAGGATAGAAATGAAGATGCAGAAAGCCAGTATTCATACTGAGAATCAGCATCTTGAGGTTTACCAAAAACATTGAGAAGGTCTTGCTCACTTTTAATAGTTACAGCTTCTTCTACTGGTCCAATATTAAATGGACCGGCAATTGCTCCAATATTATCAATAACATTATCAACCCGACCAAGAGTTTGGTCTACTTCCCTAATAATATAACCAGGAGATAATTGTGGAGTTGCCATTTTATGCCTATATTCAATAAGTCTTAATAGTATTTATTAAATTGGGCTTTTAAAAGTTATAGTTCCAAAAATAAGAAAAATCTTCCTCATTATCCGTAGCAAACCAAATGTTTCCTTCTGAATCAACTTCAGTATTTGAGTTATCAACGGTTGAAATAAACCCAAAAGGTGTTGTGTCATTATCTTCTAATTCTTTCTCATGCTCTTCTCTTATTTTTTTGCGAATATCAGTTTCAGTAATTTCTTTAAAATAATCTTGAGTGCATAGCCAAGATAATAAAACCAAACACATAGCCAAATCGTCATTCTTACCCTCCTCAGCACTATAGCTATTATATTTGGAAACGAATGTGGTAAGTTCATCAATTATTTCGTTATCATTAAAGATTAGTTTATCCTCTTCAATAAGAGTTTTTAAATTAAGGCATCCATTCTTTTTAACTGGCTTAGACATCTTAATTCCATATTTAACCCCCTTTCCAGAGAAATTTTGACCAGCTACCTGGCCACCTCGTCCTAGTGTTTTAGTTTGAAGCATATTTGGATAATCTAATTCAAGATGCAGAATATTAGCAACCTGACACCCCTCTCCATTTACTTCACATAAAATGTATGCATCATTATAATGTCTTCCTACAGGCTCAATGACATCTGGAAATCTTAAACTTGGAATATCATTATTTCTATATTTTGCAACAACTTTATATGGAATTTGGGAAACATCAAATACAACAAAAACGGAATAGTCTAATTCAACACCTTCTGCGACATCAACCGTTATTACATAGACTTTATCTGGTTGTGGATCTTCATAAACATCTAAGAGATCTCGGCTTTTTAATGGTTCTTCTATTACGAGATTTCCAAGTTTCTGACCACTTATGAGTGTGTCGGATGAGCCTAGGAATTGGCATTCATATTCTGCATCCCAGGCATTTTGGCCAATTTTACTAATAATTTCCTTTTTGTATTTTTCATCTCTATTTGGATGTTCATTCCAATATACTCGTATTGGTGCATAACCACTCAATCCTTTTATAGAATCGTTCCATAATTTATAGAAATGATTCATACCCCATGGTGTACTAACGATAATAATTTTTGATTCTTTTCCTGATGTAATTGTAGGGAAAACAGAGTTCATAAAGCTATCGGCCAAATGACTAGGCACGAAAGCATATTCATCTAGAAAGATGATATTATATGAATCTCCGCGCACAGCCGTCGCTGAAGTTGAGTTTGCTACAATTTTTGAGCCATTTTCAAGTTCTAATGAACCTTTATTCCAACTTTTAATACCTTGCTGCATCCATTTTGGTAGATTTTCATAACCTGTTTGTAACCTATTGAGAATACCTATAGCAGTTTTTGCCTTATTTGCTAGAATAGCAATAGTTACATTCTCATTAAAAATGGCATAATATAAAAGATAAGAAACTACAGTTGTTGAATTATGCGTGGGAATAAAAGATTTTCCACATAAAAATAGATGCTCTTCGCTGTTAATTTGAATACAAGCGACAGGCACACTATCAACCTTTTCAATATGATGAATATAATGTCTCTCCTCATTTTTTCTCGTCCTTTTGTTTAAATCAATATAAGCAGTTTTTCGGGGAAGAGCAAAAACAATTTCAGTTGTAGTAAATGAAAGAGTGTAGTAGGTTTCTTCATTAATAATTTTATCTCTTATTCTAGATTTAATTCCCAAAGAAGCTAAAAGTTCTGCAACTTGTTTGATCAATGAATAATTCTTTTGATAAAATTCAAAAGATCTTGAATTTTTAGTTAATGATCCATCAGAATCCATTAATCCACGTAGAAGTTTTAGCCTATCGTCAAAGGTTGACCGTAAATACTCTTGCGGGATGTGTTTATTATTGAGAAGTTTAGCGACCTTTAATTTTGTATGTAAATTTTTAACTTTAAAAATGATGCTATTATCAATCGGACATTCTAGTTCAACTTCCATTCTAGTCTTATAAAAGTCGTAATCATCTTTATGAGCAGTTATAACTCCCCACCTAGAATGACCATCTCCCAACCATAAACCTAAAGTATAAGGTTCAATTTTTAAATCTTTTTTGGAAAATTCTACGGGATTACTTTTTTCTATGTATATCGGTCCTTGTACTCCACCACCTCTAATATTAGGCTTTCTTGTTTTGTAAATATCAAAGATTTCTTTGGTTGTTGCCACTCTCTTACCCGCAGACCAATAACTACAATTCACTTCCCATGGGTGGTCATAATCTGCAATAATTTCTTCACCAGTATCAAAATGAATTTTATAACAATCTCTATTATACATTGTTTCAGTTTTTGAAACAACTTTAACCTCTTTACCAGATGGAGCCAATACACTATCTCCAACTTCTATCTCTTTAATTGTAGACCATCCATCCGGGATTGGTATTGGAGTTTGAATAAATAATGGCTTACCCATTTGGCGCGGTAGAAGTGCTATATTAAAGCGATTCTTATGGAAAGACTCTAACATCTTTTCTTGAAATGGATACATATCAAAATTCTGTAGACCCTTATCTAAGGTTACAATTTGCATATAATTTCTTGCAAAATAATTCGGGTCCATTGAACATTTTCCAAGTTCAATTAATTGCTCTTCAGTTATCTCTATATTAGTGTTCGTTTTTTTTAATAGTGGATTCCCAAGATAGTGTTTGTCTGACATAATATGTTTCCGTTGTGTCTTTGTGTTTATTTAGCGTTACAGTGGATTTTATTAAAACCTTCCAATAAGACTCGCATTATCTCAAAAACTCTAAAATTATCTCAATTACTTGGAAATGATTTGAATCCACACCACATAGAAACCAAAGCAAAATAAAACAGACACTTTAAGAACCGCACCCAAAACAGCTCAACCACCAAAAGGTGTGTTAAGATTGAAGAAATCTACAAGGTTCCACACAATGGCCAGAGTAAACATAAATGAATTACTAAACACCTTAAGTAATATTTGGGTTGTGGAATACAGAGAAAGTGAAAGTGGTTGGGTGAATGGTACGTGGACTGAAATGTTTGATTCATATGAAGAAGCGCAAAAAGAATTTGTTGATACAAATAGTAAAAATACCTCAAACGATGTTCCTGACTATTATATTATTGCATATAAGCCTAAACTTTTTTGCGATTACTATGGAATTTAACTAAAAAATAAACTATTAATTAAGAAAAATGATTAATCTTAAAGATCTTTCTATAGAAGAAATTCATGAGCTTGAAAGACAAATTCAAGAATATAAACAAAATAAAAAATCACTAATTGGATATAAGGTGACATTTTGTGTTATATTTAATCCTGAAAAACATGAAGAAGACTCTCTTGGCGATATTGATTCGTTTGGAGAATGGTTAATAGATGTTATTCAGCCAATTAAAGGATCCTTTAATTTAAATCCCCCTGAGTGTGTTATTTTAGATGAAATTGACGAAATTCCCATTGATGAAGTTCAAGAATTAATTGGATAGACAAATGACAAACTCTAAAACCGTTTATGGCGTTTTTGCCGAGGGGTGGGATTATTATGCCACCCCAAAATTAAAAAAGCTATTCTTCCACAGCTCTGATGCAGAGGCTGAAGCTGAAAAATTGAGAAATGAAGAATATGATACTTGGGCGCTATCCTGTAACAGTAAAATTTATTGTTATGTTACTGTTGAAGAACTAGAAATTTATTAATTACTCACCTAAGAATAAAAATGAAAGTAAAAGAACTCAAAGAACTACTAAAAGATCAGCCTGATGATTTAGAAGTTATTTTTGGAAGACTAGATGAAGACTATGAAAACTATTATACTGAGGTTAAAAATGTGAATGTTGTTAAAATGTATAAAACTCAACCTGTTAATAGTGATAGACCTTGATACTACTACAACGAAACGAAGCCTTACACACCACACTTTGAATTTGTAGAGACTAAAATGAGGGCTTTACTTCTATATAATAAAGAAAATGTTTGTTTTAAAAATCTTCAGCCAAACATTATTAATTAACACTTCCAACGCCTTCTTGCTGCAAGGCCTCTAGGCCCCTTCCAGCTCCTTGAGCGGCTGCAAAAATTCTTCCTACGTTTCCAGGCTTTACTTCCTTTTTCAACATCTCCCGTAACTGGAGCCTGAAGATTGGATCCAGTTTCTCTATTATATTTTTCTCTTCCTTTAGCAGTTAAACCTCCTCCTCTAGAAACTGATAATTTTTCTCCACGTCCAACTGAAAGGCTTGGACCCTCTTCATCTAAAAAATCGGTATCTTCTCCAATTGTCTTATTCTGCAACAAATAATTCTTAGAACGACTATTAGGAACTTGAATTAAAGGTTCCCCATTATTTTGAGTTGCAAGCTTGAATGTCACAACTTTTGCATCTGGATAAACTTTCACAATTGCATCAGTAATTTGATTCCTATTGGGAACTCTAATTTGAGGAAAAAATAGTTGACATGATATAAGTTTTCCTCTCCATAAAACAAGAATCTGCATTATATGACCATTTTGAACTGGCAAAGTGGCTTCAGAAACTGGAACACAATTTGGAACAGTCTTACCTCTTTTCTTTTTTGTTCCAACCATTTCATACCCCGTCCAACAAGGATCTTCACCTTTCATCTTTTTGGAAGGTTTTTTAACCTCACTCAAAATATCAGTAAGAATTGTAGATTCATTCTTAACTGCTTCAACTTTCTTAAGTTTAGTATAATAGTCTGGCTTTTCCGCTAAATGTTGTAGAGCAATTGATTCAGCTTTTTCTTTATTATTTGTATGTTCTTTTTCAACCTTAATTCCCATTTTTAGTTGATCTTTAATCACTTCAACGGAGACTTTATGCTTTTTTGCGATGCTCTCTACCGACATTACTGGCTTAGATGAATCATCGCAACCGCATTCTTCATCTTCAAAAAGAGATTTAAGAACTCTATCTATAATTGTCTCTTTTAAATTTCTTTTCATTTTAATCCAGTCATCGGGAGTTTTGTTGTGTTTGTTTTTAAAGCCAAAATGCAGTTCTTTAGCTGTAAGATTATGCCTTTTCATTATTTTTCTCATAATCTTATCAATTGAATTATAAGAAATATCACCAGCCGCAGTTAAATTATTTTCAAGTTCTTTTATGGCTATATTTATATTTATCATGAGTCCCCTTTAAGTTGCTGTTTAATTAGTTTAAGCGCCTCTGCTGTAGTTCCATTAAATACAACATTATTTGTAACACTTGATGGACCTTTTTTAACTTTTTCTTCGCCAATATCCTTCATTTTTTTCTGTAAATCAATAAGCTTATCTGCAGCATCTGAAACACTCTTAATTAGGTGGCCAACAACTTCATAGCCTCTAGCGGTATCAAGCTCTTGCGCTAAATCTAAAGCATTTGAAATTGCTTCTTGTCCCTTTTCAATGATCGTGTAATAGCTATCCCTTGAATAAACATAATCCTTATCTATATCTTCATGAAACTTTTCAACTACAACGGTTTCTTCTTGAACAACTTCAACATCAATTGATGGGGCTTCAGCTAAATTAAAGGTTTCATTGAGTTTACTAAATTTTTTTGGTCTTCCCATAAATTCTCCTTAATCTATACTATAAGAAAATCCAAAATCATCTCCATATGGGATAAGTTCTCCATCACTTGGGGAGATTTTTTTGACTTCGGAACCAGATGTATGAATTTTAATTTCAGAACCATCCTGTCCACGCTTTACTCTAAGCTTATTTTCAGACTTGTATATAATCAGCATTTCCTCATCATTTATATCTATGTATGAATTAACTATAAGATTATTAGCATTTTGGACTTCAATATCTTCATCTTCTTTTGAAATTTCTTTAGTTAAAATAGTTTCAACAATTCCAGTATAATTTTTAAGTGCTCTTGGGGTGCTCTCAATTGATGAATTTCTATCAGGAGAATTGGTAATATTTCCAGAAACTAAACCAATAGAGACAGACTTAATAATTTGAGAATCCAAAGATTGTGAAGAAACTGGCCCAAAGATGTAAGTTTTGACCGTAAATTTTAAAGTCCAAATTAATGCTCTCCTATCTTTAAAATCCCCCTCATAAGTATCAATCATTGAAATATTATCTAAAACAATATCTAAGTCTCTTTTCTCTGATATGGAATCTAATACAATTGCACTAACTTTAAGATTTGGTTGAAAATATGGTAATATTTGCTCAACAATTTGCAGCATATCATCATTGTGTTTGGTCATAACACTAAGCTCAAAATTCAAATTATAAGGAGCTGGCATATAGGCTTTTCTCAGACCGCTCCCATCAACGGATTTAGAGCAAAAAGAAGTAGTTGTTGGTAGTTTTCTTTGACCATCATATGAAATTCCAACAAACTCAAATGACATTCTAGGTAATGTTATTTCAACGGGTTTATTGAGATCTGGAACATCGCGTAAACGTGCAAGAAATTCTTGAGTTGGACCATATGCAATTGGTACTGTTCCACTAAAAAATACTTCATTATTGTTATTGGTCTGTCTGATCTCAATGTTTTTAAACAAATTACCAAATATGATGACAGTTTTGCGTATAGTTTCGTTGTAAAAATATTCAAACATGACTTAAAATTTACCGAATGGATTAGATTCTGAAAAATCTATAATTTTGGCTGCTTCTTCTTGTATATTATAATTGTCAGCAAAGGCATCTGATAGTGTAGTGCTATTGCTAGGAGTTTCTACTTTATATGAAGCACCGCTTATTTGTCCAGTAATTAATTCGCCCCTTGTAAAAATTCCAGTTGGATTTGAGAGTTGAAGAGTCTTAGACTGAGAATCCCAAGCTCTTACTCTAGCTGTAAAACTTGTTGCTGAACCTACAACTACTTCATTGAACTGGTATGTTCCTACACCAACAAATACCGGATCCGAAAAAACTATAGAAGGTGCTACTGTATATCCATAACCACTATTGGTTAGTCTAACTTGAGTAATTGTGCCATTTTCAATAATTGCTAGACCTTGAGCTTGAACAGATGATATTCCAACAAAAGAAACTGTTACAACACCAACATAACCACTTCCACCATTAATAATATTAACCCTTCCAACAACACCATCACCTATAAATGCCATTGCTTCAGCACCTGAGCCATTTCCGCCGGTAAATGCCACTGATGGAGAAACAGTATAGCCAAATCCAGAATTTACAATATTGACTGCTTGCACTCTTAATTTATCAGGATCTGGACCACAAAGATCAGTGATACCACTAATCATTGTAGCAATTCCAGTTGCAGTTTGACCACCAATTGGAGCTGAACCAAAACTAACGATAGGTGTAGATGTATATCCATAGCCCCTATCTAACATAACAACAGAATAAACGCCACCATTAACGATGTTAGATGTAGCAGATGCAGTTGCCCCAGAACCAACCATAGCATATGTTTGAATTAACCCCTCATTAATAATTGTCGCATCAACTTCAACAATTCCAGTATCAATAACTTCATTCTGATATCTGAATAGTTTACAGCTTAGTTTATATGTATAAGTTTTTCCTAATTGGTAGAATGGTTCTTCATGTTCAACAAACTCTATCTCAAAAATTCTATCACCAAGAGGAAAATAGATTAAATCTCCCTCTTTAGGACGAGTAGATAATTCAACATTGGGTAGATTTCTAATGAGTGGCGAAATATAGTTTTCAAATCTTTCTCTAGAAATAGTAAGAGTGGTTTCTGTGACTGCCCTAATACCAAATTTCGTTGAAAGTGTTCCTGCTCCTTCATAACCTTCATAAGTTTCAACATACGCTTCAATTGGATAGGCATTTTTAAATTCAGATTCAATTACTTCTCTAATTATTTTTTTCTTTGTTAGATAAAATCTAGGAAGATAATAGATATCAATACCATAAATCTGAATAGATTCATTGATCATATCTTGGAGCATTCCTTGCTCTATTTTTGAATTATTATGAAAGAATGGATTTAACATCAGCCAATGAGATCAAATGCCGGCATTTCATAGTCATATGACATTCTTTCCATAATTATATCAATTTCTCTCTGAGCATCATCATAAATCTGTCTACCATTAAATTCAACACCACCCGGCAATTTCATACCTTGATATTTCAAAAGATTTTGGCCCCATTGTCTCTTGATTAAAGCTGTTGCATATCTTTTAACAAATGAATCATTCCAAACTTTCGTAGATTCTGAAGGATCCATCGCCCGATAACAGTCAATTACTAAATACTGACCAACTTGAACATCAGTCCAATTGACATCAATATAGAGTTTATCGCCTCTCTTATTAAATCTCACTGCTTTTTCAGGATTTAGAATCCAGTTAATGTCTTCAAGATATCTTTGCACCATTGTGTATGATAATAATTCAAGAGATCCCCAATAATATAAATCATTTAAAAATAACTGATATTTAATATTAAACATTCCACTAGAGAGATTACTACCAGTAGAAAAATTAAAAATCTTATTGACTCCAATAATGTGTGGTGGAATTTTAATATAATTTGCAGTTTCAGTGAAATTGTAACCATCAATAGATGTAGATGCAAAGCCAACACCACCTTTAGCTCTATCTACATCTTCTTGCGTTACTTGATATTTTAAGAAAGTTTGTATAACTCCATCAAAATGCCTTTCATAGAAAAATTGAAGAGCATCATCAATTAAATCATCAACTTGCTCATCCGCAATAGCGATATTAATTACAGGTGCTCCAAGTTGGCGGAGACAATAATCAACAAGTCCTTGTCTAGAAGAAGGTTGTGCCATATTATTTTATAATTAGTTATGTGAACAAGAATTCAAAAGTTTTTGTATTAAATGTTTAACTTCACTGATTTCATTTCTAATAATATCTAACTCACGTTCAACATTTTCAACTCTAGTTTTTTCTTGTAATTTATTTTTAGATGCATACAAATATTTTGAGTATTCACCTTCATTAGTATTAATAATTGAATTAGTTCTTTCATTTCTAACTAAATCTGGATGGCCATCAATTTTAGTGAATGTCATTTTAGCTTTCTCCGGCTAATGCAATGACCCTTAAATCATCAACTCTCGGTGGATATGCTTGATTTGTTGAAGTTCCCACAAGCTTAATACTATAATATCTAAATGGGGCTAATGAATTTGCAGTAAATGTATATTCTTTATATGAAATTTCATTTGGTTTAAAGCCAACCTTATCAGCCTTCAGGAGATTTAAATCATATAGGCCATTGTTCTTTGATGAGTCGTTGTTGATATTATTATAACCAGGAAAGGGGTAATAATTTAACGGATCATTTGGATTATTTGAAATTGAATACAGGCATCTTACCTCACTAAAAATATTAATATGAGCAGTTATATAAACTTTCAAACCATTTGCTGGAAGTTCAAGTTGATTTAGTTCACTAACATAGATAAAAGCTGAAGGATCATTTTCAATTGTTGCGACTCTACTATCAGTTTCAAAATTTTCAACTACATTATTGACACGATTGGATGTAAAAGATAGAGAAACTCTTTGTAAATCTACAGTCGGAGAAATATATGAACTAGAAGAATTGAATTGAACTTTTAATGTTAAAGACTTATTTCCAGGAAAATTATTCAAATGTAAATTTTCATTAACTTTAGATGCAACAACTCTGGGTGAATTAAAATAATTGTTTTCAGTTAAGTTAATTTCTGTAAACCCCCCATCAAGATATGAGATCTCATTTCCACTTATACTTTTACCGGTTGTTGTTCTAATTTGGGAAGTTAATTTTGTGGTTGGATAAACTTTAGCTTCAATGATTGGTCGGATTATTTCAAAGGGTATATTTTGTGTTGCTTTTACCGCATTTCCGCCATTTGATTCTGTTTCTTTAAAGAAAAGTTGACCTAAAGGTGAACCTTGACTTCTATTTGTTATACCTTGTGGAAGAGCTTGTATGTTGCCACCTTGAGTAAAATCAATCTTTATCTTATAATGATCTAATCCAATGGCATTAGCTTCAGTTGTATCACTTAAATTATGGGTTTTATTTATACGACGCAAAGAAACTCCATTCAATTCATATTTCATTACTGGCTCATCAACTGAGTAAGATGATGCCACAGTTTGATCAATAGAACGAGTTATACCACTTAAAGTATTACCGCTAATACCATTATATGAGATAATTTCAGAACCAATTAATATATAACCCGGATTTGTTGGGGAAACTGTAAGGTTTTCAAATGTAGAGAAACTTGAAACATTTTGTAGAATAATATTTAAAGTTGAAGTATTACTATAAGAAGCAGATAGTTTTGTTGTATTTACATCACTAACAACATTGCTAAGTTTTACATTACTTTGATTAGAATGCATTCCATGATTTTTATGATTAACTATTAGATGATCTCCACTTACTTCAACAGTTATACTATTTGGATATGCTTTAGTTGAAGGGCTAAAATTGAGATCAGCTCCAGAAGCTAGAATATTTTTATTTGAGTTATTAATCTCAAACTCACCTTGAACATTTCCAATAAAAAGTTCATTTACTCCAGTTAAAGTTTGAACCGATAATAACATATCAGTTCCTAAATTTGCAGACCCTAAAGAGACTGGGGTTATTACATCGCCAATACTATATCCGACTCCGCCAGAGTTAATTGTAGTTCCAGATGAAATTACAGAACCATTTGAAATTGTGATGGTTGCTGTGGCATTTCTACCAAAACCGCTTATAGATTTTAGTGGAACATTTGAAAATGTAAAAATTCCACTTAGAGGGGTATATCCAATTCCTGCATTAATTATGTTTAAATTGCCACTAGCAGAACCACTATAATCTAATAAATTTCCTGTGCCAGTAGAATTGGATTGAGTAATTATGTTACCTATAGTTAAACTTGGAGAAATTAGAGTTGATGCAAATCCAACTCTAATTTGTCTAGAACTATTTTCAATTGGATTTGGGTTGAGAGTAGCAATTTGATTATTTGCTTCGCCTAATTCAGCATTATAAAAATTAATATCACCCTGAGTTGATTTAAAATTCGCTCTATATAATGTAAATTTTAAATCATCGGTTTGAACTTCTGTCCAAAGAGAACCATTTTGAGATTTAAAAAATGATCCTGAAAGTGGTTGCTTAGTTACAAAAACACTACTGGTACTACTAGATGATAGATCCATCTCAGTTAGCCTAGAAATGTGAACTTTATATTGATCTGAATTTGATAAAAGACAAATACAATGGAATGTTTCACCTTCTAGAAAAATTGGTGATTCAAAAGTAACCCTAGTTGCTAAAGAGCCATCATTTGAAGTTGATATTTTATCAGGGTATAAAACTACCTCAGAATATTGATAAAATAAATCTGAAGGTTGACTATATTTTGTTGGCCTTAATTGTATAGTTACTGGAAGGGTAGGATCTTTACTGTAAAAAAATAGATCAATTGCTGTAGCAAAATAGCCAGTTTCTGGCTGAACATAAAATGTTTGTGCAATTGGATCTGCTAGTTTCATTTATTTACTACTGCGATAAACTATTTATCTTCCTGCTAAGCGTCTTGCAGCTTCATTTATTCTATTAAGCTCAGATACTTTATTTAATTGATTTATACCTGCAGCGCTTTTTAATTGTGATAATGAGAAAGAAGTATCATTCTTTTGATTTATGCTATTGACTAAACGATTTCCTTCGTCATCTGAAACATTACTCCCCCTAACTGAGATATCTCCATCTTGCCATGGCTTTTGTACTTGAACTTGTGGACTTCCTGTGGGTGGAGCTGGTCTTATATTTGGTGTAGTTGGAGTTACAACTGACCGTGGATCCGTTCCAACAATATTTTCCTGATATTTGTTAAGACTACCAGAAGATATAAAATTAGTTTCAGCAAAGGAAATTGCATCTCCAATTACTGTAGAGTTAGTTGAATTATTTGTTATTTTAACTAATTTGCTTCCAGTCTCAAAACTAGGAGTACCATTGGGTATGAAAATAGAACCAATAATATCCCCAACATTATCTGTTATCAGTTTAATATCGGATTTAATGATTGCTTCTGCATTTGATGTTTGCCCCTTTAATCTCATACCACTATCAATATAACCCGAAAAGCTACTTTGAACTATATTAGATAAACTGAAAGTATCAACATTTAAAATAGTGGAGGTTGATGAATAATTGGCTGCAATGTTATTTGTAGGTGAATATGGATTAATAGAAAAAATAGTTTCTGGGGAATTATAGGGGCCATATTTGTGATTGCTAGAGGCAGTCCTAAATTTAATTGCCGCTCCTGTTAATGTATTTGTGCCAATAACAGTCTCGCCAACTTGGAAAGTTCCAGATACCATTTGAATTTCAATAAGTTTGGGGATTATATACTTTTCTAATGACCTATTGTCAAAAAATACATAAAATTTCGTAAATGGTTTCAATCTTTTGCCAACAAATTCAATATTTCTTGAACGAATATAATTAATAATTTGACTACTAATTAATGTGTTTCCTTCGGTCCAAATTTTTGAAACATGATCCCATAAGACTGGATTCATACCATTTTGCGAATTTGCCTGAGCTATTGCTAATTGTTCGGGGGTTGCTACTAAAGTTTTAGCTGCAACATAATTCGTTGAAACCTTTACTTGATCTGCCCAAACATCTGTTGATGGATATAGCGTGAGAGACCCACTAAAAATATTACTTCTATAAGAAGAGACACTTTCAACCCTAGTTGAATATGGTTGAGTTATTTCAACAACTTGATCATAATCTAATGTAATAAGATTACCAGTTTTTTTAACATTGGTTCCCAATAAATCATCATTAAAACGCAAATCAATATTTGTTTCTGCAATAGTTCCTACGCCAATAATTGATTTTGTCGCTATAATTAAATCTAAGTGTGTTGTAAATGGTGTTGGGCGAAGCTCCCCTTCAGTTATATCAATGCTATTTTTAAAAATAGCTAATTTATTTTGTGGTATTGTAGTAGAAAAGTTATCCACGAAAAACCCAGACTTAAATCTATTATTACCAAAACTATCAGGGATGAATAATTTAGATGTATCGGATTCAAGAAGGGTCAAAGATGTGTAATATTCTAAGTTAGAAATTCTATCTTCAAGAATTTTAATATCCTCCATCCGATAGCGCTTATACATTTTAAGATCAATTTGACCATCTAATGTATTACACAAATATGCAGGTAATTTAATTGTAGCAATTTCAATAGAATTTTCTAAAGACTGTGGCGATAGTGGAGTTTCACTAGGATATCCTGAAATTAATTCAATATTTCCTTCTGAAGTTAAAAATAATTTATCAATTCTAGGTAAATAAAATGAATATCCTAAATTTAGAGACTCATCAGAAGCTAAAATATTTTTGGGATTTAAGTAATCTAATGAAAAACTTCTACCGAGAAATTCAAATGGAGATCTAGAATTTTCAACGGGAGTGAAATTTGAAACTCTTGGTCTAATATCAATAATATCCGAAACACTTATGCCATCTACATTTGGCAATTCACAATAATCAAAATTATTATATGAATTTATTGTAATAATGTCACCAACATCTGAAGTTAAAAACGATGCAGATTCATATACTACAGTCAATTTTCTAGTTGGCTCCTTTTTATCTGGCTTTCTTATTAGTTTACTATAATCATATATTGTAGATTTTTGATTTGTCTCAAATGAATAATGTGTTGTAATGTCTCGGTCACCTAAGGAAATTGCATTAATTTTTGCTGTTATACCAGATTCTTGAAATGTAACTATCTCACCAATAAGAAAACGCGAGGAATTTAAAAATGTAATGTTAATCTCTAAATCATTACTTTTTTTAGTGTATATTGCAACGCATTCTGATGTATTTCCTATAATTCTTTCACCAATGAGGAGATCATCAACTTTATTTGTTGGACCACTCATTGATGATAAATTAAGAGATGGAAGACTTGCTGAATTTATAGTTGAAGACTCAAAAATACCATAAATTTTTGTCACATCTGGTGATAAAAGACATAATTCAACATCTTGAACTCTAGTCCCATAAGGATAGTTTCCATATATTAGACCATCGTTAATAGTTGTAGTTCCTATTCCAGAACTACTGTAGCTAGATTTGTCAATAATTATGGTCTGAATTCTATTTTTATATTTTACCTTTTCTCTTACATTTATCTTTCTAAGAGACGCTATTAGCTTTGCTTTTGTTGATGTTCCCAACCCATTAATTGTTAAAGATTTTGAACCATTTGTGTAGACAAATTTATCTGTGGATAGTGCTTCTGTATTACCATCTTCCCTAATTAGTGCATATCGCTCTTCATCAAATGGTAAAAATGTTTCATCATTTTCAGAATTAATTGGCCCAATTGAATTTGCAGAAATTACAACATCAAATTGTTTTCTTATAGTGATATTAGAATTTGTTAGATTTACATCACTCACCTTATCTTTGGGTAATTTAGTATATAAAGTATTATCCTGAGAGCGACTACTAGATGCTGCTAAAATAGCAAAATCAGTAGGATTTATTGTTAAATTTGGAAGTTTTCCTTCACAAATTCCAATAACAGTAGTAACACCAGAAATTGTAAGAGAATTGGGGGAAATCCCAGTAATAGTTGCATAGTTTACAGTAGAAATTCCAGGTGTTGTAAAAGAAACTAGATTCCCAAGTTTTGCATTATCAGTAAAAATGCTAGTAGAATTAGTTACTGTTGAAATTCCAGTAGATTGAGTAATATTGACTTGCCCTATAGTTTTTTTGGGAACTTGTTTAACATCAGCCGTAAATGTAAAAGCAGTTCCAACAATACCATAAACAGCTTTTACATCATCCAGAGAATATGAAGTTACAGCTATAGAAACTCTTGAGTTTTCAATACCATTAAATTTTAATCTTTCACCAACAATAAATGAACCATTAATATCATAGGCTGTTAAAATACCAATATTTCTTGAATCATAGCGAATAAATCCACTAGCTCCACTTGAAGAACCTTCAATTTTACATGGAATATTGTAGAGTAAATCATTATTGAGATTTTGATTTAAGGCAATCTCTGTATAAGTTTGAATATCAAAAAGAGAAATATCCCACTCATTTATATTAGCATTAGTATTAGAATATGAGCCAGATTCTAATGCAAAATCATAAACCCTAGCCAATCCAATCTCTTTACCAGGAGCAATAATTTGTGAAACTCCAACTCTAGTATCTCTCAGACTTAAAGTATAGTTTGTTGAAATTCCCACAAAAGGAGACCCATATACTCTATTAAGAGTTAAAGTTGGTCCGGTATAATAATTAACTTCTTGGTTTTCAAGATATTTTTTAGTTCTAGGTTTTTGGAAATCAATGAGTTTAACTCCAGTATTAATTTCATAACCCTGAACGAATGCACTTATTGGAGAAATTTTATAGATTCCTAAATCATCCGATGGTGTATTTCCATCATATGTAAATTCACCTAAATCATAAATTCCATTATTACCCAACAGATCATTTAATGAATTGTTAATTGAAATTGTTGGAGAATTTACATAATAATTTCCAGACTCATTGAAGGTTCTTCTTGCAAGCTCTTTGGCTAATGTGTTATATTCTGGAATATTTTGATTAGAAATTAAAACACCTTTTTGAATTTCTAGGAGTTGCACAAAATTGCTAGGTTTCTCTTCATTCAGATCATACTTAGCTAAAATCAATTCAAATGAAAATCTGTCTGCTCCAGGAGCAGTATAATTGGAAAACCCAGAAGAATTATCAAATAGTCCTGGATCATCATATGCAGTTATAATTTTTTCATTTATGTTAAATCCAACTCTAAATGAAGCTTTATTTGAATATTGGTCAAGAATTATTGTATGTTTGAAAACGTTTACAAAAGTTCCCCTAACGAAATAGATACCATCAAAAACTGTAATAGAACTAGCAATAGAGTTACAGTTACTAGAAATAGTTGCAGCTACAGTTTGACCAGATGTAAAAATTACAGTTTCTCCAGTGGATAATGTATTAACTGCAGATTCTTCAACAATTAACTCTTCACCATCTGCAAATAAAGAACTTACTCCAGTTTCCATACTAGAGTTTATATATTTTACATAAATTGTGCTATTACCACGTATTGATTCATTCTGGGTTTGAACTAAAACAACAGTAGCTGTAACCCCACTATTTTTACCTTTAAGTGTCTTACCTTCTAATAGTTGTAAATATGATATAATTGAAATGCCATTGTATGTATTTTGAAGCTCAACTGCACTTAAGTCATCATCATAATCTAAATTTCCAGGTATTACAACCGAACCTTCTTTAAAAATATGATTTCCAAATTGCTCAATTTGATTTTGTAAAATTGATTGGAGATTATTTAATTCTCTCGCCTGAACAGGATTTGGCTTAAATAAAATTTTATAGTAAGCATTAGCCTGACTATAATCATCATTATATGGAGTAATATTAAGATTTGTTTCCTGTGGCATTTTAAATTAAAATTGTAAAATAACTTTGATGTCTTCTTTTTGATTTATAGATCTAGTATATGAAGATCTATTGTCAACATGAATAATATCACCTGAATATTTTTTTACTTCTGGATCTGAAAGACCATTGGTAAAATATTGACCAAGATAACTATTATTTATTGGGTTATAATTACCATTAAAGGTAGTATCAATTTGAACTATAGTATTGTTGCAAGTTAAATTTAATGAGCCACCAGTTTCAGGAGAGGATGTAAATCTATTAAGCCTGTAACCATAGATTGGATTGGTATTTAAAGTTCCATCAGTATTAAAACCAACTAATGTTCGGTCTTGCCAATATCTAAGAACATTATTCATATAGTCAAATGTTGCAACCCTACCAACTGCTGTAACCCCAAGGCCGATAGTCTGAGTAAAATATGCATCTGCCGGAAAAGATGATGCGATTAAATTATTTCCAGATACTTTAATCGCATATAGTGAATTTGCTCTATCTACGTCTAAAGGTGTAGAAGCTGTTGGCGCTAGTGGATTTTTTATAATTCCCACTCTTGCAACTTGATTCCCAACAATAAAATCTGGATTTTGAGAATCATTTTCAAAGCGGCTATAAAGGATAACTTTTGTTGCTCCCAACTCTCTGTAGATATCATACCCATGTCCACCTTTTGGTGGAATTATTACATTAAAAATTGGAGCAGTATTAGAAACTGGAATTCCCCCTGCTGAAATATCCACACTTCCATATGTGTAACCATTACCACCTTTTGTTATTGTTATTGAGTCAACTTTAGAGTCATTATTTGTGATAATAGTGGCTTCTGCTCCATCTCCATCGCCTTTAATTGGAACTTTAACATAAGTTGTATTTGGGTTGCCAACAGATATTCCACGATCAATTACAGTAATAACTTTCAACTGGCCGCTATTTATTGCATTATTACGAACAGCAGCATACTCAGAGTTTGTTTCCCAATCTGGTGGAACTGGAATATAATTACTGGTATCAAATTTTATAATATCACTAGGTTTAATTGTGTAAAGATATTTCCAAATATATCCATCCCCACTTTCACCAGCTTTTCTAGGCTCTAAATCTGTAAAGGAAGGTTGACTTAAAGATGGGCGCCCATTTGGATTCTCAGGATCTACACCATTATATAAACAAATATAAACTTTGTAGTCTTCATTTACAACAAAATAATTAGCAGAGTACAATGACGTAGCATTAGATGGTCTAGAAAGGTTTGTCCTGGTTATATCATTGCGATACATATCATAAGTTGTGCCAGAAGACCATAGGCTTTTTTTTACAACTTGACGTATTCCTGTTGGAGCAACTCTTTTTAGTGCCAGCATAGTATCCCAATAGTCATTTTCCTGATCTAGACTATCTTTGGGAGAAATAGGTTCAGCGTCCCAATTTTCTTTATAATTTACAGCATTTGGAAGTCCTATAAATGTATAGTAAATATCTTCACCAGAAATTGCAGCATCAACAAAACGCTTGGCTTCTCTAATTCTCAATTGGTCGGTTTTTATTGCTGCCATTTTGTGTTTTTAGCTATTTATGAATAGTTTTTGCTTTTAAGAGAATTGATTCTTTTAATTATGGGTGCACTACTGAGACCCGAAATACCAGTATTATAGACAACAAATTCATTATTACTATTTCTGGGCTGTGTTACAATTCTACCCCAACTATAGGTTCCATAAATTTTTGTTAAGCCTACACCAACTATATTATTATTGGAAACAGTTGCGATAACATTTGCAACTGCAGTTAAACCTATACCACTTACATAAGTTTGTCCTACAGATACTGAAGCAACCTTATAGATATTATCTAAACAACTTGTCCCAATGGATAGTATTGAACCTTCATCTTCTAGAGTAATTATTCCATTGCCAATAAAAGTATTTTTGACAGTAAAATAATAACCCGGCTGAATTCCACTGATGGTTGTTGAAGATCCAACTATACTGGAATTTCTCAATGGAGAATCTAATGGAATAAAGAGATTAAATGATATGGCACTAGAAGCAATTCCGACTGTGGTTGTTGCTATACCACTGATCAATCCAAAATCACCTGTAATGGATGTTGCAGTAACATTCTCAAATTTATTTACTGGATTACTAATTAATATTTGTGGAGGGATTATTTTAGAATAATTACTACCAGGGGAAATAATGGAAATTGAACTTATTGAGCCATTAGATACAGACGCATTAGCAATAGCCCGATATTCTGTTGTAAAGCCAATTGGATTTGAGAAAGAAATTATAGGAGTGGTGGAATAACCTTTACCAATATCATTGATTGAAACTCCTGTTACTGAACCGGCAACTGAAACAATAGCAGTTGCAATAGCAACTCTATTTTCTTCTTGGCTTACAATTTTAAGTTTATTTCTATAAATATTTGTTGCATTTTCTCTCTGATCATCAAAAAAAGTCTTGGCATTTTCTACGAATATGATATTGGAAGAAATACCAACAGTTTTTATTATAGTAGTTGCAGGTTCAATATATGGCTCATATATTTCTCTTTCTTTGGTCACTTCCTTATTATTGATGTGAATATCTTCTGTCTGTAAACATATTTTAGCTGGTCTTAAATAATTGATATCATCTACAACATTTGGGCCAGAATAAGGAAGAGTCTCAACAGAATCTGCAGACAATATTATAGAAATAATTCGTTCATCTTCTATATAACCATTATCATCATTTAATTGTGCAGAATCTCCAGGTTTTACTGGAGATATAACATCAACATCTATAACATCAGAAACCCCGTTACCACGATAGAATAATATCAAACAAGAACACCCATATTTCGGGGCTTCTGGGAAAGTAATATAACTGCTTCCAAATATATTATAATTTATACCAGGAATTTGAAGAACTCCATTAATAAAAATCAAAAATGTTGAATTAAGATCTATAAGAGAACCAACTCTAGTTCTAATACTCTTCAATTCATTATCAACTTTAAGTGGAAATAATTTTCTAGTTCCATTGAAAAGTTGTTCAATGGAATCAAAAATTTGTAGTTGTCCAAAAGTCCATCCAGAAAACTTTTGATTATATATTTCATCAACTACAACTTTAACTGAATTGAATGATGAACTAATTGTTGGAATACCAATATTTCCACCCGTTGGTATAGACAAAATATCACCAGGTTTAAAGGCAAATCCTCTATTTACTACATCAACATCAATAATATTTGAATCCATTCCAACTTTTACATTAACTTTGGCTCCAGTGCCAATTCCTGGACTAGATGTTGTTTGTGTATTATTTTCAGGTTGAGAAGGAATATTATCTCCCGTTACTGTAACAATAATGGTGAGCGTTTGAGGGTTGGTCACTTCGGGCCAACCACTTTCATCATACACTAGAAGATCAAGATAATAAGGATCCCTGCCTGTCAGGCCGTGCAAAATCACATCAGGATAAGACTGACCATCAATCAGTAGCTGAACTGAGGCCACCAGGGTCACGTCCCAGGGCGGCCCAAACTCAAGCCAATTATAACTAAGAGTGTAAATATTAATGAAGCTACCGACATCCCCTATCAAAGCTGCATCATAATAAAGGGTCATCGTGCTAGTGGTAGCGGTTGAGCTAAATGTCGGCGGTTGCAAAACATAATCAGTCAATCCACCATCTTCAATTTCTGTCCAAATCACTTCTAATTCTGTGACTGGAGGTTCTGGTGGATTGGAATCTTGTTGTGTGGAATATATAAGTTCCATATTATTATAAGGAACTGGATCGTCAAATCTAACTATGGGTGGATTTGAAATACTATAGCCATTTCCTGGATTTGTAATGGCAACAGATACAATGTTTCCATTAAATATTGATGCTATCCCTATATTTGTATTAATATTTCTAGAAGGATCATATGCAAAAACATTTACTATTTGAACCCCAGGTCGGTATCCTGAACCACTGTTTCCGATACTTATAGATTGTATAGTTCCACCAGCAGAAACTAAAACTGTTCCACCAGCAGAAACCAGGGGTTGAAATCCACTACCTGAAGTAAAACCGATAGAAACTATGGAGCCACCAACTGGAATATTTGATACATTTATATCATAATCTTGTGGTTCAGAGCTACTTAAAAATCTTATTGAAGTGATACCTGTGGTTTCCTTTAAAGTATATGCTCCATACGTTTTTACTATTCCAGCAAAATCTGAAGGTGATTGAAATACCTCTTCAATTAATATTGAAGCATTGTTATTTTCTATACCTATAATATCAGTACCATTAGATTTTAATATAAATGATGTGGTTATACCATTAAAGCTATTTGAAATATCATCAAAAACATAATTAGTTGCATATGCACTTTGCAACCCATTTGGTTCGCCATTTCTTAAGAATACTCTACCATTAAATTCTAAAACTGTAGTAATACCAACATAGTCTACATTTTCTGGAGAATTTGTAGTGGTTCCTATTGGTGTTGGACCTTTAGGTGGTTCAACAAAATGAAGAGTGTTATCAACTATATTATAATTACCAGATAATTTATATACAAAAGTATTAGAATTATGATTAGTTGCTGCTGTTCCAACTAGACCTCTTTCAATTGGAATTGGAGAATTTGTTCCAATTCCAATTGAAACTATTTTAATTACTTCATTATCTATTTTGGCAAATGAACCACTAGAAAAGTTTTCAATATTATTCAACAATATAGTAGTAGAAGAACTACTAACATTAGATGAAAGTTGTGATATAATACTTGTAGGAGAAATTGGAGATTGTATGACTCCTCCTAATGAAATTAAAGCTTTTGAATTTTGATTAGATGAAGTTATGGTATGAGAAGTGCCTATACCAACATTTGCTATTTTTAATGATAATGGTACTGCTAGTAGAGCATTTGCAGCACTCTCAGCGAAGCTAAAATCAGTCTCACCACGCTTAATAATATAGACTTCATTTGGAAGTTTATCTGTTGTCCCTATACCCGCAATGTTTGTAGTGTTAATTCCTATTGGTGAAGTCTCATATGAATAGAATACTTTTTCACCATTTGTGAAATAATGATTATTGACATGAATAACATTATCAATAATATCTACATCCGAAGAGTTAAATCCTCTAGAAAATATATCAAAATTATTTGACTTTAGTTTAAATGCTGTTCTAATTCCATCAAAATTTAAACTTATATCATCAATTTGTAGAACTCTATTACCAACTAATTCCAAATAGTCTTGAATTATTTTTGATTGAAAATAAATTACATTTGAATTTAGATCATTATCCATAATGTAACTATTTTCAGAAACAAGATCAAAATCATCAATACAATTTAAATCAATTTCAGAATCTAGAGTAATAATTAAATCAGTAGTTGAATCTTCTTGAACTACATTAATTTCACTTGTATCGTTAGATTCAACCTCAAGATCTGCAAATTTTTTAAATCCAGCAATGTGATTTAAGCTACTTACAGCATTACCCCAAGTATTATAATCAATTTTAGATTTTAGAGAATAGGAGAAAGTTTGATAATAATTATTATCAGGAAGATGTTGAAATTCATTATCAATTAATCCCCTTTCGGTTTTCCAACCTTTTCTAACATCTGAAGATGATTTGACTACAAATTTTGATTTAAAATCATAGATATTATCTATATTTCCGCTTGACAATGAACCAGAACCTGTAATCAAGGAACCAAGTTTAAACTCATCATTCGTGGAAATTGTAAGCAATTCATTATCCTTATTCCAAGCTTGAACGATACCAAAAGAATCTTCAGATGATACAGTCTCACCGACAAGAAAAATATTTTTAGATAAGTTTATAACAAATGATGGGAAAAATAATTCAGGAGTTATTGTTCCAGTTACATATATTGGGTCTGGAGTTCCTGGATATTCATTTTCACTCAAATATTCAGATAAACTATATGTTATATTTCCCCCAGAAAAACCAATATTTGGAGTAATTTCTGTCACTAAAAATCTAGAGTAATTATAAGATGATGAATTATACCCTCTCGCTGATGAATCTTCTAAAATAGAAACATTTTCAACTAAAATTCTATCCCCAACTTTAACTGGAAATTCATCTAAATTACTATAACTTTCAAAAAGTGTTACTGTTACTTCTTTGGTTTCCGAATTAAAAGAAAGTGAACTTAATTTTATAGAATTTGTGTTGTTTATTGGTATTAATATTGGCGTAACGTTATTAATACCTTTACTATTTTTTATGATTTTTACTTCATTGTCCCCAAGTTCGTATTTTAGATCTACATCTAAAATTCTATTTAAAGTTAGACCATCAAGTAGAATTAAATCTGGAGATTGTAAGTAATTTTTCCCCGGATAAACTATTTGAATAGATTTTAATGTAGACTGAGGGATAACTTTTAAAACTAATGGAGTTTGAGTTAATGGTGTTAATGTTAAATCTGAAGGATAGTCATAACCAATATCATTTATAGTTACATTGTTTATTTTACCTATAGTTGTGCTACTAACTTCAACAATGGCTCCAGAGCCATTTTCACTAATAATTGAACTTATTCCTGGTAAAGATTTATAATTTGAGCCTTTAGAAGTTACAAATATCTTTTCTATTGGTCCAGTTGCAGTTTTAGATGTTGTTGTATATGTAACATTTTCTGTATATTTTTCTTGTTCTGGGTATGCAGTAAGAATATATGAAAATGAAGTAGATCCAACTCCACTCACTATATGCTTACCAGAAAATGTGCTACTTGTATAAGAAATAGTATTATTTGATTGGTTATTGTCTCTATCAACAATAACATCTAGAGTTTTCAGAGGTATTAGATTATAATAAAGGTCTGAAATGTTGGAATCGTAGGATAAAATTAACTTTGCAGTATAATCTATACCAATGCGACCAACTTTTGTAACATTAAATGTAGAATTTGTAAATGTTGTTTTAAATTCATTATTAAAATTACCATCAAAAAATAATCTAAAATCAAAAGCCGAAACAAGTTCAGAACCTTCTAGTGTAGATAGGCTCGGATCTGATAGATCAAAAGCTAAAGATTGGTTTTTTGTTATTCTAATTTGTGGATTTACTTCAGAGAATATACCACCATTTTGAGATAACAGTTTAATAACATTTGGTTCTTCTAATTGAGAATCATAAAAACTTTCACATAGGCTAATAGTAATAGAATTTTTAACAACAACATAATATAATTCATTATTTTTTAATCCATTAATTGGATTATCTGAACTATAAAGAAGTTTTTGTCCGGTAAAGTAATTATGATTTGGAATTTTTATTGTATTTTTTGTTGTATCAACATTGGCTCCAATAATTGATCTTGGACGTAACAGAAGTAACTTTCTATATGAATTATATAAGACCTTTACAGTTTTTAGTATAGTTGGTTCAGCTAAAACATTTACTGTATCATTTTTCAATAATTCTGGATTAGCTGTCGTATAAACTAATGCTATATTTTTATCAACTTGGCCGATAGTTGAACTATAATTAGTAGCTAAGCTGTGCTTGTCTCCAGAGCCAAATGAATGATAATAGAGAATATTAGCTGCAGATGTTGTATTATAGCCAACAAACATGCCAGTTGAGCCAATTCCAACCTTTTCAGTAGATAAGCCAATAAAATTATCAGAATACTTTGCAACATAAACTGTGGAATTATTTGGAAGAAAAGATGTCGTAATTCCATTAGTTGAAACTACAAAATTTGAACCGCCATTTAGCTTATATGTTAATTTTTCACCAGTTTTAAGATTATGTTGAGGTAAATATATTGATCTTGACGGAATAAAAATATTAGTAATGCCAATACCAGGATTTGAGAATGTAATTGTACTCCCCACCCCAACACCAATAGATTCAGCAGGCTTAAAATAGATCTCTCTATTAAAAATAGGATCACTAAAGTCTTGATTATTGGTGTTTTCAAGATTGAATCTGCGTGGAATTTCAAGTAAAAGGCTTCCTGTGGTGTGATATGCTCCCACAGTTCCCCCAATACACCTTTCAACAAAAATTCTAGATGAATTTTCTTCAACATTAAGTATTTTTACTTTTTCTGCATCAATTTGATAGATGTCATTTTCTCTAATTGTTGTAGCACTTAGATCACCATAAACATTAAAATATGTTGTAATTCCACTAAGAGCAACTACGTCAACATCTTTGTTTAAAATTAAATCATTGTTTGGAACCGATATTATAAAACTTTTTTCTAATAGTTTTCTATTTCTATTGACGTTTGAAATAGAAATTATATCTCCACTATTAAAATTAATTGGAATAGTGGATACTCCAATAATTCCTTTTTGTGAAACCGTTGCAAATTCTACATCATAAAAAGTTGTACTAGCTATACTAACTTCACTAATTTTTTTACCTTTAATTTCAGATACTATTGCTCTTGCCCCATTTCCATTTGAGTTATCATTTTGAAAAACTATTCTATCATTTATTTTATAATTAGTCCCACCACTTTTAACTATTATATTATCAACTGATCCAGCAATGATGCTATTAATATTTGCAGTTTGCTCAATGACATCAAAAGGTTTAAACAAATAATTGTAGCCACTATGAGAAGAATTTAATTTAAATGGGCTAGTATTTCTTAACCAATCGGTTTTGTTGAGATCTATATCATCTTGGTTTGACTGATAATTAAAATTAAAGGAACTTGGGGTGGACTTGTATGTTTTACCAATAAAATATGGAAATACCGGCTTAAAGAAATTAGCAAATAAACCAACAGATTGCACCTCATTTCCATCTATAGTTGAAAAATAAGCATACGTGCCATTTGGAAATTCTGGAGTTATACAAAAACGCCCATTGTGCGCATCCAAATCTCCATCACCCAAGAAGGTGAAATCCTCAACGAAAATTCCTTCAGCATATAATGAATTTGATGGTCTATTAATTTGATCTATAATGAGCTTATACCCAGATTTCATATATCTAATAGCTCCACCAGATTCCTTATCAAATCCATAAGGGCCATATATTGGATTACCATCATAAGCCCATCCTAATATAGGTGAATGTGCATTTGATGAAATTTCAATATTATTAGAAAGTGCAAGATCTGGTTGATATACCAAAGATCCTGAAACGTATTTTGTTGATGTTAAAATTTGCCTTAACTTTCTAGGAGCATATCCATGAACATATTCAAGTTCATAATTTGAATTGATACTATTAGTGAGTATCCCATCATCTGGAGAAATTTTCCTAGATTGAAAAAGTCTTTCAATTTTATTAATTGTCCATTGTTTCGCATTCGTGCGCAATTGACCCCCAGAACCCGCTGCAAAGACTGTTAAAGTTATATTCCGAGAATCATACCCATAACCAGGGTTTATGATTATAACATCAATTAATTGACCACTTTGTATAACTGGAACTAATTTGGCATTTTTTCCAGTTCCGCTGACGACAATTTCTGGAGGAGCATAATAACCACTACCAGGATCAATTATAAGAATTTGAGCAATTTTACCACCCGATACAATAGCTTGAGCAATGGCACCAGATCCACTAAAAATTGAAATATTTGGTTGACGATTATAGTTTAAAATATCTTCTTGGCCATATTTTTCACCACCATTTACTACAGATACTGATGTAATTTCACCCCTAAAAATGGGCTGTATTTTTGCCATCAAAGATGTATTGGTAGTCCCAATACCAGAGATATTAGTTAATTCAACTTTTATTGGCTCATAGTTAAAATAATGCGTACCAATTCCAGATGAAGTGAGATTCACATATTGATTTGTTCTAAAGTAAAAATCTTGAGATGTGGCTATACCAACTTCTGCAACTTTAGATAGTTTGAAAGAATCTTTTTCTGCTGTTACAAAATATGGAGTATTAGTTGAAATTCCACCAATAGGTGTTCCTGAATAGGATTCATATACTATTTTTTCTCCAGTTTTGAATCCATGATCAGTTCGGTTTATCGTATTATTTGTAGTGGTAATTCCGCTAGAAAGCACCGATATTTTTCTATTTGTATAATTTTTGCCAGAACTTGTTATGACAATATCAGAAATTTTAGTTTTAGGTTGAGAAGAGATGAGTCTATGCTTTGCATATCCATTATAAGAGATTGAAATAGTATTGATACCTGAAATAGCATCATCATAAGTTTTATACAATTTAATACTAAAATCTGTTACAGATGAAGCAAAATATTCAGAGTCTGTAGTTATTCCAATAACTCTAGAAATTCCATCTGGCTTGTAAATTATTTTTTCAGCAGTCTTAAAGCCATGATACTTAGTGAAACTAATGACATTATTTAAAATATTTGAAGACTCAAAAGTAGCATAGTGTTCAAATGACCCTAATTCAACTTTGGCTCTAGCTCCTTCACCATTTCCTCCAGTAATTTGAACTGATGGTTCTTCAGTAAAATCTAAACCCCGATCTAAAATGCGAATCTCTTTAAGATACCCCTTAATTTCACAATTAGCAATTAACCCAGAAGCAATAGGGTCTGTTGTTATAATTAAGGGTGGATTAATCACATCATAATCTAAACCTGGAGAAACCACATCCAAAGATTGAACTGGTCCATAAAAGACTACATCCTTAGATTTATAATTACAAATTTCAACACCATTATTAAAAATTCCAATATTACCAATTGGAGTTTCTATGGATTCATTTGCAAGAGTTTTGGCTGGTATTTTTCGGATTAATTTTTGATTTTTAAGTGATTTAGAGGAAAAGTCGTTGTATTCTAATGTGCTCTGTCCACCTATAGCAGAACCGGAAAATTTTATTAGAGAATTTGAAACTAAATTAGCACGACTTGTTGATAATGAAATAGAATCATTAGAATTTCTTTTTATATAATATGTCCCTTTTGATATTCCTAAATGATTGTTATTTCCAGTAAAATTATATACAACCACATCACCAGTTAAAAATCCATGATTTTCTTTTGAAATAGAAAATCCAGTTATATTTTCTGTAATTTTTAAGCTTCCATCAGTTATAGTGATAGAATCACTAAAGTAATTTGGAATTGAAGAAGCAGCAACAAAAACATCTTCATCATTAGAATAAACATTTTGAACATTCGTTGAAGTGGAAGAAATTTCGGGAAAGTTAGAGAAATTTGCTTTGCTTATTCTTCTTTCAATATAATTAATATTTGAAAGTTCCAATGAATTTTGCCCCTGAATGACAAAAGCTCTTTCATTTATTCTTGACAATATTGATGTTGAAATTATGCTTCCATTTTTATATACAATATCAATATAATCTCCAGCATTTATAATATTTTCATCAAATGTTTCTAGTTCATATTTGTTAGAAGTTAAATCCAGTAAGACTATAGATTTAACCTCATAACTAACTGGTAAATTATAAAGCCAATTTTTAGTGCGAATATCGCTGCTTGTTTTACCTAAAGATTTTATGCGAATAGTATCTCCAACATTTAAATTATTAGCACTCTCAATTTCTTTAAATGAATTAATAACACCAGAGACTCTTACCGCTATTGCATTATTTCTGCTATAACCATATGCAAAATCATTATTGATTACATCTACACCTTTTAAATAATTTTGAGTAATGTTTGTGCAGCCTAAGAATTGTGTGAGGGATTTGTTTGTATATGAGATGACTTCATTATTAATTAATAAAGATCCAGATTTTTGAAAACCAACAGTAGAATCTACATCTATTATATCAGAATCTGCAAAAACATCCGATGTAATTTTTGTTTTTGCATGAATATAAAATTCACCAAAAACTGATCCAGAAACATTAATATCCTTATTGAAATCATAATCTAGACTAATTACATAATATATCTTTTCACCTCTTAAAATTTGTTCAACTTTACTAATAGATCCTTTTGCAATATTATTTCCATTTTGATCATCTTGAAAGAGGGTTCCATTTTCAAGAAGTAAAGGGTCTCCGAAAAGTGCTTCTACAACAAGATCTTTAGAAACTCTGTATTCAGCAGAAGATGGCGTAAAGAGATAATCGCTCGGTCTAAGGACTTTAACTGGCTCACCATAAAGGGCATTAAAAAGAATTTGAAATGAGGTATCAGTACCTTTGGTTGTATAGAACCCTTTAGATTTTTGAATGAAATTTGTTTGATTTAAATTTTCAGTAAATTCTCGTCCCTGAAATCCAGGAATCAATTGATTTTTAATTTTCTCTAAGAATTTTTGTAGAAAAATAATGCTCAAATTTTCTACAATAGCACCTGTAATATGAGAGCTAGACTCAGTTACAGTAAATTCAAATTGATCATTATAAATTCCACTAAATCCCCTTACACAACCAGTGAAAGTAGTTTCAGTTTTAGCTGTATATGTTATAATCTCAGAATCAATTTTTAATAGACCATATGTATCTGGAAATCCATTAGTTGAATTGACAAATATTACTGAATCATCAAAAGAAATGTCTTCTAATAGTGTAGTGGTTTCTATTTGATTTGTAAGATTTTCAACCTTTGTATATTCATCTAAATTAGTAATTAAATCAATGGATGCTCCCTTTACTTCTTGAGAAATGAAATATTGTTTAATAAACTCCACAAGAAGTGGGGATTCATCTCTAAGAAATTCTGGAAACTGATTATCAACAATGGAACTTATTTTGACTTTCATTTATCTTACGCGATCTCCGTTAATGTAACTAGAAGAGGAAATAAAAGTTGTGCCCGAAATATCTCCACCGGATGAAATATCATCCATTAACATATCTATAGTTGAATTATTTTGGTCTAGTTGGAGGTACAAATCTTGAAGTCCAATAACATCATTTGATTTAGGTATTGCAGAAATTTCAACAATACTCTCATTACCTTTTTTCTTTAAGGTTGATAAAATATTTATAGAACTAATTTTGATCTCACCTTTAGAATAATTAATAGAACCAACATTTTTATTTACAATTGTCGGGTTTTCAGGATTTTTGAATAATATCAAAACACCATCTGTAGAATCTGTCAAATAAACAACATCTGAAATTCCACTCACAACAAAACCTGAAGATTTAATATTAAAGCCACTGGAGTCTTTAATGTGAAATGAATTTCCAAAGCATACTTCATAATTTGCAAATGAATTGAGAGTAGCTTTCAGATCGCGCCTAATTTGTATTCTTGTTATATTAGAAGTAATTGAGGCATGACTATCATCAATGAGTTTTTGAAATCTACTATATTTAAATCTTGCAGAATAATTGTTTAGTTCTGAAGATTTTGAATAGCTGAGAATATTATTCGCTACTAAAGTTTTAACATATTCTGCGGATTGAGCAAGATTTGGATTAAAATAAACACTTGTAAGATGCTCAATATAAAGATATTTCATATCAATAATTTCTGGAAGAATACCACTCACCGTATATCTTCGTAGTTTTTGTATTAGATTTTCTTTGATACTATTTGGAACGAAATCACCATAGAATGGCTTTATTGTTATAAACACTTTACCGAATTGGGGTGGATTCATTGTTTCTCCACCATATGCAGAAACACTTTCTGCTTCAGGGTAAATTCTAGGGATAATTGCTTCATAATCTTCGGGGGTTACACATCTGCCCTGAGCTGCATAATTTTTGGGTGCTAGATTTCTTATTGAACTTATAGATTCAAGCTCCTTACCACCAGAAGCATTAATATTTGTAGTGATAAGAGAAATTCCAGATGTTATGGAATTTTCATTGTTGTCTAGTATTCTACCAATGAATGAAAAGAAAGAAACTCCATTAGCTTTTGATGCATTTGATGTTATATAAGATGCCTCAATTAAATTCTGACTTTTAAGTGACACACCGAATACACCATCACCGAAGATGAGTTCATATCTCTGATCTTCAACCTCTTGAAGAAAATATATTTTAGAGTTTGCATTTACATTGAGAAGATTGTCAGCAAAAACATACTTTATGCCCATCATTGAAGTTGAACTATCCCTTACAATAACTGAAAGAGATGAGGTATCAATGTTTGGATTATCAAGAATAAATCTTTGTGGTGGGGAAGGATTTATGGATTCTACTGTAAATGAATTGACAATGAATGAACCTTCAATAATTTCAATGTTATCAAATGAAGCTATATCATTTACAACTGGAACTGTAATATCATTCGGTATGGCAAATGTATAGGATTCATTTCCAAATGAAGATGAAGAGCAGACAAGTCCCTTTTTAAGTGTTAATGAAACAGGTCTATATGAAAAGGATGAAGTGTCAACAAAGAATGAAATATTAGCCCTAGCTGAAGTTGTACTTCTTGGAAGATATCCAATTTCCCTTGCAGCAGAAACAACATTTTCTCTTAAAGTTGCGCTATCAAGAAAAACTTCATTAGAAATCATATTTCCAATGAAAGCATTTGTATAGGTATTATATGCTAAAACATCAACAATAACAGAAAGATTTGATCCCTCAAAATCATAATCTGTAAAATTAGAATTAGCCCTCAGATAATCCTGTAAAGAAGCTCTTATCTGATCGTAATCTAAATTTGTAAAATTAACGATTGGAGAACTTGCCATTATCTTGTAGGTTGGAGAGCAAATGTTAATTGTTGTGGTAGAGCATCAATTCCAATAATAATATATTGAATGACTACATTATAAGAATAATTATCATAATCTGGTGTTACATCAACAGCCGACAGAGATACTCTTGGCTCATAATTATTAACTGTATTTTCAATCTCAGTTTTTATTTGAGATGTTGCTGATGGTGTAATATTCTCAAAGAGAAGTTGAGTTAAGTTGCAACCAAGATTACTCTGAAAGAATCTCTCCCCACGAACTGTATATACTAAATTTCTTACTGAACGAGCAATTGCAGTTTCATTTGTAATAGAAATTAAATCATTAGTCAAAGGATTGACTTTAAATGATCCAGAAATATCCTTAAATGATTGACTTACTCTTTCTACGGGCATTTAGATTATATTAATATAGATATTTATCAACCAAGAATGACCTTATCTCTATCTTTTTGTGCTTTACGTTCAAAGAGTTCAGTCTCTTCATCAAGAGATTCTTCAATAAATTCTTCAGTTTCAATTTCACGAATTAGTTTTTTAGTTTCCATTTTTAATATAACTGGTGTCTACTATTTATTCATGCTTACATAAATAATTGAACAAAGTTTAAAATAAAATGGACTTAAAAGATATATCTGGTTTATATGAAGCTTACCTGGATGTGTATAATGAGAGTGAAGACGTTGAAGAAGGATATGAACATCTAGGTGTTCAACGTCCTGATACCTATGATTCATCTGATAGAGATAAGTCTCGGGGTATAGAGGCTAAGTGGAATTTTCCTCATGGACGTGACCGAAGAGGGAAAAGAATAACCAATCAAATTGATAAAATCGCCCAAACAGATCCGAAAAGATCAGAAAAAATTGTTAAAACCCTATTGAAATCTAATTCTGGGGTTTCCAAAGCAAAATCTGCAGAAAATAAAAGAATAGGGCCAGCAAAAAGGGATGCTGAGCGTGATATGAGGCAGAGTGGTTGGATGGATTCTTATGATTACTATGATCTAGTTCTTGATTATTTAATTGATGAAGGTCTCTGTGACTCTCAAGAAAATGCTGAGGCAATGATGGCTCATATGAGTGAAGAATGGGTTGAGAGTATTATTGAAGGGTTTGTGCCATTATCTCAAGAAAAACGAGAAAGGGTAGAAAATGCCATAGAAAAAAATCTGTCTGACCGGGATAGAGATATGGCGGCTGGCCGCAAATATAAAAAAAGATTAGAAAGTCTTCCAAAACCATTGAGAAGATTTTCTCGCTCCTATAAAAATGCAAAGAAATTTTTAGATAAATATCATCATAATCCTAAGGGTTTAAATAAAAAAGAACTCTTAGGAAATGCCTCAGATGCTTTAATGCACACTTCTATAGATAAAACAGCAAAAACTATAACTAAAAGAAATGAATTAAACCGCAGATTGAAAAATATGGAATAATATTGATAATAAGAAAACCCAGGAACTTAAAGAACCTGGGCTTTTTAGTAACAATCCATAAATAATAGAGATTCTCCATATTTTAAAATGTCAACTAAAGATTTGTCTGATTTATATGAAGCTTATAGGAATGTTTATGATGAAAGTATTGATGAAGCAAAGGAAGATGAAAATCTTTCTAGAGCCGAAAAAGTAAATAAGAGAGATGAAAGACTGGGTATGAGGTCAACAGAAAGAAAAAGAGAACACAAATACGCAAGAGGTGAACGAGGCAATTATGGGATTCACGGTGATAGATATGAACCTACCAAAGGTCATAAGGAATGGAATAAAGGCAAATATCCTTCAGTTAAAATTAGAGGTAGAGGATTTGAAGAATCATATGACCACTTTGATCTAGTTCTTGAATATCTCTTAGATGAAGGTTTCTGTGAATCTCAAGAGAATGCAGAAGCAATGATGGCTCATATGAGTGAAGAATGGGTTGAAAGTATTATTGATGAAGCTAAGTGTGATACTGGCCTTTCTGATAATGAAAAGGAAACGAAGCGTAAGGAAAGAGGTAATGGTGGTCCAACTAGCCATAGTTTGAGACAAGGAAAGAAAACTCGTGGTAATATGAATCACAAATACGAGCCGGGAAAATATCAAAAATAAGAAAAAGCCCCTCTGGGCTTTTTTAATAACCTAAAATAAAGAATCTCAATGAAAACATTCATTCAATTTATAGAAGAAGCAGAAAAAGAGGAAGAGAAAAAACCAAAGCCAAGAAAGGCAAAGAAAGCCCCAAAAAGAGGAACTAATCAAGACCGCTCCAATTTTAAGCTCTTTGGTCATCAATCATAATTTCATCATAATATTCCTTAGACCAAAAAGTATAGTAGGAAGTCTTCTTTAAGATCTCTCTAAATTTTCTTAGCTTCTCTTTTGGTTGAGCAAGAATTAGATTGTGCTTGCCATTATTGGTCTGAACCTCACCAATAAAAGTGTCATAAGTTGCACAATCTTCAAAGAATAGCCATTCGTCATACTTTTTATTATAATGATTCACCCATTCATTGATCTTATCAAGATCTGATTCCTCAATGATATAAATGATCACATCAAATCCATTCTCAATTTCAATGTCTTTAGCTAGACATTCAATGATTTTATAGACTCCAGTTTTTGCAAATGGACATATAGAAAAGCCCCTCAGCTCTGGGCGAGACTGAGAGACTCTTTCAATCCATTCTTCAACATCCCTGACCGCGAGACTTTTTTCGGGAACCATTTCTTGAGGTTGCTGCAAATTTTGTATGCTTTCCATCTCCTTGTCTGGATTTCTTTGGTCTCGAATGAATTTGTTGTTCATTAGTTTTTGCTTTTACTGCCATTGTTTTTCTCCTTTAAAGATATTCAAAGTCTATTTTGTCTTGATCAATTTCGCCTTTATAGGCTTGTTCAGCTAATTCAAGAAGAATTGCCGCTGCTTCTTCTTCTGTAACTTGTTGATGGATAATGCGGCCATCGTATAGAATGTTTAGCATGATTAGATAGGAAAGGTTTTTTCATGTCCAACGCGAATTCTAGGATCAACCCAGATTTTAAAGCCTTTTTCTTTGGCCTTCAAACAGAATCCAACATCTTCACCGCAAAAATCAACAATTGCTCCATTTTCAAAGGTTTGTAGCATAGGAGGCCACCAAGGATATTCCATATTCTCAAAGACACCCTTTTGAATCATAAGCCACCCACCACCAACATAATCACATGTAAATGGTTTTTTACGAGCAAGCATAGTATCAATCTTTTCCATATTCATAACACCACCATTTTTGCGAAACTCATCAGCCTCTAGCCAAAATGCACAAGCTGTATGAACTCTATCCTCTGTTGAATACCAACCAGATGAAATAGGATGAGTTTTAGATTCATCAATGATCTGACGATGACCTAAAAGTTCCCCAGAATCATTAAGAACTTCTTCATACGAAACAGCATCATCTGGAAGAGCAAGATCACAGAGCTGCCAAAAGTTTTCAGGGTTAAATGCAATATCACTATCAATCCAAAGTTGATAATCATAATCTAGCTGCCCCTGCCAAGGCTTCTGATTAGGTCCAGCCAAAACATTAGCACCCAATACCTTACAGCGAGCAAAGTTCACCATACTGCTATAGTCTTGACTGATATGAAATTTCATATTATTCCCAGCCAGTTCAAAACAGAGTTGAACAAAACTCTTCAAAAAACTATAAGAGCAGCTTCTTCCCGGAAGACATAATACAATGGTCTTACCCTGCATCTTCTGTTTAATTCGTTCATAGTCCCAAGTTGGAACTTCCATCGTTTCCCGCGCCTTAATTTGAAAGCCTTTTGCCATAATTATTTCATGTTTAATTTGTAGCGCACTATCTAGGTAAGATAAATAGTAGCAAAAACTCATGGACACAAAAAGCTACGAAGAACTAAAAAGAGCCATTGAAAGACGCTCCAATAGTCTAAAAAATCCCCCAAGAAAAAATCAAACCAATAAGGCTCAAACTGAACAAGAGCTAATGGGGATAAGAAAAGATAGAGCAAAGCTGGTAAAAGAATATCTTGTCAATGAGGGCTTTGCAAAGTCACTTGAAAGTGCTGAGGTAATTGCAGATGTTATGAGTGAACAATGGTTCTCAAATATTCTTGAGGCAATTGAAGCCACTAGAGCAACTGTAAGAGGCTATCAAAAAATACCAGGCTCAGCACAAAGACAAAAGGCCATTGAAGATAGAAGAGAAGAAGCAAGAAAAAGAGCTGAAGAAAGAAAAGCTCAAATTGAAAGCGACCGAGAATATGCAAGACAAAGAAGAGAAAATCCAGATATCTTGAAAAAGGAAGCCCAAAAAAGAACACTTGCTTCAAGAATGGATAGAGCAGCCCAACGCTTAGGAATAGAATGAAAACCTTTAATGAATTCATTGAAGAAGCAAAAAATCTGAGAATCTTAAGAACTGCTCATTATACATCTAAAGAAAGTAGAGATAAAATCTTACAAAAGGGTTTTGAACCCGGCTCAACTGGAGCTTATCACCCTAGAGATGCACAATACTGGCATAAAACAGTTTACACTACACCCTCTTCTAGAATTGGGGGAGAGTATGGGAAATCTAGGGTTGATCTAAAAATCGTAAATCCAAAGATAAAAAGCACAACATCAAAAAAAGACTACACAGAAAAGGTGAAATCATTATCTAAAAAGTATTCGGGCGACGAATTAACCCAAAGAGCTAAACAAATAAGTCCACATGTTCAATCTGCTGAGGCAATTAAAAAAGGTGAGAGAATAGTTAGAGTGCCAGATGCACACTATGATATGAAGGGTTCTTACGTCATGGTTGATAAAGATGTTGCAAATCAATCTATTGATAGAAATCCTCAACCAACAATAAGAAATCCTAAGAAACCCAGACAAAATCCCAAAAGAATACCTAATCAAAAATGAAAACCTTTAATGAATTCATTGAAGAAGCTAAGCAACAAGTAAAGTTCACAAGGTACTATCATGGCACCCCAGAAAGTTCTGAAAGAAAAATTAGAAAATCTGGGTTTAATACTAGCGAGGTTTATGCCTCAACAAATAAAGAAATTGCTAGAAGCTTTGGTCAAAGACATGGTGAAAAGAAAACTAAAATAATATCATTTAGAGTTCCAACCAAAGATATTAAGAAAAATCCTCCAGGGAAAGTTGTAAAAACTTCTGGCCAACAGGCTGTTGATGACTGGGGTAGAAAATATCACACTTCAGTAATGGACCCAGATTATGCCAAAAAACATATCTCTAAAGAACCTTCTGGTATGGTATATGCTCCAAAAATACCAAAAAAATACAGAGATAAAGCCCCCCAAAAATTTAAACTAAGGACAAAAATTCATATTAAAAATAAAACAGAAAATAAATTCTCATAATACCATTTGAGAAAATCTGTTTAAATATTTCCAAACAAAAAGTTTATCTAAGTGATATTATCTAGACAGAAAAACTCTCAAATGAATGAGAATGGTCTTGATGCTCTTGATTTAGGAATGAATTTGATTACTCTGAGGATTAATAGAGAATAATTTTACTTCACCTATTTTGGCGAAATTTTTTTGGGCGAAATTTTTTTTTTAAGACGCAGGGGTGGTTTTAAGTGATATGGGACCCATTGAATTTTTATTTAAAACGCACTTTAGGGGTTATCTTTCTTTATTATCTTTCTTATCTTTATTATCTTACGCTAGGCACGGACGACGGCGGCCACGGACGGCTAGGCAACTGTCCACAGTACACATATACTATAATACAACTGTTCTACATACCTAATAATACACACATACTATAGAGCAAACTTACTAAAACGCCCATTATATCACAGTGCGCCACAAACGACAAAAATAAAGACACTTCAAAAAGTGTCACATTAAAACATTCAGGCACAAAAAATCCCCGGTAAGACTAGCAAACCGGGGAGAGATTGTAACTGATCAAGAATGCATATTGAAACCGATTTAGCTATTCACGTCAACACAAAACGGTGTCGGTGTCGCACATTTTGTGATGGTGGAGACTGCTCCAACAATCGCGAAACCACCACCACATCCAAGAAGGATAGCGAGATAAGCGGTCAACATAATTTCAAGTTTGGCCATGGTTGGGAAGATCCCTTTGGTTTGCCTTCATATCCTACAGCAACTAAGGGCAGAAAGGTGGTTAAGACTGTGCCAGTCCTTAAAGTGTCACATTAAAACATTCAGGCACAAAAAATCCCCGATAAGACTAGCAAACCGGGGAGAGATTGTAACTGATCAATTTACACTGCTGCGAGTCTTTTTGTTCCCATACTATTAAAAGTTTGCGCTCCATACTTTCTAGCTAATTCATCCAAACTCCCCGGATTAGTTCTACGGGAACCTGAATAACCTTTAGGCTTCCAATACCAGCAGACACGCTTACTATGCCAGTAACAACCCATTTCTTTAAGCTTATCTTTATGTGGTTTAGTTTCCCCACGAATCCATACCCAAAGTCCTATGAGATCAATCTGTATATCATTTAGCTTCAGAAGCTCATTAATTTTGTCCATTATATCCTGTTCTGTTTTGCTATTATATTTGTAAGTATGTCCATCGTATTCTTTATTGTTTTCACCTTTCAGCGCGTTATGATACTGTAAATTTATTGTCTTCATAGTTTCAAGACAACCTCCAAGATCAGGATGAAACTTTCTAGCCAATTCTCTATACTGAGATTTAATCTCAGCAACATTGTTGAGACCTTGAAAATAATTAGTGGTCAAAGGAACCTCCCTTGGTTTACTTGTTCATACTAGATTGCTTTAAGGCATCTGTCAACCCTTAAGGGCATTAGAAGATCTTATGGAAATAAAGAATTCATGCAATCTGTAACAGGTAACTGTAAACTCTTCACTCTTTTTGCAGTTGCATTAGGTTTAATTTTTGCCATTATCTTTTGTCCAATCACTCTAGCTTCCACTTCAACAAACATTAAAGTGCTTAATTTTTGATAGACTACACTGTCTCCAGCAAAGCTAAAGAATTCACCTGCATTTAAGTGACCAAATACTAACTGTTGAGGCCATCTATAATTATATCTTTTCATTTTTTAGCACCAGTAAACTTTCCATTTGGGAATATATCCCTGGCTTGATTGATTGCATCCTGTCTATCAATTGCCCGAAACTCATCTTGATAAATATAATCCATGCCATCTTCAGATAAGGCGGCAATATAGTAAAGTCGTTGCCCGATGCCATAGTAAACACCATAACGATCATAACCGCTTGAGTTTATTCTTCGGTGTTGAAGTGTGACGTGTCTTTTATAGTCTGGGAAACTTTCTTTAGCCATGGGAACCTCCCTTTGTTTACCTCCATATCCTACAGCAGCTAAGGGTGGTTGGAGAGACGCCGGTTCTCAAAGTGTCACATTAAAACATTCAAGCACAAAAAATCCCCGGTAAGACTAGCAAACCGGGGAGAGAATGCAACTAATCAATAATAGAATTCTGTCAATCTCCTAGTCTTTGTTATAGTTAAAATCCCATCATCGCCCCGCACAATTATATCTTTATTCGTTTCCTCAAGCCAATAATGGTGACCTTCAATCTCTCCTAAATCTACTTTATTCTGATCATCTTTGCTAAGATCAGTATATGAAAGATACAATTTACCATCCGATCCCTTATATGCCCATCTTTGCCATTCGCTTATATTTTTGGATAAATGTTCACAATGTTGCACTAAACTTATTTTAACCCATTGTGGGCACCTTTTAAGGCCTTCATCCTCCCAAACATATAGTTTAACATCTTTCCGCAATTTATGGTGTCTCGTTTTTGTTAAGCGGGCATTCATATACAAACCATCCATAACACCCAACAGTCTTTCATGATGATTGTAGGCTGTTGAATAGTCCAAAGGAACCTCCTTTTTGTTTACTTGTTTATCTTAGAGTGTCTCAAGGCATCTGTCAACCCTTAAGGGCATTAGAAGATCTTATGAGAGCTTGATAAACCTCTTAACTATCAATAAGACTATCTACTATTAACTGATCCACATTATCATCGGAGATCCCGCAACCGGTTAAGAATTCTGATACAGAATCGACATCATTTCCTTCAAGCTTAAATATATCACGAACTAAAAGGTTTAGATCAGTGTCAGAGTAGCCTGGATTTTTCTCATAAGAATTCATCATAGAATTAAGTGCATAACTATAAAGTTCTTCTTGATTTAACATATCAAGATAGCGCCTACAATGGGATTCAAGAATAATTTTAATTTCTCCTTGTGAAAGATTCATGATGAAAAATGAATGAACAAAGGAACAATAAGACTAAAATTATCTCCTGTCAACCCTTGAGACATTAAAAGATCTTATGGGCCTCCGAAGCGCTTAAGATTTTTCACGACTACATCTTCCCAGCATGATATAAACATTCTCCCACTACTACGATCATAGCAAATTGTTGAAGCATAACTATCACCCATATTGACATATTCCACGCCATTAAAATTTATTCCATCATCTTCCACATCTGCAATATACTCAAGGCCGTGGCCTTCAATTACCTTGTTTATTTTTTGCAAACATACGATAGGTCTATAGTAATACTTCTCAAGTAATTGTCTAACTTTCTTTACATCTTCCTTTGAAAGATCTGGAAAATTTGATGAGATTGTCTTGATGGATGGTAGTCTCATGGTTTGGAGAAGTAAGAGTGAATAGATTTAACTAAATTATCTTCTTCTTGAGTGTAGAAACACCAATCACATTCTTCCAAAACTTTAAGCAAGCACTGCTCATAGGTTGCTCCAGACATAATAAATTCTGGAAGACCTTTAAGGCATTCTTTGAATTTTTCTTTTTGGATTCGTTCTAGCTCAGTGCTCAAAGGAACCTCCTTTTTGTTTACTTGTTTATCTTAGAGTGTCTGAAGGGATATTGTCAAGCTTTGAATGATAAGAATACCTTATGAGAGCTTGATATACCTATAAGATTTTCTAATGTCTTAAGGTATATCAAGCTCTCATAAGATTAAACCAATGATATAGACATTCCATCAATAAAAAGTTCATTATTTATATACCAAACAAAATCTTGCTGATAGATTCTTTCTTTACCAAAGTGACTAAGAATAGCATTAAGTCTAGATTTTGTGGTTCTTGTTTCATAACCAAACGATGAAAGTTTAATGCTATTTTTATTAATTCTAGCGATGGGGTGAAAATGTAATTTGACGATAATTTCATTATCAAAAATCTCAACCATTGTGTTATCGCAAGACCAATTTTTGCGATAATTGATTGCATCAATCATCTTTTCTTCAATTTTGCGCATGATTGAAACCTGAATGAGTGAACAAAGGAACAATAAGACTAAAATTATGGCTTGTCAAGCTTTGAATGATAAGAATACCTTATGGGAGCCTGATATACCTAAAAGCCACAAGGATTGATATAATGAGCAGAGTATCTGCAATCAAATACTAGAATTATTCCATCGCTTATTGAAGTCTCTTAATAGATTTTGGTTGCCTTATTTCCTTTATTCTTTTAAGGTTCTATTGAAACAGTTAAAACTAGCCCGTCTTGTGGATGCAAGTAGTCATGAGGAGACAAGGGGGATCCGTCTGACACTCTATAGCAAACGTAGGGTATAGGGGAATTCTCGTCAAACCATTCCGGTCCAAGACAGTAGGTCTTTACAGATCCCCCAGACTTAAGATAACCTCCACCAGGCGCGCAAGGGGAACAGTGGCCGCAGTAGGTAAAGTACGGGGATTTTATCACTACTAAATCGCCATCGGATAACGTAGAAAATTCCAACCCTTTATTTTCGTATTTGTACCTTGTGCAATCTCCGCTAGACTCTAGAATAAATTCCATTGCATCCACTATATCCTCTGCTGCTTGTTTGCAGTCGAAACGGGGATCATAGTCTTCCACTGTGCTTTTTATCGTTCTAGCTAATTCATCTTTCAAATTTTCAATTGCTTCCGTATAGTCTAAATCTTCACCGTCGTTCATGATAGTATCCCATGCGTGGGATGCAAGATCATTAGCGGGAATGAAGCCGTAACGGATCCCATTATCCATATCAACATTAGTCCGTCCCATTCCGTAGTCAATTCCAGAATCAATCAAATTAGCCATGGTGAAAAAAGCGGTGTTGGTGGAAAGATTGGAGCTTATCAGTTACATGCAATTGTCCATGAAATAATCATAGAAATCCTGGCAATCTTGTTCGCTCATCTGAGCAATCAGCTCCCGTGCTATTGATTCCCATGTTGCGCAGGAGTCATCATGTGTATAATCACAACCTATAGCCAAGCCGATGATCTTTTCCCTGAAACTTTCTTTAGCCATGGGGAACCTCCCTTTGGTTTACTTGACTATACTAGAATGCCTTAAGGGGATCTGTCAATCACTTAAGGCATTAGCATCTCTTATGAGAGCTTAATATACCTATAAGACTTACTCAAGATATACTTTATCTGTAGGTGTTTTGATTATTACCATTGTTCCATCATTTGAGCATATCTCTTTGACTTCATACCAATAAATGGATGGCTCACATGCAAATTCGGTTTTGTTTGATATACTTTTATTGCCATTATCATCAGTGTAAAGTGATACTGTATATTCATCAGTAAGCTGTATCCTTTTATTGTCTGAGTATTCAAATAGTTCTTCCTTTGCATATAATGACAAGCTGCTAAATTCTTCATCTGACCACAAATTACTCAATTGCCCCATAAGCTCAAGACCCGTCGGTTTGGTTATTTTAGCTCCTGCTAAAATGTTTACAATGAGACACTTATACTTTGAAACAATCTGTGATGTGGTTTCTTTAGCCATTGCGGGAACCTCCCTTGATTTATAGTTAAGACTCTAGCACACTTTGAGCACTCTAGAGTCTATGATAAGAAATGCTTATCTTAAGATTGACGTTCAATAAGTGTATCAACTACAAAGGTTTCAATCTCCTCAAGTAAGGCAGGATCAAAAACAGATACCCCGGATGCATCTCTCAGTTCAACATCAATAATTGTTTTTGTAGTTGGATTAACATACCAAATGAGTGTAAATTTATCCCCATTATTTTCAATTGTATAAAGCTCCCTTTTAATGTTATCCTCGTGATTACTGATCAATTTCACGGGAAACCTCCCTTTGTTTGCCTCCATATCCTACAGCTAAAGGCGGAAAGGTGGTTGAGAACATGCCAGTTCTTAAAGTGTCACAGTCTCATTTGTTATTCACTTTGACGAATCTTCCATTTGGAAAGTATGCTGTAGCACGGAAAATTGCATCCTCTCTGTTATATGCTGGAATTATTGTTTCAAATGTAAAGTCTGGGGTGATTTTTGCTGAGATTGTATATCTTTGTTGGCCAATCTTTTTGCGCAGTTTGGACACTTTAACTAGCCCTTTGTAGGCTGGAAAAATGTTGTGGGTGGCCATGGAATGATTGAATGACTTTTACATCTTAGCGGTTATGATCGTTCTGTGGGTTTTATTGTGCCGGTTTTTCTTCTGTCCTTGAGTGTCTTAGAGTGTGTGGTCCTAGTCCGCTAAGATCATCAGACCAATAAGACACTTAAAATACCTAAAATACCTAAAATACCTTATTGAGAATGATTATCAATAAAACATTTAAGACCTTCAATATACTTAAAACACCTTATTGAGAATGATTATCAATAAGATCAATAAAACACTTAAAACACCTTATTGAGAATGATTATCAATAAAAACGATTAAAAACACATTTTATTAAAATTTTCTATTACTTGCATAAAATACAACAGCTTCTTCTATACTAGAGAATGGTCCAAATTCTTCATGTTGTCGTGAATAATGTGTCTTATTAGAAAGTAATTGTGGGTTTGTAATAAAAAAGAATCCTTCTCTATAAGGTTCACCCCTAAGCTCTTTATATCGCTGAAAACTATTCATATTATTAGCTTCTTCAGATGTAATGTAATGAATATCTGGAATAGTTAATGTTACTTCATATTCATATGTTCCATAATTATACTCAATTTTTTTATACTTAATTATACCTCTTTTTACTAGCCTATTAAGAACATCTCTCATATCTTGGCCACAAATGCCAGTGTAATTTTTCCGTTTTACGAGATAAGTAATGAGACCTTTTTGATGTTTACCTAAAAACATGAGAACCTCTCTGATGTGAGTGAAAGAATACTACAGGTAAGAGTATGGTTTGTCAAGCCTTTATTGATAAGGAATTCTCATATTTCTTTTGAATCCACAATTCTGCTGCTTGTTTCTCTATAACATTTCCATTTAATTCTTCATTACATTCAATGATGAAGACTTTGCAATCTGGACAGCCATTCCTCTCCACGATATAATATAAAAGTTCTGATGTGAATTTACTCTCCCATTTTGTTAAATATGTTCCACACTGATAACAAACCCATAACCATTTTGAACCTGGCTCAAATGTCTTTATTCTGTTTTGATCGTGAATGGTTAAATCAGTTTCATGAATCTCTATTAAACCTTTAGAGTGCTCAAGTAATTGTTGATAGATTGTTGCAGTCAAAGGAACCTCCCTTGTGGTTTACTTGCTTATTTTACAGCAGCTAAGGGCCAGAAGGTTCTCTAGGGTGTGCCGGTTCTTAAAGTGTCACCCTAGAGATGGAAGATTGTCTTATTTTTCGTAACTCAAAAATTTACCAGCAATAACTAAATCGTCCTTAACCCATTTTGGAAGAAACATATATTGCGGATTCTCAAGAATTTCTTCATATATCATTTTGCAGCCATTTACATATGGATTAGTAATTTTATTGGCTTTCATTTCATTCAAATTTTTAACCACAATTGCAGCATGTAAATTCCAGAAGAAACCTGACAGACTATTGCTAATTTTTTCTGCATTTTTTCCCTTTAGATTTAGCCTATTTGAAATATATCTACCTCCTCTTGTAGAAAAATGCCTCAAAAATCTAATCTCTCCATCTTGATATAAAGAATCAATCATGGTGGGAACCTCCCTGATGTGTTTACTTGATTATACTAAAATACCTTAAGGGCTTTTGTCAAGACCTTAAGGTATTAGTATCTCTTATAGGCCTACATGTTTTTAGCTCTGATAAGATTTAAGAAAGCTGAACCATAATTGAGTATGAATATGTCCGTTTTCATCCATCCCACCATATAGGTTGCAATGTGGCCAGGTTCCTACAACAATTCCGGGGATATGATATACTTCATCATATATCCTTACACATTCAGGTTCAAATGTTAAATTATGCAGAAAGTCTGCAAGATTTAATCTATAGGTCCATGCCAACTCAAAGAATTTAATTTTCTGAGCATCGGTCAAAAAATCAGTATTGAAAATCACTTTGTAGTCTGATAATTTATAGACTGTAATTTCTTCACCGTTTTCATCATGACTTTTTTCGTATGTTGAAGCTCCGTCACCATTCCAAATTTTTCGGATCTTTGCTTCAATTGATGCAGGAACTTCAGACCAATTGTTGAAAGTTTGAGCCATGATTGGGGAACCTCCCTTGGTTTACTTGATTATCTTAGAATGCCTTAAGGGGATCTGTCAATCACTTAAGGCATTAGTATCTCTTATGTCCTATTCTGGACAGGAGCCGATAAAATCTACTCTGAAGCAAGCTCCCTCAGGCACTAAACTATCTTGATCTCTTTCTGGATCATAAACATACCACTTCTTTTCTTTTTGAAATAGTTGACATCCAGTGAATTTCATCAAAATTCTATTCAAACGTTCTTTTGTGGATTTTGTTCTCATTAAATTGGGCTGAATCGTTATATAATTATTATTAAAATTTACAATGCATATTAACTGCCCATAATAGTAAATAGCAGCATCACCATTACTCAAATAACACACCCGATCATTTTCTTTCTGATAATCTGCACCCGCCACCAGATGTGTCACTAGACTTTGAACAATTTTAGAACCTCCATTGTTCATTGTATTTTCATACTTTTTATTCCATAACATTAGTGGAAGTAATGCTGAATAGTATTCTGTATATGATGGCTTAAATCCATCTTTAATATATCCAGCAAACATCACCTTTAAGTGCCTTGTTTCATGTTGACTTTTATGATGCTTCAATAGATCAAGGCCGGTGAGACGAATTTGAGACATAGTGGGAACCTCCCTGATGTGGATGAAAGAATACTACAGGTAAGAATATGGATTGTCAAGCCTTTATTGATAAGCACTGCTTATGTCACATTACCATTCTCTAGAAATTTCATCTCATTTAATTCAATTGATTCTTTAACTGCTTCATCAGATGTGAGATATTCATATTCTCTTCTCAACATGATGAAATAATCCTCCAAAAGTGCGAGGGCAAAATCTATCTCTATATCCTTTGCTTCATCTTCACATTGGAAGCCTTTCAGCAAATCTGGTAAATTTTGTGTATCATTGCCCCTATAACGATAGTATTCTGCAATATATTCTTTAAGATACTTTTTGGCGGTGTCTCTTGTTTCCGTATCTTTACCGTGATTTTTTCTTATTAGCCTACATACATCCAAAAAATCTTGTTTCAAATGTCCCTTTATGGTATTTCTATCAATATCAAATTCTGTAATCTTTAATCCGATTACTTCTGCATCTTCGCATACAGTTTCATGCCAGTTACAGTCAACATTGATATAACGAAAGGTATTTAATGCAATGCTTTTTGCTTCATCTGACAATTCACCGAATTCATAGATTGTGATGGGCATGGTGGGAACCTCCCTTTGTTTACCTTGTCATCATACAGCAGCTAAGGGCGGAAAGGTGGTTGAGAACGTGCCAGTTCTTAAAGTGTCAGCACGTTTTTTCATAGAGACGAGCTTCTTAAACTCTCTTCGTGCATCAGTTAGCAAGCGATAATCTTTATCATGGGAATTATATTTACCTTCCCACAACGAAACGAGATATACATTAGGGCAATCCAAAGCTTGCAGAACTATTATATCATCTCCAATTTCCACCTTTTCAATATATCCACAAGCCAAGGCATAAGCTGTAAGGTCACCTTTTTTTGTTTTGAATGCTGGCGTAGCCATGAAATACCTGGATGAATACCTCCATATCATAAAGCAGCTAAGGGCTGGATGGTTCTCTAGACTGTGCCAGTTCTTAAAGTGTCACATTAAAACATTAAGCACAAAAAATCCCCAGTAAGACTAGCTTATTCTTTACAATTCACCTGACAATCAACTGCCACGAAGCATAAGCGAAGCTTAACAAAACCATCCCACCCGACAATATATTTCGCTTCAAATCCACCACTACTCCAATCACATCTATGCTGCACAGATAGACGCAATAGATATTCTGCGCATTCCTTCAGCCGTTCTATATTAGGAACCTCAGCATAATATGGTGGTGCAGGCATAGCATATTTCCAATCTAGAAGTACCATTATTTTGTGAACATTTTCAAAATTGAAACTATTCAAACATTCAATAATTGCTGGATGTTGGGAGTGCATAAAAACCTCTGTGGATTACTTGTTTATACTAGAATGTCTTAAGGGGATCTGTCAACCCTTAAGGCATTAGCATCTCTTATGAGAGCTTGTTATACCTACAAATTAATCTTAACTGTATCTCCAACTGCTATACAAAAATCCGATAATAGATTCCCCAATAATAATGTTTCACCTTTTATTGTAATGATTTCGGTTGATGTATTAGAATAGCATAAAGAATATATTCTCCTCCATTGATTATCAATCTCGGGTAACTTAATCATATATGGCGATGAAGTCTTACCATAACCATCTTTATTCAAATGTGAGTGTGACACTTCTTTATACTTAAGAAAGCAGTAAGTTGCAATCTTATTGATATACTCATCTGAACGTGGAAAGATATAATCACCCTGTTGAAATACTTCCAACCGGCCAAAAGATTTTGCAATTTCTGCTAATTTCTCTGCCTTATCTTTTTGCCAATGGCCGTCTAAAAATCCCAAATTACGAATCATTATCCAGTCATGTGCAACATAACCCCATAAGTCTTCTTTAGATTTATCTAGCGTAAATGTTCTATGTTTTTCAGGGTCAAAACCTATATTTATAGCAGAAGCTTTGAATGATAACCATTCTCTTTTTATACGAGAGTTTAGAGATTTAGTAACCTTTTTATCATCAAATTCATCGGAAATATACAATGCTGCAATTGCAGCATTAACTTCAGATTGTGTAGTCACGGGGGAACCTCCCTTTGTTTGCTTGTTTATCCTACAGCAGGTAAGGGCGGAAAGGTGGTTAAGAATGTGCCAGTTCTTAAAGTGTCACATTAAAACATTAAACACAAAAAATCCCCAGTAAGACTAGCAAACCGGGGAGTAATATGGTCTATTCCTTATCGCAAGAAGCGCGATAATTCACTCTTTAATGCATCAAATTGTTCTTCCAACTGTTTAAGCTGCACCATTTTCAACTTAATTTCATCAAAATCATAATCTTCCTTACTCTTACATAACTTTAGATCTTCGTCCTTAAGGTAAGTACTGTTTTCCAAAAAACCCAAATAAAGAAAATGAGACAAACTGCCTTGAAACCCCCCATCATCATAATGCAATTTATACGGCACCTGAACTTTCAAAGACAGACTATAATTAGATTGATAATCCAAGATATACATACCTCCCATTGTTTTTCGGTATTCTTCTAAAACTGGATTGAGAACTTCAAAAACTTTACTCGTTAGAGTACGATAAGGAGTTACCTTAATTATTTTTTTGCCCCTGAAAGGTCTTAAAGTTTCTATGATCTGCGGTTGAATAATATTACATACTTTATTGATTTTATTTGTTGCAACAATTACTTCTTTCAAATTATTGTCGCGGTGGAAGTGAATAGGAGCCATGGGAACCCTCTGTGGATTACTTGTTTATACTAGAATGTCTCAAGTGCTTTTGTCAAGACCTTGAGGCATTAGAATTCCATATGAGTCACTCCGCATACTTTCATGCAAGATTTTTCGTTCAATTGGCCCTATAAAATTGAATCTATTATACAGCATACTTTCCAGCATGGTTACTCTTTTAATTGGTCCTAGATAATCGCATGTGTGATTATATCTATCCATCCATTCAGCCATTATCTCTCTTTTTGTATCTTTCCAATAAATTACATTATTACATTCAAAACCCCAGCCAAGATTAAAAGCTTCCCCTGTTATCATATATTTTAAGCAATAAAAATTCTCTAGAACAAAATCAGGAAACTTTCCTCGTGATAATTCAACATACCTTTTAATAATATCAGCTTCTTTTTTCCATCTTTCTGTATAATGGAGAGACTGTGAATTTATCCATTCCTTACGAAAAGGATTCTCTCTTTTTTGTTTGTCAAGAGCTTTGAATGTTGCCAGTTGTTGGTGAAAACTTTTCATGAGTTTGGAAAGATTTTGTCCCTAATAATACTATAATCTAAACAGACTCTACATGTAAATATACCAGTACATTCACAGTCAGGCAGCTTAGTCTTACCATATTTTCCGCTTGGAATGTCTCTTTTATCCGACCAATATGAACCGTTTTTCATGATACAATTATTTGATACTATCCATAAAAGTATGGTAATCTGTACGAGCATCTATGGCATTTAGCTTAGCATTATTTGAAATATCTTGTGTTGTGATGGCTGCTGCTATTGAACTTTGAAGATTAGCATGAGCAGCCGCTAATGCTGCACGAAGAGTGTTTACTCGGTCATGTGCTTGAGAGGCTGCTAGAGAAGCTTTATCTGCATCTTGAGCAGCTTTTTGAGCGGTTCGCTTTAGGTGTGCAGCCCATTGCATGTTAGCTGCATGGATTGCACGCTGGCGAGCAGTTTGATCAGTCATTGATTCAAGTGTTGAAGACTTTTTAATGATAGGGGAAGAATTATGGCTTGTCAAGCTTTTATTGATAAGTCGTTCTTATAGATCAATAAGGTAAATAATCGTATGATGGATGCACACTAAACTCAACAATCTTACAATACCAAGCCAGTCTAGAAAGATTGTTGTTATTCGCGTATCTTAAGGTGGCAAATACAAGCGCGTTATTCTCCGCAATGAGAATATATTCATTCTCAGAAATAGATGTCCAATACTCACCCACCGGGAGAAGTTCAAAATGGCAAGGATCAATGCAAATACTTTTAGCAATTTGGTGTGTAGGTAGAAACCATTCTGGGCCTAATGATAATTCTTTTTTAATTTTATCCATATCTTTAAGCGTAGTGTACTGAATGGTTTCTACGGGTGCGCCTAGAATTGCCCATGCTCGGTCTTTGCCACGTAGAAAATCTATCAATACACAACCATCTGCCAATGTTTCACCAACATCAGCATCTCTAATGCGATCTGGTGCTGAATACTTAGATAATTCTTCTTCTCTTTCTTTAATTCTATTGGTTATGCAATCTATGTCTCTTTTCAAACTTTCAATTTCACTTTGAAGCTCTCTTTTTGTTGACATTGTTTTGAGTGTGGTGGATTACTCTGTTACTGTAAGGGGTTTATCTCTCGCTGTCAAGCCTCCATTGATTAGAATCCATTATAGTTCAACTTTAACAACATCATCTACAGGTACATAAATTCTACCTAATATATTCCCTAGACAAATTTTTTCTCCCTTCACATGACACCAATCTATAAATTCAAACCCACCATCTATAGATACACATCTACAGTTAATCCTTCTCCAGTGTTTATCAATCTCAGGTAATTTAACCAGATATGAAGTTGCGTTTTTCTGTGGGAATTGAATGAGGCTGGCCCCGCGTTGGCTGAAGTTTTTATATTTAATAAAACAATAAGTTGCAATCTTATTGATATTACATGGGAACTCGCTATAAACATAGCCCCGTTCAGAATATACATCCAACTCCCCGAAAGTCTTGGACAATTCGGTTAGCTTTTCTCCCATATTCTTTTCCCAATCACCATCCCAGAAACCACACCCACAACCTTCTCTAGTTAAAATCCAGTCATGTGCAGCATGATCCCATAGATCACCTTCAGCAATATTGTATGCAGTTAAGCGGTGTTCTTCTGGGTTAAACCCTAGACTTATTGCAGATTTCTTGAAAGAATTCCATTCTCTCCTGATCCTGGCAATAAGCCCCGAATGAGCATTAAGATGCTCAAGATTCTTAGACCGCAGAAGCGTATAAACCGCAGAATTGACTTCAGATTCAGTAATCATGAGCGGGGAAACCTCCCTGATGTGGATGAAAGTAAGTTAATGGGTTTTTGAGCTGCTGTCAAGCTATTGAATGATCAGTGTTGCTTATGGTTTATTTTGACATTCAAAAAGAAGAAGTCCAGCCTCAAAATGTCTCAAAACAGTTTGATATGCCTCTTCTGTAATATAACTATTACGAGAATTTTTCACATTCTCAATAGAAATTAGTAGAGTCTCTTTGTTATAAAAAATTTCTTCATTTAGAAAGGCATTTCTATAACATGCAAGGCAACCTTTCATATACCAATGCCCTATTGAATAATTCATGAGTGAGTTTTGCGAAAGATGTCTTAATTTAATGATTTTCATTAATCAAATGGAATAGTCAATATCATTCAATGTAGTATTTGTAGTTTTTGCAATTACATGCATTAGAAATTTTGATTTCAATGTTCCGGTAAACTTATGTCCTCCCTTGCAAATTACTCTAACACCGAAAATTGTATCATGAAATGTAAGAATCTCACTCAATCTAACCCATTTAGGTGAATCTGGATCAGACCGTCGGTTGATGTTGACAAAAAGATTTTCCATTGGAGTGTTGAATGGGTTAAGACTAAAATTATCTTTTAGATTTTATGGCTTATTCAAAAATTCTTTAATTGCTTTACGGGTTTTCTTTATTCCTACAGCTTTGCAGGCTCTTGTTATACCCTCACCTTCCAAATTGGCTTCACCCCTGGCTAAAGAAACTGTCATTAAAGATGCCAATTCAGCAGGAGTTTTTCTGGCTGCTGCATAAGAATAGTCTGCATCATTTTGAAATAAATCAATGTATGCCTCGTTCAAATGCGATTCAAACAATTCCTTGTTGTTCATGATCAGTGTTGCGGATGAAGGTAAACTAATGGATTTTTGAGATTCTGTCAAGCTCTTATTGATCAGTGTTGCTTATGGGCAATTGCACTGCTGATGTGGAAATCTTAGCTTTCCAGACATAATCAGGAGAATTATTTCCATCAGCAATCTCTTTAAGAATCTTTGCTCTCATCAAAAGAAGATCAGCCTGTTCTTTCTTGCAGTGTCGATACTTATTGAGATCTCCTGCAATTAAATATACTTCTGCAGCATCTTTCCATGCTAGGGAAGCTGTCCACAACCGACCGACTTGAATGCTCTTGTTGTCCATGGTGCAAGTGAGGTTGACTTTCTTACTATAAGAGCTTGAGCGTGGTTTGTCAAGCTCTCATTGATCAGGATTTCTTATGGATCAACCCCATTTAATAGCAGTTTTTTGGCCTGTCTCCACCAAAATACACAACAAAATCACAGAAAAGACTAATTCTATCTTTTTTAGACCAATTAGAAAATAGTTCAGTTTTTTTAGAAACTATTTTCATACAATCAGTTGCTTTCTCCCATGCTACAAAATCCTTAATAAAGCATATGTGAATTTGAGTGGTTTGAGGAATTTCAAATTTTGAAGTTTTAAAAAAACTAACAAGAATTTGAATAGTCCCGTGAGCATTTACACTATACTTAATTCCACGATTATTAAGTGTCTGTAATATTTCGTCTTTATCGAAAATATAACACATATAATCATAATCAGAATATGGCGTATTCATATAAGCTCTAGAGCCTATCATTACATGATGATGCTCAAGTCCGAGAAGTGTGAAAAAATCGTTGGTATCCATCTTGTGTGGTTGAAGTTGACTTTCTTACTATAAGAGCTTGAGGGTGGTCTGTCAAGCTCTTATTGATCAGTGTTGCTTATGGATCAACCAACCAAAAAAATATAATTAATACAATTGGCCATAAAATTGCCAAAATTGCAGAAGTTGAAATGAGCACTAATTTCTCAAATATAGTTGGGTTTCTCTCACAATTGGAGGTTGAAATTCCTACAAAAAATCCGAACACCATGAAACATACATAGGGGTATGCAGAAATAAGAAAACTGAAAAGCGCCATGATTTAGAGTGATTGATTTTCCAAGTCAAAATTAAAGATATACCCATTACCATTAACAATAATCTCTTTAAGGATGTAATCTTTTTTAAGACATGCAGCTTCAAAGGTTTTTAGGAATGCAGTTACAGCATTCATATGAACATGTGTATGAACATCTGACGGCCAGTGTAACTGATTAAGTGGATTTACTTTACGGATCGCCTCAGCATAAGAATATAAGCGATCATTAACATAAATTCCTTGTGGCATTTGACTGATAACCCTTGTTTCAATACCATTTTTCCTGTCAATTGTCAAAATGGACATTGGATGTCTGACAATCTTTGCTTCTTGGCTGATCTTCATGATTAGTTGGTGGTTGGAATGATTAGTAAAGCTTATGGGTATTACGGGCTTGTTACTCTTAATTTTGAGCCATCAAACCCAACAGCAATCAAACTTTCTATTGCTGATTGAGCTGTGTCTAAACCATCAAATTTATTCAGGCTTTGTTTACAACCATGCCCCAAATAAGAGGCATCATTAGTCCATTGATTGTCAACTAAAATTTGAATTTCAAATGTTTCAGTTGTCATTGTGGCTCCTTGATGATAAACTAATGTGCTCAGGTAGAGGTTCCAAATAAGGAACCTCAATTACACTAAGCGAGAACAAATAAACCATCTGAAAGTTTATTTGGAGGAGAATTAAACTCCTAATTCTTTGAGCAATTTATTATTCCTACCAATTTGCTGCAATTTCTTGGGCATTAACCCCAACAAAATGGTAAAATCTTACCGGCGGAAGATTTCTTCCCAATAATGAACATGCTCTAGCTAGTTCATCTTCATCAGCTTGAATCTCCGTGACGCTTGACGATTCATTCCTTAATTTGTTTCTAAAGTTAAGGTCACCAATATGACCACTAATGCACGCGCCCGTGGTTAAAAATGCATGGATCATGGTTGGAGTCCTCTGTGTGACCTTTTAAGTATATGCCAAGGGGCTGGCAGTGTCAAGGAGTTGATTGATAAGGGTTGCTTATGATTTTTTCTACCTTATCTTTAACGAGATTTTCCATATATTTAGCATAGTCTTGTAGAATTTTAACTGAAACTTCATAATCACCCATTAAATTCTCAAGATCTCGAGCTTCTATTTTACATTCACCACGTTTCAATCTTTGTGTGAAAATATGATGGACACCTGATAATGCATCACTTGCATTCATAAGTGCTTGGTGTAACCTTCTTTCCCAATAATTTGTTTCTGCCGTCTTATCCGATACCCATAATTTAACAGATAATTGCCAATCCCTCATGGTGGGATCATAAGCATCTTCTAGTGCTAGACGGAAAACTTCAGTGGTGAGGTGAACAAATCCACCTTCAACTGCAAATTTATGGAAACCATTACCAACAGAAGTTTCATCTAGAATTTGTTGAACTGTAGGAATTGGTTGAACTGGGTAAAGATTTTGAATGGTTTCATTCCAGGCGAAAAGATTAGACATTGTAGAATTGGTAGGTTGGCATCTTTAACATTATAAGAGCTTGAGTGTGGTCTGTCAAGCTCTTATTGATCAGTGTTGCTTATGCTTCAACAATAGTAAGATGATGTTTAGATCTAGTAACTTGGACATAACAAAGATTTTTTTCTTGTTTAATTTCCCATTCCATTTTGGCCCATTTACTTGGAGAATACTTATTCATTCCTAATGCATAAACGTGATTCCATTCTCTTCCCTTTGCTTTATGAATTGTAGAAAGAATAACACAACCGCTAGTATTATCTTCAAATAAAGACTTTATTTTTTGAATTAAAATTGCAATTCCATCAGTTTCTTCACATTGCTCAATAAAAACTTTAATTGTTTGAACTCTATCTTCAATATCTTGACATACTGTGAATTTTTCTTTATCTTTATTTTTTTGTATTTCTTTTTCGGCCCATTCGTCTAATTTTTGTTCTAATTGACAAACAGTTTTGACACTCTTCCACTTATTAATTAATTTAATTAACCCTTCACCGATTTTTCTACCTTCAACTTTACATGAGATATTTTCTCTTAATAGTTTGTAAGCAATTTCAATTAAGGGGCGAGTATTTCTACAAATTATTGCATCATTTGGATTAGGATTTATATCTGTAATTTTACAGAAATCTAATAGTCCTTCAGGTGCAGATTCATGTGCTTTAATATGTCCTACCCATTTTTGAGCATATTCTACAATTTTCTTTGGGCATCTATAGGTTGTTGATAGCCTTAAAACCTCTGAATTAAATTCTTCTTTGATTATGTTTAAAGAATTGTGGTCAGCCCCAGTGAAACCATAAATCGCCTGATGAGGATCACCTACAGCAATAAGAATGCCATTAGGCTTTAACATTTTCTTTATCAATTCTCGTCTTGCTCGGTTTGTATCTTGAGCTTCATCTAATAGAATCACATCATATTGCCAAATTCTTAAATTGAATTGAATTGGCATATAGATCATATCTGAAAAATCTACAACATTTTTAACACTATTTGAAACATTTAACAAATATTGAGCAGCATCAATTGCAGCATCTTCGGAAACCATATCCCATAAATTATAATGATCAAACATTTTATGCCAGTCTTCAAAGGTTTTTGGCATTACTTGTTTTGCCAATTCTGCACCCTTTATTGCGATATCACGTAGATATTCATATTCTCCATTAAACTCTTCTTTGGCTAATTTATTGAGTTTATTTCCATCAACCTTAACATTTTTGAATGCTCTACGAATAGAACCAAACCCCATTGAATGTATTGTACCAACATTTACATTATCAAGATTCAGTGGAGAAATTCTTTGGGATATTTCAGTTGCAATATCTTTATTGTAAGCTGTAAAGGCAATTGAACCCTCTAGTATTTTGAGAATTTCAATTAGTGTGAAAGTTTTTCCTGCTCCTGCGACAGCTTCAATAATTAAATTACTATTCTGTCTTCTTGCGGCTTCAATTGCCAGTTTCTGTTCAGAGCTGAGAATGATCATGGGGGAATCCCCTAGTTGCTCATTGATACTAGGGGATTCACGCGGGCTTGTCAAGCGGCGTCAGTCGTGCCCCCATGCAACAGCCGGTGAAAGCTCAACCATTTGGATGGTAAATTGACCATATTTTTCCCACCATTCAGGCGCTGCCGGATCCATTGCAGTAATCCATCGTGGATCCGCATTTTTCCACTTTTCAAGTTGATGTCGTTGACATCCAATTTGAAGATAATCAATACCTTCCGGGGATCGTGTCCATGTAATGCCCCATTGGTCAAATTGAGAGGTCTTAATTTCCCTCATGTTGCCGGTGGCGCAGTTGAGATTGGCGTCACTGAGATTGGCGCAGTTGAGGTTGGCCCAGTTGAGATCCTCGCCGGGAGCATCAAACCGCACGCCACCAGGTAGGCCGGAACAAAAGTCAGAATGGCGCTTAAGACGTTCTGCAAGATTCATTTGCTCAAGGGTTGAAGACTTTTTAATGATAGGGGAAGAATTATGGTTTGTCAAGCACCTGAGGCATTAGCAGATCTTATGAGTCTAATTCATGAAAAGGAACTGAAATGGATTCAACCAAATTCATATTATCTTCATATGGTTTAACAATAGACCATGCTTTATCCTTCTGAAATAGTTTTACACCACAAAAACGCATCAAAATTCTATTCACCATTTCTTTTACGGGTTTTGTTCGGTGTACTTCCTCATATTTTGGTAGAATAACAGCCTTATGTCTTTTATCAATAGTTGCAATAAGAACACCATTGAAGTAAACTTCTGATTTGTTGTAAATTGGATAATAAATCACAGAATCTCTTCTGTGACTGTAACCCAAATTCATTAAAACATATTTCAAAATACTTTTAACTCGCTGACTACCACCATTATCTTGTAGTGTCTGTTCCATTTCCAGCCACTGTTGATTTTTTTCTGAAGAGTGGTTTGTCATTTGTTGGCCATGTTCATTTGGATAAATTGAGTTTGGCGCCGTATTCAAAAAATGTCAAGCTTTGAATGATAAGGAGTTCTTATTAGTCCTTGGCAGTCTTATAGGTGTAAACTGCTACATGATAGACTGGCCATAAAATACTTACAGCAGCTAATTGTTTCGCAGAGGTTTGAGGTGAGGCATTACCCAATCCAATTGCAGTACCCAAAGCTGCTGCAACATACAGATAGATTAAAACTGGCTTCATAGTTTTTGTTTGAGTGTTGCTATTTAATCTTACTAAAAATTTTAGCTGATGAAATCATTTTTGAGCCAGTTTTTCAACTGTCCAAAAAATCCCAGTGGTTTCTTATCAATTTCCTTTAATTTCTCCTCAATTAGATCTACATCTTGGTTAAATTGATTAAATTCTTCAACATCTCCCCCCAAACAAAATTCAATTCTATCTCCAATAATTATAGGATTTGCCCGAAATCTTATCGTTTTATATTTTTTGAGTAAACCTTGAATTTCCTTAGCATTAGAATTTGAAGTCCAGAAAGTTTGTTTCATTTCAGTTAATTGTGTTAATTGGAATTTTTAGTTCACTAATATCCAAACATACTGAAGCCTGGCCTTCTTCACTAAAAATCCAGACATTTTTGGTGATTCTATCATTTTGTATTTCTTGTCTTATTTTTACCCAATCTAACGTAACATTTTTATCATTATGAATGGCTTTTGAATGAAAGTTCTCCATCAATTGGCCTGTATATTCAACACTATAACAACAGTCAAAATCTTCTTCTAAATTTGCATAAGCTATATTCATTTTATCTGGCTCATCAATAAGAGACTCAACAAACCTTTTGGTTCTTAGAAATTTTTCTTCATTGAGCCATTCATAGTGAATATCACCTTTTCTGCAATTTTGTCTTGAAATGCAAATAGGTTCATCATCAAGTAAAATAACTTTAAGCCCAACCCAAGTATCAGTGCAATACCAGACTTTTATATATGTTTCAGTGAAGCCATTATCATGTAAATTAACATAATCATGAATTCCAAATTCTTGAAGAAACTCATCACCATAAAATGGAAATGACGGGCTATTCAGATTTTTGATGAGATCTTTAAGTTTCATGATCATTCAAAGGTTGGAGAACATAGGAAGAAAAACATGTTCTTGAAGTTTATGAGACCCAATGATTTCAAGGGTTGCCAAACCTACACCACGACAACAATCATTGAAAACGTTTTTTGCATGGAAAATCTCTATATTATCTTCAGCAGCTTTTAAAACTGCATTCTCAGAATAACATCTATAAAACTCATCTAAAGCACAAAAGCGGATTCCAACTTTTTCCCACTTAAGTTCGTCCATACTCAAAGTATCCAAAAGATGCCAAAATTTCAGTACAGCTTCCCAATTGGGACCAAGATATTTTTCTGGATTAGTTAGAACATCTTGCGGAGCACCTAGTCTAGAATCGTTGATATGCCGCAAGAGCCAAGAATGAGAAACTGAGATTCCTAAGATTCGTGCAGTTTCTTTATCTGCTACTTCTTGAGGCATCTCCTTTAGCTGATCCACAGAATACCCACCTTCTTTAAAGAGTGTTTGTCCTTGTGCACACATGCAAGGTTTACCACTATCAGTAAAAGATATTAATTTGCACTTAAATGGAATGTTTCTCGGATCCTCCCAGAAGGAAACCATGTTTTGGGCCGCTTGATTGAGATTCATTGGTGTTGGGCGATTGATTTAAGAATAATGGAAATCTCTTAAGTTGTCAAGGGGTTTTAGATAAGGAGTTCTTATTAATCTCAACCAAAAATTCTTCAAACAAAGGCAGGAAGTACAATTGTTTATCGCTATTATCGCTATTATAGTAATTAATTAATTCATGAGTGGCATAAACTATAGAAAAGGCAACAGCTCTATATGTAGACGTTGAGTACATGTAGTTATTATAGGCAGAATCAAAACATGCTATTCTAACTGGTGTGTTGATACCTTCTAAACAGAAATCAAGCTTTCTTGCAAGATCACCTTCCCTTTCATGTAATTCATTATATCTAGATGAAATACGCTCAAAATCTTTAGGAAGCAGTGTATCAATAAATTTCCAAAATTCCAGGACAATTTGGAAATTTTCTCCTAAAAATTTCTCTGGGTCAATTAAAACTTCAGGGGTATTAAGTTTTTTTGAAACTGCTTGATGTATCTTAGAGTATGTCATGAATTTGAGGTTTGTAAGTTTGAAATAAACTCGTCCCACAATGTTGGCTGAGTTACTTTGAAGTGGTGGTAAATCATCTGTATAGCTGCTTGCATTTTTTGTCTTCCAACCGGATTCGCTGAATGAATTGTCATAATTGGTGGATTAAATTGTTTCTCAATAACCATTTGTTCAATCCAGCACACAACATCATAACCCGTTCCAGCTTCAAGTGGTCCTAGATCATGATCTAGACTTAGATGTGTTACTTGTTCGGTTTTTAGTAATTCTATGGTTTCTGATGCTGTAAATGTTCTGTGCCAACCATCAGGAGTGATTCTGTAGTTGGCATCATCGTCAAGATAGATTTTCATGAGAGGTTGTTTGAAGAGCAAAAAGCCCCAAATGAATTGGGGCAGGTGCGATCAATCGTTGAAGTAACCTTCTTGTTTTAGACGAACAATAAATTCTGCAGCAAGAGAACCACAATGGGGGCAGATTGTTGCATATTTAATTGTTGAAAAAATAGCAGAGAGGTATTGTTCTTTTTGGAAGCGGGCATATTTCACACGATATGCTGCACTGACAACCTTAAGAAGTTGACGATGCTCAATTGTTTCCACTTTGCTATACATTGCCCGAAACTTGCGAAAATCTGGCTCTGTATTTTTAATACCCTCCAAAACATCCACAACATGTTGGGCAAGTGCATATCCTAGTTCTGGTGTAATTTGTTGAACGATAAATTGTTCAAATGTCTGTTGGACTTGTGTAGCTTTTTTCCTGCTGTTTTTCTTGGGCTTATTTGCAACAACCGTAGGAATTTTTTGAAGCAGTTCAACAAGTTCCTGAGCAGATCCTGAAACCGTGTTGCCGTTGATTTGGAGCTGAAGAGTTGAAGTCATTGGAGTTGTTTAACAACAAATACAGAATAGTGGATTGTTTGGAGCTTGTCAAGCTTTGAATGATAAGGAGTTCTTATCAGTAAAGCCTAGGTATCGGCAAAGATCTACGCAACAGTGATGCAGATCTAACTGATGGTGGATCAACCTCTAGACTGTAATCATCTGAACGATCATCATCATCATCATCGGAGACTTCTTGTTCCTCAAGGAACTCTTCATCGTCATAGTATTCATTCATGGCTGAAGTTGAGTAAAAGAGAACATAGGAAGAAAAACATGTTCTTGAAGTTTATGTGAGCCGATGAGTTCAAGAGTTGCATAACCTGCAACAAGACCAATGGCAGCATCAAAAGCTGCATTTGCATACTCAGAGCCTATAATAGCATAAGCTGCTGAGAAAGCAGAAACTATATCATAACAACGCTTATCAACTATATCAAAATCTTCACGACTCAAAGTATCCAAAAGATACCAAAATTTCAGTACAGCTTCATAATTATGCCCTAGATATTTTTCTGGATTAGTTAGAACATCTTGTGGAGCATCTGGACAAGAATCATTAATTCTACGCAAGAGCCTAGAATGAGAAACTGAGATTCCTAAGATTCGTGCAGTTTCTTTATCTGCTACTTCTTGAGGCATCATCTCTAGCTGATTAACCGAATAATCGCCCTCTTTAAAGAGGGTTTGGCCTTGTGCACACATGCATGGTGTATCGCCATCTAAAGAGATTAATTGGCCCTTGAATGGAATGTTCCTTGGATCTTCCCAGAAAGAAACCATGTTTTGAGCAGCTTGATTGAGATTCATCAGTTCAAGTGTTGAAGATCTTTTAATGATAGTGGTAAGATTATGGTTTGTCAAGCTTTGAATGATAAGGAGTTCTTATGAATTTTTATCTTGACTGCTCAGATAATCACAGATTGCCATAATTTTTAAATATAACTCATCTTTATTAACCCTAAACCATTCATAAATTATCAAAGATGTTTTTGCTGGAAATAAACTTCCCACGATTCCAAAATATAAAAACCCCAGTCTCAGGAGAATGAGCTGTTTCCAAGTCAATTTAAGGCGCAAATCGGTGAATTTCATTTTATTGGGTAACTAATGTTGTGGTTTAATTAATTCAAAGGGACAGAATCAAATCTAAGAGAATCATCTCCTTGTTTAGTCTCAAATTGACCATTTTCGGTTGCTTTTCTTTTTGCATTGTCTAGGGTTGTTTGTGCTCTTTTCACCTTAGGGCATGTGAAAACTTTTGTTTTTTTGCCGGAACATATTGTAAATTTACCATACTGACTATTAAATGGTTTATCTGATTTACGTTCTTGCATTAATTTAAGAGCTTCTGAGCGAATTAATGCCTTTGAAGCTTCCAATTTTTCCAAATTTTCTTCAATTTCAGCGAGCTTTTCTGCAAGAATTGTAAGCTGACCTTCTTGAATTTTTGGCCTGTTTAAACAAATATGGTGACTTTCAAACAATTCTTCTGGAGACAATTCAGAGAGGCGAGCCATTTAATTGAATTGGGTTGAACTCTTTAATAATAGGTCAGTTATGGAGTTCCTTAAATTGATAGTGGACAGATTTTGAACCGTCCACTATTCCTCAATAATATTGCATGTCTCACAAGCTACATAGGAATCATCTTCATAAAAAGTGTATGCTGGTCTATTTAAAATTGGATGAGAAATTATACTCTTAACGGTTGCTATCTTTTCTCCAGATTTAAATGGCTTCTTTGACTTTTTGGTGACTTTCATTGTTCTTTCAATGGAATGTAAAGGGCTTTAATTGTAAATTTGGAGTGAGGGTTATCGGTTATTCTGGCGTAGTGTTGCGAATTATCTTCCATAAAAATAGTATCAACAGTTCCTAATTGATATATTGATTTCTTAAAGCCTCCATTAGATCTTTTTCTCTTCCAGACAGTTTTACCAATTAAAATGTTAAAGTCTTCAAGCAATGAACAAGGTTGGTATCCTTTAGGGGTCCATGGTTTCGGCCCAGGATTATAAGGTTTGCCGTTTCCTTTTCTGAAGTTGCATCCTGCGCACATTGGTTGCAAATTTTCTAAATCATCACTTCCACCTAAGCTCTTTGGAATAATGTGATCCACAGTTAAAGGATATAGATCATCTGTATAAATATCCCAATGTTTTGAACCCCGACCAGCACCTTGAATGAGTCTAGTTCCGATTTTACCACAAGTTACACAACTTGTCCCCTTATGATGAAAAACTCTAAGTCTATTGTGTTCCTTAAAACTTGACAGTTCATCAAGTGAAAGCTCTTGTAACACCCGATAGTGGAAAACTTGAGTGAAAAGTTTCATTGGAAGTTTGTTGTCAAATCTAGACTACTATGGCTGAAAGCTATTTGAGCCATCCATGGACGATTTAAAAAGTGGCATAAAATCGCATAGATTTGGAAGATACCTCAAGGGTATTTGATTTTCCATCAATGTTTGTTCTAATATTAGCTCTAATACAAGATAATCAAATCCACTAGGAGTTAAATTATAAATATCACTGCTATATTCGCATTCTTCAAAAGAATATTGAGACAATAGTGATCTATATTTATAATCATAACATGGATGAAAGCAGATTGAATATATTCTATGTAATTGAGCACAATCTATAGTATCCAGGAAAATCCAAATATTTAAAACATTTTTCCAGTTACGACCTATAAATTCTTCTGGTTGTGTTAATGCTGATGGAAATAACTCAGAAAATGCTAAATGTCTTTTAGAATAGATCATTCAAAATACTCATCAATTGTTTTATTGAAAAGATTGTCATAAATGAAAGAATGGCCAAAAGAGCTGGCCATTCTGTATGCAATCATGTAGGCTGAATTTAAGTCTCCTACATTTACTATACACCCATTTGCATGAATGCTATAGCGGGAATTACTCTTGGATAGAAGAAACCTCCCTGACAGGGAGATAACGATCATAAAGAGCATCTTCTTGGTCCAAAATGTCTTCATCAGTAAACAGAGAGAATTCTTCAATGGCTGCTTGTTGTGCGACAAGATCTCCATCAAAAATATCAGAGAGAATAAGAGCAGCCTCTTCAGAGGTGCTCATGGTATTTTCAGTTGGTTTGAGATTGATCATGGTGTAAGTGGTAGTTACATTTCAAGAATAGGTCATTGGTTGATCTTGTAAAGCCTCATTGGGACAGTTTTCATTGTGTCCAATTTTATTAAGTGCAGTTAAGAGTTCATCTGCGGTTTTAGCTTCATCAAGGGTTTTGAGAATATCATTAAAGTCAGTTTTCGTCAAATTCATAATTGTCTAAAATTTGTAAAAGTTCTGGATCTAAAAATTCATGAAGCTGTGAACCAAAATCATCATTTAGAAAAATGTCTTCAGTTTGATTCATCATCAAACTCGGCATCTTCCGGTTGGTCCTCTGGTTCTTCTTCTTCATATAAGTTGTAAAGATAATTAGGATCAGGTGTGATTGGAGTTTGCATCAAATAAGAAGTCAACGAAATCCTCAACAGTCATTGTAAAATTAATTTTATCAGTAAAACTGAACATCCTAAACCGTTCTATTTCATTTTTCATCTGTTCAACCGAAAGATATCCATAATCATCAGAAAACCGATAGAGTTCATTTGTGTAATCATCCCAAGTGAAACTTGAAGAAAATGGAGATAGACGTTCAATGGTACTTAAAGACATTTAAATTACCTTATACTAATTGGAGGGTGTTTTCTTGAATTTTGCGATTAACAAAACTCCCGACTGATTTTACATTGGAAAGATCTCTTAAGAAGCTTTCAGGGTTTAATACTGTATATGTGTATGAATTGCCATTTTTCCATTTAATGGTAACCTTATTATCAATTAGTTCAGAAATACTTTCAATTGCCGTTGAATTTGGGAAATTTTGGGGCATTAGACTCTCTCAGGGTGGGTTGTTCTGGATTTCTCCATTGATCTAATCATACCAGATAAGTTTTTCTTATCGGTCATCCAGTAGACAGTTTTTAAAGTGTCATGGGGTCAAGAACAGGGGAAGAAAACTGAGAGACTCAAGTTTATGTGAAGCGATAAGTTCACAGGTTGCATGCCCTTCAGCATAACCAACATGAGCATTAAAAGCTGCATATCCATACTCAGAGCCTATAATATTATAAGCGGCACGCAGAGTAGCGATGCAACGCCGCTCATCCCACTCAGAGCCTATAATATTATAAGCGGCACGCAGAGTAGCGGTGCAACGCCGCTCATCCCACTCAGACTCTTCTGAATCCAAATAAATCCAAAAGTTCAGGACATCTTTCCATTTGGGGCCAAGATATTTTTCTGGATTAGTTAGAGCATCTTGAGCCTTTAACCAATTTGCAAAATGTTGATGTGAAATGGAGATTTTCATGGTTTTAAACAAAAAGGGGGAGATTAATTCTCCCCTCAAAATGAATCAGAGAATTGCGTCAGCCCCAGCTAGAAGCCTACAGACCTCTGCAATATTTTCTGGACTATCCAATGGAATGTCTTCAATTTTGCGATTTTGATTGATATCAGGAATTGAAATTTCCTGACCATTGGCGTGCATTTGAATGAGCCTATTTACAGTGGAAAGTAGGGGTTCTTCTGAGAGTTTTGAGCTAATGGTAGCATCAATCTTCTCGTTAATGTCTCCTTGCGTTTGGCGAACAACACCATTAACGATGCTATTAATGCCAATACGAGTAACAATAGCTGCAACTAGCCTATTGAAAGATTCTTCTTCCCCAAAGATCTCTTCAATACGGGAGCAGATGTTATCCTCGCTCAGAGCAGAATCTGTACGAGTACGGATTGAACTTGCGTATTCTTCAATGCCTTGAAGAAGTTGATCAAATTTAAGAACTCTTGCATTGACTTTAACGTTTTGAGGATTGTCAGACATGATTTTCAGGAAATGGCAGTGGTAAGATTGTAGCAGTTGAAGCGAATTTGAGACTTACGATGATCCAATTTCTCATCCAACAGTGTTTGAACGAGAGAAAGGGTGAGAGACACCGCAAGATGATTTGCTGAAAGAACTTGTGGATGAGATTCGCTCATATCCATACATCCACCAATCCTTGGAATAAAATCATCAGGATTTTGAATGTCTAGATCATATTCTTTGGGGTTTTGACCATAAGTTTTCCCGTTGATTGCCCCCCACCAACAAACTTGACCCTTAGGGTCTTCGGTCGCATCACTATTACCAGGTGTGATAAAGAAGAAGTTCTTCTTGTTATCATCAATGCAAACTTTTTGGATCGCATCAATGATAGCTGCCCTGGTTGCATTGTTATCTACACATGCAATCACAAGTGGAGACTGAGCATCTTCAAGAAGTGGAACTAGATTCTCAAAGTTTGCATAATCTTCAATTGAATATACATCAGAAAATCCACGATCTTCACAGATTCTAGCAACTGAAGTAGCCTTGTTAAGGCCAACATCGCTAGGCTCCATAAGCTGTCGGCTCTGGTTTTTTTTCTCAAATTTATCACCATCAATAAAGGTGATTGTACTATATGAAGTTTTTGGGTGTGAGCGGAGAGTTTGGACGAGAACTGGAGCAAGGTGACTTCCACCCCCGCCAATTCCGAGCAGATAAACTTTATCAAACATTTTTGAGTGTGTTGTAGGCTTTTTTAATCTAGGAGGTTTTAGGGATTTTACGTGGGGTTACGGACAGTCTGTGAACTGGACATCTGCCCAACAAATTTCCCATCAGGGAGAATGAACCATTTCTTACGGCAAAGATCAATAGGTGTTACAAATCCAGGATAATCAATTCCATTATCCGTTAGGATAACACTCTTAAGTGGAACTAACATAATGTCAGAATTTTCTACAATTGGATTAAATCCGGCAGATTTAAGCCAAAAGAAAATGGAAGGATTATCATGCCTATGAATAGTATAGATTGCATTTGCATCCTTTGAAATGAGCTTATAATTAGTGGCCTCAAAAGAATCTTCTGCAATTTCACCTCTAATCTCAATACAATTTTCTTCAGATGTCCTTAATGCCTTTGGTGAAGTATAATCACCATTAAAATAACTATTAAAGAAAAGATCAATAAATCCTTTCATTGTTTTTATACTCTTTACATTAAAATTTCCACCCCAGCAAACTAAAAAAGTGCTATCACATACATTTGACATATTATCCTTTACTGTTGTAAAAATATTATTATCTACTATTTTTGTTCCCTGTAAATATACTCTGGTTTCTGGATAATGGCTGGGAGTTTCTCTTACTTGAAATCTAGTTTCAGGGTTATTAATTTCCAAAGTTTGCTGAAAAATCATGGGACACATAAGAAAGTTTGCAGCATATTCACCATCTTGTTGCAAACGTCTAAATTTATCTTTCATATGAGCCCTTAAAAGCAATCCATCTCCAGAATAATTATATGAAATTGCACTGATTTTTGGTGGAAATAGATTAACAAGCCCAGAAGGAAGCGTTTCGGGAAAAAGAATGGATGTCATGAGTTTAGTTCAAGTTGAAGATCAATAAGACATGAAGACAGAGTATTTTGCAACTCTTCTAGTTGATCAGCATCATTGCGATTCTCTTTGATAAAATCTTCAATGCTATCAGCTATTTGATGAACCTCTAATGTATTAGTTACATATCTAAACGAATCGCTATAATGAAATGGATCTCTACTAATTTTTTTATAGGCATCAAAATCAGTGAATTCCCCATACATAAACTCACGATATTCTTCAATATTGCTGAAAGTTGTTTTGGCTGGAGGAAGTTTTCGCTGCAGGGGTTTATAATTAACATTCGTAGGCCATGATTGATATTTTGTTGTACTAATTTCAACATATTCTAATACATTTTTATGAAATTTAGAGTCTTCATCAAATGTTGTATCAATGAGATGAGTATAATTAATCTTGAATCTTTTCAAATTTCCTGTCACTGAAGCGGCAATTTGATATGTTCGTTTTGTTGAGTTGATTTCCCCAACCGTAATATGAATCCCTGGATCTGGAATTTCATATTTATTATCTTCATCACTCCAGCCAGAAAACAATGTATTATGGCTATGACTAGAACCACATGGAATCCAACCTTCTGGTGGATATGATGTGTATTTTTCTCCAGTTAAGAGGTTACAGCAATCATTAAAGTTTCCAACTTTTACTGATACCCCTGTAACAGATTGTTTAGGGACGACTGCCATAAATTGAGATGGATTTTCTTCATTTCTCAAGAAACGAACAAGAACTTCCATTTTTGTTGGAACTTTATCCACAAAATGAAAACAGAGAAGAATCCATGCAGTCCAAATATCTGATGGAATTTTATTGACATTTTCTGCGACTTCAAACTTATCATAATTTTCTTTTGTTATTACTGAATTAGCTAGAGGATCCCGGCAAGGCCTAAGATATTTCCCCCATGGACAGGAATAGATCTCAAATGAACCATCAAATTCAGTTCTAAGAACACTTTCATCTAGGCTCTCCCAAAAGTCTAAAATACTTTTACAATTTGGTCCTAGAACTTGCTCAGGATTCTCAAGAACGGTTTGATCACCATGATAATTAGCATAAAGATTTAGGAATCTAGAAGATGTCATAATAAAAGATAAAGAAATAGAGTCTACCCAGAAACTAGGTAGACTCATGGTCAATTAATCTGAAGGATGATCAGGCTTGCTTGCTGTCAGTTTGAACGTTGCCGCGAACGGTTTCGCCTGGGCGGACAACGGCGGTGGCGCCCACTTGTTGACCATTGATAGTGAAGCTTGTAACGCGGGAAACGTTAGTGCCGAGTCGGGAACCAAAGTCGGTGAAAAGTTGGGTCAGGGTTTTCCCCTCGTATTCGTTGGGCATCAGAGCGATCACGTTACCGTTCACATCCAGATACACAACAGCAGAAGGATCTTGTTGCTGAAGAGCGTTAGAGAAAGAAGACATAATGCAGTTATTTTGTAGAGTTGAGGGTTTGTGGAGAGTTTTTGTCTCTCACCCCTATAAGATAACAGAGATCTGTGAGTTTGGGTGAGAGAGTGGACAGTTGGTTGATTGGGAGGAGCGCGAATCATAAATTTAGAATTCCTCAGGAGGTTTTATTAACTTAGCAGAGATTTTAATAAAGTTCACTTAGAATGGACACTTCAAAGACTGGCATATTTAGTTAAAAGATAAGAAACGTAGTCATTTGGAGAAGAACCTAAATCACCATCTGGAGCAATCTCATAAAAATCAGTAAACTTGGAAAGCTCAATGCCAGCCTGATCATTATCGCAAATTGCAATAGTTGGTCTAGCTAACATTTGGAGCCAATTTTTATAGTCTTTTGGTGGACTATTACATAACATAGCAAAGGCACTACAATTTCTTTCTGTAATTCTTGCTGCATCAAAAATTCCCTCAGTTATAAAGATTGGGCCATTTGAAATGAAATAAGATTCTGCTCCCCAAACTGTAACAGTTTGTTGCTTTCTATATGTGTAATACCGACCATGATATGGATTATTAAAAATCTTTTTATCTCCTAATGGCCTATATCTCTGATAGCCACATAATTGTCCAGATAAATTATAGCATAAAAATATGGCAGAGATGTTTTCATCATCTAGAAGTGGCTTATGCAGATTTAGATCAACATGTCTTTCAATAAGATGATCCTTAATATTCAAAATTGAAAAATCTCCCATGTGTTTACATTAAAAACAGAGAGAAGACCATTTTCATCCCCGCAACATGAATCCAATACCAATGCTTTTTTTGTATATGAGATTTCAACAGTATGATAATGTCCAGAAACCCGAATCCATTCATTTGTTGATTCATGTTCCCACCATGACAGCCGGGTTCCCTCATATAATGCACCATAAATCAATTTATCTCGCATTTTTGCACTTACTTTATAAGTACAATGTATGCCATCATAAGTTCTAGGAATAAGAAGCTTAGAACTATGATATGCATGGGCGCAGCGATATTCTTGTTCATTAATATCTTTAAATGCACAAGCAAATGGTAAAGACTCAAGCCAAGTTAAAAGTTCAATAGATGTAACATCTGAACTCTGAAAATCATCAAGAGTTCTCTGTAGAGATTGATCAATTCTTACAGGATTTCCATAAAGATATCGTTGAAGTTTCCATTGATGATTTGAATGAATGAGAGTTGCTTTGTTTTTATCTTGTAAATTTTTAATTGTTTTGTAGACTCCAACAGAATTTGATTCTTCACATCTTGAATCAAATGCATCTCCTAAAAATATGATATAATAATCCTCAATAGTATTTTCAATGTAATTAAGAGCATTTTGAAGTTTTGAAAATTGAGAATGAATGTCCCCAACAAGAACGCAATTCATTAGTTTCCGAATCAATAATACATATCATAACATTGAGTACCTTTGTAGTCTGTCACCTTTGGACAGTTAGCTAACTGTCACAACTTGAGCTTCAAGTTCTGTTGGTATTTCCAATCTACTATACATATCATCTAACATTTCTTCAGAAAATATTTTTCCAGGCCTGATGTTTCTTTCTTTTATGGTATTTAATGGCACATTAAAAAATACAATCATCTTTTGATGATTTTTAAATTTGTTGATAATCTTTCTTCTAGTTTTTACAGTAAGATTTGTTCTATCAATAATTATGTTATATTCAGTGTCTGCATAATAGTCTAATTTTTGTTTAAAATATCTATCAGCATCTCTAATTGCATATGAAAAAACTTCATTGTATGTTTTTCCTTGGTCTCTTGCCACTTTTTCAATATAATCATCTGATGAAAGTCTTACAAAATTTGAATTTGAATATTGTTTACAATAAGTGCTCTTACCTGAACCAGGAAGTCCACATAAAATAAGCAGAGATGGAAGATGTTTCATAAATTCAAAAACAAAGGAAGAAAATTGAGAGTCTCAAGCTTATGTGAACCAATGAGTTCGCAGGTTAAATAACTAAGAGAATGTGTAACATCATAAGCTACCCGCGTATAATACTCACCTATAGTATTTTCAGCAGCATTCCAAGAAAGATTCTTTACATAATTTAAATCCTCTATAGCCTGATGGCGCCTAATAATTAACCTAAGAACATCATCACTCAAAGTATCGTAATAAATCCAAAAGTTCAGTACATCTTTCCAATTGGGTCCTAGAAATCGTTCAGGGTATTCTAAAGCAGTTTGGTCATCTAAATGATCGGCAAATCTTTTATGTGTTCTAGAGATTTTCATAAATTCAAAAACAGGGGAAGAAACTTAAGAGACTCAAGTTTATGTGAAGCGATGAGTTCAATGTTCACACTGCTCCCAATCACCCGGAAAGCTGACCATACACATTCATTACCTATAATATCTTGAGCAGCATTCCATGTAAGAACCCAGTGAGAACCATGAGTTAAACTTATTACTGAAGTATCAGCTAAAGCACTATAGCGCTTACTAACTATCTTACGCTTTTCGGCGCTTAAAGTGTCCAAATAAATCCAGAAGTTCAAAACATCCTTCCAATTAGGTCCTAGAAAACGTTCAGGGTATTCTAGAGCAGTTTGGTCGCCTAACTGATCTGCAAATTTTTGATGGGTGGTGGAGATTTTCACTGGTTTAGAAACAATACAATAATGTTAAAGTAAAGGATAATTATTATGCATCACCTAACTGTTCAGATTCAATTGTTTCTAGATCAATTTCGCCATTATCTGCATTTTTTGTTTCTCGCAGTTTAAATGCAAAACTTATATATTTGTATGGTTCAATGTCAATATCTTCCTTACGGAGTACAATACCTTCATCTGGAACTTTATTTACACACATGTCACAATCCTTTTCAAGATAATTCTGGCTAACTAATTCAATAAAATTATCATGCCAATTATCATCTACAGGAATGTCAAATAGGTCTTTTGCTCTCCCATAATAAAGTTCTGGGACCATGTTTAGGCCAAGTTTATTGCAATATGCCTTCACTTGCTGAGTTGAAAATTCAAATATCTTCCCTGAAGGATTTGTATATGTGATGCGATAGATGTAAATTGCAAAGTTTCCTAGATCGCAACCATAGTCATAACCCTTTTGAAGATATGCTCCTTCCTTTGTATAACCAACAACTTCACAATAAAATGTCATTCCTTTATAAAGAAAATCTTCAAGCTGGATAGCAACATCCCTCCAAATATCATATGAATAATAATGATTAGATGTTTGTGGATTTTTGATAATTTTACTCCACTCTTGCAAATCTTTATAGAGTTGCAAAGGAGTTGATCTATGATATTGCAAATCACCAAAAAATTCTTCTCTTTTCTGGTCACCTTCAGCTAAAATCAAGGATACCCAAGATTCAAATGGTTTTTTGTAACTGCTGAGATAATATAGAAAATTTTTCCAGAGGGTTTCTTGCCAAGACAAATAATAGTTGCCATTCTTTACAACTGTTCTAGAAGACCAAATCAATTGATATTCTGTTTCATTTACATTTACCCCAAAAAATCTTGCAATGGAATCTTTAAGCGATAATTTACGCTTACACAAAATATTTCCAACAATAGCAGAAGTTCCATGAAGCTTTTTGGAAATATGAATGATATCATGCGGATTGATTTTATAGATATATTTTTGAAGATGTGCAGTATCAACATGAAATGCGAATTGACCTTCAATTAGCTTTGTTTCTTTTGCTAATTTTTTAATACCCTTTGGAGTTTTATTGGCCTTTAAGATTTTAAGAAGTGCTTCACGATTTATATATTTTTCGCACATTACCGTATCACAAATCATATCAAATTCTACATCTTGATGTTCTTCAGTAATATTGAAAGACGTAAAGGTATTAAGCCATTCATTGATATTTTTTACTGGACAAATATATCCACATGATTTTTCACCCCGAAGAGAGATCGCCCGCACTCTACCTCTTGGTTCAAAAAATCCAACAACTTCTTTATTAGTATTTAAAGAGCTTTCCCTAAATCCATTTGAAAATGAAATATAATTCAAATTGATTGAACTTTCAAGAGAAAAATACACATAAAGATCACCATCCTTAGCATCTAAGCCAGTAATGATATTATTTCCATCAATAGTGGTTATCTGTAATTTATCTGCATTTGGATGCTTTCTAAGATTTGTTAGTTTTACAACTTTTGCAAGATAATTAAGATTAGCTTTTTCGGAAATTTTAAGTGACATGGTGATTTATTAGATGGTTTTAATTAATGGAAAGGGCTCATTAAATTGAGCCCCAAATATTATCAAAAGGGTTTGGTTACTAGGCGTACTCCAGTGAATTTTGGTGCATTTTTAGCCTTTGTATTTAATCCTGTAACTTGATAAATTGAACCATCAAGGAGAAGAAGCTCACCAACTAAGACTTTATATTCATCGCAGGTAAAAGAAACAGTCTGACTTCCAGATTTTGCAGAAAATGTAAATGGAACAACTTCAGTGAAGCTATCTTTAGGTTTGGTATGAATAACTGAGCTACCTTTCTCTTCAACCACCCATTCTCCTGCACTATTGGTTGCAAGGTATGTTGCATATCCGATGGATCCATCATCTTTGATGAAAGAAAATAGCGAATCTTGAGTCATTGTTGAGTCTCCGTGATAAAGAATTGCATTGGTTTTTGAGATTGCCCCAGAGCGATTATTATGAAGATATGTTACTTCATAATAATCGCTCCAGGTTGTGTAGGTAATTTTACCAGGTTTTGTACCTAGTTTAGAGATAATAATATCTCCAATCTTAAATTTAGGAACTGACATGCATGTTTTCATTTGTAAGGCATTGATATTTTAGAATCAAATTGGAAGGTTTGGTGGTTCTAGTGGACAGTTTTATGATTGGAATTTGTAAAATTGTCATCATTATCATTAATGATTTTACGAAAAAGTATTGTAATTGGTTCATCAAAATTTCTAAACATCTTCTCATTTTTATTCGCAGATGGGTTAATTTTATGTCTCCAAATTTGTTGGGTATAACCATTTTTATTTTCTCTATAATGATAGAGTTGAATTGAATATTCTCGGTGTAAAAATAAGAACAACAATCCATATAATTTCTTTAAATTTACCCTGATGACATTCTCTAATGGAAACACTATACAATGGTCATCATAAAATGCTGCCACAGTATTTCTATTCAGATATGCATCTCGTTTACTGCAGATATAGAGAGATGAGCATTTAGAGTTACTTTCTACAATTAATTTATTGGTACTATTTGGCTGCTGATTGAAGCTTGTATAATTGGTTCTATTTTTAATTGCATCAACCACAAAATTGAAAACTTCTTCTGTATTAAGTTCAGACTTGTTTTCGGTGAGTTTTTTAATTGGGCGTATAAAAAGAGAATATTCTTCTTCTAACTTTGAGATTAAAATATATTCACATAATAACTCTTTAAAACTTTCCAACGATGATTGATAACGATACCATTTAGCACCATCTTGAAATCTCAATCTATAGAAAGTTTCATTATGATACCTAAATGAATCAAATCTGCCCGAAGAAACTGGAATGAGATCCATAAATTCTCTTGTGTATCTTGCTTACCATATCAAAATTTTTAGACCAACAGATCACTTTACAGCCAGTTTGTAAAGTGTCTTTCTATCTTAAGATTCCCCAAATTGAGAACAGGAATATTTTCATGTCTTGCGATTCTCAGTGCCTGTGAAGTTCCTCCAATATCTTTTCCCTCTTTAGTCCAACATATCACAAAATTGGTGGGAGTCTTACCGTCTGCGCCCATAATTTGCATAAAATTGCGAGCCATTAGAAGTCTAGCAGATGATGAAAGTTTTTCATGATATGGATGAAAAGTATTAACACTAGAAGTTGCTGTGGTCCACGCAGGGCACTTCAAAAACTCAAAATAAGATGATCCATCATGTGTTCTTCTATTAAATCCATCCCAAGGTAAATAGATTTCTCTATTTGTTGAGAATTTCTCAAATGCCGAGTCTGCCCCATTAGCTCCACCAGATCTCAATAAAAATCCTTGTTCATTCAACTTTTTTGAAATTCCATGAATTAATGTTATGATGTGTTCAGGTGTTGAACGGCTTCCAATACCAGTATATATTTTCATTATTAAAAAATGGATTTAGATTTAACTATAATTTCTTCAAGACTTCTTTGTCGTTTCAAAAGGTGAAAAAATAATCTTAAAGTATTGTGAGCATCACACTCTGCTCTATGTGGAGTACCGAAAAATTTGAGCTTATGTTTACCCATTGCACTTCTTAATCCACCAGAAAGACTTCTACCATATGCAGCTTCAATAAAAAGAAAGATGTGTTTTACATCAATAATTCGTCTTCCAAAATATGGAAAATTAATATTGTTCTGTTTAAATTCAGCTAACAATTCAAAAGAATCACTAACACCCCATTGTACTGGATTTACAAAAGGCTTATGAGTATCAATTATTTCAGAAAGCCATTGAGCAGCTTCATTTAATGAGATCCCAGAATCAATCTCTTCTTGTGTAATTTTGGTAATTTCTGTAGTTTTTTCAAATAGAGGCTGCTTAATTTTAATAACCCTTGAATCTGTTAAAAATATTTCATCAATATTTCCTAGAGCTACTCCAATTTCGCAAATTTCATATGTTTGTGTTCCATCAGTATTAAGTTCTAAATCAATAGAAAGATAGTTGGTTTTTCTTATGGGGTTCATAAATCTAAAAATAGTGGTAAAATCTGTAGAGTTTTTCCTTCATCAAGAATTTTATCCATTGCAATTAGTTCATAAGCTGCAAATATTGGAGATCTTAGTGATAAATTATATTTTTTATATGGACATCCCCATGTGGAAAGTTGAATTTCATATGCATAGCCGTTTAAATCCGCAGCAAAGTGTTTAATTTCTGTTAGATTGTAACCTTGTTCAATTAGATAAAAAGCTTTTTCAATTTTATTCCATTGGTTGATATTTAATGTATCAATAAAAATCCAAAAGTTTAAAATATTCTTATAATTGGAACCAAGTTTAGGAATATCATAGTGATAGTTGTCTTGAAAATATTTAAGAGAAGTTGAGATTTTCATTTATAATTAAATCCAATTTGGTTTGCGGGATGGAAGTTTTTTATAATTGTTTGCTGCCCATGATTTTGATGCAAGATATTTTTTATAGGCTGTAAATGTGTCAATTGTCTTATCAAACTTCAAATGATCAGGCATAGCTCTAATAAATGGTGTAATCTTATTAAAGTCACCATCAGGAAATATTTCTAGAGCATTTAAAAGAGATCCATAACATGCAATTTGTTTTTCATAACGTCTAAAATATTCCTCGCACAACATAAACCCATGATAAATTAGCCAATGAGCATTATGAATAGATTCTGCTACCCATAGCGTACATGGATGTTTAAGGCGAGGGCTGTTTCTTTTTGTCATGTATGGTGTTCCATCTTTTTTAGGAATAGTTCCGTAATTGTGAATCCAAGGAGATGCAACATAAGCAAGCATTTGACAGCATTCAATTGGCATCTTTTTAATATGTAAATCTGGGAGAACAATTGCAGACTGTTCTGGACAAAAAGAGGTTGCAAAAATGTTCATCGGTTCTTAAATTCACAGTAATCATAGCAAAATCTATCATGTTGTTGTGTGCAGGTGGGCAGTTTTTAAAGTGTCACATATTTAGAAACAATGGAAGAAACTTAAAAGACTCTAGATTATGTGAGCCAATGAGTTCACAGGTTGCACAAGCAGATGAAAATGAAGGAGTGACACTCCAAGCTACAGATGCATTTTCATGCCCTATAATAGCTTCAGCAGTTTTAAAAGAAAGATTTGTTAAATTCATTAAATCTTCTGAAGCCCAATAACGCTTATTAATTAACTCACTCTCTTCATCATTCAAAGTATCCAAGTAAATCCAGAAGTTCAGGACATTCTTCCAATTGGGTCCTAGAAAACGTTCAGGGTATTCTAGAGCAGTTTGGTCTTTTAAATCATTTGCAAATTGTTGATGTGTTGAAGAGATTTTCATGAGTTTAAACTTGCATAATTGGGAGTTCTCCCTTTTCATAGACATCTTCAACAGTGGTTGTAATACTTTTAGATTGCTCTAAAAGTCTTTTATCATAAACAGGTATAATTACTAAACCTTCAGGTTTAAGATAATTCATATAATCACATGCCTTTAAGCTTCCATTATCAATAGCCCTTTGATCCTCAGAAGAGAGTCTGATTGCTCGCCCTATAGTTTGAATAAGTTTTATTAGATTTAGTTGCCTTAGTAAGAGTACAGCATCTAATGATTTAATGTTTATTCCTTCACCTAAAATTGAATAATTTAAAATGACATATTTTTTATCCATAGATTCACCAAGCTTATCTAAGAGTTGGAAAAATCTGTCCCTTTTAATTTTTTTACCATTATACACTGGACCATAATTTGAAGTAATATGTAATAAATCATAGCCAAGTTCTCTCAAAGACTCTTGAAAATTTGTCTCTGAAAGCATTTCCATCATATTTGATGTTTTTCTTACGTTTATAAGAAGTTTAGAAAGATTGTATGTCTTAATGATATTTAAGATATCTGTTGCATCATGTTGTGCAGTTCTCTCTTCAACCCATTCAAGATAATGAGAAATGACCCTTGGCTTTAAGATATAACCATGCTTAATCATTTCTGCTGCTGTGGCTTTTACTATAATTTCACCATAAACTGGATCATTCATTCCAGGTTTTTTTGTCTTTTTCGGATTTTTAGGTGCCCTGCTAAATCTAGGTGTACCACTAAAATGGAAGCATCTTTGATTATTATCACTTACCTTTTTCACATATTCATGAAACCCAGCAGATGTTGAATTATGTGATTCATCAAACATATATGTATTTACCGTAATCCCTGATTTATAAATCTTTTTGAGTGAATGATAGGTGGTAAAAATTAGTTTATGGTGCTCCTTATGAATTTCACACCATTGTCTGATATTTTCTTTATCTGTTGTATGATAATGATTTACCTTTCCAATTTTTGAGTGAACATGGAGATACTTAGCACAATTAATGTGCTTTCCATAATCAAAAGATAACTGCGAAGCAAGAAGTATTCTTGGCGCTACAACTACAACAGTCTGTGGTTCTTCAGATTGTTCAAAAATTCTTTTTGAATCATGAATTTGAATGAGAGTTTTCCCTGAGCCTGGAGCCATTGCAATAATTCCTCTATTTGCCTGAGAAAGAACTTCAATGGCCTTTTTTTGTTGCAGTCGGAGTTCCATTGTTTGTTATGAATAATTTTTCAAACAAGAGGGAGATTAAAAAGAATTAAAGAATATGCGATTGATTCTGGCACAATTGCTGCAACAGTAATGAAGAGAATCATGATTTTTGTGTGAACTTTTTTATTTTAGCTCAACAACATCTTTCAGAGTTTTCATAATGTGCCAGTTGAAAAGGTGTCCGTGAAAATATTATTATAGATTAATGGATATAATTGATTAAATTTTATGTTTTAAAAACAATGGAAGAAAAGTCAAATACTCAAGATTATGAGAACCAATGAGTTCAAGAGTTGTATAAATGCTTGGAAATGTAAAAGTTATATGACAAGTTGCATCTGCATATGTAAAACCTATAGTATCCCTAGCAGCTTTCCAATCATGGTTTTCAGCATAAACTATAGCATCTTCACCTAAAACCAAATAGCGCATATGAATTATATCAGTATCCTCAGCACTCAAAGTATCCAAATAAATCCAGAAGTTCAATACATTCTTCCAATTAGGTCCTAGAAATCGTTCAGGGTATTCTAAAACAGGTTGGTCCCATAACCGATCTGCAAATTTTTTATGTGTTGTAGAGATTTTCATAGGTTTAAAAACAAAGGGAGAAACTTAAGAGACTTAAGCTTATGAGAACCAATAAGTTCACTGGTTACATAAGTCCCAGCATATGTAGGAGTGAGAATAGATGCTTCTGCATAATACACACCTATAGTATCCTTAGCAGCTTTCCAAGCAAGATTCCTTAAGGTATTTAAATCCCATAAAGCAAAATATCTCATATCAATTAACCTAATATCATCATCACTCAAAGTATCCAAATAAATCCAGAAATTCAATACATCCTTCCAATTAGGTCCTAAGAAATATTCAGGATATTTTAGGGCAGGTTGGCCTCTTAACCGATCTGCAAATCTTTTATGTGTTGTAGAGATTTTCATAGTTTAGCTTTGGCATGTTCAATTGCTTCTTTCTGACTTTTAAAATTTCCAATCATATTCTCATAATAATATCCTTCTCTGATATAATTACTGTCATTTTCATTATACCCATGAAAATCATTATAGCTATCACACTTCTCCTTGTTCATATAATAGACTTCAATGTTTTTTTCAGGAGAAATTTGAACAAACATAAATTTATTCTGGTTGAGGTGGAATAGAAGGCAAATTACGATTTAAAGAGCCTTCCATTACCCATCTTGTTGCTGATTTTTGAACAAACCAAGCCTGTAAAAGTTGCTTAGCAATTTTACGCAAATCTTCAATATTTGTGGTATTATCAATAGCGCGATTAAAGCGCTCAATCTCAAATTTTTGGGATGTAGAAAGATCAAAAGGTTCCATTTTAGTTTCTTGTGTAAATAGCGAAAATTGCGGATATGTTTATTACTAATGATGTTAAAATTAGGCTATTAATTTGAAGTGCGAATGCTAGAGTAGACAAGGAAAATACCAAAATACAAAGCTGTCGGTTAGTCATTTGCTGGATGGTGAACTCTCTAATAATATATGGTCTCGGGTGAAAAATCTTTAACTTTGTGCCACTTCTTATTCTGTCTATTCATTAATTTTTATAAAAACTATTGACTGAGAGATTCATGGTAAAAAGATAAGTAAACAAGTTTGTTGGAGTGCTTTTGGATAAAATTTCATATGTGTGCACTTTATTGTAAAATTGCCATATAGATTTTCAGAAAATTTGAAGAGATCCTCAGAAATTTTAGCTTTCATATCAAAGCAATGTAACATGTGATGGAACACCGGCATTATGAGTATTGATTAGCTCAAGTTCTTGTTCTCGTGTCCAATCCAATTTTCTTCTAAGCAAATATACATCAATTGCACAACCTGAAGAACAACCTATTTGTTCTTTTATTTTGTCAATTTCGTCATAACCAGCAATGTCATATTCGGAAATTTTAATACAAGGATTCCCATTGTGATTAAAAGACATTGAAAGTGTTGTAGACCACCCACCTCTTAACCTACCAAGAGCAGCAGTGTATCCTTCTACAACATCATTTGGATAGTCTAAGATCTCTTCATTTGTTATTTCATCATCACCAAAATAATAAATTTTAATGAACCGTGTGATATTAACTTGTTCATCATCAGAAAGAGAAATTTTAATATCTTTGAAAAGGTGTCCGCTAACCGAGGAATCAAGATGAAGAGAAGTCATTTTGGAATTTGGTTGCTGAAAGCAGCATAGCACGAGCACACCCCTCAAAGTGAATAGAGGTGTGCCAGATGATCAGGTGTTCATTCATTTTCAAAATATACATCAATGTATTCAACTTCAGGTTTACAAATAGCATTATAAAGTGCTTCATGTGCATTTTCATAAGAATCAAACCCATCATAATACGGGTTATATCTAAACATATCAATCCAAAACAATCCAAGAATTTTTCTTTGCGGAAAATACATAATACAATTTGATTCTGTTACTTTTTTAATCCTGTAGTTTTTCATAATGGTTAGATGAGTGTGAAGTGAGAGATTCTACAAGATGGTCAGGTGTTCATTAATTTATCAACTTCTTCAGGAACATTAACTAACCATGCTAAACGAAATCCAGAATGAAACCTGTCTGAAATGTAGAGAAGACTGGTCTCAATGTCTACAATACTTTCATAACCATAAGTCTCATATCCACTACGATAATCCTGTTCACTTTGTTGATGATGATACTTCATTCTCTGAAGATACTTTCTATATTTTCTGATTTTTGAACAAGTAATCTCAATGTCTTCGCCATGCATATGACACTTATTGAAAACTTTCTTAAAGATAAGGTTCCAATATTTTCTGTAGATTCTGCGTTTCATTTTTATTCTCCTAGTGTGTAACCAATAGCAGTTAATTGTTCATCGCACCATTGACGAGAAATGGGATCAAATCCATAAGTCAAGTCTATTTCAGGATTTCCACCACTGCTTCCTTTAGGGCCATATGCCCAATTTTCATAATCGTTATCACCCGTATAGGATGATAACCGAATACGAGGAGATTTTTCAATGAATGCAATCCTATTTTTGATTTGGTCAGAATTACTACCATTCAACACACGAATTGCACAATGACCATCAACAATCCAAGGAGAGGTTTTCATTTTAATCAGTTCCATCAAAATTATAAATTTCAAAACAAGCAGAAAGTGTATAAAGTGCACCAAAAACAAAATGGCCTTGAGATACGATCAAAGCAATTGATAAAATATAAGAAATATATGCTAAAATTTTAGGAACAGATCGTCCAATTTCACGTTGTCTTTTTACAGCTTCGGGTGAAGATATAACAGCAAGAGTACAAATAAAAATAAATACAATCCAAAATTTAATGAGATTTCCTGCCCAATAAACATCATTAAAAATCCACTGGTAGATGAGAAACAATTCCACTATATTGGTCAAATTCCAAACTAATGCCTTAGTAATTTTCTTTTTCATTGTTTGAGTTGGAGTGGTAGAAGTCATTTTGTTTAGATAAATGAGAAGTGGGGATTGCAGACAGAATTAACAAGATCTATATGTTCTTTTACACCTTAACTATTCTTTTCCGTGATATAATTATTAATGAATCTGGGGAGAAGATATTGATCCGAAACTCAACATCATACCAACCACCAGCACTAAATTTTTTTCTCATATACTCTTTAAGGTCATCCATAGAAATTACAAACCTTTCAATTTGGACTCGTGCAACTAAGTCTGTGCTAACCTTTGTTCCAATCATTAGAGATTTGTTGGCTGAACAGATTCATCATAGCAGGAGCACGCTTGTCAAAGTGTATGGGTGTGTGCCAGTCGTTAAAGTGTCCTTCACTTTATTCTCCGTTCCGGCTGCGCATTTTTTGACAATGATAGAAGTTTTTTATGTATTCCAAGTAACCTGCAGAAAAATATCAACAAACTGATTTTCATGTATTACAATTTTAGCAGTAAACCCCAAATCACGCAACATATTCAAAACTTCTTTAATTTTAGTTGGATAATTGTTTTCAATATCATAGAGAACACTTTCGCCAAAACCATAAGAACGAGTAATATATTTCCATTTTCCATTCCTTGCTACTTCCTCTATTTCTGCAAGAATTATTTTTAATAGTTGATTTGGATCACTAAGACTTGACAATTTGTGTGCATCTTTGGCATTAAAGAAATTGCTCATAAGATCTAGTTTATCCATAGTTTTTTCAGTAGTTATAGGTTCAATTTGTACAATGTCATAACTTTCTGTAAAATAGTAACACTTACCAGAAGCGTAATGATCTGTAATTCTATTTTGGTTTTTATCTACAAGTCTATATTGAAGAAATTTACTAGGTAGATATTGTCTTACTGTAATTATACCAAATGCTTCATTGCCATTGGCATATCTAACTTTTACAGTTTTTCTGACATAATGTGAAAGGTCAATTTTCATTAGGGTTTTTAACGTTGTGTGTTGAACAAGTTCAGCATATCACCTGGCTCACTACACCTCAGATCAATGTGTCAGTCATTAAAGTGTCCTTTAGTTTCATTCTTTTTCCGATTGAATTTTTTCTCCATAAAGTGTCCTTTAGTTTCATTCTTTTTCCGATTGAATTTTTTCTCCATTTAGATTATGCCAAGTTTATTGTGTATGTTTATGTTGATGGCGTTTATGATGAATTTGTCCCAAAACTTGCAGTTGAAGTTCACCACAGTCACAAGTTGTTGTAAGAATTGGTTCCATCACTAACAGCAAACATTGGATAATTTTTAACAGTTTTAGCCATCATAAAGCTTGCAATTTTATGTGGATCGCTATAATGAGAATTTTCAGGATTTTTGAGATCAATGACTAGAAGTTTCATGATTAGTTTGAATTAAATTGGAATGTCGTCAGAGGAAAAAATAACATCATTAATGTTAGTATTGTCAAAATACCTGAGCTTTGCTTCTGTAATTATTCTTTGTGGTTCTGATGGATCATCCCAAAAGAGAACAAATGTCCAGTCACTCAATGAATAAAAACTATAATCAGATAAGTAATGTAAAACTCTAAATGTTGAAAATGAATTATTAGACCATTTATTATACCTATATGTTTCTCTCTCTCTAATATAATATCTAACTCTTTGTTTTTTCCCAGTAAAAAGATAAGTTAGCCAATTATTATCAAAAATTTTGGAAAGAACCTCATAAGTGTAAGTTGACGTTAAGCCTGTGGGGTTTTTATTGAACTTAAAAACATCTGTAATATTGTTACTCATGGCTCAACAAAGAAACACCAGCACTATGAAGATTAATTAGCTCTTGTTCTTTTTCTAGAGACCAATCAAGGGAACTCCTCAAATGATAAACATCCTTTGCACATGCTTCTGAGCAGTTTAACTGCTGCTTAATGTGTTCAAGATCCATGGTTGATTTCCTTGACGAAGAAAGAATAACTTCATAAAACTGGAGCAGCTCAAAAGGATAGTCATTGTAGGCATCAAACATTTGGAGTTCCAATGTGTATGAGAGTATCATAGTACCTTTGGGTGGTTGGTTGAGTTATGGAGGGACAGTTTGTGAAGTGATCTTTTTAAGTTTGAGAGGTGTCATCACTTATTTTTTTTTTCTTACTACCATAATAATAGTATGGAACTTATTCAAAAGTAATTTGTATGTATAAATGCGTGATAGCATAATTCTACTCTAATAGACGGCATTACTATTGGTACTAAAAAGGAGGGAATTTCACCCTCCTCCTGAAGATTGCCGTATATCAGGTATTATTATTTATCACTTAAAAACATTATCAGAAAGTGAAAGAACATTGGCACCATTAATCAGAATTTTTTGAATGCTACCATTCCTCATCGCTTCACGAAGAACTTCAAGACGTTGATACTCAAGAGATTGTGCCGTCACAGTAGATGCAAGAGCCTTGTTCTCTTCAGCTTTCAATTGGGCAGTTTCAGTCTTCACTTGTTGCTCTTTATTTGCAGATTGGGCCGCAACCACACGGTTCACAGATTCAACAAGAGTATCAGGAAGATCAGCTTTACCAACAATGATTGAATCAATGGTAATCTTTCCCTCAAGACCATTTTTCTTTAGAGATTCGCTTAGATTAATCTTAATCGTATCTTGAACCTGTCCAAGGCTGCTGTTTACAACCAAAGCGGGGAATTCGTCCACAGATTGATTGACAGCAGAAGTAATCAGACGAGCAATGTAACTGGACATGAGTTGAATTTGTCCATTTTCGCTGATAGAGTGATTGGTCATATCATAACCAGTATAGAAATCATAGAGAGAGGTGGGATTGATACTGTAGGTTACGGTCACATCCATCTCCTTCATGATGGTGTTATCTTTAGTCTTGGGGCGAAGGTCATTTGCCGTCACCGTAATCTTACGAGTATTGAAGACTTTAATTGAACCAAAACCATCATATTTAATACCGGGGGTGAGAACTTCATTCTTTACCTGGCCATCAAATCCAGTGTAAAGTCCGTTTTCACCTGTATTGATTGTTGTCCATTGCCCGGAAATAAGTGCAAGAACCAGGACGCCAGCACCAAGACCTAGACCAACTTTTACGAGAGACATAGTTAAAAAGGGTGAAGTGAATGGGTAAGTTAAACAGTAAGATCAGAGATTTTGATCAGCTATCTTTTGCTACGCCAGCATAAATGAATGCAATAGCAACAAAAAGTAGAATTCCTAGAGGAATCATTTTAAGAAGAAACAGAACCGGAAGTCCCCTCAAGAGAAGAATGAAAAGTAAGAGAGACACTCCAATTGCAGTTCCAATAATTCTTACAAGCATTGACTAGAAAGGCATGAGGGTTTGTTTAATGCTCTATTATCATATGGCAAGGGAACTCGGTTTGGGTTCTTGCGGTGACACATTTTAATCTGTCACAATCTAATGCTTCAAAGACGGCATCAGACGCAAACCATCTCTAAAAATTGCTTCTTGAAGATCAGCTTTAAGGCCACTGAGAATAGAAATCGTTTTCAATGTATTTGAGGTGAACATTTTCTCCAGCTCTTCTCTAATACGTTCAATAGAAACTTTTGTCAACATCTGTGCACCTAAACTGCAATTAATAGCATCATAGGTCTCTGGATGGAGCATAAAATCTTTAGTGATTACAAATCTTAAAGCTCTCATAACTCTTAAACCATCTTCTGCAATTCTTTCGTGTGGATCTCCAACAAAGCGAATTAAGCGATCCTCTAGATCTTTTTGACCGCCGAAATAATCTACCAATTCGCCGTCTAAGACTGCCATTGCATTAATGGTAAAATCTCTACGCTTAAGATCATCAAGCAAAGTTCCAGGTAGAACATAATCGGGTCTACGTCCATCAGAACTTGGTCCATCTTTACGTGATAGAACAAAATCTGCCACAACTGTACGTTGATGAAGAGGGTTCTCTTTAGGGACTTGCACTCTAGCAGTGAAAAATTCAGGCTTTAGAATGAAGTTCCCACTATTACTATCAAATCCTTTGAATCCTAGATGAAATAATTCCTGTACTAAATTAGTAAAAGCCTCATCTGCATAATTCCAATCATTTGTATTATTTGGGATTGCAACAAAGTCTATATCTTTTGAAGGAACTCCGAGAAAAGAATCCCGAACAGCTCCACCAACTTCAGCAAATTGAAATAGTTCAGATTTCATTGATTTGTTTTAACCTTTGTGGTTTTTGTCAAATGGAGCTTTGAAGTACATACAAGCAGCAGCATGATAGACCATAACTCCTTCAGGATTCATATAACCGGGAGCAGCATGGGAACCCATTTCTTGGAGACTTAACATTGCATTTTCAATTTCATTAGTATTGAATTCTCCAGTGTAAAGAGTTGGAACTACATGACAACAGCTAGGAATATTCTCTTCATTCCAAACATGAACATTGAAAAGAGAAAAACGCTTTTCTCCTTTGGGGAGATTATATCCCCGACCAATTCCACTTCCCCACCATTCACCATGATGTCTACCTGGTCCAAGTTTCTCTAATTCAGCTTTATTTTCCATCACCCAACGATGAAACCCAGCATTGTCTGAGTCTGCAGTAATCCAACGATTTCGGCTCCCAATAAACATATCACCATCAAGAGTGATGTAGATAACACCATTAGTGCCATCAATTTTTTCAGTAACTACACAATCTTTTTGAAGACGTGGAATTTTAGGAAATGCAATAAATTCAGGAAGTTCACTCATGGTTGATTTTGGTTGATTGTAGGTTAATACTAAGGGATTTTTTGTGAATTTTGAGATTTGGTGGACAGTTGTTAAATTGTCTCAATTTTTATTTTTCTATGCTTTTTATTGTTGTTTAATTTCCTTTCCATATGTGGATTATCTAAGAGGAATATAAAGCTCTCAGTCTATTGATCCATTGTTTGTACTCTTTGGGTGCTTTCATTCCTTAATCAGCTCATTCTCAATATCAGTAATAAGATCATTAATTTTCATTGATATATTAGATTTAGTAGAAGACTGAACACTGTAACTAATGATTCTAAGATTTCCTAAAACATATCCAGCAGTTCTTTTATTAATCTTATTCCTACATGCATTACGGATGGCTATTACATCATTGATCAGTTTAATAATTCTTGCTTTTTCACTCTTTGATTGTTCAAGAGTGCCAATAAAATGTGTCTCAAATTTAAATTCATTACCTTTAAAAACATAACTATTGTTAATTTTTGCATATAAAATTCCAGAATGTGTTGGGATCTCAAGATTCCAATTATTATCACCACATATGGCTCTTAAAGTTTTGACAGCTAAATCCAGACGATTAATTGAATACAGTTTACGATCAACTCCTAGTGCAGGAGAGTTCCATAAAGATACAATATCTGGATCTCCAGAATTTGTGCGAATTTCAGTTATTTCAATTTCAACTGGTCTTTTTATGGTTTCTTGTTTAACATAAAAAGGGTTCCAAGTTTTAATGAATTTTTTATATGCATATTCATCATCAAGATTTGTGAAAACTAATTCTCCAGAAAAATCATCATAATTTCCTTTAGCACGAAGGATATCAACTTGTTGTTGATAGATTGTTGGGGTTATGGTTTGAGTTGGATCATTATCATTTGTATAATGCGTTAGAATTGCTGATGGTGTATAAAGTTCTACAATTTCATCAAGGCTAGAAACTACAACATAATTGCAACTTTCAGGTACAACTCCAGAAACCAAGATATTTTTATTATTATATGGGAACTTAACCAAATAAGATCCCTCATCAACTAAATGTACTGCAGTAAGTTTGAGTGTCATTTTATTTAGAAGGTGTATGGAATTCGGAGATTTGAGGAAGTTTGCCACAAATATAGTCTAAATTTGTTATTTGTTTTAGTCCTATAGTTTCACGACAAGAAATAGATCTATTAAAAGTTTCTCTATATAGAGATTCTGGTTGATTTTTAATAGTACCATAACTAACAAACCCCACGAAACCAAAAAGAAGAGTAACACAATAACATAAAATAAAGTTGTCAGAATTCATAAAAAATTTTGTGAGTGGGCGATACTGGATAAATCATTAGAATAGCAAAGGGAAAAGAAATTCCAATAAAGAGTAAACTAAGATAAAGAATTAAAGGAAAGAACTTACTTTTAAACATGGGGAATCTCCAAGTTTCTTTTTCATCTTAGCAAACTGAAGTGAAGTGTGTGTATTCCATAGTGACAGTTTAACTACTGTCACATGACAAAACGATGAAAAGAGTTCTTTGACATTCTTATAATTTTATTTTCAATATCATTTATATCAACCATAATATTTTCATCTGTAATTTTAATCCCATCTAATTTAATACAACCTGAACGAATTGATCTTCTTGCTGCAGATGAACTATCTGATAATTTAGTTTCTCTCAATAAAGTTGCAAGAGGTAATGGAAACTGCAAATGTGAAACAACTATCTCTGGGACATCTGATATATTTGAATTAGACAAAACGATCTGTTGAGATTCATTCATAGACTTTAGAGCAACTTCAGAACCATAAAATTCTGAAACAATCTCAAAGGCCATTTGTTTTTGCCTTTCTCTAGGATCTGGAGAAAAATCTCCCAAATTACAGTCGGTGAGTAGAAGAATATATTCATCTACTAAATTATCTGGAATTTTTTCCAATTGAGAAAACATTATTAAAGGATGTTCATCAATTTTTATTGCATTATTCAAACTTTTAGACATTTTATTGGCACCATCAGTACCACATAAAATTGGCATTAACATTCCAATTTGTTCATTTTTATTTTTGAAATGTCTTTGAACATCTCTACCCATTGAGATGTTAAATTTTTGATCAATTCCTCCAAGTTCTATTTCAGATGATATTACATGACTATCATATCCTTGAAGTAGTGGATACATAAATTCATGCAAACTGATAGGGCTTTGTAATTCAAATCTTTGATGAAAATCCCTTTTCGCTAGGAGTTGATTTACTGTTACCAATGATTGTAATTGTATAATTGTAGATAGAGATAATTGTTCTAAATGTTTAGAATTAAAAATAATTTCAGATTTTTCGGGGTCAATAAAATTTGAAAGAGTATTCAAAAATTCATTGGTATTGAATTCTACTTCTTCTTTGGTTAATTGTTTTCTAGTTTTTGATTTTCCTGTTGGATCTCCAATTCTTGCAGTAAAGTCACCTATAATTATTACAGGAGTATGATTTTCATTTTGAAATTGCCTTAATTTTCTTAAAAGAACAGCATGACCTAAATGTAAAAAATCTGTTGTTGGATCAAATCCAAGTTTAATTCTTTTTGGAGTTTCCAAAAAATTTTGTGGTTCTATTGATGGGAATATATCTACAATGCCATTAAGTAAATTCATGAATAAGTTTAAAAATTTATGAACAAAGGAAAAAACGTCAAGGTCTCAAGCTTATGAGAACCAATGAGTTCACTGGTTGCATGACATCCAGCGGCATTATAACAATTAACATAATATGCAAATGCAGCTGCATTTGTATAATCATAACCTATAGTATCCTTAGCAGCACACCAAGCAAGACGCCTTGATATATGTATGTCTTTCAAACCACGATGATGCTCATAGACTTTATCAAGCTCTTCACGACTCAAAGTATCCAAATAAATCCAGAAATTCAATACATCCTTCCAATTAGGTCCCAGAAAACGTTCAGGGTATTCTAGAGCAGTTTGGTTATTTAACCGATCTGCAAATTTTTGATGAGAAGAAGATATTTTCACTGGTTTAGAAACAAAGGAAGAAAATTAAGAGACTCTAGCTTATGAGAACCAATGAGTTCAAGGGATGCATAAGCAGGTGCAAGTGTAAGGGCGGCACCACGAGTTGTATATGTATAATGAATATCTATAGTCGCTTCAGCCGCTTTATGAGCATTATTTATAGCAGAAACTCTAGCATCTTCATCTAAAGCCCAATAACGATCAAAAATTAACCTAAATTCTTCACCACTCAAAGTATCCAAATAGATCCAGAAGTTCAATACATTCTTCCAATTGGGTCCTAGAAAACGTGCAGGGTATTCTAGAGCGATTTGGTCATCTAAATGATCTGCAAATCTTTTATGTGTTGTAGAGATTTTCATAATTAATATTCATCTGAATGTTTGTCTCGGTTCTTGAAATATAGAATAGAATTATCAACAGGAACTAAAACTTCCGCCCAGAATTTTTCACCTGAAGGACAAGTGTAATATGTGTATCCATAATATGGGACAATTCCATTAGATTCACATTTATTATTAATGATATATTCAACCTGTTCTTTATAGTTTGGTCTCCATTCTAGTGGGATTGCTCCACTAGGAATTTTAGCAAAAGCTGGAGAAACAAATTGTAAAAGAAGTAACAAGGATGTTAAAAATCCAAAAAGGTTTTTCATAGTTTTAATAAAATGGCTGCTGTATTTATTTCTCACAGCAGCCTTATGATTATTCAGAAGAAATGCAAAAAGACGAGGACAATGACTAAGAGATTAATTGGTTTCATTTTCAAATTTTTCGAGTGCTAGTTCCGCATCATTTTTAAATGCTTCTTTGAATTTTTCCTGTGCTATTTTTGCAGCTTCTTCTTTGGTTTCAGCTTTGACCCTGAAACAGTAACTAGCATAAAATAAACTGAAAGGATTTTGTTCAGCACACCGCATTACATATTCAAAGCTAAATGAATCAATTTGTTCAATTGAGTCGATCTTGCCAGTTTTCGTAAAGATGCAGACTTGCCATAAAAGAAAATCTGGAGGAGTAACTACATCTATTGAATAATAACCAATAAAACTGCCAGGTTTTACCCCTTTACATTTTTCAGCAAGTTCAAGAGTTGAGTACACACCGAATATAAGATAATCTTCACCAAAGACAACATAAATTAAATCAAGATTTTTCTCAATGAATTCTTTACTATATGAATAAACTTCCCCTTCAGCACCGAGAGCAATGTAATTTGGATGCGAAACTTCTACTGGCCCCTCCAGTGTTTTAAGCTCCACTGTAGTACCTTCAGGAATTGGAATGAACCTACACAATCCAGTCTTACGATAAGTTCCTGTTCCATCAATCTCTTCCCAAGTATTATGAAAGATGTCAATCTTGCATGGATATGGATCAGAGCCGTCAACAGGAATGACTACATAATCAATTCCCTGTTTGGCCGTAAGAGTGCCTTGTCCATATTTGCTCACAAATGTTTCAACGCCATTTGTTTCTCGGATCCTAACTTTAGTTTTTCTCCTAGCTACCACTGGTTCACCAAAAAATTCAATTGCATCTTTAGCATTTTCAATCACTTTGGCCATTTGAGGTGTCGGTGTTTGGTTGACCTTGTTATTATGGCTCAAAATATGGCCCAGTGGTTAGGACTCATGACAGTTTTTAAAGTGGTCTAGGGCTATTTGCCCAGCATGTTTTTCATCAGTTGCCCAACAATATACAGTACATTCATTCCCATTTTTATGAACACTAGGAAAAAGATGAATACTTCTAGTATCTTCAAGGATTGAAAATTGTCTTAGATATTGTACTTCATTATTTCTAATAGAGCAAATAAAGGCTTTAGTACCTTCAGGATGATTTGGGATTACATTTAGGTCTTGTTCAAAATATGAATAATAATATTCATATGTAGACTTTGGACATAGTGAAAGGGCATTCTTTGCAAGTTCTTCATTCGTATAGATTCCTATAATTTTATCAATTGGTCCAAGCCTTTCACCTACATAAAGAACAAAAACTTTCATGATCAGTCTCCAATTTTGTTGGGTTCATATGTTTCGTAATAAAATTTGAAAACACTACTATTAGAAACATTTATGGAATTCATTGCTAATTCAAGTAAATTTTTATCAGTAAATAATCCAACAATTTTACTAGCATAAGGATAAAACATAGAGGATTTATAAAGAGCATATATTTCTTTCACTGGTATAATAGATGGCTTATCTGGTGGATAAGTTTTATTCATCCATATTGAGGCATCTCCATCTTTTAAAGAATAAGTTGTTGGATACCAACAGTTCTCATCATAATATGGAGCTAGTGGAAGATCTTCCGACTCTTCATAGGGAACATTAATATATTGACCTTCCCAATTAGTGCATACAGTATGTCCGACCAATTCACCATTAATTTCCAAAATTTCAACTAAAGAATCTGCATAATTACTAAAAGGTCTTTCTGTATAATAAAGAAAGTCACCATTTTTAATGTCTGAGAGTTTCATGGTTGAGTGAATGTTTCAAGGGGCTGTGACATGGTTCTGGGCGCCCAGTTTTCATTTGGAATAAAAGTTAGCCACCTTTCTGGCCCATAGTGCATTTGAGCCGCCCAATGACGACCATGTTCATCAAGAGCATCAAGATAATGAATTCCAGTTTTAGGACAAATTGTTCGGGTAAATGTTACCCATTTAGAAGTGGGATGATTCATAGGGTGTAGTTAGCTGATGTAATGTTATCAATAACTTTGAGCATTTGTAATCAAGAATGTGACAGCTCACAAAGCGTCGGGACAATCCATTCAAGATTCAAAGGTTCACAGATAGCTATAAAGTCTTCCATATTTTCAGCAAAAATGTAACCATGACCTCTGGAGCATACTTCAATAACATTTGAATAAGAATTATATAAAGTTTGACAAACATCCCTACAGCTAAAATAATCTACTATACAGACCACAGATTGTTTCTGCGCCAATTCATATAAGGCTTCATAATCTTTTGATAGATAATAATTACTTAAGTTTCTTATTGTCATTGTTTAGTTTGAAAGCGATTGACAGGTTTCATAATTGTGAGATTTAAATAGAGGTGATCTCAGAGATAAGTTCATCATCACTATTCAAGACTACCAATCTGTTACCCCTTTTTTGTTCTCTCTTCGCAATGAAGAAAAGAGCAATGGCCCTGCGAATAATTTCAGACCTGCTCAGATTGTAGTTGTCGCGAAGTTCATTAAGGATATTAAGAATTCTACCAGTTGCACGGAATTCCATATGCTCTTCTTTAGTGTCATCCAAAGTATCAGAAGGATAAGAAGTATTGTTAGACTCGTTATAGTGGTTCATGCCTCTTTCTCCACCTTGATCTCCATAATGGCTGCGTCTAGAAGTTCACGCAAAGGACCCGGCCGGTGAGCAGCATTTTTATAGTGCTCGTCCCAGGCATCCCAGTCAGAGCCTTTTAATTCAACGGATGTGCACCATTTAGCCAACATACGAATGGCTAGGTCGCGCTCAACCTTTACACCTTCTAGAACATCGGAGAATTGGATGTAACCTTCACTAATGTCCCTAACGATTGCAGCGGCTGCAGCCACATGATTGCCACCATAATACAACTCATGCTCAATGCATCGCGCCAGTCGTTCCTGCATTGTTTCATTTGGTGGATAGTATGGTAAGCCGCCGATATTATTACTTCTCTGGTGGACTGTAAATGATGATTTAAATGTGGCCGATAGATTGTGCGGGCTAGGGATAAAGGCGTCCATCAGAATCAAATGACAAAAGATTCAGGATACCGTGGCTGAAGTGGTTGATAATCATCACTTGCAGTCTTGCCACAAGATGAACACTTCATCGCAGGTATCACGTTATCGTGGAAATTGGCGTCGTCATATCCGCTTCCTTTGTAGGTTACACCACAATGTTCACACTCATAAATTGCAGTGAAGTCCCGACGATGCCGGCCCGTGATCTGTTTGATTTTCATTTTGATCGGTGGTGTTTGATCTAAGAATATCATAAACTCAAATTACCTCAATCTGTATGGTCAAGGTCAGATTTTAAAGTGTCCAATTGCTCTTTAATAATTTCTCTTCTTTCTTCCATACTTTTCAAGGTTTTTTCCATTGTTTCTATTGTTCCTCTTATCAATGGTTTTAACCATTCTTGTTTAGAGTTTTTACATTCTAGTCTTTTTTCTCTAATTTGGTTCTTTTTAGCTAATATACCTTTTTCAAGACGCATTAGATCTTCTTTAAGATCGTTTAATAAAAAATGTCTAGAATTATTTTCATCATCTTCAATTTTATTAGCTAAACTAACTGCTTCTTCAAGAATTTTATTGAGTTCTTCTTCTCGCACCCATGGAACTGAAGAATAAGCTTTTTGAAGTAATTTAACTAAATCTATAACATTTTGATCTGTCATGATAACTCCTCAAGTGCTAACTCAATTAATTGCTCTAAAGTATGTGGTTGAATATAATATTCAAAATGTTGACCATCTCCAATGTCTTCTGGAGAACCCAAATAGTATTCTTGATCTTCAATCCATTCTTTTAATTTTTCATGACTTATATGGTTAAATAAGTCTTTAGCAGTTTTGGAAAATGTTTCTTTCTTATTAAGTGGATGATCATCTGACCAATCACCAATTTCTTTAGATTTTATTGATAAAATTGATGGATAAATGTACTTGGCATTTTTAATGTATTCTTTAATAGATTCTTCTCCAATATTCTCATTATCAATGACGAGAATTTCAATTTTATAGGCTTTCATTTTGATTTTAATCTTTTTATTAAGTCTAGTATCTGACAACAAAATCATACATCACTTTTCAAGCTGTTGAAAATTTTATAGACACTTTCAAATCTGTCCATTTACAATTTCTCTCCACCTTTCTGCAATCATTAGAGCATAATCACTGCTTTTTGGGGGTTTTGAAGAGGTATCACTATTATTATAAAAACCCAAGGCCCATGCATCATTTAATTCAATAAGACTCCACTCATTAATATCATTTCGCCAACCAATATCAATTGAATAAGCAATTGGGAAAGAGTTTTGCACTTTAATAATTTTTTCAATTAAATGGTGGTCTAGTTCTTTACAATCACAGTCTAAATCATCATAACGAGAATAACCAATAACTTTATCCCTATAGATATAGAATCTAAATTCTGCTGTAAATTCTACAGGTTCAGATTCCCATACTTCAAATTCTGAAAGCGATGAATCATTAATGCGATTCTTAATGTCTCCAGTAAAAAGTTTAGTGTAGACCGGCTTAATGAAACTACATTCTTTTGCTAACGCAAAAGTTGTTTTATTGATTTTTCTTTTTAAATATGGTTCTATTAAAGAAATATCTACTGAACCATATGAAAAATCATCAGGTAACTCAAGTCCTACAATTTCAGTATAAGTTCTACAAAATTCTACAGATCCTACAGGAATAATATCTGAAAGTTTATCTGTTAATAGAAGATGATTGATAGTATTAAAAAGATTTGAATGAGCAGTCCATGTAATTTTATGTTCTGTTCTAAGACATGCAGATTTTTCAGTGGATAGAATGTTTCCTGATTGTAAGAGATAATGAATCATTTTATTAATTGTTACTTAAGTATCTTTAAGAATCTTTAAATAACTTAAGAGTATTTAAGTAACTTAAGAATCTTTAAGAGTATTTAAGTTCTTTAAGTCACTTAAGTTATCGTGCATCATCTTTGACAAAGCTGAGCGTACATGATTATTGAAGGTCTGTCAATAAGTACTTATACTACGTCAGGGTTTCTTGACATTACTGAAGGGACTTGACAAATTTTGAAAGAGGTGCTAGTGTAGATAACAAAGTTAAGTTAATAAAAAACGTAACGAATCAATAATTCCATTACTCTTGTAGCCCAATTCATGAACCACATAAAACACATGATGAAAATTATTCTTTCACTAATTGACATTTTGTTTTCATTTATCAAGGACATTATAGAACCATTCAGAGGCCTTGTGGTGCAGTTCAGTCCAATAGTAAAACTGTCCAATCAAGACCATTTAGTAAATTTGGATAATAATTCAAGATCACCACCATTCTAATAAATAGTTCAATAATTTTGTATTCTCATGGCAGCAACAATTCTTTCTGGTACTGGCAATGTCTCTTGGACTAATAATACTGGGGGTAATGTAAGAGTTGTAATTAATTACTTTGGGGCAAGTGATGTCTATACTCCAGCTCAAGGATTAGGAATTTCAATGAATGCTGCTAATGCAATTATTAATTCTCCAGCAGCTAGAGCCTTTGGCAAGTCCATTAGAAGGGAGGAATTTATGACAGTTGGGCTAGATAGAATTTCTACTGCAATTCCAACAGAGGTTTATATTCCACACACTAGATCAATTACTTTAGCTTTATCTGGAGGAACTGCTTCCTACAACATTTTAATTATTCCTGAAGATGGTTAAATTGGTAAATTAAATCCTCTAGTTGTAAATGGTGAAGGTTTTACATCATTACTCAGCTTACTTCTAGTAACATTCTCATCTTTAATTTTTGGAGTTGTTACTGAATCTGTTGCTAAATCATTTTCATTAATTGTTGAATCTTTGTAAATCTCTGCTTGAGTTTTTGACATTAATTAGCCCTCGTAAATGACATTAATAGAACCAGAAGTAAAACTATTTGAGTTTGTAATACTAATATGAATTTGTTGTAATAATGAAGATAATGTAACATTTCCAGCTCCGAAATAAGAAGCAGAAAGGCCACCTCTCATAGTATGACTACTAATCCACTTATTTCCTCCATTTGTAGTTAAAGTAAAATGGCCACCTATTAGGGCAGTGAAACCATCACTCTCAACAATGAATCCATTGGTTGAATTTATTGTTGCAACAGCCGTACTAACTTTTGAACTTGTTGATTCATATCCAGAAGTTATTATACTATTAGTTCCTAATTGAATTAGAATATCTCCAGAACCATTAATACCAACCCCTTCAAATGATATTGTAATTTTTTTAGCCCAGCTTGGAATGTCTGTATAACTAATTGAATTTCCACTGCTTGTATTTTGAGATCCAGCTAAAATTATTTTTGGGCCATCAGTCCAAGCTACTCCAACTGGAGAATTACTATCAACGGTAAGAACCTGACCATTAGCACCAACACTTAAAATACCTGCATTATTATCAGTAAGACCAACAACTAAATCTCCTTTAGAGTTCCAAGATCCATTACTTAATAGGGATCCTTGACCACCAAGACTAACAATAAAGTGTGAAAGACCAGATAAAGGTACATCAGTAAATTGTATCTTGCTTGTATTAATTCCAGCATTTTGAGGAATAAAATAATCAGTTCCTGGCCTTTGAATAATTCCGCCAAGAGATACAATTAAATTAGCAGGTCCACCAGGGGGAACAAAAAGATTCCCATTAAGTTTTAAATCAAATGTAGAAGTAATTCCATTAAAAGATGATAATTGATCTAAAATAATTGAATTACCAGTTTCAGAACCACCAGAGACTGAACCTGAATTTGCAGGAACATAACCTAAGGCATTGGTAACCTCATTGTAAGTAATGGTTGCATCTGACCCATCAGCTTTTAAGAAATTGGTTCCGGTTGCACCTCTTTTAATGAAACCTGAAGCTAATATTGAAGAAGTAGATGAAATTCCGACTCTTATTGTATTAATTCCCGTTCCACCAGTTCCAATTATATCAATATTTGGACTACCGACAAAATTAATTTGAGTTGCCATTCCAACAAAATTATTAGAACCAGTTGAAATACCAATACTATTACCTAAAGGTGAAGCACCAGAAAAATTTAATGTTGTAATCCCGCTTACTGAATCATATGAAGAAGTCAGAACAATTCCACTTGTCTTAAAGTCAATAAGAGTTGAAAGTCCAACAAAAGAGCCATTACTAGAAACTCCGACACTATTATCAACAGATAATCCACTGCTTCCGATTTTTCCAAATTTTTCCCAACGATTATTTGTGGTATAGACCCAACCTAAAAATCCACCACTTATTGGCTCTGAATTATATTGAACATCACCAGGATTTCCAGATAATTTCGGTTCAGATGAACCAATTGTATAATTTCTTGGTGTTAATCCTTGACCATATAATAGCATTGAAGATGCTTCAAATCCTCTTTCAGAATTTGAAACTATTTTATTATTAAAAACAACGGGTCCATCAAATTGTGAAATAAGATTTTTGTTAGCCCCACCTTCAACAAACAGAGAGCGATTAATAGTCGCTTCAAATGTATTTACATTATTGTAACCACTTAATGTACTGACATCTTCGCCAGTAATAGTAGGTATTGGAGTCTCAAAAATTTCTTCGGTTCCAGTTGCAGAATTAACTTTTTTATTTCCAACATAAAAACTACCATTTGCATTCATCCCAGAAAAAACAACGATGCCGCCATTTTCTTTGGTTGATTGTGCTAATAATTCTTCCTGTTGGGATAAGGTTCTATCTTGTCTATCTGGTAGAGCTGATGAATAATTTCCAGATCCAAAGCCATTATATTCAAATGTATGTGCACTTGCCCGAAGTAAAGAGTTGCGTCTAAGTTCAATGGGAACAATGCCAATCTTATAAACAATAGCTCCAGAAGAATGTGAAGAACTTCTTGAACCCAAAACCCCACGAAAAACAGTAAGGGTATTGGAAACAACTGTTGTTGAAATTCTTACAAATTCTTCATCAATTTGTAAATAGTCTCCAATTTTTAGACCACAATTAACTGCATTTGAAACATTAATTGTAGTTATAGTGGAATTAATGTTTCCAGATAAAGTTGTAGTGATTCCAGAATATAAAGGAATCATTCTAGTTCTTAAACCTTCATTGTCATTAGTATAAGAGCCACCATTAGAAGCTGCACCTTGTCTATAGGCATATGGAGTTTGAGTGAAAGATACAGAAATATTTGTACTACCTGTAGCTACTGTAAATGTATTGAGACCAACAACACCATTCACTAAAAACTCTCTATTAAATGGACTTTCAGTAAATCCACCAAAAAGAATTTTATTGTCAACGTATAAATCATGTGAATCAATTGTTGTTATAGTTGCAATTCCAGATGAATGGACGACTGATGAGATTGCAATGGCTTTTCCGGTCAATTCAGCATAACATTGTCCAATTGAAACACTTCCAATTCCAGATATAGATGGAGAGATTATTGAAGAGGCAGAACTTACTTGAATCGCTCTACTACTTGTAATTCCAGTAATTCTATAACTGGTATTGTATCGGTCTAAAGTTTTATTGACCTTTATTGTTTCTCCAACATGACTATAAATTGATGCAACACTTACAATTCCAACTGTATATCCAGTTGTCGTTGCAATTCCAACCACACTTAATCTATCTCCAACATTATAATTGCTGCCACCATCCATAATACGAATACTAGAGATAGATCCACTTGAATTTACAATAATACTCGCTGTTGCATTTTCACCGGATGAAGAAATATTAACTAATTTAGCATTATAGTAAGTTTCATTACTCCCAGATCCAATTCCATAACCATTTCCAGGAGACGTAATTGAAACTGAAGTAATTGGATCAAGTCCATGATCTAATGTGGTATAAATTGTGTGAGCGGTTCCAGCACTATTTGAAATGATATTTGTGACACCAATACCAATAGCATTCTCAAGAAAAACTCTTTGTAAAGTTTCTTTTGTGAGTGAGTATTGTGGATTATTTACAACAACCTGCCCAAGAGGATCAGGAAGAGTATAACAAGCCGTTTCCTTTGGATCAGAAATTGGATTGTCCCTATTCTTCTGAGGATAAAGATTTTGAATTGGTTGAGAATATCCTTTATTCCTAAAGGGTTCTACTGCAGGATAATTTGACGAATTCAGTATAGTAAGATAATAAACTCCATCTTGAACACCGGGAATATGTTTTTTAGTCTCTTCAACTTTATAAATGTAGAAGATATTATTATATTTTTTTCTTATAAAATAAGGTGAATCTACGGTTCTTTGTGATGTGTTGTTTGTAAATGTTCCAGGATTAGTTTCAAGGATGACTTTGAATATTTTTCCATTAACAATCTCAGTAACAATGAATGTTCCATTATAACCTAAGTTATCTAGGCTAGTTGTATTATTAGTGCTCTTTACATTTTTTATTTCAACTTCAGAACCAATGGAGAGTTTATGAGAAACTTCACATTCAAAAGTTGCAGTATTTGCTGACCAACTTGCATTGGCAATCAACTTTTGGTTTCTTAGTTGGAATGTTGAATTTAATGTAGTTGTTGATGGATTAAATTGTGACTCAACTTCAGTATTTGATTTGCCAATTGTACTATTAGTCTCTTGAATAATATAGCCGTCAAGAGGAGGTCTAGCCGCATCAACAGATGATGGAATAACATAACGAAGCTTATATATTGTATCACCCAAACTACGATTGTCATTTCTACGATAAAAATATGTTCTTTGAGTCGCTATTCTTGAAACTGTATTCAAACTATAATAGATGCTATTTAAAAGATTATCAAAAGAAACTGCTACAGTGATATACCAACCATTATTAGGATCAAATTGAATAGGATGTCCAATTTCTCCGGCCACTTTGTCTGAGACCCGACTAACGATGCTCAGAGGCCCCCCAGAGGGGCTCACAGACAGTTCTGTTCCTGTTAAGGCATCTGTGAAGGTTTGAGCAAGTTTAATTTCATTTGGATTACCAGTAGTAATGACATAATACAATCCAGAATTTAGACTATTTGGAAGTTGCCCAGTTTCACTAATAACTCTTACAGATTCCCCAGATACAAATGTATGAGTTTCAGTTAATGTAAATGTATCTGAAGTGATACTATTGATTCCAGCATTACTTCTACCAACAGAATATGATTTTTCACCCGTTTTAGCCGAGTTTGGCATCACAATTGTTGAAAAATATTCTCTAGAATTAATAACAACTCTTAATGAATCATAAGGGTTTGCACCAATTCTAAATCCTTCAATGACAGAATCTGGGGGAGAAGCGAGAGATTTTTTATTATAAAAATACAAGCGAGATGCTAGTCCAACTGAGGTTGTAATGCCAACATCAATTGAATCGTATGTGATTGCATTTTCAGTAGTTTTAATTTCTTTCGGTGGAATAATGTGTGTAATATAACCAACATCATCACGAACAAATGCTGAACTTCTAAATCCACGAGAAACTAAGGCTTTTGAACCAAAATTAGAGTTTGAAGCATTGATGGATTGATCTGCACCACTTTCTGATAAAAATTGATGGGCATAACCGATAGCAAATACTGAAACTACTTGAACATAACCATCATTACTCGCCTTAATATGAAAGTTTTCATAAGAGGGTTTATAATATGCTCTACTAGATGTTTGAATATTTTCGTTACCTGAAGCAGAAAAATCTTCAAAAATTCCAGAAGCTGTATTATATTTTACAAATGCTTTGGGATCTTTTTGTAGGCCAATTCCAGTAAATTGAGCTACTACAACTGACTTAAAGCCAGAAATTTTAGAGCCATCAACATCAAGGCCATTTCTCCCCCAAACAGTTTTACTTGCTAGATTAAAAAGATAAGGCGAAGAAGATGTGATAGTATCAACAGAAATATTTAAAGTTGCAGTTGATGAAGCTAAAGATGGATTTGCAACTATTGGAGCAACTGAAACTTCATAAACTACTTGAGTTGGACTAATGATTTGTTTAATTATAAATTGGCCGTCATATCCAGAAACTGGAACACCTTGAACTCTAATTGGAGTATTTACATCTAAATCATTAATAGGCTCTGAGAGAGTTGCAGTAATTGTGGTTGTGGCGGTAATACCATTTCCAGCTTGTATTGCACTTAATAAGACTTCCTTTCCTCTTGAACCAACAATTCTATATTCATCAATTCTTGGTTGAATATCAACTGAAGATGAGGGATAATCTGGTTTTATTTCTCTACCTGAAGATGCACCAAAAACTAGACCGATCTTCTCATAATACATTTGAAGATCGGTTCTAGTAGATGAATATTCAATAATTCCATCATTTATGGCAACTGGATTTACACCATCTGCCATTTCAAAGTTTGTTAATTTATGTTGTGAAAATTTTGGAGAATATCTATTATTTGTGTAATCAATATAAACACTCTCTGAAGGGTCTTCAATGGTTATTTCATTAATAAAGTTCTGACCAGTAAGAAGAAAAACTCCACATCTTTCAATTAAATCATTTTCAGGATTTGGAATATAATCTGGAACAATTATAGTTTTTCTATAATCTTGACCAATAATGCTAACACCACGAGGTAGAAAAATTCCACCATGTATTGAATTTAATTTATAGAGTGCATTATTGCTTGAATTAAAATCAAAATTAGTATTAATATCCCATTGAGAGAAATTACTTGAAGTTGTTCCGTTTCTTAATATGAAATTATTTGAACCATCTGGAATCCATCCAGGGCGATTAGTTACTCTATGATAACCAGGGGAAAGAATAATGGTGCATCTAGCAAATCTATCATTATTTGGTCCAGTTTGATATGAGAATCTTACAGCTTCTGCGATTGCACGGTTTAGACCATTAAAAGGTCTTGTTGGAGAATTGCCACGATTTTCAATAGAATCTGTTGCATCTATTGAATCAGGGTTTACATATAAAGTTCTTCCGGTTATATTTGATAACAGTTGGCTAAGTCTTGATAACCCCATTCTTAGTGCATAAAATAACTTATGCACTATTTATGAATGAGTATTTAAATAGTTGGAAGTTCTTCTGGATTTTTTAGTTTCAAATCAAAGAAAAATGGATGTGCTTCTTCTGCTATTAGATAATTAGACCACCTAGACATTTGTTCAATTCTTATTGCCATTTTTTCATTAGCTTCGCTGATTATTTCAGGTTCATTTCTTGCTAGTTCAGGAAGACGGTCAAATGAAAAAGGAAATCCTTCAATCTTGTAGATTTTTACGATCTCCTTTTTATTTTTTGGGAACAGTAACCATCTAAAACAAGTTGTGATGGTGTAGTCCATTTTATCATTGCAACTGAAATTATTTATTTTGCTCTCTATCGCTTACGTTAATTCCAGATGGGATAAGATATTGAACTGTATCAATCATCTTGTTAATAGCAAATAGAAGAGTGGCAAATAAGCCATAGCCAATTAAAACCAATACACCAATAATAATCAGTGGAACCGCAATACAAATTTCAAGAATGAGCCAATGTGGGTAAATGGTGATTTTTTTGGTTTTAGTGGTAAACGAAACTTTGAATGCCATTGTTCTTTGATTGGTTGATTGGTTGGGTTTGATTACTTGGTAATTTTTGTATATTTTACTGGTGGGAACCACATATCAATAAAATTATAAGTTTTATCATAAATTCCATTTAAAACCTTATTAATAATCTCAACTAAGATTATGAGTAATGCACTGGGGAAAAGAATAATAGAGATAATCAATAACCGAATGATTATGTTTAACCAGTTTACAGTTGCATTACGATCTGCTCTATTAAGTTTTAAGATCCAGGCTCTAAGAATGTTCATTTGTTTCTTGCTCTTTGGATGATAATTGAATGTAGTGATAGTATTTTGGGAAAATGAAATCAATTGCTTGAATCAATTTTCTACAAATTTCAGAAATTTGATCAAAAAGAAGATTTAAAGCTCCCAGAAGACTGGAAAATACAATTGTACTAATGTGTGGTTTTCGTATAACAATGTATAGAAAATCAATTCCTTTGGCACTAAGGAAAGCAATTTGACTAGAAAGTATGTTAAAGATCTGAAATGGAGCTTGAATTGCAATTTTAAAAATTAGTAGTGGCTTATTCACCTTTAAGGTATGGTCATTTTTTGTTGGGATTCCTTCTATAATCAAATTGATTAAGTTCATTGAGGCTCATTTGCTTGGTTGATTTAACGATAACCGAAGTGGTTTGAACTGTCAAGGTGTTTTTGATAAGGATTCTTTATCGTTTAAATCGGCCCCAAGAGACTCGAACTCTTACGCCCTTACGGACAGGGGATTTTAAGTCCACTATGTCTACCTATTCCATCAGAGGCCGGTTAAAGGCTCAGTTATGAGCCATATGAATCATTCTGGAGTTTTCATTTTTTGTTTAAGAAAAGATACCCAACAGGAATACCACAACCAAGACCAAGAGAAATAAGAAGAAAATCCTTAAGTGGATTTCTCTCTTCCCGTGTCACAATTTTGGTGCTGACAGTATCACCATTCAAATTTCTAAGTGCAGCATTTGTTGAAATTTGAGGAGCTTGGTTTCGGTTATCCATAAGATACATCCACATCCAAGGATTTGAAAATGATGAATCTTGATGAATAATTACTGGTGAATTTGATGGCTGTGGATAATACCTTGAGGTTGATGGTGCAGCAATTGTATTTTTTGGACGAGGAGCAGAAATAATAGTTTTAGGTGGAGTTGTTTTTGGTGCCGAAACTAGAACTGGTTTTGGTGGAGCAGATTTAGTAATTGGAACCATCCCATTTTTATCTGCCAACCTTTTCAAGGTTGTTTTCTGTAGAGTTGGCCCAAGTTTTGGTGTTAAAGATGAATTGGCTGGTTTAGAGATATTAATTGTCCTTGGAGGTGAAACCCTTTGAACAGATGTAGAGTTTACACGAATACGAGATGGTGCAGAATAACTTGAGCGAAAAGAACTAGAGCGAAAAGAACTAGAGCGGCTCCCATAACTACGAGCAATTGTTACAGGCTCAGTGACAAGAAATGGAATTTGTACTGGTGCAGTGCTAAGGGTGTGCGCTAGAGCAAATGAGATGAACATGTTCTAAAAATTAATAAACAAGTGAATCGTAGTAGGGCCAGTCAGCTTCAAGCGAAAGATATTTACCATATTCTCGTTCAAGAAGTTGACCAAATCTCTTTACATTTGAGTAATCTCCACTTACTTTAAAACTTCCAGATCTTCCGAAAAATGTTTTATTTTCAGTAAACTCATCAAGATTGATACTTAAAGAAGTAGCACCAACAAAGTCACCAATGTTTTGTTTGAATAGAAATCGTGGTGATGACCAAGAATTTTCATAAACGAAAAGGGGTTCTGCTGTCATGATGTAGAATAATGGATTTTGAGGGTGAGTGTAGAAAGCTTAGGCCACTTTAAAAGGTGACCTTTGATAAATCCTATGGAAGCTGAAGAACCTTGGTGTTTTGAATATTTGTTAGAATACTTTTAGCGACTTCTCCACAATGCGGACAAAGAATTGCATATTTAATTCTAGATTTTAAATTAAACTTAATCATGTTTAATGCTAGCTTATCAGTTTCAGTATTATACTTATAAACGCAAGTGATAAGCTTCAAAACCTGGCGAAGTTTCTCATCATGTTGATATTTAGAATAAACACTCTTAATAGAGCGCAAATCATTTGTTTTACGAACGAGCGAAAATCCATATTCTAGATTCTGAACAAATTCATCATCTACAAGTTGACGCAGGGATTCAATGATTGAGATTTCAACTCTTAGAGAAGTTTGAGCATGTTGAATAACTTTTTGAAATTTTTCAATTTTATTTTTTTCAACTCTTTCCCATCTTTCACGAAAAGAATCTGCAATTAAATCTTTAATTGTCTTTGAATTTTCAATCTCAAATTTACGCCTTTTGATTTGTTCAATTAGTGATTTGACTTCTTGGGGATTTTGGAGTGTTTGCATGATGAATTAAAAGGTAATGATTTGAAGTTCTTTAAGAATGGAGCAGGTTTCTTTTAGCTCTGGATATTCTGTGGTAATATAATTAATATTACTTTTCAATTCCCAATTCTTGAGTTTACCAAACTTGTTCTGTAGAATGCTGAAAAATAGCTTAATTGTAGCATTTTCAACCGGCGTATCAACTTTTGAATATATACGATTAACATATTTAAATGACTTCTCGTTGATACATTGTTTAGAGATCCTCAGAAATAATTTTGTATTTTCATCTCCAATTAGTTCTTTAAGTAAATTTTCAAAAGCAGTATAGATATATAGCACCTGTTTTGTTGTATTTAAATCTGAGTTATACTCCTCTTCCAGACAACCAAAAATTAATTCCCATTCATTATTAAACTTTTGTTCAACTACCTCATCAATTGGGGGTGTTTCTAGAGACTGCAATTTAGTTTCAAGTTCTGGCAATAAAGCATCTAGTTCTTCCAATGATAGGTTTTCGATGTCGTAAGAACTAGATGGTAGCTCCATTTGAGTGAATAGTGTTGGATTAAATGTACTCATAATTAGGAATTGTATTTAACCTTTAATAGTATAGTAGATTTTGAGGGTGAGTGTAGAAAGCTTAGGCCACTTTAAAAGGTGACCCTAGCCTTAATGGTATCCATATCTTCAACATGATAAAGATCACCATTTTCAAAAACATTTCTTAGAGCTGATGGGTAATTGAAAGAACCTTCTTTCGCAGTGAAAACTCCATCATCAGTTTGGAATAAATCTAAGCGACCCCTGAAAGAGCTTTTACCTGGATCTGTAATTGGATCCTTATACATTTCATACCAAATGCCATTAATCATAATTGCAGAACCTTTCATTGCTTCTTTTTGAGTATCCCGATCAAGTTGTTGAAGTAGTGCACCACCTTGACCAAAGGCAATGTTATCAGTAGAGAACCCAGCGGCCTTGAAAAGATAAAGAATCCTAGAAATTAGATCATGTTTGATTCCATCACTTTGAAAGAGGCGCACATTATTCAAGACTTTATAACCTTTAGAGTTTACCGTGTGTCCAAATTTCTTATCAAGAATTTCTAGACATTTAAGTAGAACGACTGTTGGATCCCCACTATCAGATCTAACAACAACAATTGCACCAGAATTAATAACTTCTTCACGTAATTGGTCTCCCCATAGATTTTCACATGCCTCATAAATGTTGTAACTATCACTAACGCAGGCAATAACAGCTTTAGGAAACCCAAATAGACTCAACATATTGCGATATGAGTCAACTTCAGCTTCTCTACCCCAAGATGTTACTGTAGAATGTTGCATTGCTGGAATGGATTCAAGCCCAGTCAACTTTCTATTATAAAAATGTCTAGCATATTGAGATCCATTTACATTATCAGTTCCATCAAAATGAACTAGATGTGCAACACCTCCAATTCCAGAAGATTCAAAAGATGAAACTCCCCTTAATCCAAAATCACTCAAACGAGTTGATAGCAATTCTGGTGATCCAGTTTCTTCTAGATACTCTTTGATGATTGCTTTGCTCAAATAAGAATTAGTGCAAACGGTAGTGGGATACCAGACTCCCCTAAGAAGAGGAGATTCAACGTGATCTACAAGCCACCAGCAGTTTTGGTCTGTTGGTTCAATTGTAACTAGAACATTTTTAGTTGGAACTACAGTTCCTTCAGGAACTGCTCTGATTTTTAGTGGCAGTTTTCCGTCATGTGCATCAACAATATAATCCCACAAATCTCTATAAAAAGGAAGCCCATGTGCTGGAATCAATTCTTGAGCATAATCAATATCTTCAGTAGTTACTCTCGGTTCAAGATATTCTTTTAGGAACATTTGAAGTCCAAAGAAAACACTTTGATCCCAATCTCCACCGCGACTTGCAATATACGAAAAAATAGCTTGGGTATTTTTAGGATATTGATAAGGCTGAGAATATTTGTAAAGATCTGTGTTGCAGACGATTGATTTAGAAATTGTCATTTGATTTTGAATGTTTTAGTGTTAAGAACATTATAGGTGAAATGGCCCGTTGTCTCAACCAACCAGTGACAGAAGGAGAACTGTCTACGATTTTTCAGTTGAGAATAGAAAATGCCGAATGAGATAAAAAGTTCCAAGGTAAAGTGAATAAGCTATGAAAACATTATAAAGTCCAAAATAAAGAAAAAGAAACAGCTCAATGAATTCAATAACAATTGTAGCATAATAGGAAAATCTTTCTTCCTGAGATGCCAGGTTTTTATAATAGATGTTTCTGACTTCATTTTCAATAAAGGTAAAAACTCCAGGCTGTGTTAAAATTGCATAAAGAATAATCAATTGACTGATAAAACCTAGAGAATAAAACCAAACATTAAAGATCCAAAAAGGATTACTTTGAGAAATTGGAATTGAAAAATAGAGTTGAAATAAAATGACTAGAATGTTTATCATGAGTGAGTTAGCAATTGGTACGATGTGTTTTAAATTCTGGGAGTGTTAAAAACTCTTTAAATGTTAGCTGATTATAAATATCTTTAATCCTCAAGAAGCATACATATCTCCTAGCTTTTTTAGGCTTTTGTAATTTCCAAAAGCTTTCTATGGCTTTGGATTTTCCTAAATCTGTTGTAGTGAACCATTCATAATTATCACAAATATTATAGAGTTTAACCATTCCTAGTGTTTGCAATTCATGTAAAATTTCATTGCCAGGATTAGCACAATAATAATTTCTATATGGTTCTGGAATTGCTTTGTATAAATCGGTTAGGCCCAGCATATGTCTCAATATTCTTAAATGTTCATCTTTCATTTTGGACTACCACATGCACACCAAAAGTTTGCATCAGTTTCAATTAATACAACAGGACACTGATTGCCACCATAAGTTGAAATATAAGTTTCATATTTAAGTTTACTACATTGACCATCAATCCAACCATCTGAAGGTTTAATATTCCTTGGATAATTTTCAAGTTCTGAGTTAGCAATATTGCATTCCCAATGTATGCAATCCCTACATAAAGTTATTTCTGGCATTTTAGCCTTGTTAGCCTCAGAATTGAATAATGTGATCAAATTGTCCTGCAATAATTCAATAACTTTTGTCCAGTTTCCTTTTTCCAGTTGCTTCCAAAGTGGTTGATTTGTCACAATCAATTTAGCTCCTTGAGTTGATTTTCTACTTCTTTTAATTGGGCTTGTAGATTATCTTGTAGTTCCTTAAGTTGTTTCATCTTTTCATCTCTTTTACTCTTATCTCTCTTTTTGTGATTATCATACCAATAAAAACAATCATCACTTAAGCCAGCCAATAAACCATTTTCATCAAGAAGCCTACCCATTTCACAACAGTAGTTTGCCATTAAGATCGCCAATACCCGATCCGATACATTCAAACCATAATGTTTAAGATTTTCCTTGCTCTCCTGCTGGATCCTGAGATTCAACTGGTGACGCTGTTCGGAAAAGCATGACATGTTCAAAACCCTCCACATTGAGAAATAATTTCAAAATGATCTTCAAAAAACTGTCTTCGGTTTAGACTTGAGATAGGATACCAATCTACAGTTTTTGCATCTGTAGATGCTATGACTTGATGTAAAAACCGATCTGGAACATTTAAAGTATATGCCATAGTGATCACTCGGCCTCTTGAGCTTCTATCAATTGCATCAAATACATTGAATTCTGTGATATCTTTTTCAGTTAATTCAAGACCAGTTTCTTCTTTAAGTTCACGAAACATTGCATCTTGGAGTGAAGCATCCGAGTTAGCATCCAAAAATCCACCAGGAAGAGCCAATAGACCCTTTCCAGGTTCGTTGGCTCGTTCAATCAAAAGAATTTGATTCCCAGAAAAAACTACAGCATCTGCAGTTACAAATACTGGAGGATATGGTAAAAGTGAAAAGGGCTTCTTATAATTTTCCTCATACTCCCTTTCTCTCACCAACATCTGAAAATCTTCAGTTTCTGAAAATTCTTTCAAAAACTCACTTACACTATCTGTAATAACACCCGAAAGAAAGTTGAGATTGGGGGATTCTTTGAAGTAGAGTTTTCGGATATCTGTGGAACTAAGATTTTGAGTCATTGGTTGTTCAATCAAATCATACTCGGGAAATAGGTCAAGATAGAATGATGATTGATCTTTTCGGTGACCAATGATTGCAATTTTGTCAGTTTCTGCGGTTACCGTTTTTACTTGCTTTTTGATTTCATCTGCCCATTTTTTGTTATCATAAATGTAATCAATGCTATGGAAGATATGAAAATTTTCGGTCTGTGTTGTATGATGACCATAATCATGTAGCAGGCTTGTAATGATGAGGTTTTCCCTTTCGTTTTCAAAAAAGGGATTCTTATATGATCTTGGCTTTCCTGCTGAACCAATAATTATAATTACCTTATGTGAAAGAGTTTCAAAAGCGCGACAAATGATGTTTAAATGTTCATGATGAGGTGGATTAAATCTGCCAATAAAAACTACAGCATCATATGGAAGATTTGTCATGTCTTTGAGTGAATTAACTTTTATCATAATAGCTGTTTGTCCTCAGGTTGATTTAGGTGCTAGTCCAGTTTTTGAAGTGACACTTAAAAGTTTCTGATTGATAAAACAATGAAAGTAAATTAATAGACTCTAGATTATGAGAACCAATGAGTTCAATGGTTGCATAAGCAGATGCAACTGTAGGAGTGGCATTCCAAGCTGCATTTGCACAATAGTAACCTATAATACGTCTAGTAGCTTTCTTATTGGCTTCTTTTACATGAATACAATTTAAATTGTAATAATGTTCATTAATTAAATTATGTTCATTAATTAAATTATGTTCTCCATCACTCAAAGTGTCCAAATAAATCCAGAAGTTCAAAACATCTTTCCAATTAGTACCTAGAAATTCTTCAGGATATTTTAGGGCATCTTGATCATCTAAATGATCTGCAAATTTTTTATGTATTTTAGAGATTTTCATGGATTCAAAAACAAAGGAAGAAAATTAAAAGACTCTAGATTATGTGAATTGATAAGTTCACAGGTTGCATAAGCAGATGCAAATGATGGAGGGGCACTCCAAGCTGCATCTACATATTTAACACCTATAGTATCTTCAGCAGCTTTCAGAGTAATACTTGTTAATCGGCCCAGCTCTTCAAGATTATCAAAGCGATTGCTAATTATCTTACGCTTTTCACCGCTCAAAGTGTCCAAATAAATCCAGAAGTTCAGAACATCTTTCCAATTGGGACCTATAAAATATTCAGGGTATTCTAGAGCAGTTTGGTCTTTTAAATCATTTGCAAATTTTTGATGTGTTGTAGAGATTTTCATAGATTCAAAAACAAGGGAAGAAAATTCAAAGACTTAAGATTGTGTGAGCCGATAAGTTCACAGGTTGCACAACCATCTGCAAGTGTTGGGCTGGCGTGCCAAGCTGCATCTGCATATTTAAGACCTATAGTATCTTTAGCAACATTCCAAGAAAGTTTCTTTAATGTCCCTATTTCCCCTAAAGTATAATATCTCATGTCAATTAACCTAAGAACTTCATAATGTAAAGTATCCAAATAGAGCCAGAAGTTCAGTACATCTTTCCAATTGGGACCCAAGAATTGTTCAGGATAATATAGAGCAGTTTGGAGATTAAAATTATCTGCAAAACTTTGATGGGTGTTGGATATTTTCATGGATTGCCAAACCCAATATTTCGGATTACTTTCTTCTCAGTATTGGTTTGTGTATTAAATATTTCTGCAATTGTATATTCTTTTTCTGGTAATTTAATTTCGATTTTACAAATGCTGGCAACTTTAATAGATTCATCTGTAGTGAGACTACGAAATTGTAAAATATCATGACACCTTCCTGGCCGAGTAAGTGCCGAATCAATATCGGTAATACTTTGAAGATTTGTAGTGAAGATAATTTTCTTATTAGATTTAGAAATGAGACCATCACCAGCATTGAGAAATTTATGAATCACCTTATTACCAGATTCTCTAGAGGTCAGATAAGCATCAGCATCTTCAAAAACTAGAAAATTTATATTATTATCCTTAATGAAAATATTCAAAAAATTATCACTTTTTAAGATTGCATCATCATAAGACAATAATGCACTCTTTTTAAGATGCTGTAGTAACCCCCGAATAAATGTAGTTTTACCAGTACCGGGTGGACCCTGCAAAAGGAGAATAGATGCAGAAGAATTGTTATATCGCTCATAATAATCATGAAGACTTTCACCATTAAGAAATGGATACATTTCTGTGAAGGGTGGATTTTTTTCCTCTAAATTTGATTCTAGATACTCAATCTTACCACAATCATTGAGAAAACACCATTTTATTTTAGATTTATTGTTGCCATCCCACTTGTTGAATTTTGATAAAATAAGATTTTCAATTTCATCAAAATTAGTCTTATCACCATGAATACTAATATTAGAATAACCACCACGTAAGAACCGAGTATAAATTAAATTATGTTCATTATATAATAATGAGTCAGTGCTTAGGCAACCTATCACTTTATATCCAATATTTACAAACAAATCAATAAGCTGTTGGGGATCGTGATTTTGCAAATCATATTCAATTTTCAAAGTCTTTAAATGTGAGCTACCACCGTTCAGATATCTTCTGGTGATAAAATGATTTGTGATAGACTGCGCAAGTTCAGGTGTACCTAAATTGAAAGAAACTGGAGTATCAGACATGAATTCATTTAAAGTGGCTTCCATAGCATAGCAACTATGAAAGCCAATTGAGTCATTATAGGGCAGTTATCAAACTGTCACTGGATAATTTTTTCTGACAACTCCAATAACTTTAAACTCTCCAGCAATATCTTGAGCATAATTCAATGCTTCCATCATCGTGTCAAATTCTCTTCGCAGTAAAAGATAATCTTCGTTTTTGCGATAAATGACAACTGTTAAATTTAGATCATTATAATCAATTTCATGTTCATCATAAAATTCCCCAGGGCAATCATTCATTTTGGGTGTTTGTGATTTATAGATAGCTTAAATCAATTTTTCAACAGTTAAATGCCCACTATGACACTTCTAGATCTGGTTCAAAGGATGGAGGATTAAGCTCACAAAACTCATTAAAAATTATTTTCATTTCTTTGTATGAAAGATTCGCATTATCTGCAGCTTTTGGCAAATTCCATTTAGCGGTAAATAGATTTCTTAAAGACTCTTTCGTTTCAGGGCGTGTACTCATTTACCTCAACCTCCAATTTTTCAACATCTTTTCTTGTGGCCATAATTGTGTAGAAGCAATCTATAAAGTTAGTTAAATTTGAGGAAATTTTTATTTCTTTATCATTAATTGAAACTACAAATAAGTCCTGATTTCTTCCAATTTGTGTAAGACTTACATTGATACTTTCAAGATCAATTAATTCTTTCCAATATTCTGGAAGAGTAATTGTATCTTTACCTTGTAATCTGCCTTTAATGAAAACTGAAATTTCAGGACCCTCAAGGCAGGCATGTCTAAGTCTCATATTTTCTTTTGATGGATGTTTGATATCAAACATCTTATATGGAGCCGAAAGATTAATAAAAGTTCCTAGAGGTGCTTTAATTTCAGTTGAACATTCTACAATGGGTGAATTTAATGAAATTTTTGCACTTGAATTTATATTAAGGTTATTTGCATTAAGTATAAATTCGGTTAATGAACCAGAAGAGTGACTTAATGTTAAAGAAGTATCACTCGTTAAATCACAGTAAGCATATTGCATTGGAGAATTCCCAACCCAAACTGCTGCAACATTTATATTATACTCAAGACCAAAATCTAAAGAATTTGGATCTACTTCATAATCTTCTATAGGATAACCATATTTTTTGCGAATGAATGCTCCAAAGTTTTTATTGTATTCAAAGGCCATAATCTTCTGGATTTACCTCAACTTTAAGTTTATCTATATCTTTTCTTGTCCCATAGACATGATAAAAACAATCAATATTTAAGCTTATATTGCTACGAACAAAAATTTGATTGCTTTTAATGTCTTCTACAATTAATTGCTGCTCAATTCCAATTGTTTGCAAATTTACTGTAATTGTTTTTTCATCTACTAAATTTTTCCAATATTCTGGTAGCTCAATAATTGAAGAATCTGTTAATCTACCCCTTACATAAACTCCATTCTCTGGACCCTCTAGTGCAACATGCACCAGTTTTTTATCTGGTTTTGTTGGATGATCAATGATAAAAGGTTTAGATTGAGTTGCAGCAATAGTATCAGCAATTATTGTTCCTTTAACACGCACGCCGCCATGAAAATAAGCAGACCAAAAAGCTGGAGTTTTTACATCTGAATTTATTTGCGGGGCAACCATTAAGGCTGCAGTAATTGTTGGAAATTTTGTTGCATCCCCCACTAGAAGTGGACCTTCAATGTAAGCTGAACCTCGTACTTCTGTTGGACCGAGGCCTAGAGCAATTGGTTCACCATCTCCAACAAATAGTCTTTTACCAACATAAAAATCAGGAACTTTCATTTAAAAAAATCCTCAAATGTTGAACCACCTTTAGAGCCATTAATTTTTGTTGATCCATCTGCAAAATCAATTAAACCACCATAACAGTTAAGTATAGCTTTACCAATCATTTCAACTCTTTTTTCTGATACAATTCGCGTTGAGACTTTTGAATTAATAGAAACGCTTGAGGCATTTATAATTACCTTCTCATTTGCATCAATACTTATGTTACCATTTTGTCCATCTGCGCCTCTCGCAATGAGATCAATATTTTCTCCAATAATTCTAACTCTTCCATTTCTGGCATTAAGAACAATATCACCATCAACAGCTTCAATATAAACCCCAATATTTTCTTCAATACCAGTGGATTTTACATTATCTCCTGCTTTTATTTGAAAAGCACCTGTTGATCTGCAAATTGTTCCATGTTTTCTATGTGGGGCTCCTTCAGAATCCATGGAAATATAATGATTAGGATCAGTTCCACTTCTTACAATAAATGCTGAAATTTTTCCATCGGAATGAAGATGGCCAAATTTTAATTCAGCATCTTTATTTCCATAACGAATTGTTGATAATTTTTTAGTGCTCATTTTATTTTCCGGGGCAATCTACGACATCAATTATCTTATCTAGTGCAGTTGAATTTATTTGTTCGCCTATTTGTTCTACGCATAATCTAGGTATCAAAACTGCATTAAATCCTGTTTTTGAAACAACTGTAATATTTGGAGGTTCAATAAATCCTTCACCTTTACTTAGAATCTCAATTTTATAGAGAGAGCCACCTGTTGTAAAATATGGTCTAGCTACTGCTCCATTTGATGGATTTATTAAAATTGTATCCGATTGATTATAACCGAATCCACCATCATCAATAATAATTTCACATAACTTCATGATTACTGAATATGAGCCATTTGAACTTATTGGATATTTTATAGTTGGATTAATTAATTTATCTGATAGTGTCAAGCCAGTTGCCCCAAGACTTCCATCAGATACTGGAAGATAACCATTTCCAGTGTCTTCTATAATTACATTAATTACTCCAGTTGTTTCTATAACAGTAGTTCCAATTCCAGTATTAGTTGTGTTTGTTGATATACCAGAAGTATTTGTATTTAACCCAATTATAGAACTACTTGGGATACTAACAAATACTGGTCCAATTACTGCTCGCCCTATCGCACCTGAACCATTTCCACAATTGTCTGCGAATTTTATTACAGGAGGTGACGAATAGTTTCTACCAGAAGAAGTAATGTCAATCCCAATAATTTGACCTAAAGAGTTAATGATTGCATTTCCAGATGCATTAGAACCACCTCCTCCAATAAACTTGACTGTAGGTGGCCCGCAAGCAAGAGCACCCACATTACAATTATTTGCAAAAATATCTGAAAAATCTAGATCAAAATTAAAATTATCTGGATCAATAGAATCCTGCACAGATGCTGAGAAAGATTTAATCTTATTAAAAATATCTGAAAAATTTGTAGTAGTGAAAACCGATTCTGTTCCTTCCCAAAGACTCCATTCTTGAATTTTTGGGCAAGAGGGTTGTTCATCACACGAAAGAGTGGTTAAAACATCTTCAACAATATTAAGAAGATCAGAAGCAATATCAAAAATTCCTAAAATTGCATTTAGTGGTTGTAGAATTGCATCAATTGCACTTGTAATCAACCCAAGAATTTTTCCAAATAAACCCCCAATAAAATTTTCAATTATGCAAATTGCAGGATTCGTGATATTATCTGCAGCACTTTTCAGAAAGTTTGCAACCATTTTTAATAAATTGCGAACAATTTTTCTGAAGAGGCAAGCTATCAAATCATTTGCAGTTTCTACTTTTACTTTTAATTCCTGCTGTTGTTTTGGAAACAATGTGTAATATACTTTCTTTAGTGCATCATTTATCAGATTAGTAACACCAGTTTCAATTCTATTTGAGACATCTTTCAAGAATTTAGAAATATCTTTTGATACATTTTGTATCTTACTTGTTAGCCATTGATCAATTGAATATGTTTGAGTAACTGGTTTTTGAATATTCTGAAATAACTGTTGATTGTCAATACTTTTATTAAGATTTTCTCCAGTTGAAATTCCAACTTGTATTGGTTGTTGTAAAGATTTCTTCTGTTTAGCTAACCACAGCTTTGCTTCATTTATATCTTTAATGAAATTTTGTATGGTAATTTGTATTTGACCTAATGGTGCTCTTTCACATATTGAAGATGAAGTTAGTGGGGAAGTTCTTTTACCATCGGATAGTTCATAAAAATTAGCCCAATTATTGAGATAGGCTGCATTTGAAGTTGACTCAAAAAATTTATTATCAACAGTTGAAAAGTTAAAAGAAGGACCACTAAGAGTTAAACTATAAGGAATGAAACCTTGATTAGGTTCGCCACGGAATAAATTTGTTTTTTCATTATTACCCTTACATCCAGTAATAAAAAGTCTTTTATTGTCATCTTCCCATAGAATGACGGTAGATCCAGGTTTTAGATTATCTGTTTGATAGCAGGCATCATGACCAGTTCCTGCAGTTACTGGATAAATAATTTCTGCAATCGGCAATGCAGAAGATGGTGTAACTGCCTTATCTTCGGAATGGACACCTGGTATTCTTACCTTATATCTTTTGCCCCATCCTTTGATTTCAGATTCATTGGACCATAAACTATGATTTGAATTCTTTTCATCAAAATCTGATTCAATAATTCCAATATGTATCTTCATCAGTTTTTATTGATATTTATTAACCATAACTATCTCTTGCAAGAATCATTTTAGTATAATTTGGACCAATTGGTGAAATAAAATGACAAAGATCCGTAACAAGATATCTACCCGATTTTTTCTTACTGAGAGTTTGTGTCTGTTTTGATGAAACCTCTGGAAATACACATTCAATCATATCTCCAGCATGAAGAGAAACATCACAAAATATAGTTACAGTAAGAGGCAATGAAAAGAGTTGATTGTATCTCATTATACTTTGATTTAATATTTCTCTCACTTTAAAATTTTCTTGTTCAGATGTTTGAACTTGATCATCTATAGAAATTCCATAAGGCATTTGACCAATATCAAGAGTTGAAAATGTGGTTTTTGTTGATTGGTTTAATTCTTCTGGGATATTTGGAAGATTTTTCCCAGATCTTACTGATCCTTTATTTTGTTGATTTGCATTTATAGATTCTCTTTTATATTCATGTGTTATTGGATTAAATGTAATTCTTGTTGAATTATAGGTTCCAGCTTTCATTTGATTGATTATTGATGGTCCTTCTCTGAATTCATACTTTAAGATTTTTCCATCATATCCAAATGGCAAATCAATCGTATTGTTCATTATGTATTTTTTCACTGGTGTTTGAGATAGAAGATTATCAATAGATTTGAAATGATAACCATCAGAGGTCTCAAAGAAAAAATAACCAGCCGTATATCCTTCAGATGTTTTAGATGGAAGTATTGGTATTGATTTTTTGGAAAGTTCTCTAATAACTTGAAATGGCATTGAACTATTATCAATTCTTCCATCTATTTTTAGATTATTAAGAGTATCTTCTATGAATATTGTCTTAGATGTTTGTAAATGATTTCTTAAAATTCTCTTTATAGTTTCTGATATTTTTCCTTCATATGTTCTAGAAACTCTCGCGCTCTCAAATTGATTATTTAAATATTCTTTGCTTGCAAGATTAGCTGAAATTATTTCTGAACGAGTATTTCCTACAATTTTTGGTCTAGTAATGAAATGTAGGCAGGTTTCTGGTGTTATAAATTGAACTCTACCCGTCTCTTCATCTTCAATATCCATAAAGACTTTTTCTGCATATTGAAGATCTGCATCATTCGCTTCAGATGAAGAAAAAGTCTCTCCAGGATAATTGCGGCTACCAGTATCTGCATAAGTTATATCTGCTTTTACCGAATTTTCAAGAATACTTTCATAATAGTAAAGTTGAGCAAGTCCACTAGAAATTTCAACTGATTTGCCATTATTTGATAGAATTTCAAGTCGTTTTACTTGTATTTCTGGCCTTAAATCTTTCATTATGTAAGAATAGGTTGAATTAAAATTTGTGTTTGTTGTGAGTTATCAGTATATGTATTCTTATTACTTATATAATTTGTAACCAATGATGTGGGTTGATTTGAAGCTAAATTAATGTTCTTATTATATGATACTGATGATTTTAATTGCTGGGAGAAAATTGATTTGCTCGCTGGAGTTTTAAATCTAATATGCAAATGATTATGATGACCCCCTATAGGATCTGCAGAATACGAACGCATACCATCAAACCAATGGCCAATTGGATCAAAAATTAATTCTACTATTCCCATTTTTTCTTTATTATGGTATAACTTTTTAAATAATTTTTTAAGTCTTTCAATACCTTCACTTTCAGATCCACGCCAATCAGTTACATCTAGGGAATGTTCGGCATGATCTGCACTATTTGAATGTCTACCTACAATTGACGTTCCAGCAGGATTAAAACCCTGAAATTTTGTGAAAAATCTATTTTCAGCAACTGTAAAACCCTGTTTGAGTAAATCTAATCCAACCGAAATTGGGTTTGAACCAGAAGTAGAAATTGACGATTTAGATAAAGTGTCTTTATATATTTTCTGTAAAGAACTTAATTCTTTAAATGGTTGACCATAATAACTACCACCAGATAAAGTAGGAAAAGATGCCCATTCTGGTGCAAGTTTTGCTGAAATATTTGCACTAAGGCCTTCTTTTCTTAACATTTCTGAGGTAACTCCTCTTCGTTTTGCCAATGCTAATGCAGCTTTATCTTGCAGTTCTGGTGTAAAAAGATCACCAAGATTTAATGTTCCATCTTTAATAAGACTTTCCAGAGTATAAGGCATAAACTGATATGCGCCAGTTGCGGCAGAACCCGAACCATAACCGGCATTTCTTCCACCAAATTTAGATGGAAGTTTTCCGCTATTTCCCATATCAATGACATCTTTCACTGTCATTTTACCCTCTGCTAATTCTGGGATAATAGCTCCACCAAATATGACACCGTAACTTGAGGTTGTTCCCTCTGCAAAACGTATGGCCTTTAAAAGAGCCTGTTCTTCAGATGATCCATACCCACCGATTTCTCCACTAAAAGTGGGCTCAATTGCCCCAGGAGTTACACCAGGCTTAAATAAGGAAATTTCACTTTTAATATTTTGTAAAATCGCCGCACTTTTATTACTCATCATAGAATTAAATGATTTTACAATATCTTTAGCAACTACAGTTCCAGTTGTGTCTCTAGAACTAATAAGAGTTCTATTTTCTGGAACAATTCCACCTTCAGCCATTGCGAGCATTGTTCCAGCAAGAGCTTTTGAATTTACATTAGATTTTTCTGCAATGGAAGCGTCAATCACATAGGCTAGATATTTTTCAAGGCCGATTAAAGTTTGTCTTTCTATTTTCTGACCTAGAGCCATCAATTCAACTCCAGAACTAAGAAACTTACCTAAAACTCCACCGCTCTTCATAATTGATGAGTTTTTAGATAAGACTCTCAAAGAACTCATCGTATTTGAATCGTCACTATCTGGGAAAAGTTTAGATATTTCTTCTTTACCACCAACATGTTTTCCTGGAGAGGTTCTCTGTGCAATTTGTTTGGAGGGTTTTTGTACTCTTTTTGCTCTTATTTTTCTTGAAACATTAGTAGTTTTTCTTCCAACTTGACCACCAGAAGCCATTCTTTTTGGTTTATTGAAAGATTCAAGTGTGTCATAGAGCGCTCCTCCAACAATGTCTCCCAAAATTCCACCAATAATGGTTCCAACACCAGGAACTGGAATAAATGTCCCAAGAGCTGCACCCAACATTGAGCCAACTGCTCTAGCTGCAGCTCTTCCAATTTTTTCACCGAACATAAGTGAAACAGCAAAATCTATAAGACCACCAATGATTGGAATTCTTCCAAATACTCTGCCAAATTTACCGAAAAATTTTGCACCAGGAATAGCACCAACTTTAGTTCGTTTCGCTACTGGTGCTACGGGTTTCGGTTTATTTTCTAATAAATCAACGAGTTCCGCTTTTCTGAATTTACTATAACCCTTTAGCCCCTTTTCTTTTGCTAATTTTTTAAGTTGTTGTACGGTAAGAGAATTAAGTCCAGTTTTTCTCCCTTTAGCAATATTACCAATTCCAGCTCCACCAATCGCTAATCCAGCAATGATAGCAAGATTTAAAAAATTATTGAGATTTTTTTCTAAATCGTCAAATGTTTTTTCAAATTTACTTCCTGTAACATCCTTTAAAAGTTTTCGCATTTTGTCGTGAATGCTATAGCCAAAATCTATAGCATTCACGACCCCCTTCAAAACATTTCCCAAAAAGTTTTCAAAAAAATTATAAACTGGTATGAGAAGTTTAGATGCATTAAGAATGGCTGGTAAATTTTTTAATACGAATGGGACCATTTTTCCCATTACGGTATAAAGAATAAAATTTCTTATTGCATCCAAAAAACCTGTTCTAGGGAGAGAATCTTTTAAAAAAAGTATTGGATTTGCCTTTCTCTGCCTCTCTAACGAACTTTCCTTTTTGCGACGATTTGATTGTTTATTTCGCCGCTCTTCCTCTTCTTTGAGTTTTCTTTTTCCCTTTAAACCTAATACAACATATGCGTCCATTCTTCGCATATTATTGTTAATAGATTTTAGCCCAAGAACTAAAGGATCTTTTATACATTTTGGATAAATGGCATTATTCTTTGGAATGAAAGAAGATCTAGTAAAACTATTCATTATAATTCAATTCCATATATTTCAAGAGTTCCATTATCACCATAACGATCAGATAATCTTGGAATTGCAGAAAAATCTGGAACTTCTGACTGAGCCTGAGGATTATTAACTATTTTATTCGCTCTTAGATCAATAGCTGGAAGTTCTGAAATGTTTATAGTTCTTGCAATTCTAGGTCTAGGCGCAGTTATTGTTTCAGGTTTTGATGCTAAATGAGTCTTTATATTGAAAGTTATCGGTGGTTCTTCGGTTTTTAGTCCATAAGATGCTGAATATTGCTGAGGTTTATTTCTAGCCAATACTCTTCCACCCATTTTAGCCATTTGCATGGGAGAATTTCTAGAAGTTTGTCTAGGCTCTTCTGTTGAATTGTTTGATACAAGTTTGTATCGGTTTGAATTATAATTTGTAAATTTATCTTGTGATAAATTTGGAGACATTAAATTATATTTACTAGACAAAGTTCTTGAGTCATAGTTTTTATTACTCTGACTATGATTATCCAAACTTATCCGTGGAAATGATGAATTTGCTAAATTATAGTTAATTTGAGAATTTTTAATCTTTTGATTTGGTGGTGGAATATTGAAGGAAACTTTTGAATTTCCTCTGCGCTGAGAAAATGAATTATTAACAGGAAAAGTAAGATTTGGAGCAGCTATATTAAAATTTTGATTATTAGGAGAAGGTGGTGGTGACATTTTACCAACCATACCACCCTGCTTTGCCAATTGAATATTATCAGCAAACTTTGGCTTATTTGTTGCACCGGCAGCGAGATTCATTCTTAAAAATGTATCTGCCCCAAATTTATCTACTGCAGCCTTTGAAATAACTATTTCTCCAGGTTGAGCTGCTATTAACTGAGTATCTGGGCCAGCTCCAGTAATTGAAATGCCACTTGCATTATCAATTGGACCACCCTCAGCATAACTTATCTCATCTACATGTCTTTCCTCCGGGAACATTATGCTCAATCTAGGAACTAATCCTCCTCCAGCCATTTTTAATGGTGGAGTTGTTGTAGATCTCTCTGGTTCTTTATTTGTATTTGGATTATCTGATTGTTTATCTTCTTTTTTATCAGGATTTAAAAGTTTATTAGCAATAAAAGCTGCTCCAGTAACTCCACCAGCAATTAGACCAAATTTACCAAATTTCTTTAAACCAGCAATGATACCTGGAATACCAATCTTCTTAAGATAAAGAATGGTTGAAATTGCCATTCTTACTGTTGATCTAATTGCAGCTCCAAATCTAGTTCCAAATAAAACAAAGGCGCCAAGTATTGCTGGCCACCAATCTCTAAGAAATCTAGTTAATGACTTTACTTTTCTTTCATTTGAAGGATCTGCAAACCACTTGAGAATTTTACCTACAACTCGTCCAGCTAATGTAAATAAAAGAAATTTGAAAATTGAGTCTAATACATTTGTTAAAGGTGCAACAGCCCTTTTTAATGAAGTTGATAATTTTCTTCCTGAAGATTCTAAGAGATTCTCTTTTTCTCTACGCTCATTCTCTTCCTGATCTTTTTTAAATTTTTCTGCAGTCTTTTTATCTAGAAGATGTTCGGCCTTAAGGGCAGATAAAATTTTTGTTGCAGAGTCATTGATAGTGCTCAATACTGCTAGCATATCTTTGCAGCAATTGCAACAATTTTTACTGCTTGATGGTCTTACTAGAGGAGATGAATATTTTCCTGGACTTTTTTGTTGAGTTTGTTGGGGGGTATTTTCTACCTGAGGTTGCTTTTGTTTATTTTCCTCTCTCAACTCTTTTAAGACGGTATCAAGATCAGGAAGATTCTTTTTTCTTGGATTGGAGCGTGCCATGATTTACTTCTTCTGTTTTTCTTGTTCTTCTTGTTCAAGATGATTTTGTAATAGTAGTGTATATGCTTCCCTCTCATATGGTAACATATTTTCCAAAGACTCAAGACTCCATTTATGAAATTGACACATGGCAAAATTCAATTCATAATATGTCTTAAGACTCATATACATCATTGAGACGTAAAAAAAGCTCCTAACCCTTCAAGAGTAACTTCACTTTCTACTTTAGTCTTAGGATTTACAACTTCAATTGTATGTGAAAGTTTTGGCATGGTCTCAAAAAATTCTTGAATTTTTATAAACTGTGCCGAATTAACTTGATCTAAAAATTGTAGCCACTCTTCTTTTGTATAATCAGTTTGAGCATACACATTTTCTTTATCATATAACTTATCAATAGAATCAATGATAAGATCAAATGATTGATCAACTGTAATATTCTCTGGATTAAAATTATTGCGAATAAATTGATCCAAAGACGGATATTTTAACTCTAGAATGAGATCTTTACTAATTTCAATTTTATTGGTATGATTCGGATTCTTTTTGACTTCAATATCATCAATATCAATTTTTACTTTAATTTCAGTGGTTCCATCATCCGGACAAAGAATATTCAATTCAAGTTCTTCGCCAACAGACTTTTTGCGAATGTTTAGGAAGATATATTCAATATCAAATGAAGGAAGTGATTCTACTTTAATATTCTTAGTTTTAATGCAATTTGAAATAATAATTTTCATTGCATTTGTGATCTCTTTAAGATCTTCAGACTCCAATGCTAACAGAAGAATTTTTTCTTCCTTTACAACAAATGGGCGATATTTAATTTCTTGCCCAGTTGAAGGAAGAGTGAGTTCATAAATCGGAGTTACAATTGTGGGTAATGGCATATTTTGAATGTTGTTATTTGTGTTATTTAGTGAGTCTTTCTCGGATATATCTTAAGTAAGTAAAATTCACATTGCATTTGAGAACTGTTGTGTTTTCATATGAGACTGGCATTGGATCTATTGAAATTGGAAATGCTTGAATAAATTGATAGTTCACTCTTGGTCCAGAAAGTGATGGTGTAGTATTTTGAGTATTAATTACTGCTCCCATACTTCTTTCAAATTTTGTGATTGCCATTGAACCTGCATAATCTTCCCTAAATTTCATTCTATATGATGCACTGTAATTCTCATATTTGGTTCTATCATTTTCATTAACAATATAATTTATCCAACTTTCAAAAAATTCAACTATTTCGTAGTTTAAATCAACATAAAAATTGAAGGATGAATAGTCATCATATTGTCTACGATAGACCATTTTTTCTGTAACACCAGGATAATCATTGGTCACTTCATGTGTAAACAAACTACTCCCTGGGAGAGCGGCGTCGCTACAAAGTAGGGTTAATTCATCTAGTTTGGATAAATTAAAATTTTTAAACCTACCTTCAGCGGTTATAAATTTAGTGAAACTATCATTAGCTGGTGGTACAATTTTTACAGCAAAATGAGACGTTAAAGAAGGACTAAGAATCGTATTCTTTAAAGCTGATATAGGTTTTGGGCTAATATTAGCTTGTAAAGACATAAATAAATAAGACTTCCATGTATTCTATTTATTAGTGTGGCAGAAAAGAATTATATACAAAATTTCTTTAATCCAGTAAATCCACAAAAATACATTGGAGATATTAGAAATATAGTTTATAGAAGTAGCTATGAATTAAAGGCTTTTCATTGGTGTGATTTACAGCCAGATATTCTTTCATGGAGCAGTGAATCTATTCAAATTAAATATTTTGACCCAACAACTAAAAAAATAAGAAGATATTTTCCAGATTTATTTGTAGAGATAAAGGAACAATCTGGAGAAATAAAGAAGTATATTCTTGAAATAAAACCTAAAAGGCAAACTATGCCACCGAAACCATCACCTAGAAAAAGAAGTAAAACATATATTACTGAAACTAAAACTTATGCGAAAAATTTAGCCAAATGGGAAGCAGCTCAAAGATTTTGTATAGACCATGGATTTATATTCAAACTCGTAACTGAAAAGGAGCTGTGGCTATGAAATTTCCAAGAAAAATGAGCAACATCGCGAAAGCTGCTTTTGGCACAATGCAAGCTCTTAAAGGATTTTTTTCAAGATTAGGTAAAGCAAGTGAAATAAGACTTCAGCGGCTCTCAGATCAACTAAAGACAATTACGAATAGATTAAAGGCTTCTGGTCAAGAAGAACCTAGATCAATTATTAGACAAGTTGAAGAGCTTAAAGAAGAAGCAGATGAGTTCTATGCAATTAAAAATTTTGTTGAAAAGATGCCACCGGGCTTATCTCCTCCGCAATACTTTAATCTTATTCTAGAGCTTCTGCGTAAAATGGGCAGAGCTGAAGAGGCAATGGATCTTCATGGAATCTATACCTTTAAGTATATTGCCAAGACAAAGGGTAAATATTATGATGTATTTCCGGTTATTATGTTAAATTCAATACATCCAGTGTATTTTAAAGGCTTCAATTTTCACTGGGAAAGAGCACCTGAATATGTTGAAAGTGTCCATAGAACTTATTTGTATAGTGGACTTCAAAGTAAGTTTTATAGAATAAAGCCGCATGAGCTTGAATACTTTTTACAGATTCCAACCTTTCTACCAATCTTCATTCCATTATAAATAGCTTATATTAAATGACTGATAATGGCCTGTAAAACTGTAACACTTCCGCCATTTAAAGCCACATTAACAGAAAAAAATCCTTCTACCATTGCGCAAAGTATAAACCCATCGGCACCAATAAGTGTTGAATTAAACTTAACAACATCAGAAAGAAAATATGAAACAGTAATTAATCAATGCACTGGTGATACAACAGTATTTGAGATTAGGCCAAATGGTAATAAGGTTGCAAAAATAACTTCAAATAAGAGTGATAATTATGTAGTGAAAGTTGTTAATAAAAATGAATCGGAAATTATTAAGAAAAGTTTAATAAATGATGTATATAAAAAAGGAAATGTTGAGAAACTGCGAAGAGATCAAATTAAAACTCTTCAGCCAGAAGAAATAATCTCAAATGGCCTTTCAAGATTTACTGAACCCTTAAATGGTGAAGATGGTGATTATGCTATAGATTCTGAAAAATTGCCCAGTATTCTCGTTGAAGGTGTTCCAGCAAATACTGCAGATAAAGAATTTATACCATTTCCAGTAAAGTTATTTTATCCTGAAACGCTAGAAGAAAATAAATTTGAACAAGACTTTATTAAGTTTAAAGTTATAAATTATAAGCCACGAGCCTTTACAACCGATGGATTAAAGCGTCTAGAACGATTTGATACTACTGAAAAAATTATAAAGTCAACAATAATGCTTCCAATTCAAGGTGGGATATCAGATAGCAATATGGTGAATTGGAATACAGATACTATGAATGCAATTGAACAAGCCGCTGGATTCACATCCTTAACATTGCAGCAAAAAGAATTAAAGGAACAATTTGATAGTATTAAGAGTACCTTTGAAAATTTACTCAGAGATAAAGAGTCAAATGCTGGGATATCCAATTATTTACATTCTTTCTTTGCTAGAATGTCTATAGGATCTCAGAGTAACTTTTTTAGTAGAGCTTATGGTTCGGTTTTAAATCCAAATTTAGAACTTCTCTTCCAAAGTCCAGAATTGCGACCATTTAGCTTTAGATTTGATTTAACCCCAAGAAATAAAAAAGAAGCAAAACAAGTCAGGCAAATTATAAGAGTATTTAAACAATCAATGGCAGCACGAAAAGGTGTTGCAGATATTTTTCTTAAAACTCCAATGATTTATGAAATTGAATATATTAATGGAAAAAGCGACAAGAAACATAAAGCAATCGGTCAAATGAAAACTTGTGCACTTAAGATTTTTAATGTGAATTATACACCTTCAAATCAATATATGACTTATGATGATGCGGAAAATACAATGACTGCTTATTCTCTTGATATGCAATTTCAAGAACTTGAGCCATTATATTTTGATGATTATCAAAAACTTCCAATGGATGAGATCGGTTTTTAACAATGTCTTTCTATTTTCGCAGTGTTCCTAATTTTGAATATAGTGAATTAAACATTCAAATAAAGAATCTCTTTAGAAAAAATAAAATACGCGATGATATTTTTGGTAATCTCGTATATTTTAATAAGTATAATGTTTTAGGTAATGAACGGCCAGAACAAGTTGCAGAAAAGTTTTATGAAGATGAAACTTTAGATTGGGTCATTCTCCTTTCAAATAATATCATCAACATAAGAGATGAATGGCCCTTGGATGATTTTTCGTTTAAAGAATATTTAATTGAAAAATATGGTTCATACGATAGCATTTATGATGTTCACCATTACGAAACAAAAGAATTAAAAACATCTGCCGGTATTACAGTTTTACCAGCAGGTCTTAAAATTCAAAAAGAATGGAAGACCAATGGAAATTTTATTGCAGCGATTTCTAAAAAAATAACTCAGATTTTTTGTAATGAATTAAATGTCGTTACGGTTACCATGAATGATCCTATTGAAAATCTTAAAGTTGGAAATTCTATTACTATTTCAAATGTAAATGATTTATCTTATAATGGAATTTTTAGAATCACTTCAGTTTTTATTCCTTTTTCTGATAATAAGGTTTATTCGTTTACATATGATGTCGAGAACACTCCAGTAGATCTAAATCCAGAAATTTCTGAAAATAATGAAAGTGTTACTTACATGCTAAATGAAAATTCAACTTCGGGTAATACTTATTATTTTGAATATTATGATCAGGGCAAATTGAGCCGCGTTGGTAGCTCAACATTTTTAAGTAGTGTTTTAAACTATGATTATGAATTAAATATTAATAATAAAAAAAGAGAAATTTATGTTCTTAAGCCTACATATCTTGGAGTTGTTATAAATGATGCAGAGTCTTATAGTAATTATAAAATCGGTGGAAGTCAATATGTTAATGAGAAACTTAAAAGAAGTGATAAATTTTATTGAGAAAATTTTAAGTATAGTGGAAAGGAGACTAAAGATTTACCTTGTTCTTTAAGTATATGAGAACCTATAATTTCGCAAGCAGCATAACCAGAAGTAAACAAAGCAGCATCGCATCCACCGGCGCCTGCAGCAAGCCAAGCAGCATCAATAGCAGCATCAATAGCAAGATTACATTCATGGAGTCTTAAAGAATAATGAGCATCTTTAATACTCTTCCACTGATCTTCATTCAAAGTATCTATAAAGATCCAAAAGTTCAAAACATCTTTCCAATTTTTACCTAGAAATTCTTCTGGATGTTTTATGGCTCTTTTGTTTCTTAAACGATCTGCAAATTGTTGATGTGTTGTTGAGATTTTCATTTCGTTAAAAACAAAGGAAGAAACTTAAGAGATTCTAGATTATGAGAACCAATGAGTTCAAGGGTTGCATGACTAGATACATATATAGGTGTTACAAACCAAGCTACATTTCCATATTCGTGAACTATAGTAGCTTCAGCAGCTTTAAAAGCATTGTCTCTAGCAGAAACTCTAGCATCTTCTTCTAAAGCATAATAACGCTTATTAAGTAACCTAAAATCTTCACGACTCAAAGTATCCAAGTACAACCAGAAGTTCAATACATCCTTCCAATTGGGTCCTAGATAAAGTTCAGGGTATTCTAGAGCAGTTTGGTTATTTAACCGATCTGCAAATTTTTGATGGGCGGTGGAGATTTTCATGGGGTTAGAAACAGTGGAAGAAAATTGAGAGTCTCAAGCTTATGTGAAGCGATGAGTTCAAGGGTTGCATAAACAGATGCATCTATACCGGCAGAGTACCAAATTACATATACATAATCATCACATATAGTAGCTTCAGTAGCTTTAAAGGCATTGTCCCAAGCAGAAACTCTAGCATCTGCATCTAAATCCAAATAACGCTTAGTAACTATATCAAAATCTTCATCACTCAAAGTATCCAAGTAAATCCAGAAGTTCAGGACATTCTTCCAATTGGGTCCTAGAAATCGTTCAGGGTATTCTAGAGCAGTTTGGTCTTTTAAATCATCTGCAAATTCTTTATGTGTTTTAGAGATTTTCATTTCGTTAAAAACAAAGGAAGAAACTTAAGAGACTTAAGCTCTTGTGAAGCGATGAGTTCAAGAGTTGCATAACCATATACAATTGTAGGAGTGGCCCACCAAGCTGCATCTGCATATTCATTATCTATAGTATCTTTAGCAGCTTTCCAAGAAAATATCTTTAAGGTCCCCAAATCATCTAAAGACGAATAGAGCCTATCAATTAAATTAAGCTTTTCATCACTTAAATTAAGCTTTTCATCACTCAAAGTATCCAAATAAATCCAGAAGTTCAGGACATTTTTCCAATTGGGTCCAAGAAATAGTTCAGGGTATTCTAGAGTAGTTTGGCGACGACGGACGTGATGATCACTATATCTTAACAGATATTCAAATTTTTGATGTGTTTTAGAGATTTTCATTTCGTTAAAAACAAAGGAAGAAACTTAAGAGACTCTAGCTTATGAGAACCAATGAGATCAAGAGTTGCATAAGAAGACCCAGCAGGGCCATCGGCAGCGGCAGCGGCAGACAAAGCCATATTTGTATAATCATTACCTATAGTAGCTTCAGCAGCTTTAAAGGCCTTGTCCCTAGCAGAAACTCTAGCATCTGCACATACATCCCAAAAACGATTAATAATTAATCTAAAATCTTCAACACTCAAAGTATCCAAATAAATCCAGAAGTTCAATACATCTTTCCAATTAGGTCCAAGAAAATGTTCGGGATATTCTAGAGCAGTTTGGTCATTTAAGCGATCTGAAAATTCTTTATGTGTTGTTGAGATTTTCATGAATGTTGCAATTTCCATAATAATACCCCACCTGTTGACCAAGTGGGGTGGAGAGTGTTCAGTTGTTTAACTGGCTTCAGCTATCAGCAAGAGCCATAAAACGCTTAAGATCCTCATCTTCATCACTATCGGAGAGAACTTCTCTAGATTTACTATAAGAACTTTCAAGTTCGGCTAAAATGTCTTCTTTATCAGAAAGCATTTCGTTAAGATCCTTTTCTTGTTCTTCTACAGAATGAACTGAACGGGTTTTAATAACAGAGGAAAACCGCTTTTGTAATTCATCGTATGACTTAAACTTAGAAGGATCAACAAGTTCCCGAATTTGAATAAGTTGATTATGCACCTCCTCAATTTGATCATCATCACCACCAAGAAAGACTGATTTGTCTTCAAAGCGACTGTCATCGTAGTTTGGCATATTTACTTCCTTGCCACCTATTGTAGTTTTTACAGTCTTAGAAATGAGACGGAAGTTTGCACCTTCCCAATAATTATGAGGAAGAATTACAGTATCGCCTTCAAATTCGGGTTTTGATGCAGCTTTGATTTTATCCAGAAGCTTTTGACCAAATCTAAAGAGTTTAACCTGACCCTCAATAGAAGGATCTGCAGGATTGCTAATGACATAAATGTTTGCATAATAAGAAAGTTTGCGCTTTCTATCTCGTGCAACACCTTTATTAGATTCAATACCACTATTCCAAAGTTCAACATTGGCTTCACAAACAGGGCAAGGATTATCATTGCCTAGAGTGGTTGGGCAATTTTCAATTAGCCATTTGTTTCCAACTTTAAAGCCGTGATTATAAAGGGAAACGTAGAAAATGCCTTCAGGATCCACAGGATCTGGAAGAAACCTAATAATTGCCCGACCATTACCAGATTTATCGGTCTGTAGTTTAAATTCGTTCGTGTTTTCAGTATATGAGCTACCTTTTTGATTCTCAGAATCTTTTAAGAGTTTTTCGGTGAGAGCACCAATGTTTGTTTGACTGCGCTTTTTAAATTGTTTGAAATCCATTTAACGTTGTTTGCGATGTATGTTGTTTAATTTGGAGGCTTCTTGAAAATCAATGGTTTACCAACCAAATATTTTATCTAATGTATTTAGTTTAGGTGTTTTAGCTATTCTCTGTGAACCAATATTGAAATAATCTTCATCTATCTCCATGCCGATAAAATCTCTTCCAGTTTTTTTGGCAGCTACTCCAGTTGTCCCACTACCAAAAGCGTTATCCAAAACCACCTCTCCCTCGTTTGTGTAGGTCTTAATTAAATATTCCATCAATCCAACTGGCTTTTGAGTTGGATGAAGACCCTTTTCTTGCTTATAATGCAAGACAGTTTTTGGATATCTTGTTCCTTCTGGGTTTGTCCTATGCTTAGATTTTAAATCCCCATAGACTTCACCAATCTGTTTCGTTTTTGATTTAAATCCACCATAAGGCGTTGATATAGTCATCTGGGGATTATATGTGGGCTTTTTCCTATAAAAAACTATAATATTCTCATGCGACTTAAGTGGTTGATGGTCTTTGACCATTGGATTAGTTCCTTGAGGTTTTACCCAAATCCATTCATATCTGAAGTTTTTTAGATTTGAATTAATAAGAAGAGTTGTGAAAGGTTGAGATGCAGTAAAAACAAATGCCGCATTTTCCTTTGCTATTCTATTATATTGTTCCCAAAGTGGTTCAAAAGGAATAAGAACATCAAATTTGGCTGCCGTCATTTTATATGGAAGATCAACGAGCACTAAATCTACTATATTTGAATCAATATTAGGAAGAATTTTTAGGCAATCGCCACAATATAAGTCAATCAATTTTTACAATCTCCGGTTCTAAATTTGTTGAAAGAGTGTTAATAGTTGTCCACAATTGTCCACTTAGAGATTGTTGTATGCAGGCATAATAATTATCAGTTTTACAGTGCCAACCATTTTGTTTTCCAGCCTTTGAGATCTTAGGTTCCCATATAGCTTCCGAATAGTCTAGTATTTTTGTGTTGAATGAGAATAAATAATATTCATTTCTTATGGATTTTTTGGTGTTTGTTGCTAGACACACATAAACATCTTCCTGTTTATCTGAAAAGAACTTCAATTTTTGCTTGAGTGTTTTATATTCACCACTTCTTGAACCACTTATTTGAAGGGTTCTTTTAATGATATTATATTTTCCGCTCTTATTTGAGATCTTTAACGTATTTCCATCTATTGTGCATATTTGATCTTTACCAACGGAATGTGAACGATCTGGTCTCCAATCAGTATAACCTTCAATATCTTCAATAGATTTTGCAAATATCTCTTCCCAATATTCAGCAATAACAGGTAATTCGTATAGTTTATGGTGCTGCTTTATTCTATATTTTATTCTATTTAATAAATCATTGTTTATCAAGTTGGTTCTTTACTTCATTAATTACTATTTGCACCTCGTCTAATGCTTCCATAAAATAATTTTTTCCAATCAATTTCGCATAGATATCGGCTTTATGTTTGATTTCTTGTGCTTCTTTATCGTCAGATAATCCTAGGCGAGTGAAAAAGATTTTAGTCTTATCTAATAACTCTTCCATATCATTTACCCAACTACGAATCTCCTCTTCTGATAGGGTTATTACAAGTGGAAGTTCTGCAAATCTTTTAATTAGCTTTCTAGTGTACTCAGCTTCATCTTGAACAACAGTTGAATCAAAAAAACTCATGAGATATGTTTTCGTATAATGCCCTTGTATTTAGAGAGATCCCCGCGAAAAAAGTTTTCGTATTTTGAAATTTTATTACTAATTATTTTCCAGATTGGATCATCAAGAGCTTGATCATATTTTTTCTTAAGTTCAAGACATTTAATAAGAATGAAAAAGGTTTCAAATCTTATATTTTTATTTAAGAAAAGTTTTATTATTTTTGGATGCTTTGAGCCTTCAACTTTTACTAATTCATATAGATGACTATTATCAGTCAATTCTCTTAAGTCTTGTTCAAAAATATAAGATAATGATTCTCTTATTTTTTGACTTTCCTTATAGATTGATTCACCATTTTTGACAATATCTCCAATCCATAGTGAAGACGGATTGTCAACTGCAACAAAATTTGAAACAAAAAGGTCAATTATTTCCTGTGGTTTTTTCTTTCGGCTCAATTTTTCAAAGAAAAACCGCTCTCTACATTTTTTAAAGGATTCTTCTGAACATCTTATTTTTCCATTGTATTTGAAATAATCATATTGTTCAGAAGAGAAATGTCTTTTTAATGCAAGATATGTTACATATGCTTCATATGGATTTACCACGGCAATCTAGATTTAGATGTTCTTTTAATAAAATTTAAACGAGTAGCATCAGTTTTTATTCTATCTTTAAGACTACTAGAGATAAGTTTTGTGATAGACTCAATATCAATCCCATTAATTTCACAATATTCAGTAATTGCCGTAATATAATTTAAGTCATCACGACTTGAAACCATCCTTTCAATCTCTTTGGTAAACTTTTCTGGGCACAGGAATTTTTTTTCTATTTCTTTTTGTAGTTCTTCGGCTGTGTTCATTTCTTATCTTCAATGAATTTATTAATGTATTGTCTCAAAATTTTTACATATTTTATGAGATCTCTTTCAATATAAACTTCAACATCACCATTTTGACATGACATAATAATGACTAATTGTTTTGGCATTGTTCCAAAATGTTCAGCATACATTAGAGCATAAGCAAAACATTGAACAAAATAACCTTCAATCCATTCTAATTTTTTTGGCTCCTTTGAAGTCTTATTGTCAATGACACTTAAAACACCATCAAATTCTGCTATGATATCTGGAGTGCCAGCTAATTCCCAAAACGATGAATAAAGTGGCTGCTCAATGGTATGAATTTTACCAATTCTGTTTAAGTGAGATTTAGCATTACTAAAAAGATATTTTGCGAGATCTGATTTTTCTGGAAGCTCTTCATTTTTTAGATAGCATTCAACAATTGCATGATATTGAGTTCCTAGTGCTGTTGCAAATTTAGTAATTCGGTTCGCTTCATCTTCTCCAACTCTTTTTCTCCACTCCTTAATTTTTTCCTTAGAGTAATTGGAAGTAATTGAGGTAACAGAGATGAATGTCTTAGGCTCCTCAATATTTTCAATTTTATAATATCTAATTCCATCAATTGTAGTTCGTGTTAAGATTGGAAAATTTAGATCTAATTGCTCAAAAATTGGTCTTGAGATTTTTTTTAATTTTTCTTTAAATGCGCTCATAAACTTTTTGCTCAGCCATAAGAAACTCTTTAACTAGATTAGAACGGACAACATCATCAATAGTGAATTGAATTAGATCAAAAGACTCCATTTGATTAAGAACCTTAGTAAACTCAATGAACCCATTACGTTCACTTTGTTTTGTTAAATCTGACTGCCTAGAATCACCCGCAAAGAAAATTTTGGTATCTTGTCCAACCCTTGTGATAATTGTTGAAAGTTGATGGTAATTTAAATTCTGACATTCATCAACAATAAGAATGCAATTATCATAAGTTGTTCCCCGTAAAAATGAAACGCAATCAAATTCTAGAATTTTTTCGGTCTTAAGAAGACCATAAATCATTTCAAATTCTTCATCTGTTGAAAGATTAAACATGCTTTTAACCATGTTTCGGTATGGTGCCTCAAATGGTGCAATCTTTTCACCAATGTTACCAGGCAAAAACCCAATATCTAATGATTGAACTGTAGATCTGAAAATAAAGATTTTATCATAAGGAGTTTTTTCATTGAGAACATCCTTTAATGCATTGTAAAGGAGAACATGAGTTTTACCAGTTCCTGGGCAACCATGAGCAAGAATATTCTTGCCATTTTCATATGATTGAAATAATTTTTCTTGATTTTCAGTTAGAGGGTGCATTTTATGGAGCAACTCTAAGCTGATAGTTCTTTTTGAGCGCTTTTGAGTTTTGAATGAATTTAATGAATCTGTTGCCCTTCTTTTTCTTGTCATTTAGATTTTTCCAATTTTACTTTGAGATCCGGCAGATTTGTTGACTTTTTGGAGTATGTCATTCCATCCTGGATTCTTTTTAATCAGTTTATCTTTCCATTCTCCAACTTCACCGGGTGATGCACAACCCTGAGACCAATTTCTTTTCCAATTTGGGTTATCTTTATACCATTGAGTGATATCATGAACACTCATTTCAATTGTTTTAGTTTCACCTGTTTCAGTATTGATAATTGGATATAATGCCATAAGTTTAGCTCCTTAAACGATCCATTCTTTATCTAGTCCACCAAGAGCACTAGAAATTGTTGGAAAACATTGATTAAAAATTTTTTTGCATTGTAGGGCAACAATTTTGTGCTCCAGTTGTGTTCCATTTTTCTCTCTTAATGCAATGTAAGTTATCCAAGATCTTAGATTTCCTTTCATATATAAGCGAGTCATTGTAGCATTAGGGAGAATCATTCTTGCACATTCTTTTGCTACATTATTTTCAAGAAGTTTTTTATATAAAGATTTGGAACGCTCAAAATGTTCTCTAATTTCTTCTTGAAGTGTCAACTTAAGATAAGAATTTAAATCATTAGTTGAATTTTGCCTATTTTTTAGATCTTGTTTTCTTAAATCTGGAATTGGAATGTCTTCTGTAATTTCAGTGATATCAGCATATCTTTGTGAAAATTGTTGAAAATCAAAACTTTTATGCCTGAGAATTTGAGTAGCAATAGGTAGCTGACAATTAATTTCAACTGTCATGTCAGCCATAGTAAAAATGCTCCAATGCTTCTCCTTAATACAATATTTGATTAGGTTCTCAAAGGATTCATTATTTTGATTTTTAGGATTTGATACCCTAGCACAATAAGCAATTATTTTTTCAGCATTTTCATTATATGTAACTAACTCAACATTGCTCATTTTTATTCTTTTCTCCTTTTAATGTTTTTCTTGATTGTTTAAGAGTTTTAAACCTATATTTAATTTCTTTGTATGCATCCTCAGCCGAAAGTTTTTTACCCATCTGTAGTCCAACTATAATATCTACTCTGTTAGCAAATAGGGCTAATTCACGCTCAAAGGGATCTAAATCGTACATTAATCCTCCTCTTCATAATAGTCTGGTTCCTCTTCTGCTTGTATCGTTTCCATTAACTTAGATACATCAACAAGATTTGTAACTTCAGGTGTTATAAGTTCTTCCTTTAACAGTTCAACAATATTTTCTAGATTTTGAACTAAAAGCTTTAGTCTTTTATTTCCTGGTGGTGGGGGTTCTGGGGGATAATACCCTAGCATAGTTTCTCCTAGGTGTCAAGTGGGTTAGCGACCAACTTCAATTAAAGTGTGATAATCTGATGGAATAGAATTGAGAATATACTGTACTCCTAATTTTGAATCTGCTTGTCCACAAGTGAAAATGTCAAATGCAGCTGAATTTTGTTCTGGATATGTGTGAACAGAAATATGAGATTCAGAAAGCAATAAAAACGCTGTAAGACCTTGAGGTTCAAATTTATGATGAGCACAATGTAAAATTGTTGCCCCACATTCATTTGCTACAGTTTTTAGAGTAGTGAGCATAAACTCAACATTTTCTAAAATTTCAGCATTACAGCCATACAAATTAAGAAGACAGTGTTGTCCCATTCTAATCATCAGGCTTATTCTCCATTAATAATTGTGTAACTATAGTTTCTGTTTTGTCTAGAATCTTTAAAGTATAATAATTGCTTTTCATGTACTTTTTAATCTTCTTATATCTTTTGACGAGTTTATTTAACTCATCATCATTAATAATAACTGTTGCAAATCCACTCATTTATTATTTTCTCGGTTTTTCTGATCTATATATGCTATTTCTTCTGTTGAAAGAAACTGCCAGAGTATATCCATTTCATCTAAAAGATCATCTTCAATCTTTTGTATCTCTTTTAATTCAATCTGCTTTTGAAAATATTCTTTTACTTTATCTGTCATACTCTATTTCCCCATTGAATTTCGGGGAATGCAGATTTTACCACATCAAAAGATATTGGATATTTTTCTTGTAGGCATTTATCTTTGACTAGGCATAGAATTTCTGCTTCTTTGGGGTGTAGTCCATATAGAAGATTAATGAACATTGTTTCCCTTCTTATGTTAGAAAGAGAATCATTGCCACCCTTAATAAAATTGAAAAAGTTTACATACTCTTTACGGATTGATGTTTTGCTGTTGCTTCCATAAGAATCTAGCATTTCATCTGATTTTAATTGCTTACCTAAGCTGTCTGAAAATGAGCTGTCATTTCCAATTACTCCAATCTCTTTTGCTTCTGCAAAGGGCACACTTCCAGGTGGCAAAACAGATTCAAGGCTAGGATCATAATTCCAAATCAGCACAGCCATCAACGAAGGATCCTTATAAGTCTGAAGGACTTCAGCCTTTTTGGCATTTGTTCGTTGCTTTACAGCAAGCTCTAAAATCTCAAATATAAATGGATTAGCCGGCAATTCTACTGCTACCCTAGGCTTTTTCGTAGTCTTCGTTGTCGTCGTCATAGTTTTGGTCAAATGTTACTGAATAGAGAATATCTGGTCTAATGCTCCCATCTGGATTATACATTTCTGGGTGTAATCTGGGAGCTGGAGAGTAAAAATTAAGGGCGAGGAAAACAATAATTCCACCCAACATTAGAAAACAAAAAGAAATGAGAATTAATAGAGTTGCAATAAGGCTATACATTATTTTTACCTGAATGTTTTTTGGTAATTGTAAATTCAAACTTCAGGCTAATTTCCCTTGAAAGAAAGGAAATTCCCTTATCAATGATAATTCTAAAAAGTTCTTTCCTCCTTATTTTTTTATTATGAAGCATGAACTCCATGCCCCTATTTATCTTTAGTTTTTGCTCTTCTTCCTGGCCTCTTATCATAAATGTATTTTTTAGTGTCTAAAATTATCTTTTCAAGATATATTTTTATTCGCCTTGCATTAGGTTTTGACAGATATCCATAAGCTTCTCTCAAGTAAGAATGAAGTGGATCCTGACCACCCTCAAGATAAGAAGAAAGATCGTTGATTAATGATTGCAGATTACTCGCAGTATTACTATCTAAAAAATTCTGTGCATCAACTCTTTTAAATTCTTTTTGTTTTAGGTAAACATAAAAATTTAGAATAAATTTATTATCACAAAATGCATAATCTATGGCTCTTTCTACATCAGTATTAACTTCTTCCATTAAATTATTTTTTGCTCTCTGAGAAACTCAATTGTTTCTTTACACCCACCAATATTATTATCATTAACAACAACTTGAGGGAATGTTGATCCCTCACCAAATTCATAATAGAAATCATCCTTTGAAAAATGCTCTCCTAGATTATAAACGATAAAGTCTAGACAGAGGGTATTCAATAATTTTTTAACTTGTTCGCAATAAGAACATCCATCTTTGGAGTAAATTTTAAATTTCATATTAAACGTCGTAAATTTTCCCTTTAATTTGCTCCTTTAGGAGTTTATTCTCTAATTTAAGTTTTTTATTCTCTTCAATGAGTGCTTGTAAAGCCTGGTTTGGAGGGTTAAAGATCATGGTTTTTAAAAAAGAAGGGTAGTTTTATTAGTAAAATTCAAATTGAACGATCATTTGGATGAGCATCATCCGCATTAGATAAAGTCCTAACAAAAAGTTCAGTAAACCTTTCCATTTTTTCAGGAGAAACTGAAGATGGCATATCTCTTATGGCGCGTCTTATGGAATCCATCTCGTTCCATTCTTCAGTTGTCATTTCTTTTTGGAGAATCATTTGTATTTAGAGTTTTGTAAAACTAACCGAATAAAGTTCGTTGTCTTTTGATTTAAAGAATAATTCGTGAGTTGGCTCATTCCAGCCAAAATTATTTAATTGTAAGTCATTTAAGAAATCATCTAAAGGAAACTCCTCTGTTTCTCTCCGATAGAACCAAAGAGTAAAACTATTTGGTTCTTCATCAGTCTCAATGAAATGAGAAGTTTCCTTTAATTCTATTTCACAGAACCCTTCAAAGGGTTGGTGGTTGCTCTCCATTCATCATTTGCATAAGTTTTTGTTGTAGCATTTTTCTGGCCTCAACGTTTGCATCGTAGGCTGGAATATTTTCAATAGAACGAAGAATCATATCAAGATTGCAAATAGTTGCGGGGTTCTCTGATCTTGAGGCAAAACTTAGAGCATTTCTAATGTGACTTGCAGCTTCATTAAGCTCTTCAATAACTCGTTCAGAAATTTTATTCATTGTAGTTTCTCAAGTAGTTGTAGTGTTAATTCTGCACAACGCTTCATTCCTAGCCTATGACCAAAATCAAAGAAAAATGCATCATTTTGTAGTGATTGTTCAGTTAGAGTTTCTTTAACTTCATCTTCAGTTGGGCTGCTAATGTGTTTGAGTTGTGCAATGACATCCTCCATTGTTAGAACAACATTTCTTTCGGTACGGTAATCAGTGACAAGAGAAGTGGTCCCAAAGGCCTCTTGCATATAGTTTTTATCTCGGTCAGTTAGAGCCATGTTGAGTTTAAGTGTGGTTGTGAGTTTGGGCTTAAATGCTTCTAGACTACTAGAAGTTGACTTTTGGGGTTCAATGTAGAATGCTTAAGAGACATTGAACCCGACTTTTTTGGGTTGAATCGCGCTGGAAAAAGGCTTGGTGTTAAAAATTTCAGCTAAGGTAACCTCTTCAGAGAATGATACATTCTCAAAGTTTAATTTTTCTGCAACTTTATTTGCATCTTCAGCCGATAATTTATCAAAATGGAGAATATCAAAGCATCGTCCAGGTCTAATTAGTGCAGAATCAATCTCTTTAATGGATGGGAGATTTGTAGTAAAAATGATCTTCTTATTGGACGAACTCACCAATCCGCCGCCAACATTAAGGAATTTCATCATTAGCATATTACCTTCTTTGCGTGGTATAATGAAATTGTCAGCATCCTCAAGAACTAGAATATCACACTCATCGTCTTTGATGAATTCGGCAAAAAAGTCGTCATTTTCTAAAACTTTAGAATCATATGAAAGTGTGGCTTTGCTATTTGTGTGACCAATAAGACCACGAAGAAATGTAGTTTTCCCTGTTCCAGATGGTCCAATAAGAACCATAATAGATGAATTAGATTTCATAAATTCATCATAATAACTCTCTAGAGTTTTTTCACCAAGAAATGGATAAAACTCTTTGATTGGATACTGATCCATATTAAGAGGTAGAGTAATTGTGTCACCTTTTTGATTATAAACCCACTCTATAGTTGCACCGATTTCACCGAAATGTTGACTGAACAATTTCTTAACTCTATCCACCTCTTCTCTAGATCCATACAACCGGGCACGAGCAGTACCATGAGCTGCATATTCAATATGAACAATGCAGTTAATGGTTCTGAAGAGCATATTATAATGATTTTGAGAAATTAAATATTCTGAAAGGTGTTCAGAAAAAAATGAAACGATCATTTCATTTGTGGCATTAAAATTATGTTTCTCTCTAAAAAGATGAACTCCAGATTTCCAAAAATCATTAACAAAATTCGAAATCTGAAAGTCTGAAAAATCGTATTCTCTAAGGCTGATTTCGGGTAACATGCTTTTTTTCTGGGACTGATTAATCATAAGGCATTTTGCTCAAAATGGATAAATTATGGACGGTTCTTGAAATGGCACATCAAAGATAAAAAAATTCATCTTTTGGTTTTTGTTTTTGTCTTTGAATGAAACGTTCAGCATCCTCTTTAAATCCCAAAGATATTTTATGTGGCGGAAAATTAACTTCCCAGAAGTCCCAATAAATTCCAAACTTTTTAAATTGTGGTATAAATTGTGGACATCCACCAATATCTATTGTCTTTTTGATTCTGTATTTCATTATACATATTCAACAACAGTGACATCTTGTGTTTGTGCAAAACGTTCAATTGATCCCAAAATGCGAATCCAATCACCGCCAGCAAGTCCAGCTCCAATTTTTGGGAATGCTATTCGTTTTTGATTAAATCGTGTCATCCCCAAAAATATATTAAATTCATCTAAAAATCTATCAAAAGCAGCATATTCAAAAACATCTCCGCCCACCCCAAAGAAAAATTGTGTATATGCATTAACAATTGTGAATTGATTCCCATTATTATGAACCTTAGTGGCAGTCCAAGTTCCTAACTTTTCAATATCCCCACGCTTAGTTGTCTTGTCGGCTTCCAAAATCATGGGATATCGTTTAACTAATTGGCCAGCAAGGCCACTGCCCATTGAGTGAAAACAATTACACCCATGGATAATATAGTCAAATTTTCCCTCTTCTGCAAGATCAATAATATTTCCAGAGATTGTTTTAATCATTTTGCCTTGGTTTTTTGTATAGTGATTTGATTAACTTTAAGTTTATAACGTGCAATATATTTCTGGCAATCAATCTTATCTTTAAACCAACAAATTTTCTTTTCTCCATTATCTAAATGGTGCATTTCAATCGGAAAAGCCACATGAAATGGTACATCAGAGGGATCTGATTTTTGTGGAAGAATATTTGCTGGTGGTGTAACCTTTATTGTCCCTCTACGTTTTTTTGCCATTTTCAAATGCTTCCTTAATCCAAGAAAGAAAAATACGTTCGCCCTCTAATTCCATACCATTACCTTTCTTTAAATATAGCTCACACTCATTAAAGAACTTTTTACTCCTTGAGCCAAAATAGTCTTGCTCATGAAACCATTCATCAAACTTCATCATCTTTAAAATCAAAGAACCAAGTCATATCTTCAACATGCCTAGAATGGATTGAAATGACAACTTCAACGAAATGATTTATAATATTTTTAATGTTTTCTGGAGTATCTTCAAAATTATTACATAGAGCATTGACAAAATCATATGATGGAATAGCTGACATTAATAATGCAAGAGCTGCAAATAGATAGCTACCATACGAATGCGCCATAGAAACATCCTGCATCGCTAGAATACATTCAATTGGTGAAGGTTCTCCTTCCTCTAGGTCTTCATCATGACTATAAGATGCAATTCTATTCATACCAGCAAACCAAATCATTTCCATAATAAGAATATTTTGCGTTTCTGAATCCAATGGAAGCAAATCTTCCACTGTTGGAACTCTTCCTTCTTTCAATGTTTTTATGATCTCATCTGGAATGTCTTCCATTTCAATTTCTGAATTAAGTGAAACTCTTAGATTATACCGCTTAAGAAGACATTCAAGAAGTTCTATTGTGTAATTAGCAGTGGATTCACTATCTTTTTTTAGATTGGCAGTTAAAATATTAAGTTGTTTTAGATCATCAGTGTCAATCATTTGAGGTTTTTAAAAAATGTTTGTATTTTAAGTTTTAATAGCGTGAGAATAATCACAATTTGTTCTTTAAAACCAGGCTCGGTTAAAATGATATAAGTGATTATGCGATTGAAAATAAAATTTTTCATGGAATTTCAATGGTAAAATTCTTATTGAACCCTGTGGATTCCCAGCGGCGGCCGCGAGGGTTGCAGGTCATTCTACAGGATTCATTATAAAAATCAAAGGCAGTATGAACGTGACCAAAAGCCCAATTTTTTATTTGTGGATTGCTTATAATTAATTCATCATAATCACTGCAGAATGATCCATTGCATTGGGAGGTTTTATACTGTTCTGCAATGGATTGAAGAGTTGGGCTATGATGGCTAATTACGAAAATTCTTTCGTTTTTAAGAAGTTCCAATTTTTCATTAAGAAATCTCAAATGTTTTTTGTGCTCATCCAAGATATCATATGGCTGTATTTTTCTATAATTAGGACCAATTCTTATAGCTTTATAATCATTCATGTAGTTTTTTGAATCCCACATTTCTATAGGATTTTCATTGAAATAATTGGTCCAAAATGTGAATCCTATAAAATAAATTCCACCAATCTCAAAGACATCATTTTGGAGAAAATGTATGTTATCTGGTAGGATTTCTCTTAATTTTGTATGAGTCTTTTCATAGGTATAAGAATAGAATTCGTGATTACCAGCTACATATAACACCTCCTGAAAATTTTTAGAACAATCATCTAAAAATTTACGGTAAATATCGTTATAATACCCATCGGTCTTAAAATGTTTTACATTAAGAATATCTCCAGCTAAAATAAGAACATCACCTTCACCCGGATCAAAATATTCACCTGGATAATTACATTCTAAATGTAAATCACTTAATTGCTTAATCCTCATAAATTATTTCCTCCTGTATTCTCACTTGTAGTTCTTTTAATTCAATTGTAGAAATATCTGTTTTATTAGAATTTGGAATCAATTTGAGTGTAGTGGTTAGAACCCTATCAAGATTTTTTAGATCTGTTTTTGAAAGTTTCATTGGTTTAAAATGCAATGAAACGGAAAAGTCTTTGGTGTATTTTAAATTTAGGACCACGTTTTACCTGATTGGAGCTGTGAAAATATCTCCAGGCTCGGCGGCCGGGGCCACCTAAGAACCCAAAATATACAAAGCCATGTTGAATTACGCCGGAAGCCGATATACTCTGAGTGGTTGGTGTAATTTTCGTAGTTGAAATGTAATATTCCTTTTCATTAAAGGCATCTGGAACCTTTCGCATAGAACTCTCCAGAATTTCTAATGATGGGGCAAACCACTCATGACTATTACTATACGAAATTTTACCAAAAGCCAAATCAAAAGACAAAATATAATCACCGAGAACATCTGTTGAATTAATAACATATTCGGTCTCTTTGGGAGCAACAACTAAAATGGCATTTGGAAATGTTTCAACAACAATGGAACCATCAGCCAATTTGTCTCCAATTTTTGCTTCTCTTGGTGTTTTTGTTTCAGATTTTTTTAATTTTTCTCGCAACTCTGAAAGTTGCTGTTCAACTTTTTCAATTTCAATAGAAATCTCAGATTGGTTCATTTGGGATGGGTTTGCGACTTATGTTGATCATAGCACGTTGGAGAGCCGGTGTCAAGACCTAGCATCCCACTCTAAACTCCTTACAGAACTCTTAAGATCCTCAATTTCAGATTCACACCTCAATATTGTTTCATGCATTTCTTTTATTTGTGTGAGTAAATTTTTTATGAATATTCCAATTGTTGTTTCATCTACAACTGAACCATAATTATTAAAGTTATAAAATAATTCTAAAACAGATGTAGGAGCTAAGTCTTTAAAAAAGGTTAAGAAATAATTCCAGTTTTCTCTATCATTAGTAAATTTATAATAAGCAGCATGGGTTTCAAAATGTCTATAATTGAGATCTGGAAAATTAGTATCATTTATATGAATAACCTTCTGGGCCTCCCCGAGAAACCTGATAGATTTAACTTCTTTATTCCACTTTCTTGTGCCACTTTTGGAGAGACCTTCAGGCTGAGAAAAAACAATATCAATCATGTGATTTAACTCTTTTACTTAGTTTACGAAATTTACGGGTTTTTTTATAGCCCTCAAATATAGCTAAAATTGAAAATGGTTCTGGAACATAATAGCAATTAGAAATACATTCGGGTTTTGGAACGTTGGGTGGCTCTTTTTTCTCAGAATCACCCGTTTTATCTCTAGAATAAATGTTATTATCCCATGGTGAAAGTACAAGAGGTGTAGCAAAAGCTGCAATGGGTGCATAATTTAACCAGGCAAATGCAGCTTTATTTCCACGAATAACACCATAAACATCATCTACTGTTCCCAAATTATAAGAATCATCTGGAACAATTGACAAAATCACAGTTTCATCTGTTTCTAATTTACGGTCTTCAATTGGAATAACTTCAACAATAACAGAAGACACACCAGATGGGATAAAAAGTTGCTGTATTTCAGATTCTGAAAAGGAAGCTTTATAATCTTTTTTATATTCTGCGGTGCCAGTTACATTATAATAAACAATCAGAGGATTTTTAAGATCTCCAGATCTAGTAAATTTAAATAGTAATTTATTGTCTTCATCTTCTGGTACGCTATCTGGTGAAACTTCAAGAGTGATTATTGAAAGATTTCTATTTGCATTGGTTGCTATTAGTGCAGAATATGGTTGCCTTAAAATAGAGGGTTCTGGGTAATTATTTGGAAATGGTTGTTCAATAAGCATTAGATTTTTATCCCACCTCTTTAATCTAGCATAATTTTTAAGTGTTGGTATTTTCTTGTGCCACTTGACCAGATGACACACTGACACGACCCAAATATGGATTATAGTCAGTAATTTGATCTAAAGTTAATTGTGCTCCCATTTGAGACCAAAAATTATAAACGCCCTCATAAGAATTTCGGTGAAATGCATCTAAATGTTCTGGATGTATTGAAGAGCCCAATTCTAGAGTATAGAGAAATAATGGACAGGAATATGTGAGGCCAGCATTATATATCAAATCATCTGCAGTTGCTCTTGGTTTTACGCCATTATCTAAACGATAAGTTTCATCTCTTACATGTAAATCTATAAGTTTTTTTGCATACCGACGAGTAATAACATAACAAGCTGTAGAGAAACTATTAACAAATCTTGTATGGATTGAAACATTTATATCACCTGTTGAAATAATTGCTAACTGAATACAATCCCAGGCATAGGGTGCTCTGGAGATAAAATCTGAAAAGGTAAAATTCCAAAATTTAGCTATGCTAATATCAACATCGTCCTCCATAAAGATTGCATAGGGAGTCTCTGAATTTTTATACCAATGTTGAATAGCCTTTAAATGACTACAAGTACATCCAATTTCTCCACTCGTCATATTTTCTGGGTATGTTCCCCTTAATATTTCACTGAGATCTGAATTTCTTCCATCATATGCAGAAATTCTAGTATAATTTTCAATTTCCCAATATGAAAATTGATTCTCCATATATCTACGACGCTTTTCATGATCATCAAGATTAATGTAAAAAATTGGAGGTAGATTAGAGAGTTTATAGATTGATTTATTCTTATCCATTCAAAACATCTTTAAGTATTGAAAATAAAATTTCAGTTTTATTTGTGTCTCTTAGAATATACTGTGTATCCCAACTACATGCATTTCTATAATGTAGAAACTTTTCATTATGTAGTTCAAAGTTATAGCCGAATGTTATATTTAAATCTTTTAGATGCCAAGATTTATACATTTCTGGATATTCAACATTATAGCTCTTATAACAAACTTGTGGATTTTTTAATAATTTAGAAGTTCCACCACCAGTATCTAAAAGCTGACCATAATACTCTCCACAATTCCAATCAATTTCTGTAGCTAGATTAGCCTTAAAAGCAACAAGACCTGGCCAAACATATTTAACATCAGAGCGAGATTGTTGAAGACCCATGATATCGTAGCCATCTAATTCCTCAATTAGATCAAATTCTTCAACTAGAAAAATATCATGATCTAGAAAGAGGCATATTTCTTCATTTGAAAATGCAACTAATTTGTCGGTAGTCCACTGCAAAACCTTGGCATGATATTGAGAAGAAGATAGAGATTCTAGAGTATAATGTTGCTGAAAGAGAATTTCTAGATCTTTATATTTGCTTCTTAGTTTTTCACATATATCAATGAAGTCTTGAGAAAATTGAAATGTTCTTGTATCGTGAATGATATTTAATCTAAACTTATTCACCATAAACTTTTTGAGACAGTCAACTTGAATCTCCAAAAAATCTGGCCGATTGAATGTAAAAATAAAGACTTCAATCATAGTTGTTTTTTGATCCATTTTAATACATCAATTTTTGGCTCCCAATTTAATTGCTCTTTAATTTTATCTATATTTGCTCTTGAATGCACTACTTCACCGGGTCGTTCTGGAAGATATAAATGATCTTTAGAAATTAAATCTGCGACAGTTTCAATGCTCGTTCCGATGCCAGTCCCAACATTAAAAACACCACCAAATTCTAAATTTTCTTTTTGAGATGCTAAAATGTTTGCAGATACAACATCTGAAACATGAATAAAATCTCTAGTTTGATATCCTTCACCTATAAGAGTTAGGGGTTGATTATTTTTCTTCTGTTTAAGAAAAATTCCAATAACTGGAGCATAACTTCCGTTTATAGGTTGACGTTCACCATAAACATTAAAATATCTAAAAATAATTGTCTGTAAACCATATAACTTATAGTACATTTTACAGAGTTGTTCACTTGAATACTTTGAAATTGAATATGTATTCAAACAATCAACACCATTAGTTTCATAATTTGGGAGCCAAAGTCCATTACCATAAACCGCTGAAGTTGATGAAAATATGACTCTATTAACTGAATGTTTTTTAGATGCATCTAAAACATTAAGAGTAGAAATAACATTATTTTGCATTGTCTCTCTGGGATTTTCAATGCAATATGGTATTGAAATTTCAGATGCTAAATGGAAAACATAGTTTACTCCATCAAAAAGTTTTTCAACTTCTTCATAATGTGTTAGATCTTTTTTATGATACGTTGCAAGATTGTTAAAGAAATATTCAGTTCTCGTTGAGGATGTTTGACTGTCAATGACAATCACTTCATGCCCATTCTCAATAAGTTTATCAACAATATGTGAACCAATAAATCCACATCCGCCAGTTACAATACTTTTCATATAATTCTAGTTGGAACAAAATAGCCAGGAATGCCATTGACATCACGTCTACTTATTAACAGACGAAAAGGAGATTTGAACTCCTCATTTAGCTTATAAAAATTTGAATCATCTTTCAAAATCTGCTGATAAAAGTTTTCCGCTTGTGATATATCAATAGAATTTTCAGAAAGTCGTCCAGTTGTAATTGCAGACCATTCATATTGCCTTAAAAGTGGTTCATCTAGGGCATAAACATTGAAATATTTTTGAGACTCTGCAAATCCAATATCAACATGGCAATGTATAGTATATCCATAATATCTCGCTATTCTTGCACAATTGTTAATGTAATCTTGTTTCAAATATAAAATTGCATGTGTTGCAAGCATATTATGAACTCTTACACATTCAGTAATAGTTTTAGACGTGTGAACATATGGACCAGAATGATTTAAATATCTACCCCAATGAGAAATGCCAAGATATACAGCATCGGAATCTTCAGGGATGTCAATAAAACCATCAAATTCTTTATTAAGTGCACAATCATCTTCAATAATAATTGCAGGAGATGAAAGTTGGGAAAGAATCTTATGATGAGATCTGGCACAGCCAACAATCCTCCCAGCACTATGCTCAGTTGCTGAGATTCTATGAATATCTTTAAATCCCATTTGCTGTAGAAGCAATTGAGTTCTTTTATTTTTTTCTGTTTCTTTGTCTAGATTAATATAATAAATTGGAATACTTCTTAAGTCTAATTTCATTTGCGAAATTCACTGTGATTTTTTTGTAATGCCATAATTTTTGGTGAGAAAGGAACTTTCCAGCCGTATGGATAAAATTTTGTCGGCTTTCCATCAAAGTCTGCCCCTTCAGGGAAACAATATGATGGATTCAATTCAAGAGTAGGAGGTTTATCAATAAGATAACGATTCATATGAGATTCATCGTGCCATTCAGCTATAATACCATTATCAAAATCTTTATTGACATTATCCACAATGACTTCAGACATTTTTAGAAAATTGTGAGGTGTTCCACCATTAAATCCACCAGCATAATATTTGTTTCCAATTCCAAATGGAACATATGCAGAACTCTGTGGGCGCCTTTCATATGTAAATTGTTCTGAAGAATATGACCACATTCCTGGATGTTGAGTTGCAACTAAATCGCTTAAGATTTCTTCACCAACTTTGTCTACAATTAACATATCAACATCAAGATAGAAACAATAATCATACTTAAGAATATGCTCTTTTTCTTTAATAAAATAATGATAACGTTTTAATGTTGGCATTGGCCAGGGCTCATGTTCAATCTGAGAAATTTTAATTCTGTCAGATTCTACATCCAGTTCTTGATTTGTAAAGACTAGAGCATCAACTTTATGACCCGTTAAAAAGTTAGAATCAATTGAATCTAATAGTGGATTGACAAATTGAATATACTTATTTGTTGCAATATTTAAAATGCAGATATTTTTCATGATAATTCTCCTAAAACAAATACAGTATTTACTGAATCTCTATAGATTTCTGTATAATCTTTTGATTTGATGAATTTCCTCAGACACTTAATCTCTTCAATCAAATCTGGATAATTTTGAAATGAGGGATGCTCATCTTCAAGCTCAACAATCAACATTTTAGGGCACCACTCATTCAAATCAAATGTTTGGAATATTTCAGATTCTTTACCCTCAACATCAACAACAAGAATATCAAAGTTTTTTGGCACATTTAGTTTTTTCATCAATGTATCCAAACGCATCTGATCGCAGGTAGTTTCTTCAAAATTAATATGAGAAGACCAATCAATCTCTTTATAACGATTTACTTGCTCAGCATTAAGCGTTGAAAGTGTTTCTCCGCGATAAATTTTAACTTCGCCTTCTTCAAGGCCAATTGCAACATTTGCAACTGTTACATTATTTTTTTCGTGACGTTTTAAGCATTTTTTATAGTAATCATAGATTGGTTCAATATAGAGACCATTCCAACCCATATCTGCAAGAAATGAGGTATTAGACACAAATTCACCATCATACGCTCCAACTTCAACAAAGAAACCTGTTGAGGGATATCCAAAATATTTGGTGTAAATGTCATTGAGAGTTTTAACTTGACAATCTGCAGAAATATTATACATTACTTTAAAGAATAGGGATAAAATTGAAGTGGGTTGATTTCCATACATTCTGTATGATTTATTGAAGTAATTTTCTTATTTGTAGCATTTAAATTACTTGTCTGGAAAAATAGTGGATTATCAAGAGCATAAACCTTGAAATATCTCTGCAATTCTGCAAATGCAACGTCATTATAATCTTCAATTACATAACCAGTGTGAAATGCTGCTCGTCTTATCATATTAACATACTCTTTATTTAAATATAAAATTGCATGAGTTGCGAGCATATTATAAATTTTTAAAACTCCTGGATGATCTTGGAGCACATCATATTGAATATATTCTCCATTATGGCCATTCATTCTACCCCAAGTTGAGGTGCCCAAATATAATGCACTTGCATCATTAGGAATATCAATGATTCCATCTAGCCATTGTTCTTCATTCAAAATTACATCATCTTCAAAAAGAATAAAAGGACATCCCCTCTCGCTATGATAATTAAATAGAGCATCATAGTGCGCTCTAGAACAGCCTGCTGAGGGATTATCTGGATAGTTATATCCTTCTAATCTAATAATCATATTAAACCCGAGTTTTCTTAATAACGTCTCCATTTTATCTCTTTTCTCGGTATGATGAGAAAGATTAATATAATATGCTGGAATTTTTTTCAAATCAATTAGCATTTTTCCCGTAGATGATGTGAACAGTGTGGGGTGGGCGAAGCTCTGTCTCAAATGAAATCTCAAAATCTTTAGAGGCTTTTTCAATAAATGCTTCAGAGTTCATATTATTTTCGGTAAAGTTGTTATACACTAAATAAAAATTCTTTGCGTTCTTAATATACAGATTATAGTAAGTTTCTTGAACTTCTCTTGAGCATTCTGAGAAAGCATAATTGCTAATGACTAAATCAATGTCTTTAATTTCTCTGAGAGTATTAGTTGAAATTTGATAGGTTTTGTTCCTGATATCTTTAAAATTACTCAAATATTTCTTAGAAAGACCATTAACTTCAGGAAAATCTACAAGATAATATGAATTAAATTTATTAAAGGAACTAAAAACTTTACACAGACCTCCATATCCACCACCAATTTCTAGAACCTTTTTAAAGGGAAGATTATCTTTAAAGCCAGCAACAATATCCAAGGAGTTTTTAAGATACCTAACTGTTGTTGGAGATATTGCTCCTAATTCTGAATGATTGATTATTACTGGTGTTCCATAAAGATCATTTTCTTTAACAGAATCTAAAACTATATTGGTTAAAGCTTCTTTAGATTTCATCTCTGAAAAATATAGCCGAGCATCTTCTTCAGTTAAATGCTCAAGAACAGGAGTATATCTAGAATCTCTTTTAAAATTACAAAAGAGTTCATCATTATTTGTAAATTCTCTACATGCTTGCAAGTAATTGTCAATCATTGATTGATTAACATCCCAAAGATTATTCATGTCTAAATTACGATCCAAGACTTTCTATATATACCAGAACATTCATTGTTTATTAAAGATCCTGAAAACCAAATCTTTGGCGCTATTGTTTTTTTGCTTTTAGCTAGATAACTACCCCACCAAGAAAATGATGAATTACTAATAATATGATAAGAACACAAAGTTTGTAAGCAAAGATCAATTTCTGTTGAATTGCCTTCAGAAATTAAAAAGCGAGATGATTCAAATATTGTTTGGGTTTTACACCATTCATAATCATCCGAAAAGACTATTACTGGAATATTAACATCCAGTTCTTTAAGAGCTACTTCATAATAATTAAGTGGTTGAACTGGATGATTTGAATTATTGATATAATCTCCTCTCCTAATATGTAATGAAATATATTCGCGGGCACCTAAAAAATTTCTACATAATTCTTGTATTTTATTTGAAAACGCAAAATCTTCTTTTATTTCTTCTTCAATGTGTTCAAAATATTTTTCATTTTGAAAATACCCAAATAGATCTACATTATCTGGACAGTTCTCAAACAAGTCTTGATCAAAATTGAATGTTTTTTCTCTAATTTGTGGATTTTGTGTGATATTATAATTTACATTTTTTAGTTTAAATGTATTGTAAATATTTGCATCTGAATTTCTCACATTAATGTCAATTTTACCTGCAACATCTTTCATTGGGATGCAGAAATCAAAACCCCTATGTTTTGCTATTCCTTTGAGGGAAGCATATTGAAACATTTGGTTTCCAAGTCTTCCTAGATTTGAGAGACTATTAAATGATATCATATATTTATAAATAAAGGAAGAAAAACTAAAGATTTTTTAGAATTTAGGAGATCATCCCTAACCATAATTTCTATTGTTGCTTTAGCTTTTGCGCTAGGAATCCAAAATAATGAAGCTGGTTTTGAAACTGCACAAACTGCTTCATAAGCAACCTGATAGTAAAATTTCTCACATCCAGTATAAGTATCCCAAACGGATATTAAAACATTCTTATCATCGCGATCCAAGGCCAAATATCTATGATTAATAATACATAATTGTGCTATAGTCAAAGTATCTAGAAATAACCAAAAGTTAATGACATCTTTCCAGTTGGATCCCAGATAATATTTTGGATGGTCTAGAGCACCTTGAAGGTCGTGCAACCTGTTTAGATCATCTGCAAGTCTTTGATGAGTTTTAGAGATTTTCATAGATTTAGAAACAAAGGAAGAAACTTAAGAGATTCTAGATTATGTGAAGCGATGAGTTCAAGGGTTGCATGACTAGATTCTAGATTATGTGAAGCGATGAGTTCAAGGGTTGCATGACTAGATGCATATGTAGGTGTTACCAACCAAGCTACATTTCCATATTCGTGAACTATAGTAGCTTCAGCAGCTTTAAAGGCATTGTCCCTAGCAAAAACTCTAGCATCTACATCTAAAGCATAATAACGCTTATTAAGTAACCTAAAATCTTCACGACTCAAAGTATCCAAATAAATCCAAAAGTTCAGTACATCTTTCCAATTAGGTCCTAGAAATCGTTCAGGGCATTCTAGAGCTGTTTGGTCTTTTAAACGATCAGCAAATATTTGATGTGCTGTTGAGATTTTCATTTTTCTTGTGAGTTTTGCTGAATCTGAATATTATTTCCAACATAAAATCCAAATCCTCCACAGAGAAGACTAACAATTAGAATACTATTATAGAGTTTTCTATTTTTCTTTTCGCAAATACTGCTAAATGGTTTTCCTGAAAGTTTTGTCATTAGCCATGCTCCAGTTCCTCCAAATAAGATAGTGAGAACTATAGTTGGATACAATGCAAAAAGAACAAATAGAAATAAACCTCCAATCCCAATAAGGGAACCAGAATCGGTGGCATTTTCATCATTAACTGTCCTAATGTTTCGTATATTTTCAGATTTTACATGATATCTTGTTTTTATTTGTTCCGTGACTCCAACAATGCTACTTGAATTTATTTCAACGGTTTGAAATCCAGAATTGCTTCCTAGCCAAACATCTGCTTTGTAAAGTGTCATAATTATAAAAACAAAGGAAGAAAAGTCAAAGACTCTAGATTATGAGAACCAATGAGTTCAAGGGTTGCATAAGAACTTCCAATTGTAAAAGGTACATCCCAAGCAACAGATGCATATTCAATACCGATAGTATCTTTAGCAGTTCTCCAGGTAAGACCTTTTAGGGGTCCACACACCCCCAAATCCCAATAACGATTAAAAACTATCTCAGTATCCTCAGCACTCCAAGTATCCAAGTACAACCAGAAGTTCAATACATCCTTCCAATTAGGTCCTAGAAAACGTTCAGGGTATTTTAGAGCGGTTTGGTTATCTAAATGAGCTGCAAATCTTTTATGAGTTTTAGAGATTTTCATAGATTCAAAAACAAGGGAAGAAACTTAAGGGACTCTAGATTATGAGAGCCAATGAGTTCACTTGTTGTATAAGCTGATTCATAGGTGGGAGTTGCACGGAAAGTTGCATATTCATAATCATTGCCGATAGTATCTTTAGCAACATTCCTTGTAAGATCCTTTAGGTGGTCCACCCACCCTAAAGCCAAATAACGATTAAAAACTATCTCAAGATCTTCATAACTCAAAGTATCCAAATAAAACCAAAAGTTCAATACATTCTTCCAATTGGGTCCTAGAAAATGTTCAGGGTATTCTAGAGCGGTTTGGTCATTTAAGCGATCGGCAAGTCTTTGATGAGTTTTAGAGATTTTCATAGATTCAAAAACAAGGGAAGAAATGTAAAGGCCTCTAGATTATGAGAACCAATGAGTTCAAGGGTTGCATAAGCAGATGCAAATGAAGTAGGTGCCAACCAAGCTGCATCTTCATATTCATAGCCGATAGTAACTTTGGCAGCATTCAGTGTAAGATTCTTTAGGGATTCCGCCCACCCTAAAGCACAATAACGATTATGAACTATCTTAAGTTCTTCACGACTCAAAGTATCCAAATAGAGCCAAAAGTTCAGTACATCCTTCCAATTAGGTCCTAGAAATCGTTCAGGATATTCTAGAGAAGTTTGATGCCTTAACCGAGCTGCAAAATTTTTATGTGCTCTAGAGATTTTCATAATTATTGGAAGAAATATAATTGAATAATTCGTGTGCCTTCAATGAAGGAGAAAAATGAAGTAATTATTATACCATCCCACATCTTCAGTTGAATTAGAGATGGCATAATCAGAAGACCTCCTAAAAATTTAATAGATAGTCCAATTTTAAAATCACTGTAAAGAATGGCACAATATCCGATAATTAGCAGGCTATTTCCAAAGAATCTGAGTAAAGTCTCTTTATTCATTTTTGATATATGCTGGAAGACCAACTAGCATTTTAGCATATTCAAGATCTTCCATTGCATATGAACATTGAATGCCATTATCAAGTAGCACTGAATCTCTCCAAACATCAAATCTAGGATGCTTTGTTTGTATTCTATAGTCTGGCATATCGTTGTGGGAAATTTTTCCCCGAATTACAAAACGAAAATCTTCAGTTTCAAGTAGAACTTTAACTTGTTCAGACATTAGATCATCACTTGGATATTAAGTTCTTCAGAAATGCGATTAAGAATCATAATATAATCGGCTTCAATCTCACCATAAAATTCAATACCCTCATCTTCAAAATGCTTCAAGATTTTTTTCCAGAGTTTGGGCTTATCAATAGGTAGAATTACCTCCCGGTCAAGTGCTCTCTGTAGAGTGTAATTCTCTTTTTTAAACTTTTCTGCAAATGTTTGCTCTGACATGTGGCTAGGTGTTTTGGTTCTTAAGTAAAGAGTGGGTTGCTGAGATTTCTCTCATTTTAAGTTTAACCCACAATGCTCTGTTTGTCAAACAATGATGGACAGTTGAGACATTGTAATGCTCCATGTGGGGATCAAACCCACCTTTCTCGCCTTATGAGGGCGACGCTTTCATCAGAGAGCTAATGGAGCATAAAAATCAACAACCATCATCATGTTGATTGAGGTAGCTAAGATCTTCATTACTTTTAGATTCTTGGTTTGAATCTTCCTTTTGTTTCTCTTTTTCTTTAGTGTTGATCTTCTGGTGGTTCATAAGGTTCATTAAAAAATTCAAGGGCTCTCATTCGTGCAGCTTTTTCTGAAATCGCCTTTATTGAAGATTCATCAATAAACTCAATACAAAGAAGCTTTTGATTAGTTGAAGAATGATCAAGTTCTGGATGGTCATAGTATTTTGGAGTAATCCAAGTTTGTTTTAAAATCATAGAGGGCGAAACAATCCCCCCTCCATTGGATCTCTTCCAGATTTTACAATCTCACATGCTCTTGTATAAAGATAACAATCAGTTTTGTTTGATTCTTCTAGGGCAGTTTTGATTTTTTGCCAGTTTTGGCGAGTGCGATCATTCATGGTTGAAAATCAAGTAAAGTGGACATTACATGGATCATCTTCCCGAGCATCTTCATACTCATGAAAGATGTTAGCTTGCCAATATTCAAACTCTTCTTGAATTTTTTCTTTTGCTTTAAGATATTCTTTCTGATTAAGACATCCAGGATTCTGATAAAGAACTTTCAGTAGATCCAGAGCATTTTGAAGAGCTTGAATATAATCAAATCTTTCATTTCGGGTATTGTATTGATCCAAAGTCTCAGTAACACCATCAGGATAATGGAAGGTTTTAGTGAGAGGATCAAATTTAATGCTTAGGTTCATTGGGGGTTTGTGGTTTGTCTATTAAGCATAGCAGCAGCTAGAAGTGTGCTTAGATCTCTAGGGACAGATCAAAAACTGTCACCGCTCCTCAAAGCTAAGTTTTTTCACTCCTCTTTTTCTACGCTCCTCTTGCCACATTAAATCTGTAGAAGTTAAAATAGTCTTAGTTTGCTTAAATGAAGGAACACCTGAAACTATTACAACTTGAGATAAATCTAAGGCCGAAATAGATTCACCACGAATTGTTGCCATATTTGAACACTTGCAGCTAGAAGACTGCCCAGGCTTTGCAACCACTTCACTATTGCAAAGTTTACATCTAATCTTTAACATAATTATTCACCGATTAACAGTGAATCTATTTAGTCACTTACACTGCACTGTTTAGATATCTGAATTTCATTGTAAAAATGACCTCAATTTATACACACTTTTACCATGAGCTTCCATTAAATCTTGAGAAAGATTAGCCGTTGCATAGCTCCTTTGACTTTCGGCTTCTTCAGATACATCCTTCAACATCTCTATTAGCATCTCATTGTCGCTCTGAAGCTGCTCTACCATCCCACGGGCATCAAGCTCCTGATTGGCGTTTGCTGGCCCCTCAATGGCTGCAACCTCTACGATCCGCTCCATTCTGGACACTGGACGAATGTTGAGATATCTCATGTGCTCACTAAGGCGATCAATCTCCTCAAACATTTCAGTATATTGCTCACCAAAAAGTTCATGCAACTGAGGGAAGTCAGTTCCATGAACATTGTGATGATAATTCCAAGTTTTTTGAAACAAAACAAAGAGTGTTGCTTGTGTATCACTAAGAAGCTTAAATAACTTTTCCATTATAGTTTTTAAGACTATTTATGGAAAGTTTTTATCTTATAGGATTTCTAAAGCTGTTCCACACTCTGAACAAAACTTAGATGTCGCATGATTTTTGGTTCCACAAGTTTTGCATTCAAGTTTTGTTTTTACAGTTACTGGTTCTCTTACTTTTTTGTTCTCTTCAGTTTCACCTAAGAGTTTAAAAATTATGGTATATTCTCCCCCCGAAGATCCACGCCAATTTGTTGTACTAAATTGTTGATTACTCTTAGAGCCTTCTACAGTAATTCCTGTTTCATTATAGAAAACTGATCTTTGCGATACTGAATTTATATATGTCCCCCCAACCCTAGCAGTACCATAAGCATCCCAGACTGGTTGGGATAAGGATTTGAAGGTAACTTGTGGAATTTCAAACTCATAGCGAATGATAATCAAACCATCTTCTAGTTTAATTCCACGATGATTCTCAATTTTTGAAGTTCTCTCAATAAACTTAAAGCGATTGCCTGTGGTTAAATTTCCATTTCTAATAAACCGCTCTAGATCAATTGATTGAAGTGCATTTAAAACTAGACCACCATCAGTTACGTTTTGTCCATCAATTTCAACATTTAGTTTAACTCTAGAGCTAATTAAATTTCTTAGGCGAATTTGATATTCGGAGCCAAATGGAATATAAACAGTATCCCCAAACTCTCGGAGAATGTTTCCATTTACCTTAATTGCCGCTGCAAGATTGTTCTGGTACATCATTTTTATCTTTGGGAGCATACAGACTAAATGCTCAGTTTTTAGTGTTTAAGTCTGTCAGTTTTTATTTAGACTAGATGATTTTGTTTTCTAAACCAATAAGAAAGTTTTAAGATTGCTGAATCATCTAAATTATTAATTAATTGAATATAACTTTATCTCCACATGTTGAACAATATTCAAACCCTGCTGGATTTTTGGTTCCACATGATTTACATTCAATCTTCGTTTTTACTGTGATTGGTTCCACAATTTGTTTATGTTTAAATTCTCCATTTAACTTCAAGAACATTGTTTCTTCAGAATCAGGCCACACGGTTTCCCAATCTGAAACATTAGGAGTAAATCCGGTTTTATTATATGTTGCTTTTTTATTCATATCCAAATCCATAATAGGTACAGTTTCCGAAACAAAGCGAATAATAATTAAACAATCTTCAAATAAAAATGGATAATTATGCGATCCATTCTCAGAAAGTTTTTTAAATTTAAACTTGTTATTTCTATTAAAGTTACCATAATCAAAAGTTTCACGACCATTTAAAACAATACTACCATCCCACATACTTTCCCCAGCAATTGTAACTCTTACCGCTTGCCTGAGAATGGTCTTATTTTTTAACATAATTTGATATTCTGTATCATATGGTAGATATACATTGCTACCAAATTCCCTTAGTGGGATTCCATTCACCTGAATAGTTGCAACAAGATTAGATTTAAACATTTAATTTTTCCCAAACCATACCGATCAAATGGTCATTTGTAATTTTAAAATCGGTTTAAAATATGATAGATTAATCTATCAATGGCGAGAGGTAAGAATTGAACTTACTCTTAGGGCTTATGAGACCCTCGTGCTACCGTGACACTCCTCCGCTTTGATTATTTAGACTAGATGATTTTGGTCTTATTAGCAGTAAGAGATTAATTGCTGAATCATCTAATTAGAAAAGTGGTAAGAAGAAAATCTCAAACGATCTTACCACGAATCGGGAAGGTAGGACTTAAACCTACAACCACGGCACCCAAAGCTTTTAAATGCGGTTAAGATCTTAACAAGATCCATTTTACGTTGCTCTATCAATTGAGCTACTTCCCGGTTTAACAAGATGGTTTGAGGAACAGTTATAGCAAAACAGTTTTTGTAAATTTGCTGAACCATCTTTCCGTTTATTTATGCAAAGGCTAGTCCAATTGGATCATAGCGTTCCACATAAAGACTATTCATCATCACTTCTACTGGAGATATGATTTTACCACTCAAAACACTCTTCAGAATAGCAGGACTACAGCCAGAAACAAGAGCTGTTCCAGTGTCATCAGCTTGAATAGGCACATTAGCACTTGCATTTACATTCCAGAATACTAGCTCTGGCATTTCGTAACCAGCCTTACGATACAGCTTTTGAATCTGTTCAAAATTAGTACGCTTGTTAGATCTGCAAGCCTGATCAAATTGCATATCAGAAACAATGATCAGTTTCTGTGGCATATCATTTGCTGCGACATTATTGGAAGTTGCGGAATCAAGAATTACTTTAAATGTAGCCATCAGATCAGTGTTTCCTCCCGGATCTGATTTGAGAATATGTCTGATTTTTTCTTCAATAGTGTTACCTAGAATAGTTTCAAGTGTTGGAGATTGAGAGAAAGTTAGAAATTTGTTTTTCCAAATCTCTGATTGATTGCGCTCAGCAATATAAACTGCAAGAGAGAGACATACAGCCATTGGCATTCCCCCATTCCATGTCATTGAATATGAAACATCAGCAACAACAAGTCCGTTGAATTCCAAACCTTCCATATAATCAGGAAGAGCATCCCATTGTTGTTCAAGAGTCTTATCGTTGGTAGAACCTTTGTAGAGATACTTATTCACAATATCATAAGGAAAAAGAGTTCCCGTATTGATCTTTGCTTCACCGTTCTCTACACGAGAGAGATATTCAGAATAGCGATCCTCATCATGTTTTTTGAATGCATTGCGATACATCATCGCAGCGCGGGAAGGAAGACGTTCATAATCAATAGAACTCCAATCCTTTTTGCACATTGAAGTTTCTACGATGTTAATCTTTGCTCGTAGAGTTGCAAGATTCTTCCGGTACTGTCGTTCTGACCAGCCCATGTGATCTGCAATTAGACGACCAAGACGCTTGCTTTCTTTTGAAGAAGCATTGATACTCGGCATCCATTTTGCAGCTAGCGATACTTTCTCACTATTAAGATCTTCATTTAGTTGAGTTTTGATAGTCTCAAGTACCTCAGTCCAAACCAAAGTTCCTTCAAGGCACAGGAGATCATCCCAGCGACCGTAGTATGGAATCAGTGAAACTAGGCGGGAAGCTACCTTAGGATTCTTTTGTGCAAGTTTCGGCATTAATGCCCTAAACACTGCACGTTCGCCTTGACTTGCGCCCCGAATATCCCTTGAATAGAATAGAATTCTTACAGCAGTTTCCGGGTCTTGCTCATATGCATTAAAGAAGAGACGTTCTGCATGAGTCAAATTAGTACGACATGCACCGATTGAGCCATAAAGATCCAGGCATTCATTTGTAGTAGAATTATAAGCCTTTGCGCCATTTTCAGTTGTAGTGGTATTCAATTCACTTTTAAGAGCTTGAATAAAAGTCATAATTAACCTCAAGTTGATTGTTTGTTTTGTTGATGCTGTATCAACTTTTTATTGTATTTAATTAACCGTTTCCAGTTTCTTTAAATACTACAGCTAGTCTATCACTCAAGATGCTCAAATACATGCTCATAGCCATCTCTTGAGCTTTCATTCTAGCAATTTCAGCTTCTGAAAAATTCACATTTCCTGGATTTTGAATGAATTGCTGAAATCGCTGAATTCGTGCTTCCAAATCAACATGCTCTTGAACCATCTGGACTTCATGTGGTTCAAGTTGTCTATGAGTTTTCATAATTTTTGTGTGGTGTGTTACTAGATGAGTTTGCTGGTTAGATTAAATGTCTAGAGCTTTTTGATTGCTGCCTCATCTCTTGACTTACTTAAGTTAGCAGAGTTTTCTCAAAAGGTCAAGAGTCTTGTGCCAGTTGTTTGGGTGGATTTTTTAGAAAAGGTGCGATACCGAGCCAATCATGGTGTTTTTCAGAATTATACATAAACAGTTGGCTAGAAATAGCTTCTCTAATTCTACGAGAAAAATATTTATCTCCACTATACTGTTGATAAACTCTATCATAGGTATCTTGATCTGGACAAATACAAATATCCCTAATACATCTATCACGATTCTTTTCAGAATTATAATATGGTATGTTTTCAATTTCAAGGTCTTCTTTATTTACGACCCATGGATGTTCTTTTAAATAATTTAATAAAGGTTTAAGATAGCAATATTCGTTTGAAAATGGAGTACAATTATAATCATAATATATTGGTGTGGCAATCGGAATTCCATTCGTCTTAAACAACATATCTCCACTAAAATAAAACCAAATCAAATTTTTCTCCGATATATCTTCAGATAAAATGCTATCATCAGAAAATAGGTAATCTTCTAGTGTAAGAGAACGATAATCAAATGGGGATTTAGTTTTAATTAGTTCAAAAAAAGAACGCTTAACAAAAGCTGGAGTACACTCTTTCAGAACCTTATTAGTTGTGGTCTTATTAATAGTTACTACAGATTTTGTTTCACCGCTATTACTATTCTTAGTAGATATTACTTCAATCGTGGCAATATTTTCATCAACATTTGGAATTTTATAGTTGAAAATATTCGTTTCAGTTGTGTAATTTTTCCAGTCAAGTTGCTGAAGTTCCATTTTGTTTGATTAAATTTATTGATAGTTGTTAGTGTGCTTGTTCAATATTCATCATCTTCTTCATCATCCATTTCTTCCATTGCATCATAATACCCTTCCCAATTGTCTACGCCACCACCCTCAAGGGCAATTAGTTTTTTCCAAGCATGTAAAAGTTCGTCATATTCCTTTACTGTGATTGTAATAGTGTCGCAGGTTTGTTTTGTCATAATTTTAAATTAAATAGAAGTTAGAATTAAAAATGTTTTTGTATGGATGTAAAGTAAACAGCTTCAGGTTTGCAATGACCCCTCGGGGTACGCTCTATAAAACAGTACAATTCCCGGTTTTCTCCAGATACCAAATTAATCTCTTTTGGTATCCATGGGCACTTGCATTCATCAGAACCATTGGCAACCATGCGGTAGTGGTCACAGTCTTTACAAAATTTAAGCTCTTGCATCATAAATCTTCATTATCCATTTCTTCCATTGCAACATCATACCACTGCCAATTGTCTACACCGCTCCGTTCAAGAGCATAGAGTTTTTTCCGAGCATATAAAAGTTCGTCATATTCTTCTTTTGAAATAGTAACTTGTTCTTTCATTGTTTTAATGTGTGTGTGTGTGTGTGTGTAAATGTTATCTAAACCAGCCGCGTTTTTGTTTCGGCTTAAAATGAACAGCTTCAGGTTTGCAATGACCTAATTCACTTCGTTCAACTGAACAATGATTAACTTTCAC